ACTAGAGACGGTCGGCCCAACGCCGTGCTTGACGGACCAGGAACCCGCGGTAATCCTCAGCCGTCATGGCGCCCCACTTGGAGAACGTCGGGACGGTTTCAATGTACGAAACGTTGCCGATCAGCCAGTCCTTGAGAGACTTTCCGAATTCAGTTGCCAAACCGGCCTGAACCTGGAGCCAATCCTGGTCATTAAGGAAAGCGGTGTGCCAGAAATCGGCGTCTCGCAGAATCCCTTGCTCTGGCGTCAGAACCATGCCATCAGGCAACGGAAATTGCGTGCCTCGAATCAACTCTGCCGCCCGTTCCAGGTCTACGCCCTCTCTTTTGGGTAGAGACATGACCTTGGCACAAGTTCGTTCGATATTCTTACCGTCGTCTCCCATCGTTCCAGGGTGTCCCCAGTCGTGAAACAAGGCTGCGACGATGAAGGTCGGATCCTCTTTCAAGGTCCTGGAGACAGTGTCAGCCACTCGCAGGGCATGGGACAGGTTGTGGTAAGGGTTGACCAACCAAGCCCCACCCAACTTGACGAGAGCAGTCAGATAGAAATCCCGGTCCGTAAGGCTCATACATTACCCCCGGCTTAGAAATGCCACTCTCGACAAAAAGGGAACCCGTTCATATCCACCGAGCACTCTTGAAAAACGTCCTTGAGCCCGAAGACCCTCTTGATGTCCTTCACCATAGTACCGATGAAGTGCTCCCTCTCAGCCTCGGGAGTGAAGTGCAGTTGGCAGTGGATCTGGAGAACTGTCGAGCACACCTGCCACGTCTTGGTCAGGTCCAGCTCTTCGTGGTTCTCGCAGTGCGTGGCCAGGACGGCCAGATCGATCAATCTCTGGTCGGGAAGGGCGGTTTCCTTGCCCTCTTCGTGAGCCTGTCGGATCACCTCTGGCAGTAGGCGAACGGCCTTTTCGCGAATGCCCCTGCAGGAACCGCTACCGTTGTAGAAGCCGTAATGGCAGCCCAAGCCAATCTCGCTCATGAGCTTCTGTTCCAGTTCGGTAGCCATGCCCGTCTCCGAGAGTTTCATTCCTCACAGCCCTATGTATACGCCAGGACGGGGCAGAATGAAACTGAAATCGTCAGGTCTTAGCCTGCCCTTTTTTGACCAAGGTCTTCAGCCTTGGGATGTTGAGCCGCTTACGAATCCGGTCCAGGTCTGTCCTGTAAGCTGCTTCCGTAGGGCCAGGGGCTGCGAACCATCCAGGGTCCTGAAGAACGCGAGGTTCTGACTTTGTAATTCTTTTCAGGTACAGGCGAGCCTCTCGAATCTGAAGTTCCAAGGGGACGTGCTCGGGAATCCAACCTAAAGCACAAGCCACTTCAGGCCATAGCCAACAACGGTCTTTCTCGAAAAGGTCATAGTTTTTGCGGTTGTTCATACCTTTAGGGCCGGAGATTTCAACCCCTCGAAACAGGCACCATCGAATTGAGATGGTCGGAGTCTGGTAAATCATCCAGGGGTACCTCCCTGGATCAAGAATAGCATATCAGGAACCACGTCGTCAACAAACTATGATCCAGCCCCAGGAGCAGCGGCCCTGAAACCCGAGATCATAACCAGCCCCCCTTGGCCCATTTGAAGGGCCTCTGTCCCCTTGAATCCGAAAACCTCTGGGACCACGACCCTCCACAATCCAAGAACCTGCCCTACCGCAAAAAGCTGTAAGGCAGAGTCTGTGCTCCCTAAGATCTTACCAACCCCCAGGTAGTTAGGGCCCTTGGCTAGGTTCTCCAGATCAGGGTACTGGTACAGGAGGGACACCAACTCCGCTCGGTGCTTCTCTGCTAAGTCCGTATTCACTACAACCCAACGAAGGCAAACATAGATTGTCTGGACCCCCTTCGGGTTTCCAGACAGCCCAACCCCGTCGTCGAGGAGTTGCTTCACGTTCAGATCCCTTCCAACAGGGAGCAACGACTCTCCGCCTGCCACTTCATCCAGAATTTCCCGCATTCTTTCTACGTTCATTTTTCGAACCTTTCCGTAGAGGGCAAAGCCAGGGTTGCTTTGTAGTCATTGACCATGAGAATCGGAGAAGAGTCACGACTCACGAACTGAACCTCTTCCAACGGAACAGTGGCAGACACAGCCAGCCCGTTTGGACCGGACACAAGAAGCACGACGTGTTGCTCCCTGAAGCCCAAGGTGTATTTGAAGTCCCCGAACTTCTTCACGAGAAGGTTTCCGGTCGGGCCTTCGGTTTTCCAACCTAGAGTTTCGAGTTCCTCTCGGGCACTCATAGGCGGTGTCCCCAAATCTGTTTGATAGCCTGCCCGATGCGATAGGTGTTCACGGGGGATACGCCCCGAACCATCTCCGTGGCGCGGTTCGTAAGTCTGGCAGTATCCTCCCCTGTAGGAACTAAAACCCAGTCCCCGTGAATATCCTGCCAGGAGAAACCCGCCTCAGTCTCGCGGGCTTTGATCTTCTTCACCTTGAGGTACAGTCGCAAAGCTTCTACGGTCTGAGGGTGGGAGGAAAGCCACTCCGGTTTTCCCCGTCGCTTCGCGTTTACAGGGGGTTCGACCGGAGGGGGCGCAATTTGAGAAGTAGTGTTCTGGACAACTGCCCCCTCGTTGTCGACGATCACGGCTCTAGGGTGTTTCTTGTCTTTGCTCTTGAGCTGGACCAGTTTCTTCTGTTGTGCCTTACGAGGCCGTTTAGGCCAGTCAATCTGGGTGTCATGAACCCACACAAAATGATTAGAGCCTAAATCCAGCAACCAAACCATCAAGGATCCCGCAAGAAGCTTCGTCGCCCCCATGAGAGCCCGCTGTTTTGCCTCCTCCTCTGGAGTAACTACACGGTAATCTGGGGGCCACGGTATTTCAGCGGGGAGGGGTCGCTTGCCTTTTTTTGGTTTGAAATATACCTTCAGGCGACTTCCGGTCTTGCTCTGTGACAGAACGGGTATCTCCCCTGTGGGGAAATACTTCTCCAAGATCCTGTTTTTCTCGTTCGGAGTTTCTTCGGGCGCCATCGGGTGGGCCGTCCTACGTCTAAGACTGCTTCAGCACGCCGGAGCCCTTGCAGTGCGGGCAGACGTTCCAAGCGCCGATATCTACGCTCGCTGCAAGCTGGGAGCAGTAGTCGTCGATAGTGGCTTGAAGATCCGTGAAGTTCTCAGCCCTCAGTTCAGGCAGACGTACTGCATCAGGGGAGGCTTGGTTGTATTTGCCGACAAGCTCCAACAGCTTGGATTCGCGGTATTGTTCGAGTTTGGTACACCACTTCTCCCGACGTCCCTTCGTGACAGTATAGTTGATCGTAGACGAGAACGGTACGGCCAGTTTGATGTTCACCGTCATGGTCTGTATGCTGTCGTAGTCCCGCACGATATACCGATCAGGGTACTTCGCTACGACGTCAAGGACTGCTTTTCGAGCAAAGGGCCACAGATTCTCCGGAGAGATCCGGCACGAATATGCGTGCCACAGGTAAGGAGCATACTCCAGGCGATAGGGGAAATCGACTTGGCACCAACTCGGGATTTCCCGAGGTTCGGCTACAGCTTGAAAGACCTCAAACTCCAGAGGACTCTCGACGGGCGGATCGGGGGTGAAAATTGGATGATAGAATTGGACGTTCTCTCCTACCCAAAGACCGTCCCCGTCCTCATCCCGCCAAAACGTTGCAGGGGGAACGCTTTCAACCAATCCTGCCGCACGGGCTACTTTGGCGGTTTCGGGAACCAACTCAAAATGAGACAGAGTGCGCCCGCCGGAAACCAAGGCTACGACACTAACTACATCCCCCTCTACGATCGCCCAGTTCCTATCCCCCGGGGAAACTACGACGGGGGTGCCGTTGATCAGGAGACTACTTCGACCAAGGGCATAACCCACGTTCACGTAGGAACGGCCGTTTGGAGCCTTGATGACGTGCATCTTGTTTCCCATGGTCTTCTGCCCCCAGACTGCGAGCCCTGTTCGGAACACAACTATCTGAAACAGGGCTCTTTGTCAAGAAACTTCTAGGCACTCGCCTGGGTAGGTTTCTTGGCTTGAATCGACGCTTGCTTCTTCAGGTAGGCAAGGGCCTTGCGCACCCAGGGATCTGCCTCCCGCTTCGGGAGCCTAGCCCAGCGCCGAATCCCCTCGTACTCGATGGTAGAGGGGCTTCCTTGGGTATCGTCATCCGTCGACAGAACATAGGGCTCGTAGTCCTTGTCGAATTCGTCGTCGTTGTAGACGAACGAACCCTGTTGCAACCGAACGACAATGAACCCCTCACGGCACTTCAGCACGTCGCAGTACACTTCCGGACTCCTTTTCTATTGAGGACAGCATGAACAACACACGGTTTTGATAGGGAAAGAAACGACATTCTCTAACCAACCATCTGGACGGCCATTTTCAGGTGCTCGACAACTCTTTGAGTCAGGGCAGGATCCTGCTGCCTGAGAAGATACGCCGGATGGTACGTAGGCAAGACCGTGAAGCTAACTTTGGTTGCGGGGTTCGTGTGGGTTCGCGGAATGCCGACCAATTCGGCCATTGACAGTTGCGTGCCACAAAGCAGATTCCCCGCAAAGCGTCCCAGGGCCACTACCACGACAGGCTGCAACAGGAACAGCTTGGCGTGGAGGTACTTCGCACAGCACTTGATTTCTTCGGGGGTCGGGTCTCGGTTATCCGGAGGTCGACAGCACAAGACGTTGGTAATGAACACGTCCTGCCGTTTCAAACCCGCTTGCTGAAGCATATCGACGAGAAGCGTCCCCGCCCGTCCAACAAAAGGACGGCCCTGGAGGTCTTCATTTCGGCCTGGGGCTTCCCCTACCAGGGCAATCTTCGTTTCGTGGGAGCCTTCCCCGAACACCACCCTCTTACGATCGGTGTGCAACCCACACTGAGTGCAAGCTTCGATTTTGGCGTGAAGATAGGCCAGCCGGTCAGGAACGTTCGAGTTCATTGGCGATACAGCTCTGCGGCGGAGTCAAGGTCAAGGCAGTTCAGCAAAGCAATGGGCAATGCCCGCCACTCTCTAGTCCCCCGATCTGAAGTCCAAAGCTGTTCAAGCTTGTCCCCCACAGCGAGACGTGGAGAGGAATCTTTTTCAGTCGGCCTGCCGATATGAGGCCGTACAATTCTAAGCTGTGCCGTAGCACTCCAGGTTAAACCAGTAGACCCATCCACAGTACTCAACGTCGTTTCCATCAGCCCCTCCGCTTGTCGGCGTCTAGCAAATCTCCCACCACACGAAGGCATTCTACAGGCAATTCCTCAAAAGAGGAAGCCCAAATATGCCCTGGCAAGATTCTACCCCCATACTCGAAATCGGAAAACAGAATTTTCAGATATTCCGTGTGAGGGCCCGCCCCAACCCCGACAACATGAACTCCTTGCTTGCGGGCTTTCCGCAGCAACCAACGAACCACGTCCGCCCGATCCGGTTCCCCGTCAGTAACCACGAACATCACGCGGTATTTCTCCCTGCGGGGGCGCAAGCAACTCAACGCAAAATGCATCCCATCGGCAAGGGGCGTAGACCCCGTGGCCTCTGTGTTGGCAAATCGCCATTGGACGGTAGTCAGCTTCTCCTCGAACGTCTTGAACACGTCCAGGAGCACCCCATCCAATCGGTGATAGTGCTCCGGAAGGTCAGGGTTTTCCTTCAACAAGACTGATGCGTCAGGACAAGGTTTTCCATTCTGAACGCCTACGGCCATGACCGGACAACCCAAAGAATCAAAAGTGTCCGTCAAGGCCAGGGTGATTTGGGCCAGGAGGGTCTGTATCTTGCTCCAGGCTACAGAACTGCTTTCGTCGAGCACCACGACTGCGGCAAGGCTTTCGTCCAGGGCCGCACCCTTCTTCTTGAAAGCCCTCTTCGGAACCTCCCCATCTCGTAAGGAAATATAGGAGTCAACAAGATACCGTTCGGAAAGGTCTGTCCCGTGAGGCAGTCCGTGAGCCACCGAAACCAATTCCATAGCCCGTACTTTGTTGCGGAGGCGGGCTCTGAGGAAAGCAACGGCTTTCCGAGTGGCTACGACCAACTCTCTCGCCCTGGCCTGATCCTCCTCCTTCCCGCGCCGAGAGGGTCGCACCTCTTGTATCTTGTCGAGGCTCTGGTCGTAGGGCGCCCAAGGGAACTCCCCTTCCAGCATTCCCGTGAACTGTTGGCCTGAAATAAACTGAAGGGCCGCTTCCACGGCTTGTTGGACGTCTCCGTAGTTCGGCAGGTCCGGAAGGGTCAGTATCTCTTCCAGAATGTTTGCAGCGGCCTCTGTAAAGTCCTGCTCAGGTTCCTCATTCTCAGGCGTTTCGGGTTCGGGCTCTTTTCCCTCGGGTTCGGGTTCCTTTTCCTCGGGCTCGGGCTCAAGCTCCGGAGGAGGCGGGGGGTCTTCCTGAGCAAGCTGATAGACCTCTGCCACGAGGTCCATGGCAATACGGAAAACTTGAATGCCCTCTCCCGCCCCGAGGGAAGCGGCTTGTTCTAGCAGAGGGGCCAGGGGGCCCGTACGAACCAGGGCGACCTCTATGGGAAAAGCCTTCTCGTATTCCTCTATGTTTCGGAGTACCTTCGGGGTATGGTGCCCTGCCCCCAGGAAGTACATAGCCTTCAGAACAGCTTCCAGGGCGGTAGGGCCGGTGTAGCCAGGATTCTTTCTCTGGTTCTCGGCGTTCTGGTCAATCGCGAAATCAAACAGATCGTGCCTGTCCTGGATAGTCCCGGGGTAATCGCGGCTGCCGTTCCGCTCTATGAAAATGTCGTCCACGAGATTCATGATCAGCAGGAAAAACTTAGCTAGCACCCCCCATTTGGGGACGCGGGACCAGCGGGGCAGGATGATCGCTGCCATCTCCTCTGTGGAGAGAGCCCGCCTGGGGCTGTAGAGAGTGTGGAAAGCTTCATGGGCGGCCCCACCCATGAGGGCTCTTGCCAGAGGTGGCGGGAGGGACTCAGGGGTGTTGGCGATCACGATATGGGGGTTTGGGGCGTCCTTCTCGTTGGCCGCGAGTACCCAAGCAGCTACGTGTTGAATATCGGGCTCTGCGTCAGGGTTCTGCAAAGCCCACTGGCACATCTCGGCCGCCAGGATACGAAGGGTCCAGCGGTCTACGTTGTAAAAGGAAGCCCCTCGGGAGAACACCTTTCGACGCAACCGTGTCCGTGCCAGGATGGAATCCACGGCGTGTTGGTACGTGAGCCTATAGCGCTCGCCCTGTAGAAGTAACTGAGTCACTCGGGAACTCCTTCTGTCCCCTATATACACCAGAGAGGGGCAGAATGAAACTGTTTCATTTTCGGTCCGGACGGTGTATACAGGGGGTGTGATTGAGGAGGGGTGCCTTTTGAAGGCTGTCTGCCGAGAATGCGGGTTCGAGGATCACTACCTGGGGAGCCACGTGCTTTGTGCACACGGCTCGTCCCTGGACGAATACCAGAGGAAGTACCCTGACGGTCAAGTCCTTTCGGAACAGGCGTTTAACCGGTATGCAGAGCATGCCGCAGAGGTGCCACATCGCCTTCCCGTGCAAGCTACGCCGGGGTCTCCCGTCTTCACAAGCATCGCCGGAGTTCGAGTTCAAGTGAACACCGACGTCCTCGTAGAAGACTGCCTGCCCCTGCCCAACAACTACCGCCTGCCTCAGTATGGCAAGACCAGCGAGAAGTTGTTTCACGTGGCTCTGTCCCTCCACAACCGGCGGCATACCTACATATGGGGACAGCCCGGGGCGGGTAAGGACGCCTTTGTGCACGCATGGTCTTGGCTGACCCGAACTCCCGCCCTCATCCTGCAAATCCGCCCAGGAGAGGATCTCCAGTCCTGGCTCTACACCCGCTCCTTTGACAAGTCCGGAACCCGTTGGGACGAAGGGGCTCTCCTGAAGGCTGTCCGAGACGGATATACAACAACTTCTGGACGGAAGATCCCGTACCTTGTTCTTATCACGGACTTCGACAGAGCCACACCAGAGCAGGGAGAAATCCTGCGTCTCATCCTGGACTCAATCTCGGGCCGAATCCAGGGACCTGAGGGACAGATTTTCGACGTGCTCCCTGGAACCTTGATTGTCGCCACGGGAAACACCGCGGGCGGGGGAGATCCTAGGGGCCGCAACATTTCGGCCAACCCTATCGACGCTTCCCTGTTCGATCGTTTCAAGAGGAAATTCGAATTCGGATACCTCGACCGGAGGGATGAGGAACCTGTAGTCAAGGCCAAGTTCCCCCTCCTGGTCCAGCGGTCTCCCTGGGTTTTTAACGAGGCCATGCAGTCCACGGAATCGATCCGAACGGCTATTGAGAACGAGACGATCTACTGGGACTTCGGGCACCGCACTCTTTGTGACTGGCTCGAACATGCCGAAGACTACGTCCGGTGTCTGGCGGACGAAAAAGAGGTGCCGGATAACCTGTTGCGTCTTGCCCTGTGTGCAATCGTCGACGGAGGGCCAGACCCCGAGACGAGAGACGCCATTCGAGCTAGTCTGAGAATTCACCTTGGCGGCACAGATCCCGCAATCTTGGGGACTACGACACCATGAAACCAGATTTTCCCCCTCGCCCGACCAACCCAGGCCCGCCGTTCGAACAGGACCCCTATTTGATGGGGCTGAGGCTCGCTGTTGTTCCGTGCTTTGGCCATTACTGGTCCGAAAGCCCTGCCTGTCCTGGCTGTCAGGTGGCGGGGGTCTGCTGGGACAAGACGGCAGAGGGATTGACCGGCTTCGGGGCTCTTTGTAGTGCGGGAGAAACCACCGGAACAGAGGTCCCTTCCACGGGTCCTGCCTCCGATCCCGATATCTCTTACCTGCAAATACAGGGCATAGCCCACTCCGTAATGAATGCAGCCCTCGAAGGATCCTGTTTGAAATGCACAGGCGTAATCCCCAAGGGGGCTCCGGTCATTTTCATAAACGGGCGCGGGTTGTATCATCGGGCATGCCCTCCCTCTGAAGAAGAAGTGCGGGACTTGCGGCACTGATTGGGGTATATAGAGGGCGAGCGGACCTTCAAGGGGCTTGCCTGTGGCCGACACTCCCGTTCGTGATGCTCTCCGGCTCTTTCAGCAATCCATTCAGCAACTCCACCAAGACGCCGAAAAGGGCGGAGTCCCCGCCAAAGTCGCAGCAGGGTTCTTCTACTGGAACCTGATCGAGTCAGCAACGGCTGCTTTGGAAGCCTTGAAACCCGCACTCAGGAAAGAAGCACTGCGGAGTAGACAGAAAAATACTGTCCTGAAAGGGTCCGAGGATACCGCCTGTTCTGTCTGTTCTCCAGGGCCCGTTCTCGAACTGGACCCCAAAGTCAACATAGAGGAACTCAAAGAGAGGTTGGGGGACCAGTTCTCAATCTACTTTGAAACGACAATCAGACTCCGCAAGGATATTGAAAGTCGTCTCATGGATACGGATCTCGACCCCGCGATGAAGTCTAAGGTGCTACAGGTGCTGGTGCAGAGAGATCAGACACCGAGGGTGGCGTTCAGGTAAGACAAAAGGTTTTCTGTGCTGTGGATAGCTTGGCAGAGTCCCCGTGTAGACGGGGTTTGCGTGTCCGCTTCTGCGGCCTTCACGTACTGGACCGGTGAACCCCCGCGTAAGCGGGGTCAACTGCGTCAATAGCTTTACCCAGAGGACGAACTCCCCCTGGAACCACTTGCTATTGGTTTTCAAAGAACAAAGTAAAAATCACCAACTGCGAGCGGAACGGCTCTTCGTCAGCGACTTCTTCTCAGGCTCCTTCTTCTCCTCCGGAACCACGGGAGCCTTCACGTTCTGAGCGGAACCAGGGTCCCCTGCCGCCTGAGAGAAACTAGCCGCCGTGGCAGAACGCACGGCATTTCTCTTCGACTTCGAAGCACCCCACTCGCCCGTGTAACTCTGCCGATTGAGGGAAGAGGTGTAGTTTGCCATGTTCGCGGCACCTCCTGCAGAGAGGTACTGCACTCGATTTTCCAGGCTCTCCCCCAACTTCAAAGCGTCGTCGACGAGATTTGTGACGAAAGCATCGTCATGGGAGGCAGAGCCTCTCAAGTTGTCGACACAGAACGCCATGATTCCGCGGGCCCCGACGAAATCTCCCGCTTCGGCCTTCTCCTTTGCCGCCTTGGAAGCATTCGCTACCTTGATGCGGTTGATCTGAGCATCCACCTCGACGTCCGGAACTTTGTCTGCCTCGGCGGCCTTGGTGTACAACACCCTAGCCTTCGCGGTAACCGACTGGCTCTTCCCTTCCGGATCAACCCAGGAGAGCGCGAGATCACACACCGTAACCGGACGGGCCGCCACGGCCTTGGTCGCTGCGGGAAGCTTGACCTTGATCAGACAATGCTTCTTGTCCTCGGCCAGAATATCATCGAGGGAGATCAGCACCTTCCCGCCGGTCTTCTCCTCCACGGCCACGTCGTCCAGAACTTCCAGAATCGTGACCCCGTTGTTGGGGGTCACTTCGAGCTTGAGGCTCTGGCCTACAACCGTGAGCAGGCTCCCAAACTCGTCGCCGAAAGCCGCTGCGATCTTCTCGGGGTCGTTGACAAAATGGTAGTTGCCGCCACCGACCTTGGCCAGCGTGGCCAGGAGATCCCCGTCATGGTCGGCGCCGTACCCGAAGAAAGAGGCACGGACGTTCGGAGTTGTTTCACGAAGGCCCGCCAGGAAAACCGTAAGGCCGGAGCCGTCGCGGATACCCGAATTGGCCTGCCCGTCCGTGAACACCAGCACTGCACTCGTAGCCGAAGAGGTGTCTGTATCCTTCAGGCAGGAGAACCCATCCGAAATACCGCCGGAAAGGTTGGTACTCGCCTGTGCGTGCATGGCGTGAATGGCATTTTTCACGTCTTGCTTCTTCCCGCCCATGAGCTTCGTGAGGGGCATGACTACGCGGGACTCTGAGGTGAACTCCACGACTGCGATGGAGTCCTTCTCGGTCATGTTGTCGATCATAACGTCACACGAGGTCTTGACGTGCTCCAGCTTCTGTCCCGACATAGACCCGCTCACGTCGATAACGGCGACAATGTTGAGGGGCTTACGCTCCACGCCCTTCTTCGCCGCGGGGGCGGTGATAGTAGCCAGAACCGTGACTTCGTTTTCCTTGTCGCGGTCCACCTTCGCAAAATCGAGCTTTGTATTGAGCTGCATGACTTTGGATTCCTTCTCTCAAGTCGTCGCACAACAACTTTGTTGCACGACAGGTTTGTTTCAACGCACACAAGTACCCGTTTCCGTGCTTTATCGAAGCGGCTTCTGAAAAGCCCTGTTCGGTCAAGCACACCCACGCAAACGACCAGACTGTAAATGGGACGGCGGAAGATGGTTTCCCTACGTCATGATCACACCCGATTTGGCTGGCTACCGGCGGGCACTGTCCTTTTCAAAACGGAGCCCCTGCGATCCTCAGCACCACGAAGTCACTATACTCGAAACCGCTGGGGGAATGCAAGAACTTTTTGCAATCCGGCGCCGACTGTGTTATCCTGTGCGGTGTTGGTGGAGATGCACATGGATAGGTTTTGCTGCAGAGAAATTTCCGGAGGACCCGTTTTTGGGTGCCTGTCTCGTGTTGTGTCTATCCATTCTGAGCCTTGTCATCTACAGAAAAGCTTGCCCGTTTTGTCTCTCGGCTTTCCCGAGAAAAGGAAAACCTTGCCCGCGTTGCAGGTGCCGCGCTTCTACCGGTCAGTAGAATTCTACTTGGCAGTAGAGTAGACCTATGGAAAACACCTTCCGCGAATCCATGCTCCGTGGGGCTCTGAAACTGGCCCGAGCGGTATCCCTTACCTACGGCCCCTGCGGGCGTCGGGTCATACTGGAACGTCCAGGAGGACTCCTCTCCACCCGAGACGGCGCTACCGTTGCCCGAGATCTTCACCTCGCCGACCGGACCGAGAACCTTGCCTGTCAGCTACTGAAACAAGCTTCCCTCACGGTCGACTCAGAAGTAGGGGACGGGACTACCACCACCGTCATTCTGGCGGCCAAGCTTCTGCGGGAAGGGCACAAACAGATCGTCGGCGGAACGGACCTCAATGATCTCCTTTCCGAGATCAAAGAAGGAACAGCCCTTGTTGTCGAATCTCTGAGACAAGGTTCGCAGAAAGCCGCTGAGCGGGAAATCCATCGGGTTGCCGAAATCTCCAGTGACGGAGACACGGCCATTGCCACGGCAGTTGCCGAGGCTGTTCTCTCCGTGGGGAAGTACGGAACCGTGACTGTAGAGGACGGGAAAACCCTGGAAATTCAGGTCGAGTACAAAGACGGGATGGAAATCCCCAAGGGCTTTGTCTCCTCCGACTTGGCCCCCGAGGAAACCCTAGAGGGACCCCTCGTGGCAGTTGTAAACCGAGAGTTGAGAACTTTCGAAGACGTGTCCTCTATCATGGAGGAAGCTTCCCAGTGGCCGAACAACCCCTTGCTTATCATCGCTCCGGCCATATCGGGGGATGCTCTCGCCACGCTAATCATGAATCGACAGAAGAAGGTTCTAATCTCGACGGCGGTTGAACTGCCGACCCCTCTATATATGGATCTCCTGGAGGACGTCGCGGCCATAGCCTCTGCGACTCTCGTAGACCCCGCTGCGGGCATGGACGTTCGAGCTTTCAAACCGGAGTGGTTTGGCTTCTTTCGGTATGCAACGCTCCGTAAGGAATCCAGCACTTTCATCTCGTACCCTGAAGCCCAGGAATCCATTCAGCAGCGTATTGCCACGCTGTCCCACCAGAAAGACACGACCTCCTTCGACTATGACAAGGACCGCTTACAGGAGCGCATCGCCAAGCTGTCCGAGGGGCTTTGCATTCTGAAGGTAGGCGGAAACACTGAAACGGAAATCCGTGAGCGCCGTACTCGGGTGGAAGACACCCTGAGTGCTGTTCGAACAGCCATGGAAAGCGGCGTCCTCCCTGGCGGGGGGCTGGCATACATTCAGGCTATTTCATGCTTGGATAGGAACATGCCAGGGCACCGTGTTCTGGCTGAAGCCCTCAAAGAACCTTTCCGTGTGTTGGTACAGAACAGCGGGAAAGAACCCGAGCCCCTTCTCCCTCAGATCGAGGTAGGAAGTAACGTAGGGTGGGACGTCATGCAGGGGCGGTTCAGGGACTTTATCCAGGAAGAGCCTCTGCTCATTGACCCGACCGGCGTTCTAGTCTCCGCCCTTCGGTCCGCCGTGTCGACCGCCTGCCTCATTCTCTCTTCTGAAACTGCCGTGCTTTGTAAGTCTAGAAAGTAGTTTCATTTCACTCGACCTCGGTGTATATAGTGGGCGAGGGAGATGAAAAATGCGAGTCCGGATTCACTGGCCGTTCTGCTTGTCCCTGCTGCTCTGGTGGGTTTTCTACGGAGCGGTGATGGCAAGCCTCATGGTAAACTCACCATCGTGGTTGAAAGACACGGCGGGCTGGACGGCAATTCTCTCCCCTCTCGTGAATATCTTCTTCACGGCTTGGGGGGCAGTAATCCTGCTCAAGTTCGTGGCTAGCCTCTTCCCACAGAAGGTGCCCCAACCTGCTGTTGAAGAACCTCTCGTAATCGAACAAGAGGACGCGGCAGAGATTCTGAGTCTCGTTCAGGAAGCTTTCGAGGGAATGGCCCCCAACGAATGCTTAGCGGAGGATCCTCGGGTCACGGGCTCGGTCCTGGGAGCCATGAAACGCCTCGACCTGTACTTGACGGGCTCGACGGACTCCCGCAACGAACAGGACGAAAATCAGGTCAAGGAACTGTTGACCAACGGAGAAACCTGGACCGTCCCTCTTTCGGACGGGATCAGTGTCCTTTCCCTGAGATGGCCTACCGAGAACGATTCCCGCACCCTTTTCCTGGCTCCTCCCCTCGGCACCGCTCCCATCAGCTTCTCTGTCCGTCAACGCTGGAACAGTATCGCTTCCGCAGCCTAAAAATCACGCTCCGTTTTTCTGCTTATAGTTTCCGGTAGGCAGAGTACCTTTCCTGGTGTCTGCCATGCCCTTGATGACTTACGACGAACTCCCCGACGAGAAGAAACAACTCCTAAAGAGAGAGTTACGTAAGCTTTTCCTCACGGATTTCGGATTCGACGACAAAGAGTTGGGGCGGGCCGTAGTTACTCTGGACCAGTCAGCCAGAGCAGAGTTTGCTCGAAAGTACCGCCTCAAAGATGCTGATGAAGTGAACAAAGCCCTGGCCCAGATCAGCGGGAATCGCAGGGTGCCCAAATATGCTAAACGAATTGATCGCTTCTTCGTAGTGACCAACCCAACGAAAAAAGACGAGTATGGCGACTTTGTTTTCCTGGCCGATTCGATCGAGCTTGGAGATATTGTCGTTGGAACCGGAGCCTCCGAATGGCGTCGTAGTCGTCCCGCTTTCTATGACACCGGCATGGATGCAGAAGCCGATGCCAACAAAAGACTGGACAAACTTTGGGACGGCGAGATTCCGGAATGGGTCTATGCAAATAGGTCCGCTGGCAACAGCACGGGTAAAAGGGCTGCATTCTGGAACCGACAAAAACCAACCGGCCCCACCGCTCCCGAAGGTCCCGTGGTGAAATGGTTCAATCGTTTTGCTGAGGTAAATGAGGCTTTCATCGAGAAACTACAGCAGAAAGCTCGCAAGGTATTCAAACGCGCTCCCGGGGGCTTCTCCCTGCCGACCCAGGATGACGAGGATGCTTTTTTCTTCAAGCCCCTGCACGACCTGGAAGGTTGGTTTAGGGTGCTGTTCCCTGCGGGATACGGATCCGACTTCCTGGATCTCGCTCGCAATCTAGGGGTAGAAGTCGTAAGATCCCACGGCATGATTGCATCCGACTTGAACCGCTGGGCTGTGAAAAAGGCTATGAGCAGGGTTTCCGGCGTGCAGTACGCCCGTATCGGGGACGCTGCAGACACCACAGGAAACCCCAAGTACAAAGGCACCTCCGCCGAAATCTGGTACGTGTTGCCCGCTTACCACCGGCACTTCGGGATGGGATCGGGTTACGCCGAAACCCAGTATGGGCTGGCCCCGACCGTAGAAACCCTGGTAGACACCCACGTCAAGTTGGGCACTATCGGGGAAAGGGACCTGGAAGCCCTCTTCGAAATGATGCAGGGCGAAGTCTGGAGTCCCGAAGGGGAAGCCAGGAGTTTGATCCTGAAGTCGGGAGCTAAGCACACTAGCATGTCCGTAGGAGACGTTGCTGTTGTGGCCGGACAGGCTTACATGGTCGAGCCTGCGGGCTTTAAGAAGTTGAAGGGTTAGAGATTATGAAAAAGAGTGCAAAAGCAAATGTAACACCGAGACGTCAACCTTCGCAGTACTCGTGCTGCACAGTAAGTCTCGCTATGTGCCTTAAAGCCCTGGGATTTCCTGACCCTGAATGCCAGATTGACCGTGTGAACGAGGTTCTGGGTGCAATGCCTTTACGGGGTGCTTCTTGGGATCAAGTAGCGGGTGCTGCTTCTCATTTTGGTTGTCGAGCTACTTTGATTATCCCTTGCACATTGAATAAAGTCAGAGAATGGACAGATAAAGGTACTCCGGTTATCATCGCTTGGAATTTGGGTAATGATTGGGGACATGCCTCGGTTATCTACCATGTAACAGATAGTGAAGTTGAGATTGCTGATCCCAATTGCCCTGATCCGGAGCAAACTGTACGTGTATTAACCCACGCTGAGTTCTATGAGAAGTGGTGGGAGAAGTCCTCCCAAGGATACAAGATCCGCAGACCCGCAATGGCAATTGAACGGGAAATCACCCCGGACGGGAGACAAGTCATGGCTAGCAAAAAGACCGCAGTAACCCTCGACATGACCGCTAGGCTGGCGCAACGCTATGCAGAGCAGCAGAAGACCGCAGTCTCCCCCGACCAGTGGGAAGCGGCTGCTGAAGCTATCGAGGGAGGATTCAACAAGTTCCCTCTGAAGAACGTTTCGGACGTGTATGAACGTCTGACCGAGCGACTCGCCGAGGAACAAAAAATCCTCATTCGGCAGAAGCAAGTGGGCATGGGTCGTACGGCCGCCCCCGATATGCTGCTGGGCATGGTCCCGATCCTGGAGGAACTCGCCAAGATGGCTCTCCACACTGCCAAGGTCATTGAACAAAGGATGGGCTAATGAAACGGTTTGCCTACGAAAATTGGTATGTTGATAAAAATGGGTATGCCCACGATGACGAGGGCAACCGTTGGTACGTCGGCCTGGAGGAAGGGTACTACCGTCCCGGGAGCATCCCTTCTGAGGATGTAGGGGGGTATTCCAGACCTCCGGTACACCACGCTCCAACGGTGCCCGCACAGAGCCCACAGCTCAAAGCTTTCGATGCTCTTTTGGCTAAAAGGCCGAACGATACTTTCCTCAAGTCATTGCGTCATCAACTCGCCAGTGGCAGAGCCTTGAGTGACCCGCAGAAGAAAGCCCTGCGTAGAAATTTCCACCAGTATCGCATGGAAACAGAAGCGGTCTTGTTCCGGGCGGCTTCTGTCAAGTCGGCAAAACCCACCTCCTATCATCCCGGAGAAAGTGTCGAAATATGGCATCAGTTTCCAATAGACAACGATAAACCGGTTTCGAGAGGTGCCAAAGGCACTGTCTTGGAAGTCTCGAAGGGCTGGACCCGATACGGGCCAGACCCTGTCATAGACTATTTGACAGTGCAGTTTGAGGACGGTAGAGTAATTAAGGATATCTCAGCCAACTATTTCTCCTTCAAAAACGTAGAACCCCGAGACTTTACAGAGGACACTTTCAAGGGTCTCATCAAAGCTCTTTCTAAGTTCGGTGGTAAACGGGAGAAGTCCTACGATCGATATGGGAGAAGCTGGGAATTCCCGTGGGGTAAGAGGCCCTCTGAGGATGATGTAATTGAGGTTATAAAACGTCTCCCGAATCTGGTATCTATGGATGGCCACAAAGCAATAGTTGAAGCCCTGAAAGGCCCGCCTAAGGACCCTGTTCTGTTCGAGGTGTATGTGTCATCGGACCAGGGGGGCATAGCACGCTCGGTGGGTTTGTCTCCTGTTTACAAAGGGGTCAAAATGTCTACTCACAAACCGAAACTCCCGACCGTTCCGATTGGGCACTTTGTGGTCGACGTCTCCACCGTCCCTAACCACGATTTCCCTTCCGGGGATCAGGCCAGGGAAGTTCCGCAGAAAACGGAGTTCGTCAAGGTACGGAGTATGTCCGAAGCCCAAAAAGTGTACCGGTCTTATGCTCAGGGAATGGGCTCAGGGAACATGGCGGGCGGAAACGTGTATGCTCACACCGGAAAACTCGTGGCACACATTTCTTACAACGGACGGGTCTGGGAAGTCGACGCTCAAGGAAACCCGACCAAGCAGGAGCTGAAATTTGCAGCCCAAAGGGTCGCGGCCCGTTTCCTGAAAACTCGCATCGAGGTCTAAAACATGAAAACGCGGGAACTAGAAATCCGCCTTGCCGCGTCTCGCATCAAGGCGGCCCTGACTCCTGTCGGGAAAATCATCCTGGACCAAATGGGCGGAGCAGGGCGCGTGAGCGCTATGCTAGGCCTGAATGGAAAACAGTACTCCATTACTTCTACTCTGCACGGGGACGGTATTCGTATTCGATTCCCCCAGAGGAACCCCTCCAAGGGCAACGTCGTGGATATTGTTTACAACAAGGGCCAGGATCTGTACGACGTGACGTTCTACAAGCTTTCCGGCGTGAGCATGAACAAAATCCGCGAGGAGTCGGGTGTCTACTCCGATATGCTCAAGGATATGTTCGAACGGCAAACCGGCCTGTACCTCCGTATGGCCTCTATCAAGGTCGAGAACCTGAAAAAGGCCCTGGACGAAGAATGGGACTCTCTCGGCTCGAAGGCCCAGAGTAAGACAGCCACGTCCAGGATCACGGACAAACTGTTGCTGAAAACCTTCCCCGAGTTGACTCCTGTCGAGGCCGCCAAGTATGCCCAGGCTTTCGGGTCCACTCACAACACACGCTCGGCAGAGAAACTGCTTGACCAGTTCTCCTCGTCTATCGGGGGCTACGGTGTTGAATCTCTCACCGAACAGGGACATTACAATGACGTGTCCGCTCTCTATGTGAATCGCGGGGATACCTACGACGCAACGATGATATATGACGCCGACGTGGGCGCTTTCCTTCTCCAGGCCTGGGGCGATTGGGTAGAAGAAGCTGAGGAGAGGGGCCGAACCATGACGGCCTCTGCCAAACCCATCCGAAAACAGTTTGCAAATCGTGCTAGGCAAAACTCTATCGTTGCTAAGTTCCCCACTTCGGTCAAAAGCTGGCTCCGCTGGGAGAATTAAAAAATGGCACTCGGCACTCCTGATTTCAAAGAAGCAGAACAAGCCATCAGCCGACCGGCTATGGTCCAGATCCGCAGAGCTTTCCGGCAACCCAGAGCCATTGCTCTCTTCGATTTCTACATCGAGCTGCGTCGTGTCTTTCTAGGGGAGCCCGTCACAGAGGACCTCGGGATCAAGTTCGACGCTCTGGTTCGTGGTTTCAATATCACGAAGGCTAAGGGAGTCGGCCAGAGAACGATGTCTCCGCCCAGTCCGATGGTGATCAACCAGTTGTCAGAGTATCGTGTGCAGATGCGCCCCTGGCTGTCCAAGCTTTACAACATCTACCTGGAACGCCAAACCGACCCTGACAGCTCTCAGATTTTTCACCCCGCAGTGCAGTGGCGAAGGGTCATCGACACCTTTGCCCAGATCATTCCCTTGGCGGCTAAGGACCGCGGAATCTACCTCAAGGATGCTGTCAGGATGGTCGACGGAGTTCGGTGGTACAACTTTAGAACGATGAATCCTCGGGAGACCGAACTCGAAAACCTCAAAGACAACATGCCGGACGTCTACGCCGCTATCATGGAACGAGGCGAACTCCGCAAAGAGATCGACGCTCAGATCTCCCGTCAGATCGTTGCGGCTGGACAGACCCCCAAGACGCTGAAGCTGATCGACCGCGTGATGCAGGTTGGTATTGACCCTGTGACCGACGAAGCTACCGTCTACGAGACGGACGGGTCGGTTAAACCTATTGACCAGTACCTTGAGGAGCGGAAAGCTTACCTGAGAACCCAACACAAGCTTGAGAAGGCTGCTCCCAAGATTGAGAATCCAGAGGACCTGCGGAAAATTTCCGATCGGAGACTCAAATCCATCGAGGACCAGCCGGTCCGGTACGTGTCGCTGACCGACGACAAGGCCAAAGCCGGACGTCTGACCCGCATCTATCCCGTCGTGGAATGGGAGGGAGAAGAAGTAGTAGCCGCAGGGCGGTACAAGGGCATCTACATGGCCGACTTGGTCAACAGCCAGGGACGCCTGCTCGAAGGCACCTCCTTCACCTACTCCCCGAAAACCGGTCGTGGGGGAGGGACAGGAACTCCCGTCCGCATCCGTCCCGAGAACCGTGAGCCCTACGTCACCGTGACCAGCGTGATGGACGAAGAGTCCGGACAGAAGGAACGCAAACTGACCCTGAAAATCGGCAATGCCCATGAGTTTGCGGACGTCCGCAACACCATGATGAAACTGGCCTCTTTGATCCCCACCGTCCAGATGCAGCGGGTTGAAGGCAGTCGAGCCAAGAGCTTCGTTTTCGACTTCAAAGACTTCGGAACCGTCCGAGATCGCCTGCCTGGGTTGACTGTCTCCGAAGCGGCCATGAAGGAACTCCGTACCTATTTCCAGAAGCTTGCGAAAGCAGAACTGGCTACGGCCCGTGATCAGCTTCGCTACTACAGTGCAGAGGAGATCGGGGGATTTAAGCCCGGACTTGACTTTAGGATTAAGCAGAAGCAGGCCTTAGCGTGGCTTTCTGCCTCAGGAAATAAGGGCGTTTGCGCACTCGACACGGGTACTGGGAAGTGCGTCCGCGGAGATACCCTGGTGTCTACCCCCAGGGGGTTACATCACATCCAGGATCTCGTGCCTGCTAACATGGCCCCCGGAACCCATGTACCTGCTGAAACAGGAGAAGTCAGAGTAGGAGAAGAAATCCTCCAGGTAAAGAACTGGTACTATGGCGGATACAAGCCTACTCTCAAAATCAAAACCCGTAGTGGTTTTGAAATCGAAGGATCTAGGATTCACCCCCTACTTTCCAGGGGTTCCACGGGAGAGCATTTTGTTAAGCTCCCAGAACTGCAAACCGGAGAATTTCTATGCCTAGAACGTGAAACCCATGCATTCTCAGACACGGAACCAGAACTTGCTGTGCCTACTTTAGAAACATTTGGTGAAAAAGGCCAGAACTGTATTGTGTATCCCGTTCCCGATAGAATGAATCCAGGCTTAGCTCGTCTACTAGCCTATATAGTAGCAGAAGGGTGGACAAATCATTCCCATAACTTCAGTATCTCACAATGTCCAATAAGCAATCCAGAAACAAGACAGGACATAGATGATCTTCTTAAATCACAGTTTGGTTGGACATCGAACAGTGAAGAAAAACAAAAATACACACAAATCAGCAGCCGTTTTATCCGTGTATACTTGGAGTGGCTCGGCGTGGACTACACTCTGTCAGCAGACAAGATTGTCCCGCCTGTTATTTTCAGGTCCACACGGGAATCCATAATCCAATTTGTTAAGGCTTTCATAGATGCAGAGGGATCAATTGATAACCGGTGCCTGGAAGTAGCTTCGGCTTCCGAAAAGTTGCTTCGGGAAATGCAGGTGCTTTTACTGCAATTAGGTATAGTATCCGTTAGACGACCGAAAAAAGTCAAAGGGTACGAACATATATATTGGAGACTCACTATTCAAGGGGAAGGCGCCAGAAAATACGCCGATGTTGTAGGCATGATCTCCAAACGTAAGCAGAGGGCTCTTGAAGAATTGATAAACCGGCATGCCAACCCAAATCATGATATCATCCCTCACAGTCAATCTCTGGTCGGAGCCCTTAAAGAAGAGATATACACTAGGGCTGGAGGGTCTAATTGTGGTGGGGGCATTGTAAAGCGTTTCGGAGATGATTTCTCCCACACATTAGGATATATCCTAAGAAGCGTGCGTAACCCCACCTATCGTTTCCTGGAAAAAATGCTTGACATAGCACAACAAGTAGGAGCATCTGACACTGATGCATACCGCGATGTTGAAGCTTTGTGTCGCAGACACTATTTTTATGACCCCATAGAAAGCATCGAATCTGGATTCTGCGAGGTTTATGACCTCGAAGTGGATGATGACAGACACTGGTTCGTTGGAAATGGTTTTGTCAACCATAATACGCTTGTCACAGTTGGAGCCATGCAGAAGTTCCTGCGTGACGGCTTCGGGGACGAAGAGGAACAACAACCTGGAAAGGGCACCTCGAATGGCCGTTTCCTGTTTGTGTGCCCTACCGCCCTCCGTGGCAATCTCCCGAAAGAAATCTACGGGTTCCTCACCCCCGAAGCGGCCAAGAGTCTGATCGGCCGTTTGGACGTCATGTCCTACGCTCAGTTCCGCAAGGCTGTCCAGAGTCGTTCTTGGAACGGGAAACGCTGGAACCCTGAGAAGTACATTTCGATCTTCTTCGATGAGGCCCAGGAACTCAAAAATCTCTCTTCCAGAACGGCCAAGGCGGCGCTCTCCGTCAATCACCCCCGTAAGGTGTGCCTGACGGCTTCCCCGATGGAAAAGAAGCCTTTGGAAGCCTATATCCTGGCGGCTGTCACGTCGAACATTGACTTGACCCACCGGACCAAGGGGGCAGAAGCCCGCCGTAAGATGCGGAAGTTCAAAAATCAGTTCTGTGAAACCCTCGGTGGCCGTGTCGTGGGAACCAACCAAGACCCTGCAACTCGAAATGCTCTTGACACCTGGGTAAAGCAGAATATCTATTATGCTGACAAACGGGATATGGAAGAAATGGCTTTGCCGCAGCTACACCAGGAAACCAAGACCATCACCATGGCTCCTGAGGTAGAAGCAGCCTATCGCGAGGCAACGCAGAAGATTGCCCGTGCCATGCGCGGCATGGTTTCCAAGTTCCGTGACCTGGGCTATATCGAAATCGAAGACGAAACCGGCAAGGTCACGAAGAGGATCAACCCCGAGGCCCGAGATCCCCGAGTGGAGAAAGCCTTCGGGATGAAGTTCAAGCCATTGTTCCGGCAGTTGGCCGTCCTGGCAAACTATCCGGAGCAAATCATCCCTGGAGCCGGAACCCCGAAACTGGACGTCGCTTCGCAGACCCTTCAGCAGAAAATGGACACTGCGGAGGGCACCAGAGCCCTTCTGTTCACGGACGACAAAGTTCTCGTGGAAATGACGGCCAAGCGGCTGTCCGAGGATCTTCCAGGCTACCATGCCTGTTGCCTCTCTAACCGCATCGATATCTACAAGAACGGGGAACCCCTGACGGAGTACAGAGGGCTCAGTCTTCCTTTGACGGCGAGGGACTACTCCCCCAAGGACGCTCCTGAACTGGAGATCCCTCGCAGGTTCAAACCCTCGGAGTGGCAGCAGTTCGCTTTGTCGGTGGTGATAGCACCCTCGGCGCGATTCAAGACCTGTACCCTCCTGGGGCAGACCTACATGCAGGGACAGAACCTCCAGGCTTTTGACACCGTGATCCACCTGGACCGAGACACCTGGAATTCCGAGGACATGAAACAGCGCACGGCCCGATCCTGGCGCCAGGGACAGCACAATCCTGTTGACGAAATCACCCTGGATTCTGTCTATGCGTCCCCGACTGACGATTTCGACCGGACCCTGGACGAGATCATGAGTTATGCTCAGACCATGGAGGGGAACCTCTTTGACGCCGTGATCAAGGGGGCCCAAAGTTACAAACTTGGCGGAGAATGGTTCGAGATGGACTTCCGGAATGCCTCGCAACTCGCGGTCAATAAGAGAACCATGGAACTGGCCCTCTCTCCCTACGTCCATAGAAACCAGACACCGGAGAACGCAGCATGAGCGCCACCCGTCCTCAATCCCTACAAGAGTGGGCCGACCACATTTCCTCCTTGAGCCGGTCACAACTGACTTCGAAAGCCGTGGCCTGCAACACGATGTCCTTCGTCCAGGACCTGAAGCGAGAAGGTTATCTGATGGACGCCATTGAGGTCATCTTTGCCCTTCTGGCTCGGGCACTGTACAACAACAAGTTAATGCTCCCCACGGGCGGGGTCTTCGATTACGAGGAACTTCTCTCGAAGAAGATCATGTACCGAGGGGACCCCGCCAAGGCCGTGAATGGCCCTGACGACGTGGATAAAGAACTCGATGCTCTAGACTAGGCTGCTACCAATTCCAACTGTCCACGCTCTACCGCCCGACGCAACACCTCTTTGACCTCATGAGCGTACTTAGCCACACAGGGGGATGACACCCCCCACTCGCTAGCGATCTCGGCGAAGTTCCAGCCCTCCAGGAAATGACGGCGCCAGACAGAGAGGTATTTGTCGAACCCCTCCCGCTCTCCGAAAGTCTTGTGTACGACGGCCTCTGATTTCTCGATCAGGTCCATGCCCTCAGCGGCCTTGTCCGGCCACGCCATCGGGTCAATGAACTCACGGTCTTCAAACTCCGGCACGAAATAGGCGCCCTCTTTCTCAGCAAGGGCTTTGTTCGGGTAATGGATCGGCTCAGGGGGGACAGCATGACCCTTGTTGTCGACGTACCCGTGGACCTTCTTCTGCCATTCTCTCTTCTCGTCGAGCCCCCGCTCCGTGCGGGCCCCGCTGATGGTCCGCATATGGGCGTCCACCCCGTACCCTCGAATGCGGGTGTAGGCACTCGAACGAATCATCCAGAGAATGTTCTTGACCGTAGGGAGCTTTCTACCTTCGGCCATTTCCAGGTGGGAGAGGAGAGAGTTCCTCTTGATCAGGACGGCAACCTTGTCATAGATAAGGTCGTCAATCTCCCCCAGGACCGCCGTCTTGGGGAGGCAGAACGTCAGGAGGCGGGAAGCGTTCTTGTAAATCTCATCCCAGTTCCGGTTCACCCACTGTGAAGTGGCATTGGGGGTGTGGTCGGCCAACCAGAGGGATCTCCTGACCCCGATCTTCGACAGAGCCCACTCTCCTTCACCCGCCTGACGGACCTTGGAACGATGCTGCTCCAGAAGATTCTGGTAGGACAAGCGGACCTGCTGTTTCAATTCCAGATTGGGTTTTCGCAAATCCGCCCCGAACTCGACCAAAGCGGAATGAAGGGCTGTGCTCTCAGCTACCGGATCCGTGGAGTAGCCGCTCTGCCTGCCTAGGGCTTTCAACAATGCAGTAGAAAGCTTACTGTCCTCCTGGGAGTCCAACACCGAAACTTTCGCGTCATGCAATTTCTGAGCGATCTCGACGCCCTCGGGGGTGAGCCCCAAAGACCCCCGTATTCGGGGCATGAGATTACGGTCTTGCAGTCCCTTAATAGCCCATCTCACCCTGGCATGAAGATGAGGCACTCTTTCAACCTCATTCAGGAACATCCACTCGGGCGGAACCTGAGACTCGTCGAATCCGGCGTCCTCCAAAATGGCGGGCACAGCATCCTTGAAAAGCATGCTCTGACCAGGGACAAATCCGGTTGCACTACCAACAACGATAAGAATTGAATTTATGAAATCTTTAGGTTTTGGGAGGGGTTTCGGGCAGGACTCTACAGCGGCTTGTGCCATGGTTTCTCCTTCCTTGGATGCAAAGCATCTCAGGCTGTGGGGGACTGTGTCGCCCGCGACGATGACCCTTTTTCAACTTGTCGGGTCGCGGACAAGATCCATAGTCTCCGGCCCTGGAAATCGGTCAACGAATTATTTTGAAAGAGGGTTCAAACGCAGGCGGGGAGCGAACTTGCTAGATCGGGTGCTTCTGGGGACGGGACTGAGAGAGGATTAGCAACTGCGCGGCGGGGTGGATTCGGGGGAGAGGTCAAAAGCTACCATGACGTCGCCTACAGGAAGCTTGTCGACAAACACCCCAACTTCTTTGAGGCTCTGAGAAGGCCCGCAGAAGTAGTTGGCCTTGCGCAGGATAGCCCCCAACTCGGGGGATGACACAATCACCCCGTGGACCAGTTCCGGAGTCGGCTTGAACTCAGCCACGGTCTTCGGGCGGGGGGAAACCCAACCCTTTCCTTCGACGCCGAACTTCTGACAAGCCGCTTCAATGGTCTTGCGGTTGCAGGTCTTCCGACCCAGGACTATGTCCCAAGGCTTCGGCAGAGCACCCCACACCGCCGTGTCCGGCTCCAGCCCGCCAGAGCCATGAGCACTGTGCATGTAGGCCACGTCCGCAGCCATCAAACGCAGGGCCTTCGTCGGAGCAAAAGCATCCAGCACCGACTGCGCCCCGAGAGCAAACAGCGTGGAAATCCAGCCGTCACGGGCCTTGTTATAAGCCCCTGCCACGGAATTCCACGTCGAGCTGTCATTCCCCCGCTTCACGATCATACGCTTGAGGTCCAGGTTGTTGTTTGCCGCAGCCTTATCCAGTAGGACGGCGCACTTCTTCATCAGGTCGAACCACAGACCTAGCATCCGGCCCCGCTGCTCTTCCGTCAGCTTTGCGATGATGCTGGGGTCCGTGTGGACGTGGGCGACAGCCAGCCAGTTCGTAGCGGGTCGGTCTTCCAGCCGAGCCAGGAGCATATCGGCGATCTGGTCGTTTGCCCGTTCCTGCTTTCCCCACGTGAACGTGGACCGCACGTTGAGTCGTGCCGTCATGTAGGCCACGAAACAGGCGGTATCCAGATCGGATTCGAACTCCGCCTTCGGCAGATACAGAGCGAGACGGGACTTGGCAACCTGGGCGAGGTCACACAACTCCACGTTGTTCTGCCAGCGGACCAGTTTCTCTTCCATGCGAGAGAGGAGCCGAAACCTCTTGTTGTAGGCTCGATGACCCTTCGGGAGGGCAGGATCATTCAGACGGCCCTCGTGATTGAGGCGGTCTGCCTTGAAGTCGTTTCCGGTCTTGTGAAGATCCTTCGTCAGGAGATCCAGGTAAGCCCTGAGTTCTTCGGGCTCAGGCAGATCGGACTTCGGAGCGGGCACGTTCGGGAACAGGATCTTGACTACCTTGATCTGTCCATCGAGAGTCGTCTCCGCACGGCGGAACTGCGAGGGCATGTAAGAAGAAGTACATCCGTAGGTAGCAGCCTTGTCGAGAACAGCCTTCTGGCGAAGGGTCAGGCGATCTCCGATGAGATCACGGATTGCCAGGGCCACGTTCTCGGGCCGACGGCGTTCCTTGATGGACTGAAACAGGAACTCGATGGACATTTTCTCTATCTCTCCTCAAATCGTGTTGGGGGCAGGGCTCGAACCTGCGTCCAGGCGGATGAAAGAGCCGCCTCGCACTACCAACTGGCGTTCCCCAACAACAGAACAGGCCCCCAAGACAGGATTCGAACCATGTGTCCAGTCGGAAACCAGAGCCGACCCGCACTACCACTGGCGTACCTGGGGACAAAAAGCACTATACAGTCGACGAATCGGACTTGTCAACTGTTTTTTACCCAATGAACGTTTTGTCCCTCCAGAACAGGAACGACTCCTTCAACGCAGCTTCGAACTGCTCGGGCGTCATGCCCGTAGCCGTTCCGCCGCTCACGTGGAAGTGGTTCGCCATCAGCGTAAACGGTTCGATGGGCATGGGGCCTTCGCATGGATTCCCGTTCACGCTGACAATGTTCCAGTCGAAAGCCGGAGTTTCGCCGTCTTCGGCCAACGTCTCACGGCTGTAGAGAACCACGTCGACGTGCTTGGCCGGAGCCTTGCGGTCACGCAGAGAGGGGCCGGGAACACCGGGATCCAGGCAGATCGAAATCCGGGGCTCTTCCCCAGGCTGACGGGGCATGAAAGAACCCCGCAGGGAATCCCCCTCCTGGAGTTCCACGAGCCCCGTAAAGAAACCCGTGGGGTCCACCGGCACGAGGACAACCCCGTCACGGTAACCAGCCCTACGGGTGCCCCAGGCGTTCCGTACACGCTGGAGAATTTCCTCGTCCGAGAGGGTCCAAGAAGTAAACTTGGATTCAGGGGTTTGCCGACGCACGAAAGGGTTGAAGCCGAGGGTCATGTAAGGAGCCTCCTGGTTCTTACTCACGCCCCTATATACACCAACGGGAGAAGAAATGAAACTGAAATCGTATGGGGGTTTCTGGTGGGTTAATTCCCTTGCCATCTCACCGTGTGAATTTTATCACAGTCAGCTTCTGAGAAGCTGAACTCCAGGATTGTCCCTATCGACAGATCACTGGCGTCTATAGTAGAGTCTAGAATATCGTCTTCAGCTCCAATTGCATATGCCTTGACATAGTTAATGCCCTGCAAACCGCCCATAACTTCGAAGTTGAGAACACAGCCCTTTCCGCGAAAACCAGGGCGACTCCCTCTAGAGGCCAATTCAAGAGGTGTCGCCGTAGGAGTCACTACCTTGTCCCCACGAGAGTCTTCTAACAATTGTGCATCACGCGCAAGCGCGTCGCCGCCTGACCACACGTCAGGCAGCTTCTCCAAGCACTCAAGGGGGCTCAGGGAGTCGACCATACGGTCAATCATGACGCCGCCCAGAGAAAGCCCAAGAGCAGCAAACGGGCTCTCGTTTTGCATCAAGCGCTGAGTGAGCTTACGCTGCAGGGACCCCTTCAAAACCCCGCAGGGCGTAGCACTCCCGAACAGAACCAGGAAAGTTGTCGGAGGAACCACGACGAAGACGCTCGCTAACACAATAGCGATTCGGGTGATTGAGGACTGACGGCGCCACCATGACTGTTCGGTTCCGGTTTGGGTTCTGATTAGCATGCTCACATCCTTTCTCATGTTCTTGATCTGTGGAGTGACCATTCGGAGTGCCCATAGAGCAAAGGCCACTGTCAGAAGTACTCCTATGATACCGAAGGTTTCTGGGACAAGGAGGCCGAGCGCAATAGTCAGGCACACGATCCCGAATCCTACCAGCAAAGTGTTCCGGTTCATTGTGTTTACTCCGGCTGCTGGAGGCATATAGGGCAGATGGCTCTGCAAAGCTCTGACGTAGGGTCATTGAGCTTTGCGAGGGTCTCTGCAGGAATAGGAGCCCGTGCAAGAAGCACTAAGGCCAGCAGGATACCCGCCACCGCAAATACTGTCCGCAGGGTCCGGTTCATCTCCATTCTCCTTCCCAGGGCATCATCGCCCTTGCATTTACTGTATACACCATCGGGAGAGGGAATGAAACTGAAATCGAACGAGGGGAGGAGGGCAGAGAGGCGTCAGGGTTCCTGTGGGGGTTAATCCCCTTCCCACCCAGAATTAATTTCACAGGAGATACGGTGAGGGGGTTCTCCCCAACCAGAGATGGTGGCTAGTTCTCTTCCATCGAAGAAGTCTAGCGACGCTTGAATCTCTTGAGTTTTCCCTTCTGGGTCTTTTTCAGCAATCAGGCGTGGGGATTCGCTTCGGACCTTTTTCTCAAAGGCAAGTACGCGGGACAGGTCTTTCTGAACGAGGTGCCGAATCAGTATGTCCCGTCCGGTTTTTTGCTGTTCCTCAGTAACCCCTGGAGCAGCGAGCACTCGGGGGGTTCGGATTGCTTCATAGTAGGCTGTTCCGACAGTTTCATACGTCCCGTTCTGATGGGAGGGATTCTTCGCTTTCTGTAGCTCATCCCTCCAGTAGTTCACGAGGTCTTCTTGGAAGTTTGCTTGAAAGGGTAGAGACATCTTTTCAAAACAGATAGTGGGTACCCCGATACAATACCCGAACGCGAGGGTTACCTAAAGGTCGAATGACCAGGAACCCCCCTTTCTCCCGAACATACCCTATGCAAGAGGGGTTTCTGCCATATATATTCTCAGAGTACAGATTTATGTTGACAACTGCACCTAGCCACCATATATTACATCGTATGGGGGCTAGGAGGTGCCTGTGAGGAATTTCGTTTTCGGTATGCTGACGACTCTGGTGGTTTTAAAGTTCATAAAAGAGGTCGAAAATCTGAGGAGTCGGGTTTATAAGATGTCTTCATAATCTTGTCCCCAGAAGGTTCCCGGATATCTTTTACCCTCAGTCAACCGGCTCGTTCACGGACTTCTGCACCAGTCTCCAGGCACACTTGTAAGCCGCTGCTTTTGCGGCGCCCAAGTTCATCGGGCCGCCCTCTCCTACGCTGTCCTCATAGCGGTCGCTGGTCGTCACGTACCACTTCCAGCCGAGGAAATTGAAATGGACGACACAGTCGTAGGCACCTATCGTTCTCGTGTAGGTTTTGTCGAAAGGCGCTTTGGCGTGATGCTCATGTACCGTCCACTCTCGGTTCATTACCTACAGTTTCCCCTTCAACGCTTCGCCCATCATCTCGATGCACAACTCCCGAATCTTCGTTCGCTGAGGCTCCTTCGGGAGCGGGCAATTTCCGGCGTTGTAGAGAGCCGCGATCTTCGTTTCCATCCCCTCGGCCCACTCAATCAGCTTGTCGTAGGCCCAGCGACCCTCGCGGACTTCGAGAATCTCCTCCCTGTCAATCCCCCCACGCCAAACGTGAACCTGCCCCGTCTCCATGATTTCGGTTCCCATCTTCATGAGGCGGACAAGGTGACCGGCGTTCTTGGCATCATAACCACATTTAGCCTCTAGCTCCGAACGGACCTGATTCCGCGTGACAAGCCACTCCTCGTACCCGCGGTAGTCCTTCAGAGCCAGGGCGTACTTCACCTCTTGCTTGAGAAGATTCAACCCCTCCTCGGAGATCCCCAAAACTTCCAGGGCCTCAGCCGAGAGCGTAGAGATGGTGTTCGCCTTCTCGTACCGGATCGTCGAGAACATTTCGCTCGCGACCCCCAAGTCCGTCAGGGTCCGGTCCGTGAGGTTCATCAGGGATATCAACTGCCCTGCCTTCACGGTCTTGTGGTGCTCAGGGAGCCCGAACTCGGCCCGAGTTGGCTTGTGGTCGGGGTAGTTGCCAAACAGGAACGCACGGTGCCGCTTCATCCTCTGCAACTGCGAGACAGCATAGCCCGTGAACGTGAAACGAGCCTTCGTCGACAAGAAGAGGTCGCGGTTCTCCCGCAGCTTCCTGCCCAGCGGCGTGCAGATCCGCACCTCCTCTTCACGGCAATACAGCAAGTCGAGGATGTTCGGGTTATTCTCCGTCGCCAGAGAAATGAACTTCATGAGCCCGTAGACAACCCCCTCTAGTTTCGTCTCCGTCGCGACCTTGATCTCTGCCGGATAGAGAAATCCCAGATAGGGGGACACGTCCTCGGTCTGGTCGAACCTGTCGAAGGGGCAGAAAAAGGTTCGCTCCTCAGGCACGAGAATGCCCTTCAGGTCAACGTCAGACCCTGGACGGTGAATCCCATAGGCCCGAGAGCCAGCGATGGTTAGGAGAATGGTCTTGGTCTCTTTGAAGTTGGGTCCGGGCATTTTCAGTCTACTCCTTCAGCAAGTCGTCGACGGACTCCAGAAGTTCTTCCATGTTCTGCAAGTGTACCACGCGATGTCCACGATACCACGGCAGAGCCGGAGGCTTTCCCGTGGAATCCACCGTCCTGGACTTCTGGTTTTGGTACACTTCGTCCGACACAAGGCAACAGAGGCCGATTTTGATCGCCACGTCCAGAACTGCGGCCCGATGTTCGTGACTCCAAGAGTCCTTCTCGTCGCAGTCCTCGTAGGCCGCTGCAAAGGCGTCTACCACGTCTTGCTCCCCGTCCCGCTCCCAAACGTAGTCTTCAAGGACGCGAAGCAGCGTAGGGGGTGCCTTGGCCCGAATTAGGGCCTCTATGCTGGCACGGGAAGGTTTCATTCCTTCACCGCTCCTTGTGTCTTGTCCAACGCCTCGATCACGGCGGCCAGAACTTCATCGGGCTGCTCATACCATACCGTGTCCCGAAGGCGGTGGATACTTTCCCGCCGGAACTTCTCGGTCTTTTCCTCTTGCAGGATTTCGGCTTCCTCTTCTGCCGTGATCATGCGGATGAAACGGGGACTCTTGAAACCGCTTTCCCCCACCTTGTAACCTCGGATGGTGTAAGGTTCTTCCGCTTCCCCGGGCCCATCCATGAGAACACGAATCTGAGTCTTGCCGACCTTCTTGATGGTCCCGAACGTCCATGTAGGATGGAACCCACCGCGATTCTGTACCACGCGCCCGTTCAACAGCCAGTCCGATTTCCAGTCCATGATCCTAGTCTCCCTGAATCAAGTCTCTAATCCTCTATACACCGACCCACCCTAAAATGAAACCAGAATCGACCCGCCCTCCCACAATTTTCCGGCTATAGGTTCCTTTCAAGTAGGGAATATGAACGAGGCTACCCCGCTATGAGCACGATTCAGGATCTTCAAGTACTGACCGCGCACCTCCACAAGCTGAAGAGGCAGGCTTCGGCCAATCCGAGGTCAATCCATCTAAGGGTAGCAGCCCAGTTCATGGACCAGTCCCTCATGAAGCAGCTTGATATGGTTGCTCGCCTTCAAGTCCTTGAGGGCGTGGCAGGGGTGTCTGAGGGCCTTTGGTCCAACAAGAGCCCTGTGTCAGGCCTCGCGTCAGCCAAGAAGCACTTTATCGAGAAGCCCATCTCTGAGGAGTGGTTCCTCCCCAAGGACACGGGGCTCTACAAGAGGGCGGCTTTCACCTTCGCGAAGGTCTTGGACAAGATCAACACCACCTCTACAGAGGAACTTCTTCAAGGGCTCATGGCAGGCGTGGGTCCCTCAGGTGAGAAGGTGGATCGGATGTTCAACGCCATCGGGGAATTCCTCAAGGACCGTATCCTCAGCGGTAAGGCTACGATCATCGAAGCAGCCAACCGAGCAGCGGAGTTCGTCAGGCGTCGAGCTTGGGGGGTGTTGAAGAGTCTAAAGACGGAGAAGCACTCCGGTCCAGGTAACAGGGGTGAATGGAACGTGAACAAGCCCATCCTCCATGTGCCAGATAATGAGGACCACCCTAAGGGTCAGAACGGTCGAACGGATGTAGCTACCTTTGAGGGCATGGGGGCTAGTACTCAGCAGGATATCCTCTCCCATATCATGGACGATGCAGCGGACCCTGAGATGGTCCAGATCCGTACAGCTATCCTCCAAGCCCTCCTGAAACGGGCTAAGACCGAACTCCAGCAGACCATCATTCGGGAACTGCTTGACACTCTCTCGGATAACGAGATATCTAAGGGGCGTGTTCGCTACGAGGTAGCTGAGCGGACAGGGGTGACCTATGCTTACGTTCGACAGCTAGAGGACAAGATGCTCTCCGTAGTCCCCAAGATCATCGCCAACGATCCTCACCTCCAGAAGCTCATCAACAGAGTGCTCGACCGTTCTGAGATCGAAGCCATGACCTCCGGCTACAAGACAGCCAAGAAAAGATCCTTGGCTTTCCAGCGGATCACTGCCTCCGATCCAGTTCCCTTCTAATTTCTTCTTGACAGCATCCCAGGTTCCCGCTATAAAGGGGCTTGTGTCTATTTGTTCTTTGAGCGTGGTCCTCCTGAGCTGTTCTCCCCGAGGCTTACACGGGAGACTTGAGGAGGTCCAAGAGATTGGGACAGAAGCCGTTGCGACTCTCCTTTAACGAGGGGGAGGTTCGGACTGGGAACCTTGATGTAGGACCCAGTATGCTGAGGGATCGCTGTCCACGCTCAAACAGTACCCATGATGGGGTACGGGTTCTTTGACATAAAAGGATTCCCCCGTAGCAAATCTCCCTAACCCAAAAGGTGGGAGGTGGCTCGGAGCCGACTAAGACGGATCCCCTGAGCAGAGATCCTCCGGCAGCCGAGTAAGTCCCGAGTGGTGAGACCTAAGAAAGCGTCCCTTACGTAAGTAGAGGACAGGTTGAAGACCCACTAACCCCTGAGAACAGATCCTCTAGAACATAGGTTCAGGATCTCTCAGGATCCTAAGGCCCTAGGATCTTAGGTTCTTGAACCCTCAGATCGGGATCTCAAAATTCAGAAGTGATCTAAGAGTCCGTGTTCGAGTCCTGATGCTGGTTCTAAGGATGCTGGTGCTGATGGTCTGAGTCCTGGTCTGAGTCCTGGTGATGATGGTCCTAAGGGTTCTCAACAGTCCCCATAGGTAGCCTATAATGTGCCCTGATTGGTAACATTTAACCCGGGTGAAAGAGTCAGCGTTCATTTCGGGTCTCCGAAGTGGATTTGACTCCCTCCAATATTTCCCCTATACTTCCCCTTAGTGGAGGCTCGATTTCATGAAGTCCAAGAAGTCGCGATTCTTTTTTCTCCACCCAGACACCAACCCCATTAAGCGCTCAAAGGTCGAGGATCTCTACGCCGAGTTTCTATCCTATCGTACCCTCTGTGTCAAGACCCTTCTGGGGAATCGAAAGCTCAGCCTCTCCCGTAAGGAGATGAAAGCCTTTTTCCCGGGATCTGACGTCCTCACTTCCCAAATCCAAAAGAACGCTCAGGATGAAGCAGTGGTTACCGTCAGGTCTTGGGCTGCTGCAACTTACTCTCGTAAGATCAAAAAACAGATAACTTTGTTAAAGAAAGAGGGAGCAATAACAGAGGATGAGGCTCGACAACTTTACGCCGTGGGTAAGTACTCCGTAAGTAAACCCTCAGCTACTATCTCTCAAGAAGCAATCGACTTTTACTGGGATCTGTTGGATACCTTTGGCGGTAAGAAACCCGAGGTCCGTTATGGATCCCCCATGTACCTCACGGAGATGACCTCTAAACTAACGGATCCAGAAGAGACGATTATAGCTGACTATTGGTTGAAAATTTCTACTCTTGAACCAAGAAAAACAGTTTGGTTACCGTTAGTCGGGAATCCTTACGTAGCTCATGCCGATGAAGTCTCCAAGACGATTCAGTGTCAACCGACAACGAACGGTCGTTGGCGGTTCATGGTCGTAGAGAAAAAGGAATACGAGATCCCTGAGGTTGATCTGGATGCTCCTAGGTTGGGTTTAGACGTAGGATTAAACGTCCTGGCAGCTACCTCTTCGGGAGACTTGTACGGGGAGGACGTTAAGCCCAAATTCGACAAGAAATGGGAACAAATCAAGAAACTTAGGGCTAACCGCCAGAGGCAAGGGCTCAAAGAAGATTCTCTCAGGTTGAAAACCCTGGAGTCGAAGCTGTCGGGGTTAGTTAAAACAGAGACCGGACGAATAGTTAACCTGCTTGTAGCTAAGCATCCTGGAACGGTCTTTGTCCTTGAGGACCTCGACCTTTCCGGATGCGCAGGCCAGAAACGGTTTGCTTACAGAGCACTCCAGCACAGCCTTGAGACCAAGGCTCCCTGTATAAAGATCAATCCTGCGTATACTTCGCAGGAATGTCCCTCCTGCGGCTATATCTCGCGTAAGAATCGCACGGGGACGAAGTTCCATTGTCGCTTTTGCGGACGTGTCGCGCATGCTGACTGGGTCGGCTCAACTGGTATCCTGAGACGTTCTCAAGATGTCGAGATCAGTTTAGCCATGGATCCAGAAAGCGTGAAAGAGGTGCTGATCGGTAGATTCCTTCTTGCACAAAGAGGGATTCACCTATCGGGATTTCTTCGGAACGAAAAGGAGCCCCCACCGTTGGGCCCCGGGCTTACTACCGAGGGATCTGGGTTAAGCCTAGACGTCGGCACAGCTCTAGAGTCAAGACCTATTTAAGTAGGTCTTGATGAACGGTGCTGATGTTGAGAGTGCTGGTTCAAGTTCAAGTCCTGATGCTAGTGCTGGTCCTGTAGGTAGTAAAGAAGCTGTACTGGTTCCTTCGGATGGTGAGTGCTGGATCCTGGTTCTTTGAAATCCTGGTGAACGGATCCTCTCAAAGAGACAGATCCGTTCCTGAGCCTATAGAACTCCCTCTGGTAGAGGGACGAACAGAAAAGAAGCTCAGGAACATGAACCTCTCAGAGAATCTAGCTCTCGCCTGTTTGTACGTGATGGGGGGTAGAGCCCAACCGTTCTTCCCAGGGACAGATCGCTGTGCCCCCTCCTTCATCGTAAGGGTGTTACTAACCCTTCCCGCTCCCTATAGGGAATCGGATCGGTGTAGGTTCCCCATGGATATCAAATGGGATCTATGGGAACTGATGGTGCCTCTGATAGAATCTGAAACATACAGTCCTAAGCTTCCTGTGAACCAACACCTGTTAAGAGCCACGGATTTCGATCAGCTAGTCCTCTTGATGACGGGTAGAGTCGAGGAGGCTCTAAGAGAAGCTGGAAGGATCCCATAAAGAAAATGGCTGAACAAAGAAAGCTTACCATTGCCAAGGACAAAACTCCCGTTTGGATCCACTGTCGAGCTAGGAAGACCTGCCCAGGGAACATGGCGGAACCGGTGTTCGACCAAGAGTCCCCGGGAGGGGGTGGGATCGTGAAGCGATACCGCTGTCTCACCTGTAAAGGGACTTTCCACATTACTGTAGGGTCCCAGTTCAAGGGCTGATCTCGCTGGATCGGGTATATAAGAGGACTAGGAATCCTGTCGGGAGCCCTGTCCTCAAATGCCACGACTCAGTTCTCTCCTCTACTATGGTCCAGGTGCCAGGGACAAGGCCATCGAAGAAGCCCTGTCGAGAGGCAGGCTCCTGTGCCCCCCGATCGGGGATCAAGGACTAAAGGTGGATGATGCGAGAGCCGTCGCAGAACTCCTGCAAGGCTCCGCTGTAGGGGATGCTCTCGGGGCTGTAGTGATCGGCCCTATGGACTGGGCCTCCAAAGAAGCACCTGACGTATTGCTGAAGTCTATAGAAGACACCTCAGAGTGGGTCTACCCCGTCCTGTGGGCTTTCGACATCGGAGAGGTAAGGGATACCATTATCTCCCGCTGTCTGGCCCACTGGGCCCCCGCAGAAGACGGTAAATGGGATCTGAACCAAAGGTCGGAACGGGTTGCTAACACCCTGTTGGAGTCCATCAAGGATAACGACACCATGACCGTCCTGACGATCGTCCGGGATCTCATGAAGAAAGACGCCAAGGATAAAGAACGGGAAGAGGACCACGATATCGGGGTCGAGCTGCTGGTCTCCCTGGTTCAAAGGTTGGACCCCGAGCGTACTGAGGACTTGGAACTCTGGTTGCGGATTCGGAGGGCTATGAGGGTGTCTCACCCCTCCCCTGCCGAGATCCTAGATGCTCTCCTACCTGCGGTTAAATAGTGAGGTCACTCCATGGCTAAGTCCCTCCAGATTTTCTACGGGTCGAACACCTACCTGCGGGATCGGAACTGCCGAGAGGCTTTGTTCAAGGCCAGGAAGGCAGGCTATGAGGTGAACGAGGTAGCTGGGGATGATGTGATCGGGTTGGCGGCTCAACTCTCGGGCATTTCCGATCTCTTCGGGACGGGAAAGCCAAAGAAGAAGCTGGTCTATATTAACGACGAGGATAGCAAGCTGCTTTTAGCTCCTGTGAAGCGGTACCTGGAGGATGACACCACGACCGGTTTCATGCTCATTAAAGGCCCTGCGAAGCCGAAGGCCAAGTCGGGTTTGGCTCAGTTGATCCTGGAGCACCCCAAGCAGGCTCGGGAGTTTGTTGCCCCTCCTCCCTATAAGGCGGAGGATGAAGCCATTCAGTTCAGCATCCATGAAGCCGGACTCCATTCCAAGAACATGACCCAGAAGACGGCGGCGGCTTTGGTCAAGGTGATCGGCACCGACCTGGTGATGCTCGCCTTTGAGATCATGAAGGCCAGCCTGTACCTGGATTCCCTCGGGGACAAGAACGAGATCACGGTCGAGTCCCTCCGGAAGACCTGGGCCCCGTTCGCTGAGGTAGAGGTGTTCCCGCTGGCGAATGCCCTCATCGACAAGGGAGCTAAGGAAGTTGCTCTCCTCCTGCGACGCATCGAAGACACTCACTCGGAGGATGCAAGCGGTCGGACCATCAAGGTGTGTAGACAGGTTGGGTCGAACATCATGACCTGGATGTCCATCCTCCACCTGCATGAACTGGGGGTTCGTCCGAAGGACGCCGCCGAGCGGATGGGGATGAACGCCTACCGCTATGAAAAAATTCTCCTGCCTGAAGCCAAGAAGGCCGGGAAAGTTTTTCTTCGAAAAGTCCTCGGGGTGCTTGCAGAATCCGAGAAAGGGGTCCGGAGAGGCGAGTTGAACCCCTGGATCGGACTGCAAACGCGCATCCTTCGGATGTTACTGAGAGATTGAGATTCTGGAGGTAAAAAGCCTTGTTTTGCCAGGGCTCGTAGAGGCCGGGGCGGTACAGTAATAAGGCTATCGCGCTCGCTTAGAGGGTCGGATGTTTGTGGCCGACCCTCCCTGTCATAACCGCTTCGGAGCAAAGCATGTTTGTCGGCGCCCAGCAGGATCGAAAAGTTCGCATCTTCTCCCTCAAGCCCGAGTTTGTTGCTCAGTACAAGGACAAGCAGCCGCCTTGGGGTCCTTTGGGATATTTCGTGTATAAGAGGACCTACAGTAGGCCTTTGTTTGCTAATAATCCTGATGGACCAACAGAAGAGTGGTATCAGACCTGTCAGAGAGTTGTAGAGGGTGTTTACAACATTCAGAAGCATCACTGTAGGGGCATGGGTCTGGAGTGGAAAGAAGAGAAGGCTCAGATTTCAGCCAAAGAGATGTATGACCGTATGTTCAACTTCAAGTTCCTTCCCCCTGGACGCGGTTTGTGGTCCATGGGTACGGATGCAGTAATGATCAAGGGCGGGGCAATTTTGAACAATTGTTTCGCAGGAGAGACAGAGATCCTCACTGCCGATGGGGTGAAGAAGATCAGAGACGTCGCTGGAACCATACAGACTCTTCTGGTCCATGACGGGACGTGGGCCGAAGCCCCTGTCCGGTCGTTCGGTATTCAGAAGCTGGTCAAACTTACCGTGGAGAGAGGGGGGGCCTATAAGACTGTTTTCTGTACTGCGAATCATCGGTGGTTAGTGAGTGTTGATCCCACCTACCCAATCTGCAACATTAGTCATTATGGGTCGCCTGTGGTACTGAATGGTATTGAGGCACGAGAGGTTGAGACCACGCTGCTTGCCGAAGGGGTTCCTCTTTACAGCGTACTCCCCGGAGTTGGGGTAGGGCCTGACGTTGAACCTTGGTTCGTAGTCAGTGTAAAGGAAACGGGTCGCGAAGAAGAAGTGTTCTGCGCTACCGTCCCTCAGTACGGAAACTTCACTCTGGCAGATGGTTTACTCACGGGAAATTGCGGGTTCACGTCGACCGAAAACATCAAAGAAGACTTTGCCGATCCTTTCACGTTTCTGATGGATATGTCGATGCTGGGCGTCGGAGTCGGCGGGGATATGCTCGGGGCAGGGAAGGTGAAGATCCTTACCCCCAGGATCAAGGACGAGACTTTCGTAGTGGAGGACAGTCGCGAAGGCTGGGTCGAGCTGGTCGGGACGGTGTTGAACAGCTTTGTCCACAAGGGCTACATGCCTGCCAACATCGACTACACGAAGGTTCGTCCTCGTGGGGCGCCGCTCAAGGGCTTCGGTGGAACCGCTTCGGGTCCGGGGCCTTTGATGGATCTCATTGACAGTATTAAGAAGGTTCTCACGCCTCCGGAAGGTGTGGAGTCCTATTGGATCACCTCACGACACATTTCAGATATCATCAACATGATTGGGCGGTGTGTTGTAGCTGGCGGGATCCGCAGAAGTTCCACTATTTTGTTCGGGGATCCTGCCGACGAAGAGTTCCAGAATCTCAAGGACCCGACTGAGCGCGATGCTCTTCGACGGGAATTGACCCTTCTGCGTGAGACGGAAGCAAGCAAAGTCCCCTCCGTGCGAAGTCTGCGGGACTCTATCGAGACGCTGGCGGCACAAGAGCGGAACGCTTGGTTCCTGCCGCTTCAGGAAGAAGTCCAGAAGTGCATGGAGGGAGGGAACCATACAAAGGCAACCGAACTCCTGAAGAAGAAGCAGCCGGAAGAGACTGTTCGGCTGCGGGAGTTGCGGGCGGAACTGAAGCGTCTCGTGAAGGAAGAATCGGATAAATCAACTTCCGTTCAGGAACTTGAGGGGAGGTTGTACTCTCTCCCCCTGGAGGCGTGGCGTTGGTCGAGTAACAACAGCCTCGTGGCTACTGTGGGAATGGACTACACGAAGGCGGCAGAGTCCATCGCTAAGAACGGAGAGCCTGGACTGTTCTGGTTGGACAACGCTCGGGCTTTCTCTCGCATGGGTCGAAAGCCCGACTGGAAGGACAAGCGGGCCAAGGGTTGCAATCCCTGTTTTGCTGGGGACACCTTGATTGCTGTCGCGGATGGTCGAGGGGCTGTTCCTATCAAGGATTTGGCAGAGACTGGAAACGACGTTCCGGTCTATGCTATGAATCCTGAGACTGGAGAGGTGGCTGTTCAGCGTGCGTGGCGTCCCAGGAAGACTCGTTCGGGTGCAGAACTTCTGGAGATCCAGTTCGAGGGAGGCGGATCTCTGCGGGTTACCCCCGATCACGGGATGCTCACTATGGACGGGAGGAAGATTCCGGCCAGTGAGATCCGGCAGGGGTTCATGGTTCCGTATTCCCAGGAAGACCTTCGTGTAGAGCACCCTTTTGAGACTTTCGAGTGCGACAGTGTTGTCAAGCCCTGTGAAGTGTGCGGGAGAGCCCTGGAGGTTCCTTTTGGCCGTCGTGAGGAGTCTTGTTGTTCCCCTGAGTGTTTCGACAAGCTGGCCGCTCGGGAACAGCAGGGGAAGGTGTGGGGTGAGGGGGTAGAGGCACGCAGGGTGTCCGCTGTAGTGAAAGTCCGAGAGTTGGAGGATGTGTACAATCTGACTGTCAAAGACTTTCATACTGTGGGCATTGCTCTAGACAACAATGTTAGTTGTTGTTCTATTGTTTTTACGGAAAATTGCAGCGAGCAAACGCTGAACTCGATGGAATTATGTACCCTTGTTGAGACTTTCCCTGCTAACCATGATTCTTTTGATGACTTTGCCAAGACATTGAAGTTCGCATATCTCTATGCAAAGACCGTAACTCTTGTCATGACACACAATCAAAAGACGAACAATGTTATGGCTCACAACCGTCGTATTGGTTGTTCGATGTCTGGCATTGTGCAGGCCGTGCATAAGCATGGGCGTTCGGAGTTTAGAAATTGGTGTAAGGAAGGCTATAAGGAACTGTTGAGGTGGGACGAAACATATAGTGAATGGCTTGGAATACCTAAAAGCATAAAGATAACGTCTGTCAAACCCTCGGGCACAGTTTCGCTGCTCTGCAATGCTACTCCTGGTATCCATTTCCCCCACAGTCAGTTCTACATTCGTAATATCCGTGTACAGAATACCTCTCCCCTGGTTCAACTGTACAGGGATGCGGGCTATCCTGTCGAGAAGGACCGCGGGGCTCCGGACACCAGCGTGATTTCTTTCCCTGTGGAGGAGCCGAACTTCTGGAAGTCCAAGTCCGACGTTTCTATGTGGGAGCAACTGGCTCTGGTTGAGGACCTTCAGTGGTATTGGGCCGATAATCAGGTGTCCTGTCTGACAGGGAGCACCCTGGTTAGAACTAGCCAGGGTTGGCTCAGGATGTCCGAGTTGTCTAATTCTATGTTTGGGGAGGACCGCCCAGTTGGGGCTTATCCTTACTCGGGACCCTTGCAAGCACTCAACGCCGACAATGAGTGGTCTCCGATTTCCGCTCTGGTAGTGAATGAGCCTAAGCCTTTGGTGCGGGTGGTATGTGAAGGGGGGCAGATTCTTACCGGTACTCCTGAGCACCAGCTTCGGGTGATCGGTCCGGATTTGGAATTTCAGTGGAAGCCTTTGAGTGAGATAGGGGTTAACGACTATCTCGTAGAGGTGATCAACCATAAGGGTTACAACTCCACGAACCAGATCGTTCAGCGTAGGTTAGAGAAGTTCCAGTTCTCCGGAAGGTCGGATGCAGACCGTAATTTCAAGGCTCCTACGTGCATGACAAGAGAATTGGGTGAGCTTTTGGGCTTCATAGTCTCTGATGGGCATATTCACCTAAGCACAGACCAGGGATTCGGTCTGACTCAGAGATCTTCTGCGACTGCTGTTGTAGACAGGTTTCACGAAATAGTTCCTGAGTTGTTCGGTTCAAAGGTCTGTACAATTGTTAATGCCCGATTTAACAAGGAGGACCCCGTTCTGTCTCTCGCTGTTAATTCTAAAAAGGGAGCTTTGTGGTTAAGGTGGTTGGGTGTATACGACGAGAAAAAGCTGAAACGAGTGCCTTGGCCTGTTATGATGGCTGGAGAAGGGGTTATTAAGGCTTTTTTGCGCGGGGTTACCCTTGACGGGCATTTCTCTAATACTAATGGGCGTATTTACGTCATGACAACTAACTCTTATAAATTAGCGGAAGAATTGTGTGTGTTACTTAAGCATGTAGGTTTTCAGCCAGCTCTTTTACCAGCACAGGGCACTGATCACACCATGAAGTCTCCTTATAACGGTAAGGTTTACAACTGTGACCCCACTTGGACTGTCTCTCTGTCTACTGCACAGTCTGCCCGTTTCATGAGAATGATCGGTTTCGCTGAGGATCACAAGAATGAGGCTTATGCGGAACGCGGGGATAAGCATCGGCACAATCTGTTTGGTGGAGTTCCCGATTTTGGTCTCAGGGACCGGATGCGGACTCTTGAACATCGGTGTCAGAGTCGTTTCTTGAATGACCATTGGCACGGGGCTTCTTGTCATCCTGATAAGGAAGTTTCGAGGGAAACCCTTCTTCAAATGAGGGATATGGGAGAAAGCATTCCGGAGAAACTGCTTCAGGACGATTTTGTGTTCCGTCGTGTTCTTGCGGTGGAGCCTGCAGAACCCGAAGTGACGTATGATCTCACTGTGACAAATGGGCACAGCTATATTGCGAATGGTTTTGCCTCGCACAACTGCACTGTAACTTTCAAACCCGAGGAAGCCAAGGACATCAAGTCGGCTCTCGAAACCTACGAAACCCGTTTGAAGTCCGTGTCTTTCCTGCCTCTCAGGGACCACGGCTACGACCAAGCCCCCTACATCGAGATCGACGAGGCTACCTACCGCCAGATGGTGGCTGCAATCAGCCCTGTCGACCTCTCTGTACTTGGCCATGACCAGGAGGATAAGGGGTGTGACGGGGAAGCTTGCCTCATCAAAGCCCAGGCTATGGCCGCTGAGCAGTCTGCTTAGAAGCCCAGATCGGGTATATAGACGCACGACCTTTTGACAGAGGGCCTTTGTGACCTCCCCTACTCCTACCTACTACTCCGGCAGAATTAACACCGTCCTCTTCTCCAATCCGGCGAAGTCCTTCTACGTGTTCAAGATGATGCCTGATGGCCGCTCGGAAACCGTGGCAGTCAGGGGTCAAGTGGTTGGCCTGGATATTGAAGTTGGCACGTGGTTTGGTTTCGAGGCTCACTGGGAGAACCACCCCAAGCACGGGCGCCAGTTGGTTATCGACAAAGCCCCCGTGTTCAAGAACGGGTGGGACGCGGACACGGTAGTCCAGTTGTTGATTTCCAGTGGGGTAGGGGAGGGCGTGGCTCATTCCCTCAAGAAGACTTTTGGATCTAACCTCCCCCAGGCACTCCTGGATGCTGAAACCCTACAGTCCAGCCCTGGCATTTCGAAGTTCACGGCTCAGCTTATCTCGTCCAAGTGGGATTCCATCCGAGCCTATCACGAGACCTTGAACTTCCTTCTCAAGATCGGCGTCCCCCAGGGGCAGATTCGTTCCCTGTGGTCCATGTACCGAGAGAAAGCGGAAGAGGTGATGAGTCGCAATCCGTGGGCTCTCACCCGCATTGACGGGATCAGTTTCGAAGTAGCTGACGAGATTGCCAGTCGTTTGAATATCCCCCTCGACTGTCCTGAGAGAGTTCAGGGAGCGGTGCTCTACGTAAACCGGTCCCAGAAGGAGTCTGGTCACCTCTATTTGAGTTCGGGAGATATCCTGAATGCCGTACGGAGGTATATCCCTGGAGTGACCCCGAAGGCAATCGGTGAGGCTCTGGTTACTGCGAGTAAGGAGAAGTTGTTGGTACTCGACCGAGAAACCCGTCCTGGGTTGACGGCTGTATACGAGCCTTGGGGGTACAGGGTAGAGAATGAGTGCGCCCGTCTCCTGCATGACCGCGTTCGAACTGCGGGGGTCGGGGATCCTGTAGCCTATGCGGAGGCCCTCACCTCTTTGGGGGTTGTAGTTGAGCGGAAGTCGGAAGATACCTTGAAGCAAACGGTCGACAAGGTTGTAGATGGTTGGGGGAAGGTGTTGGGGTTGCAGCTTTCCCCCGACCAGATTCGAGGGGTAAGAAACGCCCTGATTGAGCCCGTGTCGATTATCAACGGTCTGCCCGGGACAGGAAAGACGGCTTCTCTGAAAGTCGTCGTCAAGATCCTTCAGGCTATCGGGGAGCCTTACCTACTCGTTGCACCTACGGGGATTGCAGCGAAGAGGTTGGAGGCTTTGACAGGCGCCAAGGCTGCTACGATCCATCGGGCGTTCGGGGCCCAGAACGTCAGTTCGGATGAAGGAAGAGAAGCCACGTACGAGGGCATTGTTGGAACGGGGACCGGAGCCAAGACGGACGCGGAGGGGGAAGTTTGGGAGTACGGGGACGGAAACACACATACTGCCAGGGTTATAGTCGGAGATGAGTTCAGCATGGCAGACCAGCACCTTCTGTACCGTATTTTATCATGTACTTCCGATAAATGCCGTTTGGTGTTTGTTGGAGATGCAGCGCAGCTTCCGAGTGTTGGCCCGGGGAATGTACTGAGGGATTTGGCTGGAAGCCAGAAGTTCCCTGTGGTGGCCCTCACCCAGATTTTCCGACAGGACCACACGAGCGGGATTGTTCCGGCGGCTCATGCGATCGTCCACGGAGAATTCCCCAAGACGGGTTGCGGAGCAGAAGATGATTTTGTGTTGTTGGAGCGTGAGGGTGAGGCGGAGGTTTACAACACGATCCTGGGTTTGGCGGATCGGATGTACCGGCAGAGGATTCAGTTTCAGATTCTCAGCCCGAAGCATGATGGGCCGGTAGGAGTCACGGCGTTGAATGCGGGGCTGAGGGAACTGCTCAATCCCGCAGCCGAAGGGCTCTTGGAAACTCGCATGGGGCGGAACATCGTGCGGGAAGGGGACCGCGTCATGGTCGTCAAGAACAACTACAAGCTGGGGGTCTATAACGGGGACATCGGGAAGGTGAACCGCATCAACCGGAAGACCGAGGAGATCGAAGTCAAGATTTTCGGGAATCCGGTACTATTTGTACCATTTAAGTTCAGTGAGTTTGCTGTTTATGTACGAATGGCGTTTGCCTGCAGCATTCATAAGAGCCAATCGCAGGAATTTGATAGGGTGATTGTACCTCTGGTCGACTCATTCAAGCACCAGCTACAGAGAAACCTGCTTTATACGGCGGTTACGCGAGCCAAGAAGAAGGTTTACCTTGTGGGGACGAAGACCGCTCTGGCTCGGGCCGTGGAGAATGACCGCGAGGATCGGCGGAACACCTTGTTTCGGGATCGTTTGGAGAAAGCTTTCCAGAAGGGAACCGACAAAGATGAAGCCTGAGATTTTGATCCTTCCCGTAGGGGACAATCCGCCGAAGGCTACTCTGTACTACGGACAGCACGTTTTGGACGTTCTGAAGGAGTTGCCGGACGAGAGTGTTCATGCGATCGTGACAAGCCCGCCTTACTATTCTTTGAGGCGGTACGGAACAGAGCCGGTGATTTTCGGGGGAGATTCGGAGTGTATTCACGAGTGGTCCGGTTCAGAGGAAGAAGGTCAGTGGACGTGTTCTAAGTGTGGGGCTTGGAAGGGGGAGTTAGGGCAAGAGCCCTCCCCCGAACTTTTTGTTTTGCATCTCGTCGAGATCCTCCATGAAGCGAAGCGGGTTCTTCGGTCGGACGGCCAACTTTGGCTTAACCTCGGGGATAGCTTTGCTAACGACACGAAGTGGGGCGGGTCGAGCGGAGGGAAACACGTCAAGGCCCTTCACGGGGATACAGGGATTGGGCGAGATAAGAAGTCGACGGGACTAATGCCGAAGAGCCTCATTGGAATTCCTTGGCGGGTAGCTCTGGCTCTCCAAGAAGATGGCTGGTGTCTTCGCAACGACAATATTTGGGCAAAGAAAAATTCTATGCCATCACCCGTTTCAGACAGGTTCTCTTGTAAGCACGAACACATTTTCCTGTTGACCAAGGAACCGCACTATTTCTTTGACCTGGAAGCTGTGCGGGTGCCTTTCGAGTCAGGCAGTTATGACGAGGACGGGAATCACTGTCCTTCTCAAAACTGGTTTGAGAAGAATGAGGGGGAGCGGAAGATTGACAACATAGAGGCGAACCTGGGGGATATGTCGGGGCCTCCCCGTAGAGTTGGGCGAGGGCTTTTCAATCCAGGAGGGAAGAATCCCGGGGATGTGTGGCACTTAGCTACCCACCCGTACCCCAAGGCTCATTTTGCTTGTTGGCCACCCGCTATCCCCGAACGTTGTATCAAAGCCGGTACCAGTGAGCGTGGGTATTGCCCTGTCTGCGGTGCTCCGTGGATTCGACAGGTAGAGAAAGAGAAGATTCCGGACCGACCCAATCGAGTGCAGGGTAGGGAGGGGGACACGCTCGGGGAGGCCCACGGAAAGGACGGGAGGTCCGGTTCTCGATGTAGCCTGTCCGTTCGTACTTTGGGTTGGGAGCCTTCGTGTGATTGTGGGTCAGACCTGCCCCTTACCCGTGCTGTGGTGCTTGACCTCTTTAGTGGGTCAGGCACTACAGGCATGGTCGCTCTTCAGTTGGGTAGGGACTACATCGGAATCGACCGGTCCGAGAAATACTTGCCGATGGCCAAGGAACGGATTTCGGGTATAGAGGAGGCTCCTGAGAGCCCTGTCTCACAGGACGGGACGCAGCCTAGCATCACCGACCTTTTCGGCCGATAGGGTATAGTAGGGTCGTCACTGCTTTCTGCATGAGGCCCCTATGCCAGATACCACCACCACTTCAATCCAGTCGTTCGAGGATCTCGTCAGCGTCTCCGATATCGAGAAGACTTACCGCAGTCTGGCTCCGATGGAAGTCGAGCTGGACGATGACCCCCTGGCTTATGGCCCGAAGCGGTTGAACCTCAAGACCTCTGAGGTTCGTCGCTGTCTATCCCAGTTGGAGCGTTCCTTTTCAGAGTGGAGCCGCCAGCGGGCTACTTTGAATCGGAGGGTTATCAAGATCAGTGCTCTCATTGAGCAGAAGATGCAAGACCTCATGGAGAACGACCCCTTGGTCCGTTCCGGTTCTTCCCGTCTCGACAGGGAGGACAGGGCGAATCGGCGGATGCGGGAGGAAGTCTCGGAGAAGACGCGGCTGGAAGAAGCCATTAATGAGATTGACAGTCTGCTTGTGGTGATCAAAGCCAAGCGGGCGGACTTGAAGGATGTTTCCGGTCGAATCAAGGACCAACTGAAGATATGCCAGGAAGAGTTAGGCCTGGGGGCTCGTTGGGGGTCCAGACTGCCAGCGAACGCCGCTTCTATTGAGTTGGTCCCAGGTCTCGGGGCTGGAATGCTCGACACGGCTCAGGATTTGGATTCTGAATTGGAGTCTTTGATTGCCGTAGAGGAATCTGACGAGAGGAGTCGGAACACCACTCCGGCGTGGATGGATGAGGAACCTGTAGCCGAAGAGGTAGAGGAGGCCGTCGAGACGTCCGAAGAAGAGGAGCCTGAGATTCTGGTGAGCCAAGAGGTTCTGGGGGATGGAGAAAGCCCCCAGGCCATTGAGGCTGAGGTTGAGTGTTTGGCGGACGAGGTTGGTGCTCTTGTCTCAGAGCCGGAAGTGCTCGTTCAGGACAGCGGTCCGGTCGAACCAGAGGTAGTCGTTCCGGTTGAAGTGAAGGAAGAGCCCAAGCTGGACTTGGATTTTGATCTAGGGGCTCTGCTCTCGGATGAACCTCCTGCTGTCCAGGAAGAGGAAGCCGTCGTTGAGGTTACTGTCCCTGCCCCAGAGGAGAAGGAGGAATGCTTTCCGATTCCTGAGGTAACAGAGCCCGAGGCGATTGTTTTGGAAGAACCTCCCGTTCTTGTCGCGGATACCGCCCCTGTTACCGAAGCGCCTCTTTCTCCTGCGGCTGAGGTAGAGGCTCTGTTCCTGGGGGTTTCGATCCCTTCTGGGGATTTCGATAGTGTCCAGGACCATCCTTTGGACTCCTTGCTGGCTGGAATCACCGAATCCAAGAGCACGGACAAGGTTGCCAGTGCCGTGGATTCCTTTGGTCTTCTCGTCACGCACGACGAAGAGATCATCAACGCCCTGACCAACGACTGAAAAATGACCCTGTTTGTCGTTTTCCCCGAAGAGACGGGACGCCGATAGAGTATATATAAGATCGGCTGGTCAAGCGACCTGTGGGAACCTGTCAAAGACCGAGCCGAGAACAACCACTGTGAGAAGAGGTAAAAGAGATGAGTGACCAAGAACTGCTGCAAGAGATCGGAGCGATGGAGTTCGGGATCGATTCGGGCGACGATGACGTTGGTCGGAAGCACAATCGTTGGAGCCCGAAGGAAGGCGTGTTCCGTGTTTCGTTCTTCTGGTGGAACGGCATGGACAAGGGCACGATTGACCCGTCGGCTCTGGAGGCCAAGTCTCCGAAGTTCGTCCAGGTCAAGACGTTGTTCGACGACGCCATTGGGACCAACTTCTTTGCCAAGGGCCCTGAGTACCTGAAGCTCTGCCCTGGCAAGCAGGTCAAGGAGTACATCGGCTCGATCATCGTTGTGTGGCCGATCCAGGCTGACGGTGAGATCGATATGGTTGCCGTCAAGGCGGGCAAGGCCAAGGTCTACGTTTGGCGCATGCCTCCCGACAAATATGACCAGATCAAGTCCCAGCACCGCAAGTTCCACCTGGGGGCTTCGGACGTGGAAGTGACGGTCACGGACGCCACCTACCAGAAGATGACGTTCCAGCCCTACGGCAAGTCGTTCCTCAAGCAGCTTGTCGCTAAGTATGAGGAGCCGGGGATCAAGACCGTTCTCCAGCCGCTGCTGGACAAGGCCAAGAGCCTGATCGAAGTCGGCGTGGCTTCGGAGCTGGCCCTGAACCTGTCTCTGGACGAGCTTCGTGAGCGTATGGGCAAGGGCTCTCCGGCCACTGCCACGGCGCATGCGACTGCTTCCAGCGGTGAAGTGGACGCCGAACTCGACGGTCTGATCGATCCCACGAGCAACGACTAGTCCCAGATTGCGAGGGGTCGAGACATGAGAGTTCTCGGTCTTGACCCCTCGCTTTCTCAGTTCGGTTGGGCACTCGTCGAGCTTTCCGGTCCTGAAGGCTATGCTCAGTGCCTGAGTCGTGGAAGGTTGAGGGCGCCTGCTCGCAATTTTCCTGCTTTCGTCCAGCGATACCTCCACCAGCGGGACGAGTTGAGAACTGTGATTCAAGAACAGAAACCCGACAAAGTGTCTATCGAGTCCCCCATCTTTGGGGAAATGTACTCGGAGGGCATGTACGGGCTGTTTCTCTATTGTCACGAGGCTTTGTTGCTGGAAGGTATGGACGCCGTGCATTTCTCTCCTGGACAGACCAAAGCTTGTGCTCGGGAATGCATTCCGCGTCCTCCGAAGTGGAAGATGGAGAAAGAGGATATGGTCGAGGCCGCCAAAACCGTATCCGGTATCAAGAAGTCCTGGAATCACAACGAGGCGGATGCTTACTGGGCGGCTCACTTGGGGGCTAGGTTCTGGCTCCTTCGGGAAGGGGCAATCCAGGAAGAACACCTGGGAGCCAGGGAGCGGGATCTCTTCCTGGAGATCCACAAGTATATGAAGGGTAAGAAGGCGGGGCAGACGGAGTATTCCGGTCTGCTCTATCGGGAAGACGATCGTTTCTTCCTGTGGTCACAACTGAAGGAGGCGTAACATGCCAAAAGGCATTCCTAACAAGAAGCGGATTGCTCCCGTAGAGGATCCGGATCAGGGCGAGATCGAAGAGGGTGTTGTCGAAGTCGTCGAGAAGAATGAAACCCCCAAGGCTTCTATTTCAGGAAAGCCGCCCACGGCCCTGAAGCTGGCCCTGGAGGACCTGAAGAAGGACACCAAGGGCAAAGAAGGTAGCTACGTGGTGCTGGACCCGAAGCTGCTCACTCAGTCTTTCCCTCACTGGGGGACTGGTTCGATTACTGCCGATTACTACATCGGCGGGGAGCCCAACGAGAAGGGGGTTGCACCCTGCCCGGGATTGCCCAAGGGGCGTGTGACCCTGCTGTACGGTAGAGAGTCCTCGGGCAAGACCACCCTCGCCCTTACAATGGCTGCGGCCGTGTGTAAGGCGGGGGGTACTTGCTGTTACATCGACTACGAGCAGGAAGTGAACCTGTCGTGGGCTGAGACTCTGGGGGTGCCGGTCAAGGACGAGGCTCGGTTCCAGCTTCACCAGCCGGACAACCTTGACGCAGGGGCCTTCGTAGCTTTGAAGATGATTCAGCGGGGCGTTTCCCTGGTCATTTTCGACTCGGTCGGAGCTTCTCAGACCAAGGCGGAGAGCCTGAAGGCTCTCGACGAGGCTGCTCGCGTAGGTGCTAACGCTGGGTTCTGGAGTCGAGTGGCTCCCACGCTGAAGAACGCCTGCAACAAGTACGGGTCCTCTTTGCTGGCTATTTCCCAGGTTCGTACGAAGGTGGACACTTCGGGCGGTAAGGCCAAGGGGGATCCTGAGAAGCCCCAGGGCGGGAACATTTGGATGCACGTCCCGAGCGTTCGTATCAAGCTTGTCCGCATCGGCGCTCTGAAGGAAGGGGTTTTCGATCCGTTCCAGAACAAGATCGAAGACGCCGTGGTCGGCCTGATCGGCAAGATGAAGATCGAGAAGTGCAAGGTCAGCCAGAACATGGGACGTGAGGGGATCTATCACCTGCGTTCCGGTTTCGGGTTCGACAATCCTACGACGATCATCGAGCTTTGTTCCAAGCACCGTATTGTCCGCAAGGACGGGTCTTGGTTCACGGTCGAAGGTCCGGACGGGAATGAGTGCCGTGCTCAGGGTCTTCGCGGTTTCCGAGAGAAGGTTCTGAAGGACGAAGCTCTGTTCAAGTTCCTTTGGAGGAAGACCGTTGAGGCGCTTTCCGCCCACGCCGCTTCTCCCGTAGAGGAAGAAGAGGTGGAGATGGTCGAGGGGGACGACGAAGCAGAAGCTCTGCTGGCGGAACTCTCTGGGGAGAAGGGTCTGTCCACGGACGGGTCTGAGATCGATGACGACGAAGGCGGGATCGAGGGCGAATAGATAGGGGGCCCTAAATGGCTGTCAAAGTCCGCATCAAAAATTTCCAGTCACTCAAGGACATCTCCTTTGAAATCAAAGGGATGACGACCATCACGGGCCAGAACAACTCTGGTAAGACCGCTATCATGCGGGCCCTGCGGGGTGTCTGGGAAAACACGGCTTGTGAGTCCTACATTCGTTCCGGAGAAGCCTATTTCTCGGTTTCGATGGATTTCGAGGACGGGCAGTCCGTGCTTTGGGAGAAGGGGACTGAGAAGCCAAACGGGAAGGGCGGGACCATCAACCGCTACGTGATCAACGGTGTCACGTACAATGACGTCGGGCAGGGGGTTCCGGAGGCTCTGGACGCACTCAAAATCACGTCCGTCCAGGCCTCCGGACACACCCTCTGGCCTCAGATCGCCACACAGTTCCCCGACACGCAGCACTCCTCCCAGGTGTTCCTGCTCGACAAGACGGGTCCGGTGATCGCAGAGGCAATCGCGGACGTGGAAAAGGTCGGGTTGTTGAACAGAGCTTTGAAGGAGTCTGAGACTGACCGCAGGACCGCCAACGCCGAACTGAAGACTCGACGTAAGGATGAATCCGAGGTCGCAAAGGGCCTGGAGCGGTTCGAGGGCTTGGAAGAGGTCGACGTAGAGGTCATTCGACTTGAAGAGAAGTCGGCCGAGTTGGAGGAAGCCCGTAAAGGGTTGTTGCTCCATATGCTGCTCAGGGAGAAGGTGCAGAAGGCGGCGGGGGAAGTCTCTCGACTCCTCCCTGTGGAAAAGGTAGCTGTTCCGAGTACCGAGCGGGTTGCAGAACTGGAGGGCGCCCAGAAGAATCTGGCCCTCCACACCACGTTGCGGGATAGGGTTGTGAGAACCGACAAGGAAGTCTCTCGGCTCCTGCCTATCGAGAAGGTTCTTATCCCTGGGGCCGAGCAAACCGACAAGCTGCAGAAGTACCAGAAAGCGCTTACCACGGCTTCTAGGCTGAAGGGCTCTCTTGCACAGGCTGCGGCGGAGGTTTCCCGCCTGGGGGGTGTCGAGCAAGCTATTATCCCTGACGAACCGGTTTCCGTACAAGACCTCGGGGCACAGTTGCGGCAAGCCCACGAGATCCAAGCGGCCATTAAGAAGGCGGCGGGGGACGTGGAACGGTACTCCGCGATTGAGGGGGTTGAATTCCCCTCCTCCGATCGGCTCCTGAAGATTCAGAAGACTCTGGGGGAAGCCCTGGACTTCAAGAAGCGGTTGTCGGGGACTGCCACGGAGGTGGCTTCCCTGACGGGGCAGTTGGAGACCGCTGAGAAGGGGTATATTGCAGCAGGGGTTGAAGTCGACTCCCTGAAGGCAGAACTGGGAAGCTGTCCTCTCTGCGGAGAGGTTTTCGGTGAAGGACACTTGCATGGATCCTAAAATCCTGAAGGCCGCTATTGGGGATAGCCCTGGTGTCGCCTCGTTGTACTACGGACAGGACGTGCTTGAGACTCTGAAGCAGTTACCGGACCAGTCCGTTCATATGGTGGCAACTTCGCCTCCCTATTTCAACTTGCGTTCATATTTGCCCGAAGGGCACCCTGACAAGGCACGTGAAATAGGAGTCGAGGAAACCCCAGAGGAGTACGTCGAGAAGCTGGTTGTGGTGTTCCGTGAAATCTGGAGAGTGTTACACAACTCGGGTGTGATTTGGATTAATATCGCAGATAGCTATGTGGGTGGCGGGGGCTTTTCCCCTAATGCCCCGTCAAATCTGGCAGGTTCTAAGCAGGCTACGCAGGGCGGGGCTAAGCCTGGGGGCGTTAAGCCCTGCGGTAAGCTGAAGCCTAAAGACCTCGTTGGTATCCCCTGGCTGGTAGCCCTGGCTTTGCGGGATGATGGCTGGTATTTGAGATCCGACTGTATCTGGCATCGGATCAATAGCATGCCAGAGAGCGTTTCGGACCGCTGTACTAGAACCCATGAGTACATTTTCATGCTGACCAAGAAGCCTAAGTATTTCTTTGACGCAGAGGCGATCAAAGAAAAGACGGCTGCGGAGACTAGAGACCCCAGTACGACGGGGGTTACGGATTTTTTCGGATCAAATGAGGACACTTCTGATTCTGTTGATATTGATGTAACGAGAAATCATAGAACAATTTGGTCTTTTTATTCTCGTCCATATAAAGGCGCTCATTTTGCTACTTTTTGCGAGGAGCTTCCTGAGACCATGATCAAGGCAGGTTCCAGCTCATGGGGTTGTTGCCCTCGCTGTCTAGCCCCTTGGAAGAGAGTATCGGGGAAGCCCTGCGAGAAGTGCGGCGCTTTCGTCAGAACGGCTGCTGTCAAGTGCCCAGGTTGCGGTCACGTTCGGGATTGGAAGAAAGGCCGTATGGCCAAGGAAGAACTTCTAGCCGGGAATTTTGATTCCGGGTCGGGAAAGCACGTTCCCAGGTTCCCGGGCAATTACAAGAACAACACGGTCTTTGGGGAGTGGGTTCCTACCTGTAACTGTCCGGCCCATGAGCCGGTTCCATGTACCGTGCTGGACCCTTTCAGCGGGTCTGGGACTACGGGCAGGGTAGCCCTCCGGCTGAAGCGTAACTACATCGGGATCGATTTGAACAAAGAGTACGAGGCCATGGCCGTCAAGCGAATTGACGGGGTTACGGAGCCCGAGGTTTCTACTGACGGAATTCTGGAGCAAGGGACGCTCGTTGTTTTTGGAGCCTCAAAATGATCAAGCTAGTTTACCGTAAAGACGCTCATCTTGCCGGACAGTCTCCGCAGTCCCGTAAGGATGACTACGCCGAGTCCATTCTCGCCAAGCTTCGACAGACTGTTGAAATCGCAGAGGAAGAGAACGCGGACGCCCTGTTGGACGGTGGGGACCTTTTCCACGTCAAGGCACCGACGAGGAATCCCCACTATCTGACTACCCGTTTGATTGAGGCCCACTACTCCAGGGTTCGTACGTACCTGACTCCCGGGAACCACGACGTGGTGTACGGGGATATGCAGCACCTCGCCCAACAGCCCCTTGAAGTGTTGTTTGCCTCTGGGGCGATTCGACGCTTGTACGGAGAGCATGAGGCGGTGTTCGAGCGGGACGGTTTGAAGGTGCGTGTTGTCGGGGTAGCTTATCCTGGCAGGGAGTACGACAAGAGCATTCTCGATATCAAGAAGAAGGACGAGGACTACCTCGTTGTGTCCGCACACCTCCTGGCCAGCAGCGAGGGCGGGTCTATGTTCGAGAATGAAGATATCATCTCCTACAGTGACCTCAAAGGGCTGGATGCTTCGGTCGTGCTGTTTAGTCACTGGCATAAGAACCAGGGCATTGTAGAATTTGCCCCTGGGAAGTGGGTCGTGAATATCGGGGCTCTCTCCCGAGGGTCTTTGATTCAGGACAACGTGGAGCGCACTCCCTCGGTGGCGGTTCTCTCGTTTACCAAAGAGGGCATTCAGGTTGTGGAACGGCCTCTGAAGGTTCTGCCTGCGGACGAGGTTTTCGATTTGCAGGGTAGAGTACGAGCGGAAGCCCGTACCATGACCATCGAGGATTTCGTGACCCACGTCGATGAAATGCTGTCTCCTACGGTCACGCAATCGTTGGCTGAGACGGTGCGAAACCTGCCTGATATTCCGGAAGCTGTGCGGGAGAAGACTCTCGATTACATTGAACGAGCTAAGGTAGTCTGACGATGGAACAGCAGAAGATTCTCTATTGGACGGGGTTCGACCGTTACGAAAACTGCCCTCAGCAGTACCTATGGTACTACGGCTGGCCCGGAATCGACGTGGGGGGAGGTCCTGGGAAAAAGAAGCCCGTCCCGAAGCAGCGGTCCGAGCACCACCTCCTCATGGGGACTGTGATTCAGGCTGTCGTCGAGTGGATGTATCTAACCGAAGCATGGAAGAATCCGGTTACTCTGCGATCTTCCGCTCGGGAGACCCTGGACAAGCGGTTCGAGCGGGAGTTGGCTCGACGTTTTGTCGACTGGCACGAGGTTACCCGTCAGGAGATTTACGATATCTGCCTGAGCGGGGTAATGGGCTATCTGGATACGATGGTTGCCAACCGGTTGGTTGGGGACGTGATGCGGCCCGAGATTGAGTTCATCGGTTGCCTGAAGCAAGACAGCTACCCTATTGCGGTTCGAGCGGACCTTGTGATTGTTCGCAAGAACACGAACGTTCTGCCTGGGGTGACCGTTCTAGACGGGAAGAATTCCAAGCACAAAGACAAGTACACGAATCCAGATCAGTTGAGGTGGACCGCCCTTTGCCATTATCTGCGTCAGGGGACTTTGCCAGACCGGTTGGGGTGGTGTTACTACCGATACCCTGCGGGCACTCCCATTCCTGGGACGGATCAAGTAGAGACAGGGATTGACTGGGTGTCCTACACTCTGGACGAAGTCAAGGGTCTGGCGGCACGGGCCATCGAGGCTCACGACGGATTGTTGGCACAGAATTTCGATCCGCATCCGGTTCCGAAGGTCTGCAAGTTCTGTGATTACGAGCCCGTGTGTGAGGCTCGGCAGACTACCAAGAGGCGCCGGAAGCCCAAGCCAAGTTTGTTTGGGGATGGGGAGGATTGGTCCCCCCGTGAGGTCGAGATCGAGGGAGAGCCTGAATAGAGTATATAGGGGACTGACGAGTTCACCGGACTGAGAGGTAAAAAGAAAATGCCGGATCCTACGATGCAGTTGGAAGCCGCTCTCAAGAAGCGGGAGACGCTCTCGAACCTGAAGGAGCGGTTGACAGGTACTTTGGAAGCCGCTAAGAAGCGTCAGGAAGAGGCTCGGGCGGAATGCCAGAAGCGGGGGATCGACCCCGACAATCTGGACAACGTGATCAAGAAGTTGGAGACGGCCTTCTCCGAGGGCGTTTCCAAGTTCAGTGCAGATTTGGAAGTTGCGGAAACCAACCTCAAGCCGTTTGCAGGAGAACAAGGATGAAGATTCAGGTTGCCAGCCAGGACCTCAAGGCCGCGTTCAAGGTTGCGTCGTGCGCCGTGGGTAGTGAGGGCGAAGACGTCCAGACCCATTTCGTGTTCAGGGCTTCGGACAAGGGGAAGGTGGAGATCCTGTCCTATTCCCAGCGTATCTTCGCCAGTTCCCCTCTGGTCTGCACGGTAGAGGGCGGGCCTTTCTCGTTCACGATGCGTGCAAAGGATATCCAGAAGTGGGTGCGGGCTCTGCCGGATGAGCTGTTGACGTTGGAATTCGACCAGGGTACCGCCAACGTGGTGGCCAAGGCCAGCAATGCCACTGTCCCGTTCGGATCCCTGGATCCGGCCAGTTTCCCCTACTGGGACGGCGAACTGAAGGACGCCAAGGAGATTTCAGAGATTCCGGCCGGTGCCTATCGTGAGGCCCTGATCTATGCTCGCGGGTTTGCTTCGAAGGAAGACACGCAGCAGCCCGCTCTGTGTGTTGTGCGAGTGCAGGATGGTGTGTGCATGGCGACGGACCAGACCGGCGTGGTCAAGGTCACTATCCCTTCCCTGAAGGGCACCTCTACCCTGGCCCACACCAAGTACCTCAAGGGTCTGACCGACTACCTGGGGGGCTTGGGGACGAAGCCGGTCAAGGTGCTCACTCATCCCCGTATGACTGTGTACGTGGGTCCGGATGGGGAATATTTCGGGGAGAGCGCTCACGGGCTCATGTTCCCCGACCTTTCGATTGACGGGAATATCCAGGACCAGAACTGGTGGGAGTTCAACGTCAAATCGATGCAGTCGGCTATCGAGGCTCTGGGGGCTACGGCCAAGGACGATGATCAGAAGATCAAGTTCCGTCTCGACCCGCAGGCCAACAAGATCATGATGTCAATGGCTACTCGAACGGGCGGAGAGAGCCGTTTCGAAGTTCCCTGCCTGGGTTACGGGAAAGAGCCGGACTTCGATATCTACACCGACACTTTCACTTTGGGGAAGGGCCACCTTCTCACGATCCTGGGCCTGTATACGGACGCCACTGCCCGTCTCGGGGTGAACTACCCTGGAGCCAAGACGAAGACCGGTTGGGTTCGTCAGCGTCGTGTTGTCGCCAGCCCTGAGGGCGATTGCGAGTTCCTGGCAATCCTTCTCTGGCTGTTCTAGGAGACAAGACTTTGGAACCTCTAGTCTTATACTTGAGCAGACAGTTGGGGTTGGGGGTTTCCTGCAACGCTCTATGCCAGGAGTTGCTGGACGACCAGTCTTTGCTGGGGCGGGCCTATCCCCGGGTGTGTCGCAGTCGCGTAGCGGCACAGCTTAGGGCCCAGACAAAAATCCGCAAAGCTCTGGATTGTTCTTTCAAGCCTCTATTTGCGTGGTTCCTGGAACGCAAAGCGGGCCAGACCTGGGACGTGGTCAGTAAGCAGGTTGTTTTGGCGGGTAGTGTGAAGGAGGCTCGCGTGTTGGCTTCTGAAAAGGCCGGAGAAGAAGGGGCTCGGTGTTGGTTGTCGGGGCGACGGTCTACATGCACCCGACTCCCCTCTGTGGAAGGGCCTGCTCGTGCTCTTGTCAACAATTACGCAGGCTAGGCTTTAAGATGGAACCTCTTCTGGCTGTCCCCGCGATTACACCCCTTCGCTCAAAGCTGGAGAGGGTGAAGGGAGTTCGAGACGGCGAGCAGCTTCGTCTCTCTACCCTCCAGAAAGCTATCAAGAAGTTGGAAGAGGACGAAGAACTTCTGAGTCTGGTTTCCGCCCTCCTGCGTTCCCTGATTGATAAGGAAGTGGAAGCAGGGAAGCAGGTCATCGAACGTTTGCAGACCGAGGCGTTGCAGGCGGTGTTCGATGATCAGGATATTTCCCTGCGAGCGGAACTTTCCATCCAGAGGAACAAGGTAGCCGTCGAGTTGGTGACTGTCCAGAAGCAAGAGGACGGCACGGTGAATCAAGGTATCAGTTCGGACGCTTTCGGCGGGGCTGTGACTACGGTAGAATCCGTGCTGATGCGTATCGTCGTGATCCTGCGCCGAGAGCTTCGTAGGATTCTGTTGTTGGACGAGAGCCTTCCGGCGTTCGATCCCAACTACGTGACGAACATGGCGAAGTTCCTCTCCCTGTTGTGTGCTAAGCTGGGCTTGGATATTTTGCTCATTAGTCACAACCCCGTTCTGATTGAAGGGAGCGATAGCGCCCTCACACTGGTCAAGAAGGGCAATTTCGCCAAACTGACAAGGCTTCGTTAAAATGAGCACTGCTCAACGTACCGGAATGAAGCGTCGGAAGGAAGTTGAACAGAAGCTCCGACAGGTACGTTTCCGGCACTTGAAGGTCTATTTGAACGAGAAGCTGAAGCGAGCCGCCTGTAACTGTGAGTTTTCGGGCTGCTACCCCCAGGGAACAGAGGCCACTTGTGCTCATGCAGCCCTCCTTGACGTCCCCTATCGTATCTGCGATTCCAGGTTCGGAGGGGATAAGATCGCTCAGGTGTGTCCTCATTTCCAGGCCAAGCTGGGGGTCGAGCAGTACAAGGAAGAGTTCCGGCAACTCATGACCCGCAGTCGGGCTGAGATTGCTCAACGGTATCCTGATATCGCGGCTCTCATGTGGGTGCTCGGTGAGGATTTCGTGCAGGATATTCAATTGGAGGCTGATGATGTCTGGTCTGAAACCGAAACCCCGCAAGATTCTGGCTCTGCACCTGGACCAGATGACGAAGCCTGTACCCGAGCGGGCCTCGGAGAAGGCGCCGACCTCACCGGCAGAGTGCCCGAAGGTGCCTCGCAAGAACCACGACCTTCTGGGGCGGGGGACACTGCCTCTTAAAGAAGGGACCCTGCTCGTAGAGTTTCCTGTTCACCCTGGACTCGCTCCTTACTTGGTTACAGGGGCTTCGAAGCCCCATCTTTGGATTGAGCGGGCTTTTGGCAAGGGCGGTAGGGGTGCTTACGTCCGTCTCGCGGTGAAGTCCCAGGAAAAGGATCTCGGAGCCTACTACTGGTCCATGGTGGAGACTTTGAGTCAGCGGAGTGATCAGTCCGGATGGGGGAGCATATTCAAGGCCACTCCGGAGGTGCCTTTTGAGGAAACCATCCGTAAGGCTCTCCAGTATGTTCTCTCGTTCGATATCAGCGAGGTCGAGGTGTTGGTCCATCCCGACTGTGCAGATTCTGCCATGAAGGCCGTGGCTCCTGAATTTGTGACTCCGGTTACGTGGTTCAAGACCCCTTGTTGCGTGGTGGTGCCCAGGGATCGCGATTTCCTGGGGGCTCTCCTGGCCGTGTCCCCTGGAAGGTTTGTGGGGATCGTCCACAATGCCAGTCGTGGTTTTGCAATGGCTGTCCCGACTGCGGGGGTCGCGGTTTGAGAGCGTGGCTTGAAGAGGCTCTGTCGAATACTGAGTTGCCGGAGGACGCAATAGGGTATCTATTACGGCGTGGCGCCAAACCCGAGACCTACACGAAGATGGGGGTTACAGTTTGGCAGGCTCCGGAAGCGGTAGCGCCGGACCAGAGCCGCAAAGACCGGTATGGCCCCAGGTGGGAGAAGCTTCAGGGACGGCTTGCTATCCCGCTAGTATCCCCCGCAGGTAAGGTAATTGGGGTCGAGTTTCGAGGGATGGAGCAGAAGAAGTTGGATCGGTATCTGCTCCCCGAGGCGGAGTGGAATCCGGTCTGGCATATGATTCCAGGGTCCGTGGAGGCTCTGTGGGCTGGACGTCCTGCGTGGTTGGTTGAGGGGGCTTTCGATATGTACGCCATGGAATGGGCGGCCCCTGGAGACGGTATTTTCGCAGTGCTGAGGGCGGCTCTTTCCAGGAAGCAAATTGAGTTCCTGAGGCGGTTTGCCTCTTTCGTGAATGTTTGTTTCGACAGGGATAAGCCCGGGTTGGAAGGCATGCATGGAGGAAAGGACAAGACCGGTAAGTTTCATCCTGGGGCGTTGTACCTCCTCAGGAAGGCCGAGATCGCGTGTGCAGAGGTTGTTTTCCGGGGGGGTAAAGACCCCGGTGAATTGTGGGATGCAAGGGGTCGGGACATGACGGCATGTTTCGGTCGCTAGCACCATCGACAAGAGGAGAGAAGAAATGGAGTACTGGCTGGCACCGGAAGAGGAACTGAAGCGGATCCAGGAGATGGCGGACAAGTACGAGCGCCTGAATCAGGTCGCTCTCGTCTCGGATGAGATCGCCATCGTGTTTCGTGAGAAGGCGTCGAAGTCGGGCGGCAAGGTTTCGCTCGGGAAGACCCTGAAGACGAGTCCGATGCAGACAGCTTTGTCGGCAAAGGATTGGAAGTTCGTCCTTCAGGTCGGGCATGATGAGTGGGTGAAGCTTGACGCCACCCAGCGGGAGGCCCTGCTGTTCCACCTGCTGTGTGGTTGCGGCGTCAAGGAAGATGAAGAGGCGGGCGGGGATCTCGCGTTCACCGTCATTCCTCCGGATATCCAGGCGTACCGCGAGGAACTTGAGATTTTCGGTGTCTGGCAACCCAAGGGTGAGGACGAAGAAGAAGCCTCGTCCGCCTCTGTCGAGGCTCTGTTCTCGAAGAAGGAACTGGACAAGGGCAAGGGCGTCGACGCTGCGGAAGAAGAGGATTCGGAATAGTCTCTGGACCGTTCTAGCTTGATGATCTCCCGAAGAGGTGCTGAGTGAGTTACGATACTTCGTTCCGGCCTCGAACCTACGATGAAGTGTTGGGGCAGGAAGCTATCATTCGAGTCCTTCGGGAGATCATCAAGCAAGGTCGGGGGTTTCAACAGTCCTACGTGTTTGCGGGTCTGTGGGGCGGCGGAAAAACCACGTTGGGTAGAATCTTCGCCAGAGCCCTTCTCTGTCAGCATCCGAAGGATACGGGAGATCCTTGTGATGAGTGTCTTTCTTGCAGGTCTTTCCTGGAGAAGGGAGTCAGCGAAGATTTTACAGAGGTAGACGCCGGAGCGACGTCCAAAGTAGAAGATGTGCGTAAGATTCTTGATCTTTTACAGTTCCAAACATTCTCCGGTAAACAACGGATATACTTGATCGATGAGAGTCATCGTCTAAGTTCGGCCTCCAGAACAGCACTTCTTAAGTCTTTAGAGGATGAGGTTAAACCCGGCTCTAAAGATAAGCAGCTTGTTTGCATATTCTGTACTACAGAGCCAGAATCAATGCACCCAACGATCTTTTCTCGCTGTGCCCCTATCTTTAGAGTTCAAGCAGTGGCTCCCGAGATCCTTGCCAAGCGGCTGGCTTTCGTGTGTGAGCAGGAGAAGGTCCCGTACGACAGGGAGGCTCTGGTTCTAGTCTCCGAGATCGTGGAGTGCCATATCCGTGACGCCCTGAAAGCCATAGAAGGGATAGCCCTTCTGGGGGCCGTCAACTTGGAAAACACTCGGTCCTACCTGCACCTGGATTTGCAGGATACCTACCTGTCCATCATCGAGAACCTCGGAACGGACCTGCAAGGAGTCTTGTCCCGTACGGACGAAATGTTCCTTCAGATTTCTCCTGCGACGTTCTACGAGAAGCTGGCCGAGATTGCTTTGCTGGCCTACCGGCTCTTTCTTGGGATCCCCCCGCAAGGTTCTCACTGGGACAAGGTTCGGTTGCAGGCGGTGGGGCAGAGATTCGGGGAGAAGCTTATCGACGTGGCATCTTGGCTGTCCCAGCGTCCGGTACGGCCTTCCCCCGCTATGGTGCATTGTGATCTGGCGATTCTGCATCGTGTAGTGTCTGGCGTGCAAGCTTTGCCCGCGACAAATCCCGACCCTGTTGTTTTCATGGCAAGTTCTGCCCCGCCCGTCGCGCACCCTATTAGCAATATGCCTCTTCCCGCACTTTCTTCTCCGACACCGATAGTTTCTCAGCCCCAGGCTGTTTCTGCAACTTCGGTATCTACAAATGGGAAGACTTCTGGTACTATATCGATGGTAACAGCAGGTGGGCGTTTCGATGCTGATCCACGAGGGTATCGAAGACCTGATTCTGTTGAAACAAAAAAGAACCCTGCGATCATGGAACCTGCCGATTTCGGACGGTTCCTGTATCAACACTTTTTGAGTATTGCCGATGGACAAACGGGACAATCCAACATGGGTGGTAGTTGAACTCAACCGGACCGGAGAGGTCAAGGTTGAGGAAGGTACCTTAGAAGAGTCCCTTCGGCGTGACCTGGATGCTGATCTTCCCCTTTTCATTCCAGCTAAGACCTACATGAAGGGCAATAAGCCCGTTACCGTACAGTTGATGCAGGGGTACGCTTTTGTTGGGGCGGGGCTCGACGAAGTTTCCTACTTCGCTTTGGAGAAGCGCCCTTACGTCAGTCGAGTTCTCTCTTCAAAGAATGCAAGCAAGATGCGGGTTCTGCAGGTCGTCTCAGACGAGAAGGTCAAAGAGCTTCGTAGAAAGCTGCGGGAGGCGATAGCTTCCGATATCGAGATCGGGGCTCACGTTACGATTACGGAAGGGCAGTACGCCAAGCTAGACGGGAAAGTGGTCGGACTGGAAGAAGACAATGCCTTTGTCTACGTTGTGCTGCGATCTTTGAAGATCGTTGCGTCCGTGCCGGTGGTCTTTCTTGAGACCGTCGAATGCGGGGCAGATTGTGCTGTGTGTCTTGGACTGGGCGACGGCGAGAGAAGCCGCAACACCTGGGGAGATGCAGCATGGCACAATTTTGGTCCGGACATCAAGTCGTAGACCCAACTGAGTTGGAAGCAAGGTTCTCCAATGAGGACGGGATAGGCTACCTGGAGTCCATTACCGAAGAGCCTTCAGAAGAGGCTCTAGAGAAGATCAAGAAGGTTCGGGTCATAATGGAGACGCTTCCGGACAGGGAAGCGGACTTCGTCGACCTGTATTTCTTCAAACAGATTCGGCAGACTGGCATTGCCGATATTTTCAAGGTCAGTCAGCCGACCGTTTGTTACCGGCTCCAGAGAGCGACGGCTCGAATACGATTCCTGCTGGAACTGCCCGCCTTGATCTGGGAAGATTTCCAGCGGGATGTGGCTGTGGCTTTGCCTGATTTTCTTGACCGACGGATCATGTTCCTTATGTATGGGACGGCTTGTCAGAGTGAGGTAGCCAAGATTCTGAAGGTGTCCCAGGGGTTGGTTCGGCACCGGTTCATCCGTTCCATCGTGCGTTTGAGGGATCACGCGGATATGGGCCTCTATGCCAAGTTGTTCGAAGCTATTGCCAGCAACCTGAATATCCGTAGGGAAGTCCAGCGTTCTTGGGAAGGCCGCGTCTCCTGCGTTGTTGCCTAATCTGGCACTTTCGTTTTCCTGTCTATAGCCTTCTTCTAGTAGAGCAGTGTCGGGAGTGGCGATGTCAAAAAGTTCGGTCCAAACAGAGTCGAAAGGCACCCAGCGAGTCGTGATGTCACACAAGGTGGCCTCTCGTTGGCTAGAGCAGGCGGCTCAGCCTGAGTACCGCATGCGAGTGTTTGTGGGGTCCGACTATGAGAACCTCCCTAACCTCCTGCGATCGTTCCGTGACGGCAAAGTGGCGTTGAAGAAAGTGGCTTCTATTCCAGACCTGGGGATTGAAGTCCAGGCCGATTACGTGTCGGTGTGGTCGAAGAACAGGACCGCGTTGCTCACGCTCCGGAAGTGGTGCGAGGATCGAAAGTTGGAAACCTCGGGAATCTGGTAAGGAATAAGACCATGAGCACACTCAGGAAGGCTGCGATTCAGTTGGCCCATGGGAACCCCAAGGTTCGTCCATATCTGTTGCCTCTACTGGCCCGTACGGCGGCGGGAGGAAAGTGGATTCAGGACGCCATTAAGCAGCCTGGGGCTCTCCATGAGCACTTTGGAATCCCGAAGGATGAAACTATCCCCCCTGAAAAGATCGACGCCGAGATTGCCCGCGTGAAGTCGAAGAAGAAGCCTTCTGCGGGGGATGCAACCCTGCTCAAGCAGTTGAACCTCGCCAAGACCCTCCGAGGGTTCGGGAAGAAAGCGGGGATGGTGGGGGACACAGAGCCTGTGCTGGGCACCGCTTTGGACTACTTCTCGCGAGATCGGGCCAAGAACCTTGTGAACAAGCTGCTGGCGAAGTACACGAATGGTATTTTCAGGGACACTTCTTGGAAGCCTCTGGGGGATATCCGACGGGCTTTCGAGCAGGCTAATATCCCCCTGATCATTTCGGGCGGGACTTATGGCCACAACGATGAGGGCACGCCGACCAACAAGAGCTGGCACCTGGAGGTCCCCTTCATTAACCAGGGCGGGAAGCCCACATGGCTGATCGGTACTTGTGTGGCGTCGGGAGCAGGTTCCGTTAAGGACCCTCTGGAACGCTATGATCTCGTAGCATACGTGAGCTAGGGGGTTAGGGCCATGGATGACAAGCAACTCCGAAAAACTTTGGTGCGGTTGGCTCACCAGAAGCCCGAGCTTCGTGGGAGGCTTCTGCCCCTGATCCGTACCGCGGCAGTGAAGCGTCCGGAAGAGTTCAAGCACCTCAAACGTTACACCTCTTCTGATCTGCGGGAGTTCTGTGACTCTCTGTACACGAAGAATTTCCTCCGGATGAAAACCCACGACGCCTGGAAAACAGGGATGCTCCTCTCCTCTCCTATGTACGCTCTGGGTTCGGGGTTGTTGGGTTCGTTTGGCGGGCCAGTGGGCAAGGCGATCCGTGAACGTTCATTGAAACCGATTCTTGCAGGGGCTGCGGACCCAGGCGGGAAGATTCTGGACGGTATCCTGCGTACGATTGGGCCGGACAACGTTTTGGAACTGATGTCAGGGGAAAAATACGCTTTCATCACCTGGATTACGGACAACGGGGAAAACGTTGTGTCGGTGTCTTTCCTCCCTGACAAAGAGAAGAAGGCCCCTGGCGTTGGAATGAAAGTTTTTGAAATCACGGACTACCTTCAGGCTCATGGTCTGATTCCGTCCGGCGGTGGTTCCCAGTGGAATTACTATGGTCTGGAAAGCAAACCTGGGGAGGGACCCTTCGTTCGTCTTGGGAAGAGGACGATTCGATTGGTGTGGCGTAGTCGGCGTACGGATCAGTGGGCTCCAGGTAGGAAAGGTCCGTTGATGGATGGCGGGGCGGACCGTGAATATGCGTTCGGGAACACCACTCCTGCAATGCTGGACGGCATGATCGAGTACGTGAAAAAACACTCGAAGGGGCGGTAACAGTGGCTGCAACCCGAACTCTAGTATCTGCAACGTACCAGTCCGTCGTAGACGAAGGCACCTTTACCTTTGTCGTGACGGTGGACTCGAACTCCATTTCTGGAGTGCAGAGCATTCGGGGTCCGAACGGGACGTACTTGGATTCCATGACCTCGTTGCCTCAAACGGTCGTGCAGGATATCCAGGACGCAATCACGCAGGTGGAGGACCAATTGGCCCAGACAAGTGATATCAATGGTCAGTTGGTGTTTGCAGGGGAAACAACGAAGGCTGTGGTTTTCGTGACTCCCATGGGGAACACCAACTATCGGGTGGTTACTTCCGTAGTGGACTACGTCCCTGTTCGAGTGATTAGTAAGACGACGACCGGTTTCACGGTGGAGACTGGCGTCACCTATACGGGTCGCGTTGGGTACGACGTTTTCGTATAAGAAAGGGAGGAAAAGACCATGGATAACACGCTGCTTCGTAAAAATCTGGTTCGGTTGGCGCATGAGAAGCCCGAGCTTCGTGAGAAGCTGGTCCCCCTGCTGAAGAAGACGGCGGGCGCAAATCGGAAGGCTTTTGCTTCCAAGGTGAAGACCGAGTTCAAGATCATTGTTGATCATATTGAGAAGACTACTACAGAAGATTTCCCTGATTCGGGAGCCTCTGGAAAGTCCAGCATCGAGATTTCTAAGAGCAATCTCGGGTCTTTTGGCTCTTTCAGTGAGGTCGTAGGCTTTCTTCAGAGACAGTATGATTTTCCAGGCTCTAAAGAAAATTGGAATGCTTTCGAGCCAGGGCGTGTTACGACGAACCGTTCTGAGACGGACTCCGGGAGTGTCCCTGATACCACAGAGACACTGGGTTGGCAGAAAGGGGAACAACGGCTGTTCCTTGCAGACTACAATGTCTGGTTCCATTTCGCCCGGGTCTATACGCCGAGCGAGAAGGAAATTTCCAAGGTCTTCAAGATTCCGATGTATGACTAAGAGAGGTAAAAGACCATGGCTCAGGGACCTTTCCAGGTAGACCAGCTTAAGATCGAGCCCTCAGCGGCCGGTACACGAACAATCGGACGCCATACGGATGGATCTATTCTGTTCACGGACCCTGTGGCCGGAACTCTGACTCTTGCGCAGTTGGCTGGTTTGCAAACCATGACCAACGTGCTCATGGTCGGTAAGGGAGGCCCCGCTTCTCGCTACACAACCCTTACGGACGCCCTGGCCACTATCCCCCCTTCCGCGTCGAGCACGAACCCTTACGTGGTTCTGGTCGGTCCTGGGGTCTATGAAGAGAACGTGATTCTCAACAGCGACGGTGTGACTCTGTTCGCCTTGGGTTCCGTTCGAGTCACGGCTCCCTCGGGGAGTACAACGGCGGCTCTCACTATCCAGGCGGACGGTTCTGTTGTGCCGAAGGGCTGCAAGGTCATCGGGTTTTCTTTCGTCAACCCAAACAGCAATCGAGACTGTGTTCGCATTTATGGTCTGGCGGGTTCCGAAGTTGGGTCCGAGTGGCTCTCTTTCCTTGACTGTGACTTCGAAGCTTCAGGGGATGGGGCTTATCAAATTCGAGCGGACACGGCTGACTTCATCCGTGTCCAAGGGGGTTCCTGGTCGAACAGCCACGTCAACTCCCGCACCAAGTTCACGAACTGCGCTCGGGTTGTGGTTGAAGGGGTGCAGGACGCGAAAGACTTCACCCTCCTGTACGACACGACTGGTTCCGTTCCGAGTGAGGTTTCCAGTGAGTACCGCTTGGCCTATCTGAGCGGAGTTGACACCATCGCCTGCACCCTGTCTGGAGCGGGTAGCCTCTTCCTCGACAACGTGTCTCAAACTGGCAACCTCACGGTTGACGGGGACCGGCCTCTAGACGCTAGCTTCTGTAGGTTCGGAAACCTTACCGTGAACGGAACGGTAGAGGCAACACTGTCTGCCTGTTCCAGAGGAACCGCGACGGGTTCTGGTACAAGCACTCTGGCGGAATCCTATCTGAGCGGGTCCGCTTCTTTCACGGCGGATGATACAGGGGCCGTGGCTTTCGACGTGGGCCAGCCAGATACCGACTATTCCGTGTCCTTGGAACTCGGGGCAAATGCCGGAGGGTTAGTTCCTGCTTCGGTAGAGACAAAGACGGTTTCTGGTTTCGATATCGTTTTCGACGCTGCTCAGACCACGACGGTAGGCTATACCGTGACTCGCAAGCTGTAACAGGGAGACGTTGGATTATGAACAAGCAAGCTGCGGCTACCGCCCTCCAGATCGTCGGGGAGTTTCTTTCTCGCGAATGGCCCGAAGCCAAGAAGGCTATCGACGTCCAGGATTGGACCAAGGCTCTGAGCTGGGTCGACATGATGCTGTCTGCCTATTTCCACGCGGCGGGGATGAACGAGGCTGTTCTCGACCTCTCGGACACGGACGCAGCTTCTCGCCTCTCTTCCCTGAAGCGGGCTTTGGAGCAGGGCGATCCGGACAAGATTGCTATCTGGGTGCGGTATGTTGAGCAAGAGGCGATCCCCGAGTGGAAGAAGATTCTCGTCAAGTACCGCTGGCAGTCGAAGTGGATGGGCAAAGCGGAGACCCTCATGCGGATGGCGAATCCGATTCTGAATGAGGCTGCGGGGATGAGCACTGCGATTTGGAAGAAGGTTTCGGAGAAGTATTTCACTGCGGGCCCCGAGGCGGCTCAGGAAATGCTCGACAAGATTAATGCCCGCAGGAACAAGGTAGCCCAGAAGTTCTCGTATGAGGATATGGTTGCCAACTTCTCACAGGCGAGTCTTGACGCCAAGGACTACTTCACGGACGGCGGTCAGGCTTGGAACGGCCCGAACTTCTCTCGCGTGCAGGACTACGTTCGTAAGGAGCGGGACGAAGCAACCCTGGACCTTCCGGTTATGTCGGGAACCAGAGTGGCTTTCAACCCCACCCTGGAAGCACTGTTGACCTATCCGACTCCTCCGAATGCCAAATACGCTGGAACGGTGGTTCGGGTGCGGACGGCACACGGGGATATGACAGCGGTCAAGGATCTCGTGTTCGTGAAGTGGGATACCGGTTCGTTCATGCCGGTCATGCGTCAGCACCTGCGTAGGGCGTCGACCAAGAACCAGAAGACGGCTTCCTCCTATCGTGTGGTGACGGCCTCCCTGGGGGACTTGACCGAATTCATGAAGGTTGGCGGGGCCAGCGACTCTCTCATCCACAAGGCCACTCGGGATCTGTGGAGCCTGGAGAAGTCCGGCGGGAAGTTCGTGCTGGAACGGTTGTTCACGGAATCTGGCGAGCCGCTTAAGGTGTAGGGATGCAGAAGAAAGCGGATGCTGGTCAGGATATTCTCTGGAGTCTGGTCGACCGGAGGGCTTATGCAAAAGTGCGTAGTCGTTTGATTCGGGAGGACACCCAGGCTGGAGAATTTCTGTCACAGATCGCAGGCAAGCTTATCGAGCTTCTGGATCTCCCCCAGAACGAAGAGTACGCCCTCAATAGACTCCGGAACGTGGTCACGAACCATTGGGATATGGGGAACATTCGGAATCAGGTGTTCAAGGCTGCGGATCTGTTGGGGCTGAATCTGCCCTCGGGCATGTTCGCTTCGAAGAGGGCCGGTCAGAAGAAAGGGCGCCATGCGGGCTACGATATTCTGTTCAAGCTGATCGACGAACAGAAGTACAACGCCAAGCACGATGAGATCGAGAAGGCGGGGGATGCTCAAACGGCTTCCCTATTCTTGGACATCGGGGCTACTCTGGCGGGTCTTTTCTATCGGATGGTGCCAGGGCGAGAGGCTTTGGACCATTTCCAAGATGTCGTTGAAAACGGGCTGCGTTGGGACGTGGCTCTGATTCGTGAAAAGGTGGTTTCGGCAGCAAACTCGCTTGGACTGAAGGTTTCAGGCCTTCGTCTCGCCTCTGGGGACAAACAGCTTCGTAGAGACTTGATTCGTTTGGCTTCTGCTAATCCAGGTCTGAGAAGTGCCCTTCTCCCCTTGCTTTCAAGGTAGTGATCTATGGACTCAAAGCAGCAGACTCACCGCATCGTAGCCCGATGGGCCCTGAGACGGGCAGTTCAAGAGGTCTGTGCCTCTCCAGATTTCCACGTCCGTACCGCTTCTCTTGTTGGATTCACCCCCGAAGTGGTAACTGCTTTTGCGGACAGTTTCATCCTGCCGGTCATTGATTTCCACGACCGGACAGCTTTGTTTGGAGGGCTCACCCGTAGGCTATCTCAGTTTGTGGAGATGCTTCGGAAGGCTCCCGCTCTTTGGGAGAAGATCAAAGAATTCCTAGGGATCAAGAATCTGTTGGATATTCCGAGAGCCATCAAGAAGTGGGCTCAAGAAGGATTCCAGGCGATCCGGAACGTGTTCAAGAAGCTGACGCACGAGTTTCCCTTGGCTCTGTTCTTCACGGTCCCGAAGGCTATGCCTACAATCACCGATGCTGTGAATCGTATCATGGCGAAGAGCCCCTTCATCCAGCGTGCGGTCAAGAGCATTCAAGGGGCGGCGGTGAAAATCGATCAGCTACTGGATAGGGCTCTGCCGACTTTCCGGCGTCCCATCCTGGCGGCAATTTTCATTTGGTTCTGGATGAACATTGCAGAACTGTCTTTCGACCTCCCGGGGACCATCGAGGGTTTCCTGGGTGGGGTTACTCTAGGACAACTTTTCAATGAGTTGCCCGAGAACGGTTTGAGTTTCCTGGCGGGCATGTTCGGTTTGGGTTACGAGTTCCTGCCTCTGGTCATTATTGCCCGTGTTGCATGGTTGGTGTCTAAGCGATACATGAAATGGGTGCCGGGTAAGGGGTTGATAGTTGACTGGGGTGCCGTTACGGCAGGGGCGGAACGGTCTCAAGAATTCGTGTCCGTTTTTTAGCCTTTAGGCTTTCCTCTATAGGAGGAGAAGCCCTCATGAGCAGTACAAAACGAGTTGCTAGTCGATATCTACAGCGTCAGTGGCCTCAGAATTTCAGAACCAAGACGGCCGGTGAGGTCATCCACGTCAAGGACAAGGCGGGAGACGCTCTGGAATGGGCTTATGCCCGTGGCCCGTCCGGTCGTGAGATTTCCCCGAACTTCAAGTTCAACGAGAAGAACGTCAAGGTGCTGGCAAAAGTGATGCGCTCCCTGTTGGCCGCCCTTGGCCACACCATGACGGGGTACCACACTTTCACCAAGATCAAGTCGGTTGGCCTCTCCCCCGACGGCAAGTTGGGTGGCAAGGGTTACGTGATAGAGATCGCCACCATCCGTAAGCACCTGACGAACTGTATCGAGGCCCTCTCTTCGATCACTGACACCCTCTATGACGAAGTGAAAGCCCCGCATTGGGCCGCCGCTTCTCGTCAGGAGACTCCAGAAGCCAAGCAGGAACTCCATGAGGTCGTGGAGCAGGCCAAAGAAATCAAAGAGGACCCTGAGGGTTGGGCCGAAGAGCAGGAAGAGGATATGGGGGACGACGTTCCAGAGATCAACGACGAACCCGATGAGCCTGTGAACCTTAAGACCGCCAGTACACGCTATCGCAGGAGCCGCTAATGAAACCTAAGAGTGCAAAGTCCAATCTGCCGTTTGACACGACTCCGTCCCTCGGCTCCAACTACGGCCTGGATGGTTTCGATTTCGACCTGGAGTATGGCGAGGGTGTGAAGGATAAGGCTTCTCTCCCCTCTGCCAGGGGCCTGTCTGGTTTGCCTGACGGGGTTGTCATGGGCAAGCCAAATATCGAGAAGTTTCCCGTAGGAGTTGTTCGGGCCTCGGAAGGCAACTTCGATTTGACAGCGTTCATGTCTGAGCCTCAGTTGAATGACCTGGACTGGTTGGAGTTTGCTGAGCAAGACCTGGAGCGCCTTCCGGAGAATCCCATTCATATTATCCCCGAGTTGGTCGACGCTTGGGGGGTTGAACGGCGTACTGACGGTGTGAACAAGCGTCTCCCTTACCAGACCAAGGAAGCCATTGATCAGGCCCGTCCCAAGGTTGCCAAGCCTGGAAAGACGGCCAGCGAGATCAAGGACGTTGTCCGGCAGGCTATGCGCCGGTCCGCTTACGGTGAGCCTCTGGACAAGATTCTGAGAGAAGCGGCTCTGGCCCTCGGCCCCGATGCTGAGAAGGCCAAGACGGCTATGGCGGCTCTCAGGGCGGAACACGGCTTGGTTGGCAAGGTTCATATTCGAGCCTCGGTGTTCCCTGGGTGTTGGAACGGTCGTTTTGCGGAAGAGATTCGGAAGTACGCCTCGCAGGCTAAGTACGTGGTTGCGTCTCCTCATTGTGCGGGTTGCGTTCACGCCCAGAACAACCACTGCGCGATTTTCAAGAAGGAGATCGTGGTCGACGTTCCGTGGGAACAGGCTCGTACTGCCTATGCCCCTCGTTTGGCGGCGGCTGGTCAAAAGGTCGCTTCGGACGGCAATGCAAAAGAGGCTTTGAAGGCCGCTCTCACTTCTACCCCCCGTAAGATGCAGTCCTCGCTTGGCCAGATTTTCCCGACCATCAAGACGGCAACTGGTGTGACCCCCGAAGAGGCTTTTGCTAAGCTGGCTTCCCTTTCCGCTCCGGTCCAGGAGAAGATCGGTATTGCAGACAAGCAGGCGGCTGAAGAACGAAAGCAAGTGCAGGTCCAGATTGCCAAGTGGCATAGGGCCGGTTTGCTCCCGAGTAAGGAAGAAGCTACTCGGCTGGTGAGATCCTCGGCGGACCCCAGGAGTATTCTGAAGGCCGGAGCTGCTTTGATTTTAGCTTCCAAGGCCACTTCGTACAGCGGGTCGGGGATTGTAGTCGACACGGGAAAGACCGCTTCGCGTGGTCTGGCTTGGAGGGAGTTGGAGCGGGCGGAGAAGGCCAAGAAGGCAATCAAGGCCCGTGTAGAGAGCGATGCTTCCGAAGCCCTCGGGAAGATGGTCAAGGCCGGACTCCTGAAGGATGAAGAAGTTCGTCGAATCGTCGCCAAGCAGTTGCCCCCCGACGAACAAATGCGGTTGGCTACGGCTGTTGTGGCTCGCAGGGCTTCCACGGTAGCCCTCCCGCAGAAGACCAAGGCTGCGGCTGACTACACCGGAGCCGGAGAAAGGGCTCTGCCCGCTCGTGTGGCAGTCCCGAAACCGGCGGCATTCTCCTCACAGCATATTGCCAAGGTCGTGTCTGAGGCAAAGCGGTTGATGAACGCCGGACACGCTGGAAAGATGCTCGATGGGCTGCTGAAGGTTCATTTCTCCGGTGGTTTGCTGAAGGCGGCTTCGGTAGCGCTCAAGGAAGCCCGGGACGCCCACGAAGGTCTGGCCGGTCACGTTTACGTGGATGCTTCCGTTTATGCTTCCCAGCGGGGGACTACAGGCTGCGACGCGGGGGCACTCCTGCATCGTACCAAGGGCACCAAGTTCCTGTTGGCTATGGATCGGTGCAACGGTTGCACGGCCCACAACGTAGAGGGCGTGTGCCAGAGGTACGGGAAGCAAGTAACCGCTTCAGTTCCCGTGGAGAACCCGAAGGGGTTTCAGCGGGAAATGATTCGGTTGGCTAACATTTCGGATTCGGAACGAACGGCTGAGTTGTTTGTGACGGACGGCGGGCAGGTTCTCGCTGAGTTCGGCGGGCTGTCGAACGCCCCCCTGGACGATATCGACCTGGATACCGCCCCGTCGTCCAAGGACCTCGGAGAGATTTTGTTCGGCGGACTCGATGCAGGGAGTGACGAATGATGCAGAACCGAAAAGCCTATATCACCGACCGACCTGAGATGGCAGAAGACCTAGCCGCTCTGCTTGGATTGCTTCATGCCCTGTACTGGAATGGCTGGACTTCCCACTGGCAGTCGAAGGGGCCTACTTTCCTGGCAGACCATGACCTTTTTTCTCGGGTCTATACGGCCTATCCTGACGAGATCGATGCTCTGGCAGAGAAGACGGTAGGGTACTTCGGGATTGAGGCCGTGAACGTGTTCCCCCACGTTGAGCGATTCAAGGAGTGGTTGGATTCCGCCATGGAAACGGCCGACCCCTTTGAGCGGGCTCTTGAGGGCGAGAATTCTCTGATCCTCTTTGCGGGGACTTTGCGGGAGAAGCTTGGGGACGACTTGGGTCTGTTCCCTGGTCTTGACGATTTCCTGACGGGACTGTGTGACGCCCATGAAACGAGTGTCTACCTTCTCCAGCAGAGGATCGGGGGAGATCAGGAGCCTGTCGTTACCATCCCCGACGTGCCTGTAGAGATGGATCTTGACTCAGAGTGGCAGTCTATCCCTGAGCCTGGGGATGGCGTCCCTCCCGTTCTCGACGACAGTGCCTTGACCGATGAGTTGGATTCCGAATGGCAGAAGGTCGGGGCCGCAGTGGCTCCCTCGGCTGAAGGTTTGTTTTTCAACAACCCCGAGCAGCGTGAGGTTCGGGAGTTTGCTCAGACAGGGGCTCCGTCGAACAACACGGGGATCGCAAAAGCCTCTCCCTTGGAAACCGGAGACGTGCAGGCTACTCCTCCGACTCCTTCCGAGATTTTGGAGCAGCCTGGGGCGGACCAGTTCTCGACGCTCAATCGTTACTTGATTCGGACAGAGCAGCCTACGGATGAAAAGGTTACGCAGAGTCACGATGAATTGCCGAAGCATCCCGATATGATGCAGCTTCAGGCTTCTTTGGAGCGGGATTGGGTCAAGCTGGCTGCAGCTTACCCCTCTATCATCACCGAGGCTAACTGGGAAGAGTTTGAGGCGGGTGAAGGCATTTGGGAACGGGACGGGTTGAAGAGGGCTTGGAAGGGCTACAACGTTTCCATGACCTACGAGATTTACCAGTCTCCGGAAGAGGATGACGATGAGCCCGCAGATCCCGAGAGGGGCTTTGAGTTCAAGGACCGAAACTACGAGTACCTCGAAGATGCTTTGGACTCCAATTCTAACCGCAATTGGTTGGAGTGGTCCTCCTCACACCCTTCGAGCGGGGATTGGATTACAAGCGAGGACAGTGAGAACTACCGCACTGGGGAGAGGACTCAGTACTCCCTTTTCATCAAGCGGGGGGACAAAAACCCCCTGACCAAGTTGGAAATCGACTATATCACCGAGCAGTTCAGGTTGTAACCATGAGGCATACCGGAGCCCAACCTCGATTCAGTTTGCTTGTGGCACATTTCTCAGGGGCGCATGACGCCCAAGGAAATCCTGTGAAGCTGCGTAGCGTGATCACGCAGCAGCGCCTGAGCCTCAGTAATACCACTTGGGGCACAGGGCTGATCACCAGTGCTGTCGACGCCCCGTGTACAGCGACCATTACGGTTGCGGACAACGATTTCTCTACGGGAGCCGTAGAACTGCACCTCGACGACCACCTGTTGGTTTCCGGTGTGCATTACGCTATTGGAGCCTCAGCTACTGACACGGCACACAATCTTGCAGCCGCGATTACGAACCTGCATGGATTCAATGCAACTCATTTGCTTGGGGTTGTATCAATTACGGGTCCTGTGGGTCCCGACGGCGGTACAATTGAATTGAAAGTGTTGCACCGTGGGACGATTCTCAATGTTACATACACGCCCTTCGTTGTGGGGCAACCCCGTCTCGGGCCGCTCAGCATCGCCTAGTCCGTTTTTCATCCTTTACATTCCGTCACTGTAGGAGGAAGGCCATGGCTGCGTCACCGCAGGCTATTGCAAGCAAACGTCTTTTGGTCGGTTTGGGCCCAGACGTGAAGCGTATTCGTGTCATCAATAGCTACGGTCAAGAGACTTGGAGAACTCCGACTACCGTTGCCGATGCAGACGTGGTCATGACCAACGCCGAGGGCAAGCCCATCGTCATGCTCCAAGAGCCTGGGCGACCTAGGAAGGTTGAGGTCGAGCCGAATACCGAAGCTATTGCTGAGATGCTGCGGCTGAAGAAAGAGGAGGGGGGACGGTCCAAGATCATCAAGGCTCTGAAAGAGGACCCCGACTCCCTCAAGGGGTTGGATGCGCTCATCCTCGGTATGGCCGAAGAACAGGAATCTATCCGATTCGAACGCACGGTAGCCGAAAAGCACGGCAAGGATACGAGTACGCTGTCTATCCGCAGATCCCAGGCCCTACGTGCAATCGCTGAAACTTTGCTGAAGAAGCGGGAACTGGCTACGGCTAAGGAGATCGATCTGTCCAGTCCTACTTTCAAGGTTCTGTTGCGTTTCATCCTTGAGACTGTCCAGGAGGCCATGCGGGCGTCGGGTCTTCCAGAGGATGCAATCAACGACGTGTTCACCAAGTTCGGCAAGAAGATGAACGCTACGGAGTGGGAAGCAGATGCTAGACGGTCCATGAAGACCGCGAACTAGGGAGGGGGAGATAGAAAGTGCTTTTCAGAGTTAGTGCCGATTCGTCCAACTGGGAGTTGGACGTTAGCTGGGCCATGGTGGCCCGGGAATGGCCTCAAGGAGGGGCCTTATAATGTTGAGAGTTACAGAGTTCGTCGAGCGAGACCTGGGGTTCAAGTTGTTTCCGGTGCAGAAGTTTTTCCTCAGAATGGCTTATGGGGAGGCTCTGGACACCAAAGAGAAGTTCAAAGTCCCGCGAAGCTGGCACCTGGATAGCTTTTATGACATGACAGAGGCCGAGTATTTGCAGTTTCTGTACAACGAAGGGCGTTGCAATGCTTCGGAGCCAGACCCGTCCTTGAGAGACGTGTTTCTGGCAGGAGGCAGGCTCGGCTCCAAGTCAACCCTGAGCGCAATCCTATCGGCCTACGAGACATATAAGCTGATTCAAAAAGATAACCCACAGAAATACTACGGAATGTTGGAAGGGACGACAATTGACGTATTGTCTGTGTCTACAGACAAAGATCAAGCCGGAATGGTTTACCAAGAGGCGTCATTACTGCTGAGCCGCAGCGGGTACACCCGTCCCTATAGGGCACTTTCGACCCTGTCGTATACGAGGTTTCAGTCCCCCGCGGACGTCAGGCGTTATGGTTTTTTCCAGGGCCAGGAGGCGGGGTCTAAAGCCACTCTCCGTATGACTTTCAGGTCATGTATCGCAAAGGGTCTTAGGGGTCCTAACTGTGCCGCCGTGATTCTTGACGAGATGGCCCATTTTTGCGACGAAGGTCAGGGCTCAGCGGAAGCTGTCTACGACGCTGTGACCCCTAGTATCGCAAATTTCACTCCCAAAGACCCGACTGATCCGAGGATTGTGATCGGTCCTCGGGAGTCTAGTCTTTTTGTTCTTTCCACCCCCCTGATTGCCGTTCAAGGGGATGAGCCTGATTTCTTCTGTAGTTCGTACTCCAGTTCTTTCAAGTCTGGCGGGTGCCTATGCCTCCAGATCCCGACTTGGGAGCTTAACCCTGCTATTCCGGTTGGGGTGTATCAGAAAGCCTTTGAACGGAACCTCGCTACTTTCGAGGCAGAGTTCGGGGCGCGGTTCGTTACGCGGGAAAAAGTCGTGACCCCCTCATCCGGGATTTCTCGAATCAAGGTGCTGGTGCTCAGGTCGGGCGTAGAGACGTGGTTGCAGCTAGAAGGGCTCCAGGAGACTGACGTCATCCCCTTGAAAATTGATGGTACTCCTTTTATCGCAATGACCCGAACCGGAGATAACTAAAATGCATGGAATCATCGAGTTCGCCGAGAAGAGCCTGAATATCCGTCTCTATCCTGTCCAGAAAGTCGTCCTCAAGACTATCTATGGAGAGCCTTTGGACGACAGGGAAGCCTTTAAGATCCCGACCGATTGGAGACAAGAAAAGTATCTCTCCATGACAGAGGCAGGATACCTTCAGTATCTATATGAAGAGGGACGAAGCAACGTGAGGGAGCCTAATCCCGCACTCAAAAAATCCGTTCTCGTAGCCGGACGTCGGGTAGGTAAGAGTTTTCTGGAAACTATCATCATGAGGCACGAGATCCAGAAGTTGGTTTCTCCGGATTTTGGAGATCCTCATGCTAGATATGGTTTGTCGCTGAATGACAAGATCAATGTTATATCGGTTACTCCAGGGAGTGATCTAGCCCGCTACATCAAGACAGAGTTCTGTGCTCTTGTTCCGGGAGTGCCTACTTACGGGGAGTCTGGGACAAGATTCCGGACTTCTGCTCTGAACAGTTCTCTGCGCTCCCCTGCGGAGTATAACGTGCGGGCTATGTTCCTGTCTTCTTACTCTCCAGAAGTTTTGAGAGGTTTGAATGCCTATGTTTTGATTTTGGATGAGGCAGGGCATATGACGGACAGGCAGTTGTGCGATATCACAAACGCTTGTGGTGCCTATGTGTTTTTTCCGAAAAAAGAGGGCAAGCCTAGCGGGCCTCTGGAGTCCAGAGTTGTCACTATCTCCTCTCCTGGAAGGCCCTTTTACGATAAACGCAAAACACTATTCCAGCAGATATATGAGATAGATTTCAGAATGGGGACCAGTACGTGTTTCCAGATTCCGACGTGGGAAATGAACCCCACTATCCCTGCCAAAGAGTATTCTAAGCACTATGACAAAGATCCTCTTATTTTTGAAATAGAGTTCGGGGCTAGGTTCTTGGAGTACAAGGAGACTCTTGTATAATGGCTGGTTTAGGTGACATAGCCCTCGACATTGGGCGCAAGGCTTCCACGGGGAAGGGTAGCGGCAAGATTGCCAACATCATCGACTTCGTCGAGTCTCCCTGGGGGTTGAAGGCCAGACTGTATCCTGTCCAACGGGTGATCCTCAAAGCCCACTACGGGATCCCCCTGGATGACCGGAACAAGATTGTCAATCTCACGGATTGGCGCCGCGAAGATTCGCGCATGATGACTGAGGCTGACTATCTTAAATTTCTATTTGATGCGGGTAGATGTAATATTAGAGAAGTAGATCATGAACGTAGAGAGATGATACTCTCGGTCGGACGTCGCTCGGGCAAGTGCAATTTGGGTGATAGTTTAATATTAACTAATAAAGGTGTAACAAGAATAGATGCTCTAGGCGATCCTAACGGACCGGAGTTTCAGCCTCTCGAAATCGAGGTTGCCCAGGAAGCAGATAGAAAGGCGATTTCGAAGTTTTTCTACAACGGGGGTGTGAAGCCCACCCGTACTTTGACCACTCGCTGCGGTTACAGACTTGGGGGGACGGACAACCATCGTATCAAGGTTCTGACCCAAGACGGCATAGTGGATTGGAAGTACCTTGCGGATATCCAGGTCGGGGATACCGTTTGCATTCACCGTAAGACGGACCTGTGGGCTTCCGAATACGTTGACTGCACCCCCTACTGGACAAGCGGGGGGTTGAAAAAACTCACTTTTCCGACTTTGTTGGACGAGGATTGGGGTTTCTTGTTGGGTCTTCTCGCGGGGGACGGAACCTGGGTTCACAAGACCGGCATAGAATTGACCGTGGCTGATATTGAAACCAAAATTCACGCTCGTGCCCTGTGGGATCAGCTTTTTGGCAGTCACAAAGAGCAGCAGGTTAAGGAATCTCCGATAACCAGTAGAGTGCAGTTTTTCAGTGTCGCTATGAGGCAGTTCCTTCACAACCTAGGCTGGGAGCTTGGCATTGCTCGGGACGCCAAGATGGTGCCCTGGTCCATCATGAGGTCCCCTAAGTCTGTTGTCCAAGCTTTCCTGCGGGGTCTGTTTGAGACGGACGGCGGGGTTGAATCTGGCGGTAAGGTCGTTTCATTCAGCACTGCGAGCGGCCGACTGGCCCGAGAAGTGCAAACTCTCCTTCTCAATCTGGGTATTGTCAGCCGTATCAAGCCGAAACCTATCAAGGGCAAGATTTACTGGATCTTGTGCGTCAGAGGGCTTCGGAGTCGGATTGCTTTTGCTGAACTCGTAGGATTCGACTCGCACAAGAAAATGGATCCCCTGCTGGCGTCGATTGAGGCGGCAGGGAAAGAAGGGAGCAATGCAGAAGGGATCCCGTACCAAAGACCCTGGTTGCGGAAACTGTTGGAGTCTGTTCCTGCCCTTCAGGGCATTCCGGGGCACAAGCAGGAGTGGAGCCGGTCCAAGCTTCGGGCGGTATTAGGCAACACTCTCAAGCCCAGCACCGCTGAAGAAGTAACATATCCTATGTTGTTGAATGCCCTTCCCGTTGCTCGCTCCCTGGGAGCAGACCTTAGAATCATTGCCCATTTCGAGGAACTTCAGCGCCTCGACTATTTCTTCGACCCCATCGAGACCATCGAGGAGGGGGAACATCCTGTCTACGACCTGAACGTGCCCGACGGGGAGTCTTTCGTAGCCAACGGGATGACAAACCACAACACGATGATCTCGGCTCTCATTTCCGTCTACGAGATGTACAAGCTGATCCAGAAGGGCAATCCGCAACACTACTATGCTCTTCCGCAGACCAACAACATTCAGATCATCTCGGTCGCTACGGACAAAGACCAAGCAGGAATTCTCTACAACGAGGCTTCCGGCTATTTCCGTTCGTGTGATTTCTTCCAACCGTATACCGCCAACAACACCCTGTCCTATGCTCGTTTCCAGTCGCCCGAGGATATCCAGTTGTACGGTCCCTACGCTGAGGACCCTACGGCCAAGGCTACTCTCCGCATGACCTTCCGGTCCTGCGTTGCGAAGGGGCTCCGTGGTGCTGGTAACCTTGTGGTCATCCTCGACGAGGTAGCCCACTTTACGGATTCGGGGCAGTCCTCTGCTTCCGCCGTGTATGACGCTGTGCAGCCGTCTACCGCTACGTTCTTCCCGAAGGACCCGAAGGACCCTACGACCCCTCTCGGTCCTGGTGAGGGCCGTACCATTCTGATTTCTTCCCCGCTCGGTCGAGAAGGCATGTTCTACAAGCTCTTCGAGATCGGGTTCAAGGGCGGAGAGGCCGCCGAGAACATGCTTTGTGTTCAAGCCCCCACCTGGGAGGTAAACCCGACCGTTCCGGCCAGTGAGTTCAAGAAGCATTTTGCCAAGGACGCCAAGGTCTTCTTCACGGAGTTTGGGGCGGACTTCTCGGATCGTACTCGTGGTTGGATTGAACGCGAGAAAGACCTGACGGACTGTATTAAGCCGGATGCGAAACCGACGTACAAGGCCGCTCCCAGACAGCCTCACTTCTTGGGTCTGGACGTCGGGTTGGTGAACGACGGTACCGCTATTGCCATCGGACACAATGAAGGCGACCTGATCGTCCTGGATATCATGGACTACATTCGAGCTGGAGAGGGCAAGTACGTTCACCACGAACGGTTGGAGTTTGAGGACGTGGCCCAGTGGGTTTACGAGTGGACTCGCCGTTTCCATATCAAAGAGGGCATTTTTGATAAGCACCTTGCAGACGTGATGGAGCAGTACCTGACTAAGAAGGGTATCGGGACGCTGGTTTCGCAAAGGTTCACTCCGCAGGAACGATCAGATGTGTACCAGTCGTTCAAGGATATGATGTACGACCGGAGGCTGGTCCTCTATGACGCTCCGATTGTTTCCGGAGAAATCCACTGTGCGTACATCAAGGAACTGTTGGAGTTGCAGGCAGAGACGCGCACCAAGTATATCACCGAGGTCAGAGCCCCGAATATCGAAGGCAAGCACGACGATATGTCGGACGCCTTGACCCGTATGGTCTGGTTGGCTTCTCAGGCGGCCTGTAAGACCCATCACATTGCTGTGACCAGCGGGGCTACCAGCAGGGACTACGTTCGTGACCCTATGTTGTCCTCATCGAGCAAAGCCGTTATGCGCCGTCACCGGATGACCCGTTCAGGGAGTTCTCCTGAGCGAATGATTCCGAGGGGCGGGCGGCTTGGAAGGCGGTTCTAACCATGAGCGCACTTTCCCCAAAGAGTCCTATCAGGGCGGATCACCGAGTGATCTGGAAAGTTGTGAAGCTGACAGGCGGGAACGGGGCTCTGCGAATTGACAGTGAGATGACTCGCATCTCGAACGTCTTTCGAAGGCTGGGTGGGTCCTGGACGGGTTTCTTCAAAGGGAGCATCGACGATGTGACTCTGTTGAAGAAGGTGGTGCGGTTCGCTATGAAAAAGGGATACGTGACGAAGAGTTCTGAGTAAGAAGGTAGAGTAGAGACTATGAGTAAGATGCGGGCCCGTCTATCTTCCATGGAAAACGATAGAGAGGTGCAAAGCCATGTAGCCGAGGCCGAAAGTGCCTTGGCGAAGGCAATGCAAGTTGCCAGGGCTGCATCGGGAGAGGCTGGTTCTGCTCAAAGGACACGTTCGGTTGCCGTGATTCGGGATATCGAGAGGGCGTTACATGCCCTGTCTGGAATCCGGAGAATCGGGGGGATTGATCTTACCGATGAGGATTTGATGGGTTCGGAGGAGAGAAAGAAGGTACGGGAGGCACGAGCGGTTGCCCGTGACGAAAAGACTCAACGTGCTCGAAGGAGTGCTTAACTATGGCTGTCCAAAAACCGCGTACACGTCGAGTGTCTATCGTTGGGAATCGAGGGACCCCCCGGAGGGTCGTGGCAGGGGCCATGCGGTCGAACGGGTTGGAGGGGGCTGTTGAAGTCTCTAAAGTAAAGCCTCGTCCGGCAACCCTGGGCCGTCCCGCCGTCAGGACGGGAAAGCCAGGGAAGATTGCCTCTGGCTCGATGCGGTTGGGTACTTCCGCTTTCGGCATGCCCGGGATTGGGAACTCTACGATGGGGCAGGGAGGTAACTTCTACTCCCCTGAGTTGTCGACTGACTTTTTGGAATTGCCGCAGAGCAGGGACGAAGAACGAAACTACTATCGGTTCTTCTACAAGCACGATCCTTTCGTCGGTCAGGCTATTGACCTCCAGACAGATATTCCGCTCTCGAAGATTCGATTGGGTAAGCCTGAGATTCCAGAGTTTGATTTGGACTATTTGAACAGCCCCGAAGGAAAGGAATTCTTGAAGGGGGCGGACAAACTGGCCAAGCAGTCCCAGCGGTTCTGCAAGAAGTGGAACCGTAGGATTCACTTGCTGAAACAACTTCTGGATATCTCCCATGATTTGAACCTTCTCGGTGAGGTTTTCGTTTTCATAGAGGACGACAATCCAGAGATGCCTGACGACGTGAGATACAACACGGTCCTGGCGATTGATCCCGAAGGGGGGGAGCCAGTAGAGCAGAAGCATGAGCGCGAAGACGCGGATGAGCGGGCCTACGAGTGGCTCCGGACGCATTACAAGGGATGGACCGCCATGCGGGTTCTGCCGCCCGAGCAGATCAGTATGAAGTCTTTCCCCTTCACTGACGAGAGGCTCATCCAGCTCATTATTGATAGTAAGACCAAGGATCTCGTGAACCAAGCTATGGCGGGGGATCCCGACTCCCAGCGGATCATGGAAAGTCTGCCTGAGGATGTGGTTAATGCTGTGCTAGAAGGGGTCAACATTCCTTTGAACACGGACCCTGAAGCAGGATCTTTCGTACATTATATATCTCGTCGTAAGTCTCAATATGAAGAGAGAGGCACTTCTGTATTATCAAGATGTATAAGAACACTTGTTTTTATGGACAAATGCCGTCAGGCAAATACTTCGATTGCATCTCGTCATATGACACCTATGCGTATTGTTTGGGTTGAAGATGGCGATGCGGCTGATGTTGAAGAATTGCGTGAACAAGTTGATATGGCGCTTCAGGACCCCGACTATTCGATCATCACGAACTATCAGGTCAACTGGGAGGAGATGGGGGCGGAGCAGCGGCTTCTGGATCTAACTAGTGAGTACGAGCGAGCAGACCGTATGTTGTATGCCGGTCTGGGAGTTACGGAGTCGCTGTTGTCCGGTGAGTCCTCCTACTCAGGGGATAGGATCAACCTGGAGGTGATCAACACCCGTTTCATGCTCTTCCGCGAGTTGATGCAAGAGTTTGTCGAAGAGCACCTCTACGCTCCGATGTGTCGCCGGATGGGTTACGTGGTCACGGACGAGTGGGGGGACGAGATTCCGCTGGTTCCTGGACTGTCCTTTACTCGACTGGCTCTGCGGGACAATGCGGACACGTTCGACTCCATGCTGAACCTCTACCAGAAGGGCAGTTTGGATATTGACGTGATCCTGGAACTCTTGAATATCGATCCCGAGACGACCCGCGAGAAGCTGAAGCGGGATCTGTTCACTCTCCAGGACGCCACCTTCAACGAACTTCTGCGTAGCATCTACAACGACGCGGCTCAGAAGCTCAACGACAATTCCAACATGATCGACCTCATGGCGAAGAAGATGGGGATCGACGGGCTGGTGTACAAGAAGGCACAGGAAGAAGGCGACGGTCGGTTCGGCGGCTAGTTTTTTTTTTGCCTATAGGGTCTGTCTGGGTAGGTGAGTTTCTTAACTTGAAAGGTTATGACCATGACGACCCTGAAGAGCGCGTGTGTGAAGTTGGCGTATGAGAATCCGGAACTCCGCCCTCTGCTGATGCCTCTGCTGCGAAGCAAGACGGCAACCGAATTCCCCTCAAAAGAGGCTCTTGAGAAGTACCTCAAGGATCACCCCGGGGCAAACCGGTCGAACCATAAAGTTGTCGAGAACAAGGGTAAGGGAGAGGCCAAGACTGAGGGCAAAGAGGATTCTAAGGCTGTCTCCATGTCTCGTGAAGGCTACAAGGCTATTGCAAATTCCCTCCGTGGGTTTGGCAGTTCAGGTTCTTGGGAGCACGTTATTTCCTATGCCATTTCGGATAAGCCCATGGAAAGGAAGCACGTGGATAAGGTTCTTTCCGACATCAACGGGTATCTGAAGAACTGGAAAGCAACCTCCGAGAGTAACCGTTGGGGGGACAGGGACAAGAAGAGCCTGACTCGGGCCAAGGGCATTCTGGAGAATTGGTCCAAGAAGTAGTTCCCATTCTCCCCACTCTCGCGCAATAACCAGTCTATTCCTTTCCTCTAATAGAACCTCTGCGTGAGTTCTGCCGTGGGTGCTATTCTATACTTGACCAACGTCAAGGTTTTCGAAGAAGCCTTGGCAAACTTGAATCGGTCGATTCTCTACCCGACTGACCGTTGGGATCTGGCTATCAACTACGACACGCTCATGAGAAACGGGAAGCGTTGGGCAGACTACATCATCGACAAGCTGTCTGTTCCTCCCGCCTATGCCAAGTCGGTGGAAATGATTTCCAGGGAGTTTGCCAAGCCTCGGCGTCCCAAGGATATTCCAGCTTGGTTCGAGAAGAACAAGAAGCGGTTGGAAGTCCTGCTCCTGGCTGACAAGTGGCCCCAGGCTTCTGAGAACGAGGGTACAGAGGGAGAGGTTTTCAAACACGGGGGGTTGACAATCCACAACGTCATTCGAGCAAGCGGTAAGGCTCTCGAAGATGCTTTGAAGACCCTCGATATCGCGATGAGGAATGCTGCGGGTACGGGGATCTCGGATTTCCGGTCGGTGGTGTATGGGGACGTGTACCTCGTCGGGCAGTTGGGCCGAAAGAACTGGGCCGCTTGGTATATGCCCGCCAAGGATATGATTTACCTCCGACCTGGGGTCAGGGGCTTACCTCCCGAAGAGTGCGCCCAGCACCTGTTGCACGAGTTCGGGCACCGGTACTGGAAATTGAAGTTGTCTCGTGAGGTAATGGGGACTTGGAACTCACACCACTACCTCATGGAACATGGAATCGGTGCGGGTGGAGACGCTGAAGCCAAAATGCCGGAGGTCGGGGATGCACTCCCTATGAATGTGGATAGGAAAAAGGTCAAGGTTGAAAAGATTGAGAAGTCGACTTATTCTCTTGTTGCCGTAGATACGGGGGCTCCTGCGGGCACAATATCTTTTAGTCAGCTATTCAATTGGCTGTACAATTATTCAATAGCCGAGAAGTTTCCGACCCTGTATGCCCGCACGGATGCCGAAGAGCACTTCTGCGAAGCATTGTCCCTGAGGGCTCTGGGCAAGCTGAAGGCTCACAACCTGGAAGCATTCGACAAGATTGTTCTGGGAGAAGGGAAGGGACAGGGGGCTGTGAGGGTTGCGGGTCGGTGGTTGCGAGGAAAGGGCTGGGCAAGATGAATCACGCTACATCAGTTGCTTTGATGAAGTTCCTTTCAGGGGTCGCTAGGAGACTCGGAGTGGGAAATGACACATATATTGTGGGAGGAGCTGTGCGTAATTTTACGCTTGATCCAACAGGACTCAAGTATCCGATCAAAGATTTGGATATTGTAATAGATCCGGTATCTGTAGGCAGAAAAGATGCTTCTGATTGGTTTGCAAAGCAATTGTCTGAGAACATACCAGCAGAAACCAAGATCGTTACGAATAATTATGGAGTTGCGATATTGTCGGTAGTTGGGGAATGGGTTCTTGATGGGCAATCTATGCGCGGAGAGGTCATTGAGATTGCTAATGCTCGAAAAGAGAGTTATGGGGGTGGGGATAGTGAAAAGGATTCGGGAAAAGGATATAAACCTCATATGGTTGAACCAGCGACTATATATGAAGATATAAAAAGAAGAGAGTTCACCATGAATTATCTCCTCTGGCGTTTGTATGATCTTGCAGATGGTCCAGACAAAGCTGAGATATTGGATCTTGGGGGTTGTGGACTAAGGGATCTTAAAGAAGGTGTGTTGCGTTGCCCCTCCGATCCGGACAAGACTTTTTCCGATGATCCTAGTAGGCTTTTGAGGCTTTGTAGGTTCTCTGTGAAATACGGCTTTAAGATACCTCCTGAAATAGTAGAGTCTGCTAGAAGAAATGCGCATAAACTCAAGAACATACCTCCTAGTGCTCTTTCCAATTTACTCATTAAAATACTAGAGGGAAAATAGATGCCTGCTTCACCTGAAAAAAGATGGACTGAAGAACAAGACAGCACCCTGCGTGAAGGTTGGGCTGGTGGCGTTTCCGCAGAGGATCTCGCGTTGAAGTTGTTAAGAACGGAAACATCTATTCGCGGACGAGTTGCGATACTGGGAGTGCGGAGGAGTCCGGGATATATTTCTTCTATTCGTTCAAGTCTGAGTGTTGGTAAGCGTTTTAGTTGGACGGAAGAAGAGGAGAATATGCTACGTGTCTTTTACGAGGAGCAAGGGCTGTCTTACGAGGAGGTGGCTGTTAAATTACCTGTTGCTAAGACCTATACTGCAATCCGGATGAAAGTACGGAAACTAGGGCTTCACCACACTAAAGAACAGTTTCTAGCAGTTTGTAGTCGTATGTCTATGGGGGACAGAAATGGCATGTACGGAAAACCCGGGATTAATCTAGGGAAATCTCCTTCGGAAGAAACACGGAATAAGATAAGAGAGAACAAGCTGGAGGGTTTTGCTTCTGGGAGGCTACATGGCATGGTTGGCCCTCTTAATCCTGCATTTGGTAAACCCAGCTCTATGCGCGGTAAACATCTTCCGGATTCTGCAAAGCAGACTCTTAGCCAGAAAGCCCGTGTCCGGTGGTTGGATAGGTCTGAGCAATATAAGTCAGACCATTTGTTAAAGATGCGTAAAGGCTGGATAACCTGGGCTATGAGAACGGAGGAAAACAGAACTTGGATTGAGAAACTGGTAGCAATATGGCTGCAAGAAGAGGCTCTGGCATTTACGGAGCAGACACAGGTCGGTTTCTATATTGTGGATTTCCTAGTCGGTAATAAGGTGATCGAAACGCAAGGCGACTACTGGCATGCCAATCCTTCTGTTTACAGTCAGTTGGACTCCACGCAGAAATCAAATGTACGGAGAGACAAGGCCAAAGCAACTTACCTGAAAAATCGAGGTTTCGGATTTCTGTCTTTGTGGGAGTTAGACCTGAAAAAGAATCCCGAGGGCTGTCGAAATCTACTACGGGAGTTCTTAGCCTCATGAATACAACTGCTGCAAAAAAAGCCCTGCTCGAAATGCAAAGGCTTGGTCTGCTCGAAGTCATCAAGGAGATCGTCCAGGAGAACAAGGCGTTCCGGAACGCCCTTGGGAACTGGTCCGAGAAGACGGACCTGACGTTCTTGTTCGACCTCATGGATCTTGGTATGCCGGTAGGACGCGGGCTCTCTTTCCTCAGCAAGCCGGAGCAGGAGAGGGTTCGAGAAATCACCGTCGATATGGACGCCGCTGAAGGCCGCAAGTTCGTGACCATTCTGGAGCAGCCCGGACAGGTTATCAGCACTCCAGCTCTCATGGAAGAGTTCAATCTGAAAGGCCCCCAGGTTCGGCAAATCATGTTGACCGCGAGGGCTCTGTTGCTTGACCGTCCAGAGTTGGCTCAGGACGCTGCAAAGTGGGAAGGGTTGGTTCGGGACCAGTTGCGGCAGGTTTTGAAGACCGCAGCGTGGGCCCCCTCAAAGACCCCTCTTCGCAGAAGTGGCATATCCCGTTCATGGGATGCTTTCGCCAAATCCCATCGCAAGAACTTCTGGTATCTGCCCTATACCGTGGCCGCGAACGGGGAGATGATCGAAGATCAGTTGAAGCGTATGTACGTGCGGTACTGGACGGAGGACCCTACCACTGCGGACGTTACGTTGGGGGTGTTCCTACGGGGACACGAAGAGTTCCTGCGTAAGCGTGGAGAGGCAAACCAGAGGGCTCTGGACAACGCAGGCGATCAAGAGGCCCTGTTGGGCCGCTTGATGGCCGGAACGGCCTCTGCAGAAGATGTACGCGAGATCGGCAAGCTGTGGTCGAAAGACAACGTGTACACCTCCGATACCCGCAGAGCAAAAGATACGGTCAAGCGTAGAATACTTGAGCTGGCTCGACGACACCATTGGATGTCCGGTTACGGGGTGGACAAGCGGGTTACGAAGTACCCGTACATTTTGTACGTCGACACGCCCTTTGGTCAGGTGGCTTTCCACGAACAGTTGCCCTCTGTGCATCGGGAATATCCTGGGGAGTGGGACCGGAAACACGCAACGTGGGAAAGGGCCGCTAAGGTCTTGGAACGGTACGGGTTGAAAGACGGCGGCGGGGGAGCAACGATGGAGAGTAGAGTCGCATCGAGGTATCTGCAAGGCGGTGTGGGGATGGATAAGCAAAGTTCGGTTCGGCAGGCTCTTTTACATGTGACCGGTTCCCCCTCAATCACCCCCTGCCCCAAGAAACCCGACCGAGTGTGGACGATCCTGCGGGATAAGCACCCTCGATTGCCGTTCACTCCGATCTTTGAAGTGAATGCGTTCCCCGAAGACCAGATTCATGACTGGAAGTGGTCTCAGGGGAACCTCCGGTATTTCAGCAGGATCACTACCGAGAATCAGCCCCGGTGGTTGCTTTTGGAGTTCGGGAAGGAAGAACCGAAGATGTGCCCGAAGTGCGACAAGGATTTCCCCGCTGGTTCGAACTTCTGCCCCGATTGTGGGGTAAAGCTGGTAAGCAAAGTTGCATCGAGATACTTGTGCACAGCAGCGGCAGAAGAGGTCGTCGACTCCAACCTCAAGGGTGTCGTCGAGGTTCCCAGGAACACGTTCCCTGTGGAGGTTCTCCCTCCCAAGAAGAAGCGGAAAAAATGGCCCTTCGAAGGGTTCATTGATTTCCAGGGGTTGGAGATCGACGTAGAGAACGACAAGGGATCGGTGCGGAGCGGGGTGTCAGAAGATGGAACCCCGTGGGCTGTCGAAATGTTCTGGCCGTACGGTGAGATCAGAGGGACAGAAGGGGTCGACGCTCCTGACGCCTTGGATGCATACGTAGGCCCCAACCACGATTCCTCTCTTGTCGTGGTTATTCACCAGCATGACCCAGACACGGGAAAGTACGACGAGGACAAGGTCATGCTGGGGTTCGACTCTACTGAGGAAGCGATCGGGGCGTACAAGAAACAGTACAGCAAGCCTGGGTTCTATGTAGAAGGTGAGTATACCGAAATGCCCATTGGGCAGTTCTGGCGGTGGGTGCATGATGACAAGAACAGGGGCAAGAAAGTGAAGGCTCGGGTTCAAAGAATCGCCTCTAGGTGGTTGAGGGAGGATTCTTTTGCAGAGTAGCGCCCACAAGAGGGTCATAGGAGGGATACGTACAGCAGCTTTCTGCCACCTCGGCCCTCTCTATCATGGAACCAAGGATCCCGAAGGGCTCCTGGAAGCCCAGACCTTTGATTGGAGCCGGTTGCAGTCTCGGGATTCGGGTTTCTTCGGGAACGGCTTTTACCTCGCAGACAGTCCGCAACATGCTCGATCCTATGGGGGGACGGTCTTGGAAGTGGCCCTGAAGCCCTCGGCCAAGATCCTGTGCGCCATGGAGCCTGGAGTCTTCTCTGGAATGACCCCCACGAAGTCTCCCTCTTACCAGGAGGAATTCGCTGTTTTCATGACCGGACGGATTGTGAAGCATCGGGGGGATATAGAAAAGGCCAAGAAAATCGTAGAGGGGGAGTACACCCCGGGAGGCACTTCTTTCGACTCCATTGGTTGGAAAAAAGATATCACAATGTGGGTACGGGACGAGAAGGTGGCCGATGCTATCAATTGGGGGTCTGAGACAATTGTCCTGAACCCCCAAGCTATCGCCAGCATCCGACGAATCCGGTACCGTAAGACTCAAGCAAGTGCGGCTGACGGCATCAAGACCGGCAAAGGCAAAGGGGTCGGTTTCTTCATCCCGCTCCCGTTAGATGAAGCCGCCAAGTTCCCCTCTCTCGGAGACCAGGATAAAAGCCCGAGCCACGTTACCTTTTTATACGTTGGTGACGTAACTCCCGAGGAGGAGCCAAAACTGCTGAGTGTCGCTCGCAACGTGTTCCGCTCTTTCGCCAGGGGTCCTGTGAGAGCCCATTCCCTGCCCGTGGAATACTTTGTCCATCCGGCCATGGGGCGTCGGGTAGCTGTCGTACCTTGGCAGTTCGACAAGGATCTGGCCGGACTCCGCTGGAAGCTGCGGGATGCTCTACAGGACGCGGGTTTCAAGGTAGAGGACAGTTTTCCTCTTGTATACCGTCCCCACACGACTCTCCGGTATTGTGAGAGCCTCCAGGAGGAGTACAAAGGCTCAGTGCCAGTTGCGGGCTGGTCTTTCGACGCGGTTGAGATTTGGGGCCTGCCATATTTGTACCGGATTCCGTTTGGGGAAGGTTGTTCAGTGAGGGTTGCCGGAGCCCCCCTGTCCTTTGCTCCTGCGGAGGACAAGAGAGGCAAGCCCCTCTCCCCTGGGGACTATGTGCAGCTTCGAGGTCGGGACGGATGGGTGGCAATTAGCCCCAACGTCCAGGGGTTCTATTACCTCGACGAAGAAAATACGGGGATGGCACCTCAACTTGTTATCGTGACAACGGATTGGAAGGGGGCTGTTAAAACCTCTGAGGTTGTCAAGACGCAGACCGTCAGGATGTCCGCGTATAAAGATCCTCCCGAGGACGTGGCTCGGGTTCTGCAGACGCTTAGGGTAAAAGTCTCCCGTACTGCTCAGTGTGGGGGATTGGCTTCGAGAGTAGCCAGCCGATTCCTGGAGGCTTCCAAGAGTCTCCCCATGAAAGGGCGTCGTTACGGATTCTTCATCTACGGGGACAAGACCGGGGCCTGGGAGTTGGGAGATAGTGCTCGCTGGGGAGGGTTGGAAGACGGAGCGTGGCAGGCTATCCCGAGCTTCTCTTCGAAGAACGAGTGGCGCAACCTGTCTGTAGAGGGGGCTACTGAGCATCACCCTGGATTCTTGAAGGCTCTCAGGGAGATGGTTCGAGAGTATCCCGAAATGACAGATTGGTGGGTCCAGTTCGACGGGCCTTGGATTGAAGTACGGGACTTGGTAGGAAGCGGCTCCGTTTCTCCCAAGTTCAATTGGGAGTCCCTCAAGCTATACCACGGCACCAGCATGGCGGCTTGGGAGAAGATCCAAAAGCAAGGGCTCCTCCCTCGCAATCTGAGCGGGATGGGGCCTTCGTATGGGACGCTATCGCAGGCAGGGGAAGGGCATAAAGACGCTGTGTACCTCACGACCCAGATTGGCACTGCTAGAATGGCCGCCAGAGACGCGGCTCGCGTCACAAAGAGTAAGCCTATAGTTTTGCAGATAAGGGGGCTGGATGCGGAGTTCGTGGTTGCCGACGAGGATAGCCATTCGGCCAACCCTGAAGTGAGCCTCCAGACCTTGGGTTCTGTGGCTTACGTAGCCCCGATTCCTGCAAGTAGGGTGGAAATGTTCGAGTATTTAGTGGACAGCGGGTGGACTAAAACCGCTCGTTTCGATCCCGAACTGGAGGGGTTGGGCGGGTTGCTTCGGGGAGAACCGACCACTCTGTACCACGGGACCACACGGCAGTTCAAGAAGTTCGACTTGTCCAAGTCCCGTACGGAGTTGGTGAATGATTTCTACGGGGCTGGCATTTTCCTGACTCCTTCTCAGAGTGTTGCTTGGGATTACGCCGAGGCCAATAGAAACATTGGATTACCGTCGTCGATTGTGCAGGAACTCAAGAGGAAGAATCCCGTTGCGGGGGATTTCTTGGAAGCTCTGGTCAAGCACGGGGATGCTGCTTGGGATATAAAGTTGCCTAGCGGGCGCACTTGGGCACAGTCCTTCGCCAGCGACGAGCTAGAGGCGGGGGTCGATCCGAACAGCATCAGTGACATTGCGCAGTACGTCGAGGGCAGCAAGGTTCATCCGTTGGCCGACCAGACCGGTTTTGTTAATATCTTCAGTACCTCTACAGGAGCCCCTGAGTGGCTGTACGACCTGTTGGCAGAGGTGGGCCTGGACGACAAAAAGTACCGTCCCAAGGTCTACGCAGTATCTGTGAAGGTAGACAAGGTGTTGGTGACAGCCAAGGAGAGTGAGGCTAAGAAGGCCCACAGTCGGGGTTACGATGCGGTGATATTCCACGGGTCCAGGCTGGTGGGCGGAGTACCCGAGGTTGCAGTTTTCGACCCGAGCAAGGTTCGTATCCTGAATGTTCGTACGGGGTCCTTGGTTCAACGAGTTGCCTCCCGATACTGTGAAGGGGGTCTGAGTGGGAAGTAGAGACCTACAGGCTTCGTTGGTCTTATACCACGGCACCTCTGGAGGTTTTGGGGATCTGGACCCGGACAAGAGCGGTCTAGGGACACATTTCGGTAGTTACCGTGCGGCCACCCGGCGTTTGCGGGGGCTGAAAAACGTGCAGGGGCCGCATCCGGTTGAGGTCCGAAGGTACAAGATCCTTTCTTCGAACCCCCTGCTTCTGGATGACGTCGGGGCTTGGGACAGTCTGCCGGATGTCGAGCACGCTCTCATCAAGGTTGGGGTCATGCCCTTGGAAGAGCTTCCCAATAGCCGTCAGTTGAATGGGTCTGCTGCATGGGAACACCTTCGGGATTTGATTGAATCCGCAGGTTACGATTCCGTGGTCTACGCCAATCGGCTTGAGGACCGTGGTTCTCTGTCCTACATTGTCTGGGACCGTTCTATGGTGCAGAGACTCCCTGACGCCAAGATTCCCAAGCACCTGAAGACCGCTTCTGGCACGGTCCCCATTCTCGTCCTCCCAGCCGAAACAGTGAAGTACCGGAAAAAGTTTCCCGGATTCAAAGACACTCTGATCGTGGGCAAGTTCCTAGCGTCGGTCTCCCTATATCGGATTTTCGACTTCGATGAGTTCCTCGGTTTGATGTACCGCTTTAACTCCGATATCAAAGGTGGTACCTTTGCGATTCCTGCTGAGAGAACTTTCGGGGCGTCCTGGAGCGGTAGTTTGCAGGATGCTTTGGACTTCGGGACTGGTTGGAAATCTCGGGGTAGATTAAAGGGGCAACTCTACATTGCAGAGATTGACGGGAATGGCAAGACTTTCAGCCATCTGGCTCCCAACATCGATCCTATTTTTGACGGGTTTGCTCTCGATAATGCTTTTCAATCTAACATGCACGTTGATAGCTGTCGTGGTGAGTTGGGTTGCTCTGTAGTCCACGTTCGTCCCTCCAAGGTGAAGACGTGGTATAGGGTGGACGAGAGCGGGCACCCTGAGAAAGTTTCTGTCCAGGAGTTGCAGGCGGAATTCAAGGAATGGGAAGAGAACCGGAAGAAGGAGTACATGACGGCCTCTGCGGACAAAACCGCAGCGACGCTCACGAAAGCTTGGATCATGTCTGTCCGGCGAGGTTGGAAGTAGTTACGGGTAGCATAGACTTTTATCCAAGCTACACATTTCTTGGGTATCAGGGACTACATGCTCCTGACCGATCTCCGCCCAATAAAATCCACGTCTATTGTCCAAAGATCGCCAGCCTTCCCCCAGAGGGGTTAGGTTCAGGCTAATATTCCGGGAGGCGTTCAAGTCAGCATTTGCGGCGAAGCCGCATTTCTTGCACTTGAACATCTCTCCTTTTCTATTAGCCTTCTGGACCCATCCACAACACGAACATCTCTGGCTCGTAAAAGCTGGGGGGACTTTAATGATCTGGACACCAGTGTCTTCACAAAGTCTACCCAGCTTACCAAAGATCTCCGTATATGTCCAACTCCTCATGGACTTGGACGTTCTCACGCCTAATCTAAGATTCTTGATCGCCTCGATCTTAAGTGTTTTTACTCCCCGTAGGTTTAGCTGGTTCAACGACCAGTTGATGTAGTTGGTCCTGTGGGCTTGAGCCCTCGCGAAAGCTTTAGACCCCTTCTTCTTATGGTTCATCTCAGCGATGATCTTGGGCAGGGTCCAACCATGCACGTCTTCCTGGGACTGAACCCCGTCGCTCGAAGAGAACACTTTCTTATAACCTATATCCACCCCAACTGTTGTTCCCTGAGATACGGGTTCGGGTTTGGGAATAGAAAATACACACGTTACAGAGTTTGAGTTTAGTCTAAGCCCAGGTCTGATCTCACCTCTGGACTTCATCTCGTTAAAGTGCTTAGTTAGTTTGATCGGGAACACGATCTTTAGGGAGTGGTCCCAACCAGGAGGAGTACCTAAACAGGTTAGATTTACATAAGCATCGAACGAGGTCTCGGACTCCCAGTCGATCTTGACGAATCTTGAGTCCAGTTGGGGATTCATGTTCTTGAGATCCGGCTTGGACATTTTGGTCTTATCTATGACCTTCTTGAGCTTCTGGGCTTGTTTGGTCTTACCCTCAGCTAAAAGTTTAGCATAGACGAACTCACGCCTTTTCTGCTTTTCACGAGTTCCTCTCACGATCCCAGAAGCCTGTTTAGCTGCGGCTTGGACAGCACGAGCCGAGAGCCAAGTCTGGGTCGAGACTTGATCTGTAAAGTTTTTCGAAAACAACCTCTGGATCTCAGCGTCCTCTCCGAGAGTCCAGAGAGGGTCGACGAACAGAGCGGTTACTCGCCAGTACTCTTCAGTAAAGAGATCGATGAGATCTCGTTTTCCTGGGTTGGTGAATTTGAGGGACAGTTTAGAGGACCGGATCAGGGAGTATTTGTCTTTCTTGGATCGAGCCATCGGGTCCTGGACTCCTTCAGTTCCTTCGGAAAACCGGTTGACAAAAAATCCATCCCTGTCTATAGTACCCTATAGACAGGGTATTGGAACACGATACTTTAGTAAACTCACGATACTCTGGTAAACCAGAGTAAACTGCCTACACTTCTTTCAAACCCGCTAAGTTCCCTATAGCCTCGCTATGGTTAGGAGCCTATCTAAGGGACTGCCTTATGCCCGACCGGAATCTTACAACCCGAATTGCCCAAAGGCACTTGCAGGCTCGCAAGTTTGTCTTGACTCCGCAGGTAGTCGCCGAGTTCCGCAAAGAATTCCTGATGTTGATGAAGAACCTGAAGCGAGTTCAGGATTACGAAGGGGCGATGGCCCTGAAGGAGGCTCTCCGTACCTGGAACCAGGACATGGATTTCTTTTTCGAGCAAATCCGTGATTTCCTCGAAGATCTGGTTCGAACCGAGAAAGACTCCGGTACAGGTAAATGGGCGGAGCATTACCTCAAGGAGTTAGGTCCGAGTTTCGGGGCTTTTCTGCATTGGGTTCCACATCTTCCGGTGACTAGGGTGGGGACGGTAACTTTTGATTTTGATTTCGATTTTAGATAGGAAATTTCATATGATCTTGGCACACCGCATACAGCTTGACCCGACTTTCAAACAGGTCCGGTATTTTGTCCAAGCCAGCGGTACGCACAGATTCGTTTCTAACTGGGCTTTGGCTGAGTGGAATCGGCTTTACGAAGCCGGAGAGAAGCCAGACGGAATGAAGTTGAGGAAATCTTTCAACTCCCGTTACCCCAAGGAGTTCCCTTGGATCTCGGAACTCCACAGGGACTGTCATTCACAGCCTTTTAACGATCTCCAAGTGGCATTCTCTAGGTATTTCAAAGGCGAGGCCAAGCATCCTGTATTCAAGAAAAAGGGAGAGCACGATTCTTTCTATGTAGCAAATGACATTATCTCTTTGGATGAGTCAAGAGTTCGAATTCCACGTTTGGGTTGGGTTCGGATGACGGAGCCCCTCCGGTTCGCGGGGAAAATTATGAGTGCCCGAGTCACGAGAACCGCTGACAAGTGGTTTATTTCTGTCCAGGTGGACATAGGAGATCCCGCTCAAAGTGGTCAGTGGGAGCGAATTTCTGACGGGACAGTCGGGGTAGACCTGGGAATCAAGCATGCAGTGGTCACCTCCGACAATGAGGTATTCGACGGCCCTAAGCCTCTGAAGAAGAACTTGGAGAAGCTTAAACGTTTGCAGCGACAACACGCCCGTAAGCAGAAGGGCTCCAAGAACAGGCACAAACTCACGATGCGGCTGGCTCGGCTCCACGCCAAGATCGCGAACATCCGGAAGGACTTTCTACACAAAGTGACGACCAAGATCTGTCGTGAGAACCAAACGATAGTTCTTGAGGATCTGAACGTAGCGGGGATGATCAAGAATCATAAGCTAGCTCGGGCGATCATGGATATTGGGTTTGGAGAGTTCAGGAGGCAGGTTGAGTACAAGTCCGGCCTCTACGGGAACACCCTAATTCTGGCGGACCGGTTCTATCCTTCTTCTAAGTTGTGTTCAAAGTGTGGACACAAAAAAGAGGATCTGACTCTAAAGGATCGGACGTATTGTTGTGAAGCTTGTGGTGCTGAGATCGACCGGGATCTCAATGCGGCTTTGAATTTGCGTAATCTAAGTACCCTCGGCTTGAGGGGAGCTTCCGGAGGCGATCTACCTCCGGTAAAAGCCTGTGGACCGAAAGAGCCTCGGAGCGTCGGGAAGAAGCAGGAACCGAAACGTGTGAAGGGATAAATCCATGCACAAGTCGGATGAGCAGTATCAGTACGCCGATTTTCTGAAGGAACTGCCAACCTGGGAGAACCGAATCCGCGCCAAGTCCTCGACCGCTTGGAAGTATCTCGCCGAGTTGGCGGAGTGGGCTGTACGGGATGATTTCGGCGGAGGTGGCGGGAAGCCCGTAGTCCTACGGAGGAGAGAGAAAGAGAACGTCCGGTTGGAGGGGTTTGCAACCCAACTCGTAGGATACGAGGACGATGAAGAATGGCACAGAGATAATCTTGCACGCCTGAAGGCGGGTCTTGCCCTGTACCGGAAACGGGCTCAGGCGGTCTATCCTTGGCTGCTGAAGTACCAACTCCCCCTGGTCGTGAACTTCGAAGAGTCTTCTCGGGAGGACTCCGCCGCTAGTTACGAACGCTCTTTCATTCGGATTGGGGTTTGGGCTGTCTCCGACCTCCCCATGGATTTTGTTCATGCCCTAGCTCACGAGATGGGGCACCACATGTTCAAGACCCTGGTGACAGCCCAAGGTCGGGAAGCATGGACTGCTTTCATCAAGGGGTCTTACAAGGCGCTTGACCTCCGGGACGTGCTAGCAAAGTCACGTCCAGATGAAACTCTGTTCCGGTTGGACGATAGGATTCAGCGGGAGGATCCCATCCTCCACATTCAGCTACAGACCCTTATCTATGACCCGCGGTACAAAGAGTACGATTTGATCAGCACTACGAGCATCAAGGAGTACCTGGACGCGGGGAAAGACCCGATCGTCCAGGTTCCGGCCCATGCCATTTCGGGCTACGCAGGGAAGAACCAAGAGGAAGCGTTCTGCGAGGCGTTCGGGAACCTTGTGGGCTATGGTTCTCGTTCCGTACTGCTTGAGGTTCGTGGGTTCCTTCAGTCTCTGTTGCCAGGGCTCAAGACGGCTTCAAAGACGGCCGGATTGGCGGATGATCTCGAAAACAGGGTCCAGGTTCTAATCAAGGACTATGAAGCAGCCCTGTCCGATCCCAAGGTCCGTAACAACTATCAGGCCATGGTTTCAATCGGGCAGGCTTTTAAGGATTGGTTCCTGTCGAAGTTCCAAACAGGGTTGGCGAGGACTCCAGTAGGGGGTAAGACGGTCAAGAAGGCCGTTGATATGTTCCTGTGGATGGCTACGGCTGCTGTACACCAGGACGGGAAGACCAAGCGTTTGCGTGAGGGCTGGGACGAGTTCAAGCCTTTCGTTCCGGAACTGCTGAGGCTCTTTTCTCCCGAGGGACACCTTTCGGTCGAGACCGAGATCCAAGGAATCCATGCCGCGTACCTGAATCCAAAGGGACTGGCCACGCCCACTTTCAAGAAGTACGTGAAGGCCCTGGACGTCCTGTTTGGTTCCCTGCAGGGCTGGAGAAAGAGGGCTCTCGTTGGAAACTTGAAAGTCGCCCTGGCTGGGGCGGATAGTTTCCGCGGGACCGCCTCTGGCAAGTACGTTACGGCCGAGGATACCCTGTACGTGCGAGCTACACCCAACGTTCTGAAAAGAACTCCCGGGAAGTACGCCTCTCCCGACTACATTCTCATCCACGAGTTGGGGCACCGGTACGAAAAGAAGGTTGGGGCCAGTGTGGATTTCGACAGGGAAGCATGGCGCACGACTAGGTATAGCCTCACAGAGAGCATGTCCGGCCACTCTGAAGCTTTTGCAGAACTGTTTGCCCTCGGGCATTTCGGTATCACCGAGTTGTCAGGCAAAGATTTCGGGAGCACTCTGGAGAAGTTCGAGAAGCTCATGACTACGGGAAAGATGGCGTCCGTTACAGACAAGCTGTTCCGTCTGTACGAACGGCGGGGCGAGCTTCATTCGCAGTGCGGAATGCCGGACGGGGATGAGAGGTTCGTTTGTCCTGAGTGCGGCAAAGTGATTCAAGCAAAGTGCCCGGGTCCGCCCGAAGGAAAAACGGATAGGGCGGTGGTTTGCCGTGACTGTGAGCAGAACCTCAGGGGCACGACCGGACAGGTAAAAGTCGGAGGGATCATTGAGGCCCCTCCCAAGTTGGTGGAAGAGATCACGAAGTGGGCGTTCCACGTCACGGCGGAGAGCCGGATTCAGAATATCGATGAGACCCTAGAGTACCAGTTCAGGAACACCCCTCCGGAGAAACGCTCGAAAGGGCATAACGATCTGATAGCAAAAGAACGACAGGAACAAGATTTCCTCAAAAAGTACCTCTCTAGCGAATATGCCGGTTGGGGGACCAAGCACCATTTCCGTGTGGCCGAGTACCTAGCAGGATGGAAATACTTAGGACTTGGAAAGAAATCGGGTGGGTCTAGGGAGTACAACGACCAGACAACAATCGAAGTCATCCTAGTCCGTTATAACTACAAAGGCTACAATAATGGCAGGGGTGGTTCCTGGGACAAAGATGCAAAAACTCTTCGGGTGTTCCTGCCCTATAGTTTGAAGCTTCAGCAGGACATCAGCGGTCTGGAGAATATGGTTGAGCATGAGTGCCGACATTTTGCTCAGTCCTACCTCCAAGATGCCATAGGGGTTGCGGAGGCAGGGTTTCCCCCCAGGAAGATTCGGACACCACAGTACCAGCAGAACACCTCTCAACCTGGGCATAGGGGAGATCCCTCTCTCGAAGATCACAACCTCGATGATGTTGAGTTTTTCACGGACCTGGGGAGTGCGATCCGGGAGTTTAAGTTAGGGGTTTCTTTGAACAAGATTCCCAAGAAATCGTGGGATGAGGCTTTGGACGTATTCACGGGCGTAAAGGATAGGGTGTCGGGGGCTGCTGTTCTTGAGTCTGTCTTTTTCTATCACCTCAAGCACAATGAGAAGGCTCGTGGTAAATACCTCCGTGCGATCAAAGAAATCCGAAAAGCCATGCAGTACAAAGGTGGTAGGGCTGTCCTGGCTTCTACCGCTTCTCCTTTGCTCCAACTGAACGCCTCTGCCAGCAACCTGGAAACTCTCCTGGCCCAGTTGATTGAAGGAGCCCAGGACGCCAAGGCACTCGAAACTTCAATCGGGTTTAACCTTCGTGATCTCCCCAAAATGCTGGCCGAGGCAGTCCACAGCGACGATGATTATCACAACGGGGAGTCTGTCCTCCAGCACACCAAGGAGGTTTTATCGGACCTGGAAGAGCATCTCGAAGGGCTCGACGCCATCCAGAAGCAAGTGTTCCGGCTGGTGGCGGTGCTCCATGACCTGGGTAAGCCCGTGACCCACGAGTTCGTGGAAGGGCACCACAGGTTCCAGGGACACGCTGATGTATCTTTGGAGATTGCCAAGGCCCTTCTCCAATCGTTCGAGGCGGAAGCCTCCGATCTGGTTAAGCAGATTCTGTTGCTCGTGAAGCACCACGATACCTTCCTCACCCTCATCAACAACCGCGGGAACGCCACTTCCCCCGCCTACTTGAAGAAGTTCATGGCTAAGGAGATCGGGACGAAAGAGATCCTGTTGGACCTCGCTCGGTTTGCAAAGGCGGACTCCGCCCGAAGCAAGACCCTGGACAAAACCCTCAGCGATATCGCGGTTGTGCTGGGGGACGTAGACCGGTGGTTCGTCTTACAAGCGGAGAGGGAAGCCCAGAGGATTGAGCAAGAAGCACTGGCCTCAAAGAATCTTGTCGAGAGAAAGGACGAGATTCTGACCCTCTTGGAGTCTGCTGTGCCAGGGTCTTCGCAGCACTACCCCAATATCCAGGCTATCAAACGCGCTCTGGGGATGGCTAAGCAGTTTAAGGCCATTCGAGAGCTGGAGGACGTTTTGGGGCATAGGAAGACCGCAGCAGAGAGAGTCGCCTCCAGGTTCTTGAAACAGGCTACGAAGACGCCCGCCGAGAAAGAGGATGAGGCTGTTTCCGATCTGGTCAAGCCGGACCCTAAATTAAAACCCCCCCGCTATGACCTTCGTAAGAGGCGGTTGGATACGGCGGACCCTGACCTGGATACCAGCAAAGAGGACAAGGACCTCTCTTTGAACTATAAGAGGGTGGCTTTCGAGTGGTACACGGGACTCCCTGCGCTAGCCTCCCCTGCGAGGATTGCTTCCGCTTGGGTCTCAGCCGGAGTTGGAAAGACCAAGCCCAAACAGACCGGTAAGAGCCAGAAGCGTTTGGAGAAGAAACAACGCAAGAACCCTTTGGCTTTGAAACCCGTCCCAGGATCTCCGCCTCCGCCTGCTCCTGGTTCGGCTAAGAAGACGGAAGAGCCGGAGCACAAGGCCGGAGACGTGTGGGAGACGGAAAAGGGCTGGACGGCCAAGAATCCAGACGGTAAGGCCCACGTCTTTACGGAAGAGGACGGTAAGGATCGGGCCCAGGCTTACGCCAAGGGCAAGGAGTACGAGGAAGAGGAAGATAAGAAGCCCGGATCCGAAGAGATGAAGCCCCCTGGAACGCTCAGCGCTAAAACCTGGGCTAAGCTGAGCCCTCTTCTAAAGAAGGACACCATCACAGAGGAAGATTTCCGGACAGCGTTGGGTACGGATAATATCTGGGGAACCATCAATCAACTAGATGGTCATATGACGGAGGATGCTGATGGTAACTGGCACCCTAAAACTCCGAAAGAATCTGAGAAGCCTAAACCTGAAAGCGAAACCAAGGAGCCGGATGAAGTAGCGCCGGAGGACAAGGCCCTCGATGATTTAGACAAGGATCAAGACGACAAGGATCTCGATGATCTTGACAAGGAAGAACCCTCTGTCGAGGATTGGGTTCGAGGGATGAAGGATAAGGCCGGGTTCAAAGAGACGGTTAAGAGTTTGAAGAAGGTGTTTGATTCTGCAAAAGGTGAACTGTCAGGGGCAGAGGACTCCCTGTCTGTAGATAACGATATGGTCAGGGTCGTTCTTGAAGGTTTGGCTGTCCCTAAAGGGGTGTTTAAGACGGTTGGTGACATTCGTGATTTTGTGCAATCTGAGAAGACGCACGCCAAGCTGGTAGGAAAGCCGAAGGAGCCTGAGAAGAAACAAGAGCCTGAGAAGAAACAAGAGCCTGAGAAGAAACAAGAGCCTGAGAAACAGCTCCTCCCAGACACTAAGACGGAACAAGATAAGGGGAAGGGCGCTCCCGATACCGGTAACCCTGACAAGACCGAGCAAGATAAGGGGAAAGGTGCTCCCGCTTCCACTAACCCCAATGAGGATCCGGACCTCGATTCGTTGGACGATGAGCATTCCAAGAAAAGTAAGATAGGGGATTGGGTTGACTGGATGCCCAATGAGAAAGAGTTTGTCAAAGCAGTGGCTGGTCTCCATAAGGCTTTCGACCCGAAAGAGGGTCCGTTGGCTGCTTTGTCTACGGACACCTCCACGGAGGATCCTACTGTAGAAAAGGCTCTCGACGAGATCGGTGTTCCCAAGGGGACTTTCAAGACGGTCGGGGACGTAGCAGAGTTTCTCCAGAGTGAGAAATCCTATGCTGCCCGAGCCGGAAAGGCTCGCGCTAAGGCCGAAAAACACCTTTCGAAACTGGATGCTTTGGATAAGAAGAATATTGTCCTGAAGGGGCGAATGTTCCTAGAAGAGCAGGCGGAAGCTGGAAAAACAGACGAAGATCCGTTTAACGAAAGTGAGTATGCTTTCGAGTTGGGGTTGCCTGACTCTGCATTCAAGACCTTGGGGCAGGTTAAACGTTTCATCGACGAACTCAGCGCCAAGGAAGGCGGCGAGCCTACAGAGGCTCAGAAAGAGAACCGTAAACGCCAGAAACAAAGAGACAAAGAGGTTAAGCAGAAAGCGTGGGACAGTCAGGTGAAGCAGCAAGAGTCTATCGGGAAAATCCTGAAGGGGATCGTTCCTGGCCCACGGTCCAGCGAAGACATGCATGCTCTGTCCAACCAGACTTTCGAGGCCGCCCATGCCCTGAACACAGAGGGCCGAACCGCTATGCTGTCGGAACTCAACAGCGAAGCCGCCCGTTACGACAAAGACTCTCCGGAGCACAAGCAGGTACAGAGGGCGATTGACGGTGTGTGTCTAGCACAGATTCTGAAGAACGAGGACGTCTCAGGGAGGCCCGAACCTTCGGAGTCTTTCATCCAACTCGCCAAAGTCCTTCATAGGAACGGTCATGCAGACACTCTTCTGAATACAGTCGAGGACTTCACCTCTGCCGACAGTCGGAAGTACATTCACGACGCGATGGCAAATATGAGCGAAGCCGAGTTCGTCAAGTTCGCCGGAGGACACGACGGTCCGATGAAGGAACTTATCTCGACCATGACCGACCCGATGCTTTCAGAGGAACAGCGGGGCATGGCTCGCGAGTTCATGCAGGATGCAGCCCTTACCAACATGACTCTAGGGCATGCCCTAGTAGTTACCCACCTCAGGGGCCAGGAAGAAGGGGGCCAAGAAAGCCAAAGCAAAAAGAAGGCGCCTCAGTCTCAAGAGCAGAGGAGAGAAGCCGTCGCTAAGGTTGTCAACGCGGCCATGCAAGACCCTGCGTACACGCATTCTCGGGATCAGTGGCTTACCTGCACCAAGACCGGTAAGTTCTTCGATGAGTGCAACGAACTCGCAGGCGAGACAAAACTTCGTCATGCAGCAGTTCTTCTGAAACATGCAGAAAAAGAGTTCGGTCCTATGTCTGACACGAATCCTGCCAAAGCCTTGATAGATAAGGCAATTAAGGACCACGATCCCACCGTTTTGGACATGGATACAGAGCCCGGCCTGATCAAACCCGCCGCCTAGAACAAAATTCTTTCAATATCTTCTCTATAAAGTCTCCGTAGTAGTGAAGGGCTTTGTGGTTTTGAGCCACGAGCACGTTCTAACCATGACTTCAAGAAGGAGATTTCGAATGGGAAAGCTGACGCAGAAGGGGGCGCTCCTCGTGACTCGTGACATCAACAAGCTTGCGGCTCTCTTGGAGGCGGACCACGCGACCCTCGGGATTTCCCAGAAGGTTGCCGCCAATATGGTCGAGCGGCTGGATCGTGTCGCGGACCATATCGAGCGTGTTGCCGGTCTCGACCCGCAGGACGAAGAGAAGAAGGACGCTATCCTGGCGTCGTTCGACCCCAGCAATATCGGCGAAGAGCAGTCCGGTCCGATCGAGACGGTCGAAGCGGATGAGCCGTTCATGCAGGGTGAGTTTACCCAGCAGGAGAATCGTGAGCTGGCCGACCGTCAGGAAGCGGGCGCTTTGGGCACCACTCCGATTCTCACTCCGCGGGCTCCGACTCCTGGCAAGCAGGCCGAGCTGAAGACCGCCGCTGAGGCGTTCCTTCGCCTCGCCAATGCCGAGAACGTCAAGGTCGGTGCCTATCTGAAGCAGCACATGGCTGCTGAGAAGGCCGCTGCTGAGGCTAAGGCCAAGACGGCCGCCGAACTCAAGTCGAAGCAGGCTGCTCAGGGTAGCGGTCACGGTTATCGGCTGGACGCCTAGTCTCTTTCTTTTGGGAGGTTCCCTTATGAGGGAAACTAAGAACAAGAAGAGAGCACAACTGATCACCGACTACCAAGCTCGGGCCTCCGAGTTTGCGGTTGGTACCAGGGTGGCGCCGATCGGCGTGGACGTCTATTCCCATACGGGAGAGGTGAAAGCCGTTTTCCCCGCTATCGGTATGGTGGACGTGGAGTTCGCTTGGGGCTCGCAGCGTTTCCCTGTTGAGGACCTCAATATCATCGAAGACGCTCCGCTGGCCGCCCCTCAGCACGATTCTATTCCTGGCGGTCCGGCAAAGGTTTCCGTTCCTGGCGGTCCGACTCCCAAGACTGCGGCCCAGCGGCAGAAGACCGCCAAGCGGGTTGCCGAGGCTTTCGTAATGGCTTCCATCACGAAGAACGCTCTCTACTGGGGTGACAGGGATCGGAAGTACCGTGCGACCAAGAGGGAACTGGGTGAGGGCAATTACTTCTGCCCGAAGCATCGTGACGTCCCGCTGCGTCCCGCCGTGTTCATGCGGGAGAACGGTAAGAGCCTGCGTCTCATGGGTTGCCCCGAGTGCATGTTCCTTATCCGTCGAGACGATATCTGTCACGAGAAGCCCGTGGTGAACGTGACTGTGGAAATCGAGGGGGCTGAATAGATGGCTTTCCTGAAGTTCGCAAATGCACGAATCATCACGCCGGACCTTGGTGGTCAGGCGGGGTGGAAAAAAGTGCGTACCGCGGCTAAGAAAGCTGACGTGTCCCCCGACCTTTTGGAGCAGGCCAGCGGTATTCTCGGGAAGCCTTTCAATCCCGATGACTACCTGCTGACTCACTGCACCATCGTTTCGAGCGTCGACGTGGAGCCTGTTCCTGGGGCCAAGATCGGTAAGATCAAGGAGAACGGCTTTACTGTCAATCGTATCTACGGTGACTACAGGATCACTGAAGACACTTTGGAGCAGATCAACGCGAACAAGGATGCATGGGCCCGTGGTGTCATTCTGAAGTCCTACCAGACGTTCAGGGGTGGCCAGAATTTCTGTTTTGCTCCTGGCACTGAAGTTCTGATGGCTGACGGAACTTACCGTCCTATCGAGAAGGTAGTGGCAGGGGACGAAGTGATCACGCATACGGGTGAGGCTCATAAGGTCACTCAGACTTTTGTTAGGGATTTCGAAGGCCCGATTCAGGCTCTCTACGTAGACCGATTCAAGGATCCTCTTCTCGTTACGGGAAATCATCCGTTCAGAGCCATTTCTGTCACAGCTTCTCAGTTGACCTCTTACTCTGGAGCTAAGCTTTCTAGTCAGGTTCGCTATCGAAGAGATCAGATAGTAGACTCCCTTCGGGATGGAGAGGGTCATTTTGGTAAGGCGTTTCCGGCAGTCCGCGAGATCAAAACTCTCCTGGCTAAAAGCGCTATGCTAGCCGGGGACATTGCAGAAGCGATGGGCCATAAGAGAACTTATTCTTCTGTCATCATTCAGAGAGTTCTAAAGCGGCACACAGACCAGTTTTTTTCCCGTCCTTTGCTTGTTTCAGAGTATCCGTCTTTACAGAAGGGGCGGTGGTGCAGTCGAGTGTGGGCTGTTAGAGAAGACGCCCCTGATTTGCCGGATACTGACGTGAAGGCAGACAAAGATTGGGTAGCTGCTGAGCATTTCAAAGCCGGGGATTTCATTCTCGGCCCAGAGCAAAAGTTAGGGCAGATATCCGAACCTGAGAAGGCCACTCTTCTTGGTTATTACCTTGCAGAAGGGTGCCGTCTTGATCCTCATAAGGATTATGGGGTGTGTTTGGTTTTCGGGGCACATGAGCGAAATCTCGTAGAGCATGCTGCGAAGCTGGCTGAAGGGTGTTTCCCGGGAACTACGGCTCATATTCAGAATCCTAAAAATGGGGCTTTGAGAGTAGATTTGCGCGGTTCTGAGATTTGTAAGTGGATGGTTCGAAACGGCGGCATTTATTCTGAATCAAAGCGTCTCCATCCGGACGTTTTCTCTTGGGACAGAGAATCTCTTTTGAGAATGTTTGCCGCGTGGATGGCTGGAGACGGGGATCATCACAAAGGAACCTTACGTCTTCGTGGAGTTTCCGTGTCTCATGAGCTTGCACAGCAAATGCACAGAGTTGCTGAGTTGTGTGGGATAAAATCTTCTGTTGTTTTTACGCGCCAAAAAATTGGCGAGGTTTGTAGTCAAGTGACAATGGTTATTGGGGGTGAGCCTCGCGTTTTCAACGTGATTCCTCGGCACCACGTGTGGACTGTTTTGGTATCTAAAGACTCCACTCCTGAAGTTACTTGCCGGAATATTCGGTGGGGGGTTCCTCTACACGTTGTTGAAGATGTGCACAAACGTCAGGAGTTTGCTTGGTGGGGTGGTTGCAGGGTTCATAGGGTAGATTCTAATGAGTCTATCCCCTATAAAGGTAAAGTGCATAATATAGAGGTTGAGGAAGATCATTCCTATGTAGTCGATTATGGTATTGCGGTACATAATTGTGAGCACATACAAATCACGGAACTTTCCAAGGGCCGCATCATCGATGCCGTAGCCCGTGACGTTGGGAATTCGATTTACGTGGATATCCTGATTGCTACGGACAGGAAGCACACGGACCTCATTCGGGATATCAAGTCGGGTAAGATGGGCACCCTCTCAATGGGTTGTTTCCTCCCCGGGACTCAGGTGTCTCTGGCTGACGGTAGTCGTGTAGCAATCGAAAACGTGCAGGCTGGAGACAAGGTTCTGACGCATAAGGGCCGTGCTCGCGAAGTGCTGAACAAGCAGGTTCGTGAGGGCGTGTGGAACATCCGGCGTATTCAGGTAGCCGGGGTTTCGGCTGTGATCACTGCAACGGACAATCACCCCTTCTACGTGCTTCGTGACGAGTGGGAGTGGATTCGGGCCGACGAACTTCAGGCAGGAGATCTCCTGTGTGTTCCTGTGGGGGATCAGACCGCTTCTGTTGTTCTTTCTATTGAGTCTGGTACCTACGAAGGTCCTGTCCATAACATGGAAGTGGCGGAGGACAACTCCTATGTTGTGGAGGGAGTCGCTGTTCACAACTGCACGACCGATTTTACTATCTGCACCAAGTGCGGGCACGTCGCTGTCGACGATACTGACCTCTGCAGCCACATTAAATACGAGAAGGGCAACACCTTCTATTACCCCGATGGGAAGAAAGGTATTGTTGCAGAGTTATGTGGGCATTCTTCAATCGATCCGACCGGAGGCGTCTATTTCATCGAAGCCTCTTGGGTTGGTAAGCCCGCATTCCTTGGCGCTGTGCTCCGTAACATCATCGAGGCCAGGGAAGTGTCGCCCTCTACCCGTAAGAAGGCTATGGAGGTTCTCTCCTCCCTGCCCCCGCAGTGGACTACGAATGGCCGTAAGAAGGCCGCCAGCATGTACCTCAGTGCTTTCGACGACGGGATGGATGAAGGGACCGAAGAGGCTCCGGCTGAATCCGAAGGAGCCCCTGCAGAGTCCGAAGGAGCCGCGTCTCCCTGGTCCGATCTCGAAGACAAGATGGTCCAGAAGATTCTCCAGAACGTCGAGAAGAAGCTGTCCGACCAGCTAGGTCCGGACGGTAAGTCTGTGCCTTCTGCTCAGTCTGAGACGGCCCCGAACAACAACATCATCAAGCAGGCTGTCAAGAAGACGGCGGCTCAGTTCTACAACAACACTCTCTCCGCCATGCTCCGTACCGCTTCTTCGGATGCGGATCTCATGGATCGTGTGGCTGCATTGAATACTGCGTTCGGGATTTCCATCCCCGTGCCTCTGTATCGTGCGGCTTTGAAATTCAGCGGTAGGAATACCACGCTGAAGGGTTATGTCGCCTCGTGCGAACGTGCTTTAGGCAGAAAGGTCGAAGCCGGGGAGGCCAAGACTTTAGTGCGTTTGGGGAAACTGCTGGAGCAGTTCTCCAATAAAACGGCAGCGAAACAGCAATCACGGTAGAAGGAGGAACGAGCAATGAAACGACAGCGTAGTACCTGGGTCAAGAAGGCTTCGGCCGCCCCGGCGGTCCCGTTTGAGTCCGGCGGTCACCCTGCTGAGCAGCCCGATCCGAACGAGCACGATTACGAGAACGGGGACACCTCGTCTTGGAACGAAGATCCCAAGCCCGGCCCCTACACGCAGAGCGGTCACCCTGCGACCCCCGATGAGGGCATTACTCATCCGGCCGCCAAGAAGGCTCGCCTTACTCCGAAGCAGGCTGCTGTCATGCAGAAGCGTGCTGAGGTGAAGGCCGCCAAGTGCGTGAAGATGGCGACTGCTTTCCTCGGCGAAGACGCCGACGAAGGCGACGTTGAGGATCAGGCTCTCGCGTTCATGGATCTCGACGACGCCAAGGTTGAGGCTTCCCTGAATCGCCTGAGCGAGGATGTCCCTGAGGACGAGGAAGCGGACGACGACGAAGAGGCCATGCTCGCCGCCATGCTCGCCGAGGAAGAGGAGAAGGACGACGAGGCCGACGACGTCGAGGAAGAGCCTGAGCCCGAGACGGACAAGACCGCTTCGCTGAAGCGGCGTCTCGCCAAGGCGGAAGCTCAGCTTCGCAAGCTGGCCGAAGAGGATGAGCCTGAGGAAGAGGACGACCCCGAGGTTGCCTCCCTGAAGAAGCGTCTCGCCAAGGTTGAGGCTCTTTTGAAGAAGGCTACCCGTAAGGCCGCCGACGACGAGCCCGAAACCGAGGAAGAGACCGAGGACAAGACTGCCGGTCAGAACGAGCCCGACGCTTTCTATACCGACAAGGGTAAGGAAGCCGATGATGGCAACGAGGATCTCGACGACGAAGAGAAGGCCATGCTGGCCGAGATGACCGCTGAGGAAGACGACGGCGACGAGGATCTCGACGACGAAGAGAAGGCCATGCTCGCTGAGATGCTGGCTGAGGAAGAGACCGAAGAGAAGCCCGAGGAGACTGAGGCTGAGGAGCCCGAGGAAGCCGAAGGCAAAGAAGCCTGCGACGCTTGTGACGGTACCGGCGAAGACCTCGACGGGATCGATGACATCTTCATCGACGACGCCGATATGGTCCCCGAACTGGAAGAGCCGATTGTCCTTGACGGCGACCCCATGGGCATGCTGGCCGATGACGTCGAGTTCACCCCGGAAGACGAAGCCGATCTGGCTTCCCTGTACGCTTCTGACGAGACCGAGGAAGTTCCTGTCGAGAAGACGGCCCGTGCCAAGACGGCTTCCCGTAAGGTTGCCCCGAAGCCCGTTCCGAAGAAGGTCAGCACTGGTGCCAAGAAGCTCGGTAGCGTCCGTACGGCGTCGACCGAAGCCAGCTCGCTTGAGAACATCTGGGAAAGCGCTCCGGACGTTTCGGACGTGTTCAACCAGTAGTCCTACGACTTTTCGAAATCGGGGCTGAAGCCTAGTAAGCCCCGAAGTTCGAAGAATCGACAGATGCAAATCAGATTTCGATAAATACCTTCAATTAGATGCCTATAAGACAGACGTATTAGTGGAGAGGATGACCTGCTTGGGGTGGGTCACTGGGGAGGGTTGAAAGACCCAAACCACCTCGTACTTCGCTGGTGAACAATGTTCGGAGGAAATCATGCCCCTGAATGGACAGCCAAGCGGAGGGTGGACTGAGTCGAGTTCGTCTCTTAGGCTTCTGCACGTCGGAGTCCGTAACTCCGTCGGCGAGCTGTGCGACGACGCTTTCACGCAGACTAACCCCCCCAACGTGGCAACTGCTGCTGGTGTGAGTGCTCAAGCGGACACTTCGGTGTTTGGTGTCCTGTCCGGCTCGGTCGCGTTCGCGCGTCCCGACGTCGGATCCAACTTCATTGGTGGACCTGCTCCGATGACCGTCGATGGAACGATCAATCAGACCTTCGTCCGCCCCCTCGGCTGCTTCCTGAATCACGCTGTCGGTTATGCGTGGGAAAACCAGCCGGGTCTTGCTTCGGGTAAGGGTCCCTACGTTTCGGCGTGCGGCACTTACGCGAACGCCCTGTTCGAGGACAAGTGCATCGCGACGGCGGGTGCCGTCACGGTCGGCGACCCGCTGTACTACATCACGGGTGCCCAGCTTGTCGCTTCGCTGAACGGCTACCTGATGCCCGCCAACGGGCACACGGGTGGCGTCCTGATCGCCTATGACATTGATGGTCTGGCGTTCCAGGCGACGTTCGGTGCGGCTGCCACCACTGTAATCGGCGTTCTCAAGATGCCCGCGGATAGCGAGCAGAATGAGATCGTCTATGATCAGCGCATCTAGGGAGGTATAAGATGACTAACGTAAGTACCGCCCAGAAGCAAGAGATCATCAGTCGCTACATCACCAGCCCCCAGGGCCGCGTCAAGCTGGCTGCCAGCATGACCCAGCCGCTTCGTACTCGGCGTGATTACACGTCGGTCGGCCGCAAGACTTTCCTGGTCGAGCAGCTTCCCGATGGCGCCTTGCCGCTGTACGATAAGGACCCCGACGTCACGGCGTTCGTGGTCGGCGAAGAAGGCGAGAACATCCTGGCGGTCACGAAGCCTCGGCGCGTGATCTTCCCGCTGTTCGAGATCGCTTCGCTCCCCGAGATTCCTCTGACGCAGATCAAAGAACGTCGCTTCGATCTCATCGAGCGTGCTCAGGATCTGGCCCGTGCTCAGATCCAGGCCGCTGAGGATGAGCGCGTGTTCGCAATTCTGGACGCCATTGCCGTGGCGGGCTTTGATAGCCTTCCTGGCCAGATGAACCCTGACATCCCCGTCATTGCCCCCATCAGCCCGGCCGTCCTCGCGGATGCGTTCGCTCTGATCGAGGCTCATGACCTTCGGGTTGCTCGTGTGTTCATGAATGCCCGCGATTACTCGGACCTGCGTAAGTGGGGCCGTGACATCCTGGACATCGAGTCCCAGGCTGCGCTGCTGAAGACTGGCCTGATGGCGACCCTCTGGGGCGCTCAGATCATCGTCAGCCGCCTTGTCCCCGTGGGCACCGTGTATGTCACTTGTGAAAGTGACATGTTTGGACGCATCCCCGTGCGTACGGAACTTACGGTTTTGAGTGCGGACGATCCCCGTGCGCGCACGATTGGGTTCTCCTGCTTCGAAAACCTGGGCATCGGGGCGTACAACCCCCGTGGCCTCACCCGTCTCACCGTAACCCGCTAGTCGGCGTTATTGTTGGGGTTTTTGACCCCGACTGGTGAAACCAAGAAAGCCCGGTGGCTTCGGTCACCGGGCTTTTTTGTGTCTGAAATAGGGACTCGCTATCCGGGCCTGTTCTTCAAAATCCCCTCATAGCATTTTCCGGTAGATGTTTGTTTAGATCCCGATCCGTGCGGGCAGGTTTTAAGCCAGAGCCTCTCAAGGGTCCGGTCTTATTTGTTATCGGATGTTGAACTTTTTTCTGTTGCCCTGCCCCGCTATAGAGTATAGTTATAACGGAACAGGAAACCGTCGGTGCCAGTTCAGCCGAGCCCGACCAGGAAAAGGAGTTCACATGAAGTTGACCCCCGAAATTCTCAAGGACCTGTATCTGGTGCAGTTGAAAACGGAGACTGAAATTGCCGGTATGTTCGGAACTTCCCAAGTCCAAGTTGGGCGCCTTCGTAAGAAGTGGGGCATACCGACTTTGGGTAAGACAGGACGCCTGGAAAAATTGCTGCCTCCAGTTCTAACTTCCGAACAGGAAGAGGTTCTAATAGGGTCTCTGTTAGGGGATGGTTGTCTTAAAGGTATTTCGGAAAAGACGGCTCTGTACACGGAGACTCACGGACCTTCCCAATACGCCTATCTCGATTGGAAAGCCGAAATATTAGGTCCTTTTGCTCTAAGTGTTTATCCGACGATGAAAAGAGTAGGGGATAAAGAGTTTCCAGGTAGAGGCTTTACTACGCATGCTAGCACTGTTCTCAGGCCCTATTACGATATGTTCTATCCTGCTCCGTCCCGTAAAAAGGTTTTTCCGGTTGATCTCTCCAAGAGGTTGACCCCTCTGGCTCTGGCAGTTTGGTATATGGACGACGGAAGTCTGGCAGGCACACACACTGCACGAATAGCTTTCGGACTGGACCCTTTAAGTCTGGAAAGGGCTTTACAGGCGCTACGTGATTTAGGGTTCAATCCTGTAGCCTACGGTAAAAAGGGCAATCAGGCTATTTGGCTCACGGGGGATACTCATCTGTTTTTGGACTTGACCGGCAAATACGTCTCAGAGCACATGCCTCAAAAGCTACCCTGTTGGACGGAAAGGCAGAAAGGAGATTTGAATGCCGAGAAATTAACACCGGAGCTGGCGGCTGAATTGTATTCTGGAAACTCTACAGTTGAGGATATTGCTGAAAAGTTCGGTGTCGGTACAAGCACCGTGAAACGCCGTTTGCGGGATGCTGAAACTCCGATGAGACGGTCTGGCCCACGTGATGCAGAGCCGGGGGATACTGCCATGCAGCCCCTTAGAGTTAAACCGAGTTTTCAGGAATGCGGGGTGGTTTTACCATGCCCTGACTACAACGGCCCTATAGACAAGAGCAATTATCAGTGGGCAAAGAAAGCCGGATTGACTCCAGATACTCTACGGGTGATATATGCTAAGTACGGTGATGAAGAGATAGCTGAGCTATTCGGGGTTTCAGGTGTAGCCGTTGGAGTTCAGCGTAAGAAATGGGGCATTGAAAGTATCAGTGCCAGACAAAGAAGAGACAAGGTGGAACGCAAGGGTTTGCCCTCGCTCGACAACCTCACGCCTGAAGGGTTGAAGGTTCTTTCCAAAACTATGGGGGACCAGAAGATCGCTGCTATGCACGGAGTACAAAAGCCTGCGGTTTCTCGACTGAGGGAGCAGTGGGATATAGCGGCAACGTCTAAGTCTGAACGGGCCACTTCTGAAACGATACTGACGGATGAACAGAAAGAAGCCTGTATTGGAACACTTCTAGGGGACGCTCATCTTACAGAAAGCGGTAGCTTGAGAGTTTCGCACAGCCACGATCAGATCGGGTATCTGAAAGCTTTACGCGCTATTCTGGTTCCTTACGCTAGACCGATTCATTATTCTGAGTCTAGTATGCCTAGTGGCCAAGTGTGTTTCACTTTCGGTTTCAAGACGGTTCAGCATATGTGGTTGAAAGAACTCCGTAACATCTTCTATCCAGAGCCGGAAAAGGTGAAAGTATTCCCAGAGAGTATTATCCGCACTTTAACACCCCTATCACTGGCATACTGGTATTTCGATGACGGTCACTGGGGTGATGTTCTATATATAGCCTTGGGTCCCATCTCAGATTATGAAAAAGAGTACATTCCAGTTTGGCTGAAAGACCGTTTTGGCTTTGACTCCTACATAAAGGGGAAACCCAACTGTCGACTGCTGTTCATTCGTGGGGCTTCTCATGAGATTTTCTTCAATCTGATCCGAAACTACGCCATTCCAGATATGCTGTACAAGTTCCCGCCGAAGTACCGTCCTGCGGGTATTCTTCCCATCCACCCCGTTAGGACAACGCCGCAAATCAAGATCCCTCCCGATCTGCTGGAGGGTTGTGAGGACTGGCTCTCTAAGACCTCTGTACAGCAAGAACAGACAGTCGATGATCTGTGCGGTTTCTGGCGGAGCCAGGGTTTCCCCCACTGTGAAATCCGCCCCGAGGAGCTGATTACTCTTTTGGAAGTTACTCCGGATCAGATAATCCATGAAGGTGTGATTCGACCCCGACAAGTCGGGCAATCCCTTTGTCATGCTTTCATGCCTCATATCTGGAAGGCCCGTTCCAGGAGCAGTGAGCAAAGTCCTTTCGACCTATTCTCTGATGACACTACGCTCAAGGGAGCTTTGCGGTATCTGTTGGAGAAAGGCAGTAAGCCAACGGCTGCGGGATTGCGCGGGGCTCTTCGTTACTGGAGGTACTCAGGAGTTTACAATTTCCGGCCCTCCGCAGCTAAGGCTTTGGTGGACACCTATTGCGTTCCTGGAGGCACAGTGTGGGATCCCTGCGCTGGTTACGGCGGGCGTCTCTTGGGTACTTTGCTGTCCAGGAACTCCCCGAAGTACATTGCTTGCGAACCACAGTCTGAGACCTTCTGCCGACTGCAAGAGTTGGCAGGCTGGTTAGAGAAGTATCTCCCTGACATTTCTTCCCGAGTGCAGTTGAACCACGTTCCCGCTGAGGAGTTCAAGTTGCCCGAGTACGTCGACATGGTTTTCACTTCTCCGCCGTACTGGCAGCAGGAGGTTTACGGAGAGGAAGAGACCCAATCTGGGATTCGGTACAAGACCTATGAGGCGTGGTTAGAGGGCTTCTGGAAGCCCGTGCTTCGACAGGCGGTAGCAAAGCTGAAAGCTGGTGGCTGGTTGGTTTTGAACGTCGACACTTTCGTTGCCAACCACAAGACCTATGACCTGCCTGGGGACACGATCGCTATCTGCAAATCGTTCGGGTTCGACAGGGAGCCGGAGACGTTGCGTTATGCTATGAACGGGGACAATTACGAATCAGTATTGTGTTGGAAGAAAGCGGTGGCTGTGGTTGAGGATTCTGTTCCCGTTCCCATTCCGTCGGTTCCGAATCAAGTGATTGTTTCCCGTTGTGAAAACTGCGGGATTACGGTTCCTATTGGTGGGATCAAGGACGGTAAGTGCCCTGAGTGCCGTGTTCCAGGAGGGCACCGGACGTGCTGTAAGGGCTGTGGCGAAGTGTTCCAAGCCGTTCGAAAGGACCGAGAGTTCTGCGATGAAGCTTGTAGGGCTCGTTGGCGTCGCAGAGAATTCCGCAAAGTCCATCCAGCCAAGACCACCCGCACCTTCACATGCCAGTTCTGTGGCAAGAAGTGGGAGTCCTCGGAACTTGGATCGCCAAACAAGTGTACCGAGTGTAAGGCCGCCAAGGAACTCGCGAGCCGAACCAAGGTCTGCCAGTACCGTCATTGCGGCCAGACTTTCGTCGACACGTCGGAAAAGAACAGCATGAGTTACTGTCACGTGGAACACCGCCGCAGAGAGAAGCTTCTTCGTTCCGGAATGGCCCCTGATCTGAGCTATTTCACGAAGCCGGATCCCGTGCTCGACACGGCTACTCCTGCAATGCCCGCAAGCACTGACAGCCCGACAAGTCAGCCCAGCGTGTCTGACTTGTTTGGCATGCCTCCCCGCTCGGACCCTAAGATCCACAGTTCTGATTCCGACTACTCCATTTAGGTTCCCTGGCCTCCTGGCACCTAACCTCCGGTTATCCGCCTATCCTTTCCTCTCTGTAGGGCCACCTCCCGGGTACTTCGTAAATGCTCCTGTCCGACCGAGTTGCTTCTCGCTGGTTATCGGAGATATCGAAGAGATCTAAAGTGTCTCTCCATGCCCTCTTCTCCCAGGCAGTGGAAACTTACGAAAAAGCCGGTAATCCCGAACCCCTGTTGGCTTTTCTGCCGGTGTTCAAGACCACTCTTGGCGTAACTGAGACCGCTCAGGAGATCGGGTATTCTCGTTCTATCGGGGCAGATTGGTACTACGCTCTCGGCCCGCAGAAGCGGAACAAGATTAAAGACGTTGTGCGGACTCTGTTTGACCTCGAACGGAACCTAGGGAGCACGTTCTATACGCATCCGATTCCTTCTACGCTCAAGGCTCTGCAAGGGCTGGTGCCTACGATGTTGTGGCTGGAAACTCAGGTTCAGGAACAGGACTCTGAAGTTCCTCACGGTCCTTTCGTGCTTGTCCAGATGCCTGGAGTTTCTCAGAAGGCTTGGGGCGGGGCCCTTGAAGCCCTGGACAAAGCCACCGAACTCATCCGTAAGAAGTTCCCGCAGCTTCTGTACGGTAAGGTGTTCGTCACTCCTAGCGTCAAGGGCGGTAAGGCGGGGACCGTGGCCATGTACATGCCCTCTACCGATATCATTTACCTGTCTTTGCGGGCTCAGAAGACTGTCGGGGACGTCCTAGCTTTGGTTCATGAGTTCGGGCACAGGTACGACTATCGGTTCTGGCGGGATAAGGATGCGAAGCAGGAGTTTTTCAGTCTGTCGTCTGACACCGTGTACGAGAAGATTCCGATAGACCCCGCTCTTAAGAAGAAGCTGGTTGAAGAGTTCCTGGTAGCTATGCGATCGTACCGCTCGGGTAAGAAGCCTGTCCATTGGTCTGATCTGCTTACGCAGTTCACTCAGGAGTCCAACAAGGATTCTAGGAGGCGGTATATTCTGCGGGACTTGTCACAGAAGGCTATCAAGGGAGGGACCGCCGAAGAGAAGGCCCTACGGGACAAGTTCTTGGAGATCGGGCCTAACGAGATCGTGACGGACAAGATTCTTCGGGGACCGCTGGCCGTGACCCCCTATGGTGCGACGGATTGGAAAGAGAACTTCTGTGAGGCGTTTGCCCATTTCTTGGTGGGTAAGCCTCTCCCTCCTGAGATTCAGTCTTTCATGGAACATCTGAAGTAACCCGTCATTTCTTTTTTATCTCCCAAAAAGCACTCTCTCACCGGTACAGTAAGGCTACTCGCCGATTTTGGGTATACTTATATGAGCAGGTCGAATAAAGTCCAGAACAGCCAAATTGATTGTGAAGTAGCGGTCCCTGACCCTCTGGTTATGGGGGTCTATGCCAATGCATTCCGCGTGGTCGGTGAAGTAGGGCACGATTGCCTGTTGGATTTTGCTGTCTACTCAGCCGACAAGCAACGAGCGGAGGTTGTGTCGAGGGTACGGGTTCACCGCAGTTTCCTGGCCGACTTGCATCGTAGGCTGGGAACGGTGCTTTCGCCGGACGCTTCCGTTTTGCCTGGAGATAGCGATAGCGACTATCCAGACCAAGAAACGGCGGAGGGGATTTTGATCATGCCCGGGAGCAGCAAGAAAAACTGAGGCTCGGTCGGGCGGTTTGGTGGGTACAGTAGAAAACGAGAACTTGGGAGGAAAGAAGATCATGCCAGTAGCTATTCAGTTCGTGACCGGACAGTTCCAGGAGTTTCGGGTTGCCAAGGGGTTCCATTTTGGGCCTCTCGCTCGGGACATGGCCCTGGACGAGGTGTTTGAGTTCGACGGGCGGACTCTCAAGGTTGGCGGTGAGACGTGGCCTGCGGAGAAGCTGAAAGGCGCTATCCTGGCGGGTTGGATTGTGTTGTCCAGCGACGTGGATTATGTGCCCCCCCGTCCGCAGCCTGCGGGTGTATCAGTCCGTCCGGCGGACAACAGTGTGAAGGGTAAGGCTCCCTCGGATATGACGACGGTGGGTCATGAGGAGCGTGAGGTCGGGCTTCTGAAGGACTTTACGGAGAGAAGCAAAGCGGCACTGACGGGGGCTCAGCAGAAGGCCACGCGGATGGTTGCGGCCCATGCCCGTGCGGGGGACACTGCTGAAGAGATCCTGGGCGGTGAGGTTGCTGTCTCGCCTAGGGGTACTTCTAAGTACGCGATGAGTTCGCAGGATGATGAGCGGCAGGTTCGGCGTTTGACTCCTTGCACCCCGCAGGGGGTTGCGAGGGCGGCGGCAGAAGCGGCCCAGGGGGGTGGCAGGGCTAGGACGGCTTCTCGGAGCAGCACTATGATTGAACCCCAGGAAGGGGTTCCGGTGCGTTCGGTGACTTCTTTGCGTTCCAAGCAGGACAGCACCCTGATTACCGGCACCTCTGACATTCAGCGGGGGATTCGGGAAGCCCACGATACGGCTGTGGCCTCTACGACGCAGACGGTTCGTCGAGAGCTTACTCCGCAGGAGTACGCCAAGGTGCTGGCGGCTCAGAAGGGGAGGGAGGCTGCTTTCAATGCTGCCAAGGCCTCGGGTATGACGGCGGAGCAGGCCAAGGAACTGTTGGCTCAGCACGCTCGGGTTGGGGATGATCTGGCTGAGATCATCGATGAGCGCCCTGTTGCTACCGAGGCAAAGCCCGTGCTCGACGCTGCTTACTGGCAGGCCTTGATGAACATGGCCTTCACGAAGTGTGGCGGGGATCCCGACACTCTCCAGAAGGTCATGGGAATCATCATGCAGTGGCGGGAAGCCGAAAGTGCGGATCCCGACCTGGAGAAGGCGTGGGCGGCTATCGAGGATATCCTGAATCCTCCGGCGTTCGTGCCCGACGCGGTTTACTGGCAGGGTTTGATGAGCAAGGCGTTCCAGGAGTGTAGCGGGGATCCTGCCAAGCTTCAGAAAGCCATGGGGCTGATTATGCAGTGGCAGAAGGAAGGTTCGGCGGCTGATCCTGACGTCGGTATGGCGTGGGAGATTGTCGAAGTTGCCATTGCGGAACCGGATATCGAAGTGGCTCCGGCTTCCTCCCTGCCTCAGGGCGGGGACATTTCTGAAGAGCTTTACGAAGAGGGTGAGCCGGTCGACGAAGAAAACCATAGCGAGTGGGATACGAACCTCCAGTATGCTAAGCGCATCAAGCTGGCCTTGGAGAAGTTCGGCAATGACCAGAAGGCCCTCACGCACATCATCTCCGTAGAGACTCGGGACGGCAACGGTTCCAAGAGTTCGGCGGCTGTGGTTGAAGCCCTCCGCAAGCGTCTTCAGGAGCTTCTGACTTCCGACGTGGTCATGACCCCCGCCGTTTCCTAGTCTATAGCTTTCCTCTTGTAGGACCTACGAGAGGAAATTTCCAGTGAAGCCTGCCAATGCAAGTAGTCAAAGTGCCTGGGCTCTCCTGACAAACGGAGTGACTTCGGCCAGAGTTAGGACTCACCGTCTCCAGCAGCTTGTCAGTCGAGTGTTGAAGATGATCGAAGATTCGGAGGAGAAAGAGCATCTCTACGAAGTGGCGGGGGATATTATCATCGCCCTGCCCGAAGGTCTTACGGCGGTAGCTTCCGAGCTGGATCAGACTTCGTACGCTCTCTCCCTGTTGGGGCAGGAGTTCCTGAAGGATCGGCTCCCCCTGGCAGACAAGAAAGAGATTGAGGACGCGGTGGAGTCTGTTACCATGACTCCCCCAAAGCAGGATAGCCCTGCTAGCTCCGCTAAGCGGGTTGCCAGTCGATTCCTCAAAGGCCAGGAGTGACTAGCGATGACTGACCCCCACGGGCTCCAATTGGAACAAGAGGGCAGGGCCCTTCTTCTGGAGGGAGATGAGGACCTTGTTCTCAGGTTGCGGATCCTCGAAGGGCACTTTGACGACGACGGCAAAGAAATGCGGGTGATCAAGGTTCTCCTGGTAGGCCCCTTGGAGGGTCCTCTGCACCACAAGCAGATTGCGGAAGAGTTAGTGAATGCGGCTCAAGATGTTTATCAGCGGCACATGGACGATTTCCATCCTACCGAGGGGTTTTCCCAGAAGCTTCTAACGGTGGCCGTTAAACAAGGGGCTGGTAAAAAGAAGTGAGTCGACGTAGAGCCTATTCGCCTCCTACCTCTGAGTTGCCTGGGTACAAGACTCTGGTAACGGAGGATTCCGAGAAGGGGTTGCCAGGGACTACCTCTCTGCCTTCTTCCGAAGATTCGGGGGGGAAACAGGACCCGGAGCATATCGAGCGGGCTCTTCCTATGCCCCCGAAGCGCCGAAACTTGGAGGTCAAGAAACAGGAGTTCAACACCCCTTACCGTCCTGACGACAAACCTGTTCAGCCTCGTACCCGTTCTACTCCCGGGGAAGAGTATGATCATCCTTACATGGAACAGGGGACGGGGATTATTCAGCGTCGTCCTGGTATCACTGCCGGACTGACTACTCCGTACCCTTCGGCTACGGACAGACAACGTGACCAGAAGGGGGATGCAAAGAGATTTTATCGGCGGAACTACCGAAAGAACCGTGGCAAGATTCTCCAGAGGGCCCGAAAGCGGTATCTGAAAATGAAGCACCGTCCTGCATACAAGAGGGACGTCGTAAGGCGTAGGGATCATCCTGAGAAGTTCGAGCGGAGACCTTCGGGAGGATTCAGTTCGCCTGCTGAACGGGCTCGGGAACAAAGAGAAGAAGCCAAGAAGGTTGCCTCCCTACAGCAGTTGCAGGGACTTTGGTTCAATGACCTTCCCCTTCTTAGCTTGGACGTGGATTCCGACACGGGGGCTGTTCGTTTCACGACTTCAGAAGGCTCTTACGACCTCCCCCTCGACAGCTTCGTCAATCAGGTGGATTTCGAGTCTCGTGGGATCATGAAAGGGTTCTTTGAGTACGTCGACACTCTCTTCGAATATACTGAGAACGGGGACGACGCTTGGTGGCTAGAAGAGGATACTCCTTCTATGGTCGAACGGGTCGCCAGAAAGTACGCGGGAGACGTTATGTTGTTCGACCGGAAGCCTCCCGAGGATCGGGACGGGGCTGAGATGGACATTCCGAACGGAGGGACTACCTGGGTGGTTCCTACCCACACCCAACCGAACGTGAATGAGAAGCCGGACAAGCAGATTCCGGCTTACGACTTGAACATAGACCACGAGGTCATGGACAACCCTGGCTCCGCTCGGGTAATCCCTGACAATCACGACTTCGTGAACAACAAGGGGGCCTCTGCTGTCCAGAGGTTATCCAAGATTGCTGTTCGAATGGCAGAGATTGTGGAAGCTACGAGTCCGAAGGTTAGAGCAAAGTCCGTTGGATTGAGGGTCGTGCTTTCCCGAGTGAACCGGAAGAGCTTGTCGTGGCGGTTCACGGTGCAAGGGTCTGACGAGCCTTACACGGTGTTGATGAAGGCTCTCCCGAAGGGTCCTGGAATACGGAACCTGAAGAACACGGACGTGTTGGTTTCCTGTTCCTGTCCTTTCTGGCGTTGGCAGGGGCCTGAGTATCATGCCAAGCAGAAGGGTTATCTGTACGGGACGCCTGTTGGAACTGCTTCGACGCCGGATATCAAGGACCCGAACAGGGAACACCTTGCATGTAAACACACAATTGCCGTCCTGGCTTTCGCTGAGAACTACCGACTGCCTGGACGCGATTGGAAACTAGGGTCGGTGCTAATCGACCTGGAACGGGTTTGGAGAATCGCGGCTCGCGTTGCCGGCCGGTATAATAGAGGGGAGTGATCAACTCCCAAGGACCTTTCAAAAATGCCAGTCTACGAATTCAAGTGCCAGAACGAAGAGTGTGCTTCTGATTTCGAGGTTGTTCTCAAACTTTCCGCTTACGACACACCTCAGGTCTGTCCGGAGTGTGGTTGCGAAAAGACGCAGCGGAAGATTTCCAATGTGGGATTCATCTTGCAAGGTCCTGGCTGGCCCAGCAAAGCGGACCGCGTGAACAAGCAAATGCTCGCTCGACGGGAGAAGGTCGGACGAAGAGAGAACCAGTTGAGGAACGAGGCTCCTGGTGTGGCTCTGGTACCTAATGTCGACGGGGAGCGGACGGATTCCTGGTCTGAGGCTCAGAAGTTGGCCAAGGATAAGGGTAAGGATACTAAGAGCTACACTCCGATGATCGAGAAAGAGAAGGCCAAGAAGCTCATCTAGTCGGACAGCCCCCTTTTTTCCCTATAGAGCCTGTCTGGGTAGTGGATCTAACTACCTGGAGACGATTCAAATGGCTACTCTGAGAAGTGCGTGTGTGAAGTTGGCTTACGAGAATCCGGAACTTCGTCCTCTGTTGATGCCTTTGATCAAGTTGGCAGGGAATCCGCCTAAGTACCAGGACTATGCGAAGGATAAGCAGAAGGCCGGAGAGAAGCCGTTGGACAAGGATGTCTGGGAGAGGAAGGTTCTCCACAAGAAGGGCCCTGTTAGTCCCTCCGGTCAGACGAAGGTAAAGATCCCCTGGGAGTTAGAGGATGTTCTGCACGAGTGGGGTGGCACAGGAGGCCCTCTGGATGATTTGGTTTCCAATAGGGCCATCACGTCTGACTCGCTGGACAGGGCAGTCAAGCACATCAAAAAGACATTGGCAGATCCGGATACCTCAAAAGGGGAGATTCGAGCTTTGAATAAGGCCATGCAGCTACTGAAGCCCGTTTTGGACAAGCACGAAAAGAAGTAACTCGTTTTTCAGCCTATGGGCGCTCTTAGGTAGAGACTGTGTGAGGGCTTCGAAGTGTTGAACGTCGTTCAAAGACTTCCGAACTTTGTGGATCTGGCGATCCCGCGTAAAGCGGGGGTTACAGAGTACCGTATCTCAGGGCACTATGACTTGGACACGGCTTTTTCGGCGCCGGTCCCTTTCATCACGATTGCTGCAGGCGGAAGTTTCCGGTCCCCTGCTCTGTGCAAAACGAAGAGGGGTCAGATCGCTGAATCGAATCGCGGGCTCACTCGTGTCAAGTTTGACCCCGACGATTATGCAAATCCCGTGACGGGACTTCCGGCTGACCCTGAGACAATTTATCTGGTGTTGGAAGAGTGGTCTACTGCCGCAGGTGCCTGGGTTCGCGATGGGGGTGTAAAGATCGTGCCCTGGGTGGGGTTCTTCAACACCCCCAGGCCTCTGTTGACGTACCAAGGGACTGCTCCTGTTGTGGCTGGGGTGACTATCGGGGATCTACCTCCCGTGGGTTCTTTGTGGGTTACCATGCCCCGTATGACACGGTGGGGCAAGCTCCGGAACCAGGACGAGGATGTTACGCTGCTTTTCTCTCAGAGCCCCACGGAACAGCTTATTGAGCTGGATCCCGAGGAACATTTTGAGTTCTTCGAATCGGGGCCGAAAGAGATTTTGCTGGTGTCCGGTGGGCCGACTGCGGTGAGCTTCACTGCAAGGTTTGCCATCGAGAATGGTGGTCAATAGTTGGCCTATAGTTGCCATGTAGTAGAGAACTGACCGAGAGGTGAATGATGCTCTACAGTGTATACGTGAATTTGGCTCGGGCGGATGTACCGCCCGGGATTCTCCAGCTTCTGGACCTTGATCCCAACACCTCTCAGCCGCATGGTGTTATCGATCCTCCGGGGCAGACACGGTACGTGTCGTTCCCGATGGAAAACGACGTAATCCATGTGGTCTCCAGCGGTGGCGGTGGTGCAACCAAGACGACATACCAGACCACTTGGGGTCTGGCTACTTATCTGATGGACAAGGTGAACGGCGGTGGTTTGGGTGCGGGGCCAAACTTCCCTGCTCTGACGCCTACTCAGGCACGTACTGCGGCCCTGGCGCTTCAGACTCGGGCTGCCAGCGGACTGGCTTTGACCCTTACGGATATCAATGCCGTGCTTGCGGCAGTGCTTGCAGCTACGGCGTTGACGACGGGTGGTTCGGTCGGTACGGTTGAAGAGGTTTTGCGTATTCTGGCGGGCGAGCGTTTCTATCTCCCCGCCGGAACGGTTGTGCAGCTCGTTGGCCCCCCGATTGCATGGCAGGGTTCACATGGTGCTTTCGTCGGTATCGACGGCACTTCTGCTATCACTCTGCACAATCCTCCGAGGATTCGGAATCTCGTGATTAGCGGGGCTCTTTACGCTTCCATCGCCAATGGACACATCTATGAACTCACTCAGGCCACGTACACTTACCTGGGTGTTACGGGGCGTGCAATCACGGTTTATGACGTCAGCGGCAACGTGCTGGCGTAAGAAGGGAGTAGAAAATCATGGCAGTACCCCAGTTCTACATTTGCAAGGTTCGCAGTGACGTCCCCGCGGCCCTCCTTCAGACGAAGGATCTCAAGCCGAATTCTTCTCAGCGCCATCCGGTGTATGAGAGTGCAGGGCAGACGGGCTACCAGAGTTACATGCCGGACAATACCGCCCTGGGCACGCTGGTTGTAGGTCCGCCCAAGGCGACTTCCTCGGCGGCTTACGGCCTGTCCGCGTACCTGCTCAACAACGTCGAGAATGTTCACGTTGTGATGGGTGTTCCTGAAGCTTTGAACCTGACGATCGTTCAGGCGGCTGCGATTGCGACGGCTCTCATTGCCCGTAAGAATGCTGGAACGGCTCTGGCTCTGGCAAACATCAACACGGTGATCAATGCCGCAGCGGGCGTGACGGACTCCGACCTCAATGGTGTTGTTGCGGATTCGCACTCGACGGGCACTGTCGAAGAGATCCTCAAGATCCTCGCGGGCCATCGTTACTATCTCCCGTCCGGTGTTGAGATTTCGGACGGCGGTGGCAACTTCGATCCTGACGCGACCCGCGGTTGGTTCGTGGGTGTGGATAACCTGACGGCAGTTACGAATGTTGAGCCGGGGCATGCATCGAACCCCAGCCGCATCCGCCCGATTTACATCAGCGGTTCGGCTTGTTCCTCGCTGGTCTCCGGTGATCTCGCGAAGATGCAGTCCGCGTCGTTCTCTTACCTGGGCACCACGGGTCGGGCCATCTCGGTGTACGACTACCTGGGCAACGTTGTGTAGTTGCGGTTAGAGGGGGTGTCTGACAAGGTGTTATTCACCCCCCCTGGATTTAGAACAGACAGATGAAAGGGCCTGAAAAATCATGAGCACTACCATTCCATTCAAGACCTCGGACCTGCACTTCGCCGCTTTCCTCAAGGTGGCCGAAGTCCCCTTCCTCGAAGCCAAGGCGGACCCGGGCGAGCGTCGGGTGTACTTCTACTTTGAGGCCATCGCCGATATCCTGGACTTCAAGCGGGACTACTTCAACCGCACCGCGAAGGTGAGTGCTTTGACGTTCGGCGAAGAGATCAAGGCCCTCAAGAGCCTTATCCACAACCTCTAAGAGGCAGGTACTACGTAATTGTCGACTACAGCCGTCATAGGTAGGGCGTTCACCTTCCAAGTCCGGTTTGTAGACGGCACAGGCACCCCTATTGACCCTCCCGATCCGACCATTACTGTTTTCCGGTTTTCTGGGGATAGTAAGGTCCTGTTGATTGATGCGGCTGCTATGTTCCCTGCGGACCCCGTAGAGGTGGGCCGGTACGTTTACCCCTACACGATTCCTGACACTCTGGAAGACGGGGATACTATCTATGGGGATATGGCGGGAACGGGTGCGGAGTTCGTTGAGGTAGAGGTATCCCTGCTGGCTCCCGACGCGGAAAGGGGCAGGGTGATTTCTAGATTCGTGCGGGGCGGCTAGTTTCTGAGCGGTACAGTAGACAGGCAAGAAATCCGACCTCTCTACTGGAGACGTTTCTATGACCATTCAGCAGCTCTTTGGTTCTAATCCCGATTCCATCGGAGTCCGTTTACAGGAATCCTCCGAGCTTCTCGATTCCCTTCCGGATGCTTCTGTCCAGTTGATCGTGACGGATCCTCCGTACGGAATTTCCTACCAGTCGAACTACTGCAAAGCCGGAAAAAGAAAGCCGATATCGGCGGACTGGAATTTTCAGATCGGCCCGTTCCTCCGTTCTGCCGAGAGGGTTCTGAAACCAGGAGGGGCGATTTACCTGTTTAGTAGATGGGACGTGTATCCTCTCTGGACCCTGAATATGCCCGCAGAACTGAAGCTGAAGAACGTGATCGCCTGGGTGAAGGATAACCACTCGGCGGGGGACTTGACGGGGAACTTCGGGTTCAAGTGGGAGGCTATCCTGTTCATGGTGAAGGGCAGGCACCAACTCAGAGGTACCCGTTGGCCTAACGCTTGGGAGTTCCCGAGAGTTCCTTTTGCACGACAGATTCATCCAGCAGAGAAACCCGTGGCTCTACTGGAGAGGGCCATTACAGCTTCATCAGACGTAGGGGATATGGTGGTCGACCCATTCTGCGGGTCGGGCTCTACAGGAGCGGCGGCTTGCAACCTAGGCCGTAAAGCAATCCTGGGGGACGTAGACGCCGATTACGTGCGGAGGGCTAGGGAGAGGTTGGGGTTGCCTGTTGAGCAGGTGGAGACGGAGAAAGAGATCCCTAAGGATCCGAATTGGGGCAAGGGCTCTATCGGGGTCTGTACGGATGCCCTTGAAGGTGTTCATCCTGAAGACGTGGCGGCTCTGGTCGAGTGGTTCCGGTCGACGAGGGCCTAAGTCTGTCTGACTCCTTTCACGTTTTTCATCCTCTAGAATCGGTACAGTAGAGAACACGGATTCTTAGCGGAGTCCTGTTTAGACTAAGGGAGTGAGGCACCATGGGCGTAATTTTTTCGCAGGGAGACATTTTGGGCCGTGGGGACCTGGATGCGTTTTTCCAAAATTCTCTCGGGAATCCCCAGAATTTATTCGAGATCACCTATGCCATCTACTACGTGACCCCCGTCACCGAGGTAGAGGTTCTCATTGGTTCTGCCGCCCGTGTCCCCGTGAATCCCGCCGTGGGGGAATACTACGCGGCTCTCCAGGTTCCCGCCAGTGCCGCCGCTGGGGATTACCGTATCCGGTGGACGTTCAGGGAGTTCGCAGGAGCACCCCAGCAGTTGATCGTCCAGGAGTGGGGGGTTGTGCTGGCAGGTACCACTACGGGGACGAGTACGTTTTCTACGGGTGAAACAGAGATGATCTGGAAGTTGAGAGTATTTTTAAGAGATTCCAACCCAGATCGCAACTACCATTTCAGACCACCTGAAGCAGAAGGCTCGGTCGGCCAGTACAATCAAGTGTTCGGGCAGATATGGGAAGATGATGAGTTGCTTATGTATCTCGAAGCAGCTCTCGACTGGTTCAACATGTTCCCGCCCGAGACAGAAGCATACAGCACGCTTGACCTGCTGTTACAAAGAAAGCCTGTCTGGCGAACTGCTATCATAACAGGTGCAATTGCACATGCTTGTACAGCATTAGCATTAAATTGGATCTCGGACGAATTTTCCGTGGAAGAGAATACTAATATAAAAGTACATTTAGATAGTGATTATTCGTTAGCTATTCCGATTGGGGAGCTATGGGATATTATTTATGGAGATACTAAATGAATAAAAAGCAAGCTCTTTCAGTATTGAAAATGAATTTCAAATTACTTGAGACTCTTATAGAGGAGGGCATTCTTGCCTGTGATTCTTCTGGAGACATAGATCCGGAGTCTTTTGTTTGTCTTGAAGAAAACTTCCATTTTGTGTTCTGTTTAGAGTGCGGGGCTAGGGTGGCTCTTCTGAACGGTAAGCATCTTAAAAGCTGTTCAGGCATGACACAGGCTGCTTATTTAGAGAAACATCCAGGGGCCGCTGTGCTGTCGGGCATGTCCGCCGCATTCAAAACCAAGACCGAAGACCAGAAACGGGCTCAGTCCGAAAAGCTCAAGGCCAGATTCCAAACTCCCGAGGGGGAGGTTACTCGACAGCAGATTTCAGAAGCCTCAAAGAAAATGCAGGCGTCAGAATACGGGGAGATAGCTGCTGAGCACCTTCGAACAATGACCCGCAGTCCTGAAGGGCGTGCTCGTATTAGTAAGCAAATGTTTGCACGGTACGCTTCTGGGTGGAATCCTGTAAAAGACTGGCATGCTGCAAACAAAGAGGAGTCTAAGCAGAGGGCTTTTCATGCCAGGAGCTTTATCCAGAAAAAGAAATCAAAGCCTCATCTCGCTTTCAAAGCTGCGATGGAAGAAGCAGGGTTATTGGGTTTCGAGACTGAGTGTCCTGTGGGGTATTACCACATAGATGAAGCTCGGCCCGATCTTAAGTTGTCCGTGGAAATTGATGGATGTTTCTGGCATGGTTGTGTAGATTGTGGTTTTCCAGGAACTCCTGGAATAAAGAAAACAGATAAGCGGAAAACGACTTTTCTGCTTAATAGAGGATGGACGATACTCCGCTTCAACGTGTGCGTCATTAAAAAAGACTTGGCCGGTTGTCTAGATAAAGTAAGGCAGAGCGTGGAATCCTTGTCACAGCAGAAAACCACTCTCAAAGTACGTGCTACAATCTGCGACATTTTCGGAGCCCATAAAGAGGAGGTGTCCAATGGCACTAAGCCCTGAAGTCAGAAAGGCCATTCGAGAAGCCTATGAGGCAGGTACCCTGCAAGTTGATTCCGTCGACGCCGCTACCGGTAAGGTGTTCCGTGCTGTAGTTGCGGACGTTCTGCGGCACCGGACTCCCCATAAGCCTCTTGTCAGAGTAGAGGTTGATACGGGGCAGTGGGTCGAGTGTACTAAGGACCATAGCCTGTTTGGCAGGGATGCTGAGGGGCAGATTGTTCCGGTAGAAGCTGGAACCTTGCAGCCTGGGGCTTCGATTGTGGTGGTGAAGGACGGGCAGGCGGTAGACGTCCAGGTGATTTCCTATGAGGAAGGCGCACCCGCGGAATTTACCTTTGACTTGGCCGTTCCGGGGCCGGAGAACTTTGTACTCTCCAACGGTATTTTGGCTCACAACTCCTATTCGTGTGGTGGAATATCATTAGACCTAGAGAAGTCATCTAAGTATGAATCAATCAAACAGAACGCTGAGAGTCAATTTGATAAGGCTACGGAAGCTAAAGCTAGAACAACAAAGTATGTTAGAGGATTAAAACAACAACGTTTCGGAATGGGTGTGCGCAGTTCCTTTGGTCCGGCAACAGGTCATGGTATATTATCACCCCGCTCGTTTACGGGCGGTTAGTAGTAAAAATCAATAGTATAGAGTAGACTCCGGTAGGGGTGTGTTAGATGTGTGCAATCAAAGCTGGTACTATATTTTCAATTTTTCCCCATAGCCCTTTCTAAGTAGAAACCACGGCGTCTGCGCGAACAGACCCGGGGCGTGACCGACAACCCTGAGAAGGGGGCTACTGATGTTCCCTTCTACCGGAAAAAATCTGCCCCCATGCCGAATCTACTTTGTTCTATCGGGTATACTTAAGAGGCACCCTCTCGAACGAGGGTCTCTGACGCCACAAACAAGTTCGGCGAGGTGAGTCATGCCTGTTACGTGCCCTTACTGTTCCAGAGAATTTTCAGGGGACAAGCTTAGTGCAAGGCATCTTTCTATATGCGATCCTTCGTGCCGTATTCCGATATTCCCCTGTCTCTGCGGACACGAAGCTACAAGCAATACCCAAATGAAACGGCACCACAAAGTCTGTCCTGTTTGGCAGGCTCGTGATGTCGAGGCTGTCAAAAGAGCCCGTATGCGTGAAACGAGTTTGGCCCGTTACGGGGTAGAGAACGCGAATCAGACAGAGGAGGCTCTGGCCAAGAGGGCGCGTACCAATCTGGAGAGATATGGCGCAGAGAACCCTTTTTGTCGGGAGTCTTCTCTTTTTGAAGAGGTTCAGATTGGTTCTAAGGAAAACAGAGTTTATGCCACAGGGGAAGATTGCGTGTTCTCCCGTCCGGAAGTGAAAGAGAAGATTCGGAACTACTGGCAAGAGAACCATGGTGTTGTTGGGCCCCAGCAGGTTCCTGAGATTCGAGAGGCTACGCGACAGACGAACCTGGAACGTTATGGTACGGAAGAGGTTCTGGCCGCTCCCGAAATCCGTCAGAGGATTCGAGATACTTGTGAGGCTGTTTATGGCGGCCCTGCTCCTTCGTGCAGTCCGGAGGTGATAGCGAAGCAGCTAGAAACTAAGCTGTCTCGTTGTGAAGTGCCTTGGGCGGAGGACTTGCTTGTGTCTGATACTCCGCCCGTTGAATCGGTATCTGCCCCAACCATCCTCGATCTCTTCTCCTCTTCTAAGAACCCTGCCAAGTAGATAGGGCCCCGTCGACCCTTTCCATCTTTGCCGCACAGCCCGTTTGCTAATTGCTTTTTGCAGAAAGGGCAGACAGCCACAGCCTCCGGCTCTGCATCTTCGTGCTTAGCACCTGACCTCAACCGGCTCTGCATCGTCGTGCTCAGCGCCCAGTCTCCCCCTTACGTTCAACCCTTACTCCCAACCGGCTCTGCGTCTTCGTGCTCAGCGCTCAACCCCAACCGGCTCTGCACCTTCGTGCTTAGCACCTCACCCCAACCGGCTCTGCATTATCATGCTTAGCCCCCAACCCCAACTGACTCCTTGACACATCTGGGGGTTTGGGGTAAGGTACAGAATGGTATTGGGTATGGAGAAGAGGCATGGAGACTCTGACCCTAAGTGACGTTCAAAAGTGCAAGAGGCTTTGGGATAAGCTACTGAAATCCCATCAGGATCTTGATGCAGCTATAAGGGCCAGGGGTGACTCCCCTCAGATTAGAGATCTCTATCGAGAATTCCAAGAATTTAAGCTTTCCAGCCAGAGAAAGATCGGCAACCTTTTAATTTAGATAGCTACCAGGAGTCTGCCAAGCGTGCAGGACAGCTTAGAGGACGGTTGTAAGGAGGACTCGGATTTGGTGTCGGCAGAGCCGTCCGTGAACTAGGGTCTTTCCCCAACCCCCCAACCCTCTGTTCGTTTTTCAGCCTATCCCCTTTCCTTTAGTAGAACCTAAGGAGAACTCGTTATGAAATCCCTGAAAGCTTCCGTTGTTCGACTGGCCTACGAGCACCCTGAGTTCCGTGGTGAGCTGCTGGGTGTGCTTGCAGCTCGGCAGGGCCGTAAGACCGCCGCTTCCACAGATCCCATTGGCAAAGGGAAGAATGGCTACATCGCTTTCTACAAGGGCAAGAAGGTGGAAGTGATGGCCGACACGAAGCTTCAGGCTCAGATCACGGCTGCTGCGTATTTCAAGGCGAAGAAGTCGTATGAAGTGGATGTTGAACTGGCTGAGACGGACGGTAAGCAGGTGACTCATAAACCGATGTTTGCTTCATCGGTTGAGACAGCGGCTAAGGCGGACCCAAATCCGTGGAAAGCCACGCACGAAATCACTTGGTCAAAAACTCGAAAAGCTCCTAAGAAAACAGTTAAGGTGATGTTGTCCTCGGACGGTCAAGTGTACACCAAGCCTGAGTGGGATGCTGGAGACAACGGGGATTTCAGTGTGCATAAGGGGGAATGGCAGTTCCAGGGTGAGCCTTTTGATGGCTCTGTCAAGAAGCTGTAGTTAGTTTCTGGCTAACCACTTTCCTACAATTTTCCTAACCAACATAGCTTTTCTAACTGCCGCCCTTTTACTCGGCCCTCCCTCATGAATCAACTCGATCTTCTCGACAGGAGCTTTCCCTACGACCTGGAAGTCCTTCACCCTGCCTGCGTCGAGGGTCTTTACGAGGTACTTTGTGTTCATGACTACCCGCCAAACGTCCCGTTCCTCGCTCGAACCTAAATCGGTTGCCAGACCGATGGCCCTATCTGCATCGGTGGTCAAGAAGATGTTCGAAGGAACGCTATGAGCCCCTTCGTAGATTCGACGGTCTTTGGTTGGGCGGGCGGTGTAGAGGACGATCCGCTTACCTTGGTCGGAACTCCCTGGGCTACGGATTTCCTGGACCAAGGCGAAATAGTCTGCCTGTTCCTGTCCTCCGGAATCCCCGACGGGGAAGAAGTCCCTGTCTCCCCCTTCGAGCACGTCTTCCACTTCGGTGATCTTGCCGTGTTCGTCGGTAAAGACGGTGAAGTTAGCGTCGTGATCCCCCACTTCTATGCTGAAGACGTGGGAGGCTTGCATGCCTTCGTCGGTGTTGCCTGTCTCTGCTCGTATAGAAACGTGTTTCGTTTCGAAGAACGGTGCCCTAGAGATCGCTGCCTTGACTTGTGCCTGGACGGCCTTGGCATTTTTTAGAGTACCTTCCACGGTTTCTTTCTCGTACCCTGCAAATTCCTCCTTGAGTTGAGGGAAGGTTTGCGGGATGCCTTCTTCCAGTGTCTCTTCGAAGTCCATTAACGTACGGACAAGGTGATAGAATTCGTCCCAGCGGGAGTGATCTCCTGAGTGGAGTGCCTTGGAAGAGACTTCGTTCAGCTCCAGGGCTACGGCACGGATCCCCTTCTGGTCTCGTTTACGGATGGGGTTGCCAACGTGAGGTTTGTCGAGCAGACGTTCCGCTTCCCTGGCGAGTTCCTCGGGGTTGTACTTTGTCTCGAACTTCTTCTGGTTCCTGGCAAAGGAGTGGTCCAGGAGTTCTGCGTAGTAGTCCTTGGCCTTGGCTTCGAATCGGCTGAGGTTGATTGTCACGGTGGTGGGCATTTACGAAGTACCTAAGGGTGTCCTACTAGATCGGAAGCTATAGGACAGATAGCTAGCGGGTGGGTATAGTAGAGGGAGATTGGGAGCCAGAGGTTTAGACCATGGACGGTTTTCGTAGGCACGTTTTGTCTCTTGTGACCTCTTCGGAGAAGGGCCGTGAGGTTCTCAGGGAAGTCCTGGTGCCGGTGTATGTCGATCCCGACATGGGATCTTTTGAGCTTTTTCCCTACAAGGAATTTTGGGAAGTTGTCAGTAAGGAGTCTATGGGTAAAGGGATTCCTTTGTGCGACGCTTACATAGAGTTGGCGTCGGAGGATTTCAGTCCTGAGACAGGGCACCCTTTTCTTCGAAGAAAGGAATAGAATACCATGAGCATCCAGTACAAACCCGTGAATGAGATCGTCGAATCGTTCGTAAAGACCGAACTGGGCAGGGAGGCTCTCCGGCAGGCTGTTGTCTGGCCCCTGGCAGTTCGATTGGGGGAAGGATACCGGCCCGAGTTATCCCCCTACGAGATTCTGTCCTCTGAAGACTTCTGGAAAGAGGTTATGCTCTACGCTTTGACCCAAGGGCTGTCGGCGACAGGGGCTTTCTTGGAGTTGGCCGATCAGAAGCCAAGTTTGGAGAAGGGACACCCGTTCCTGAGGCTGAAAGAGAAGGAGTCGGAGCCCGAGAAGGCGTGGGATAGGGAGCGGGAAGCCCTGACGGTCCTTGGATAGGGTATAGTAGAGGCTGGTAGTTTAAACGAGAGGTACTCCATGAAACTGTCTTTGTGCCCTTGGGAGAGTGTTCGTGTCAAGGTTTCTTTGACTGAAGTAGAGCTGCACGAGGCGGTCTTGGACTACGTGGAGAAGCTTCACGGTCTGCACAAGTTGTCTGAGGACTATGAACAGAATCTGGTGCTGACTCCCTGCATTGGCCAGGATGTTGGAGGCTTTGATTTCATCGTCAGTCCCTCTGACGAGACCGACGGTGAAAATGTCTACGAAGCTTCCTGGGATCATGGTTTGAATCCCCGCCGGAGTGGAAAGGATTCTTTGACCGAACGAGAAGCGGAATGAACAATCCCTTCGCTAGCCTTTCCGAGAAAGTACACGACCTCGAAGTCAGGGCCTCGTACCTTGAGACGGTAGCTTCGGTGTTGGCCAATCAGGTGATCGCGCAGTATTCGCAGAGGCTCCGGTCGATGAAGCGTATCGAGAATCTGGAGATAGAGTCCCGAGAGGTCTTATCTATTCTGGCCGATTTGATGTATGCGGTTAAGGGGCTGGGGCAGAAGCCTTGGCTGGTTACAATGCCTTCTTCGGTTCTGAAAAGGTTGCAGAAGGAACTTGATCTATATCCCGCGGACGGCGATGTGGTTGAAGGCTCTAGTAGGGGGAGCGCTTTTGCGGGCATGGTGTGGGGCGTTTCGGTCTTCGAAATCTATATCGAGAGCGATCCGGTCATGGTCTGGGGAGACGGGAACCCGTATCACACTGAGCCGGTAGTGTACGGAGTCCAGTTGACGGATCCCGGTATTCCGGAAGTACGGATGGAGGGCTTAAAATGTACACCTTGAAGTGGCTGATCGAAAAGTCTGGACAGGTGCAGAGAGGCACTCGTGACGGGAAATACGTTCCGGCCCGTCCGGTGGTTCATTTCTTCTTGAGCCGATTGCGGGATGCGTGGGAAGTGCTCAGAGGCAGGGCGGATGCTTTCACATGGCCTGACGGGCAGTAGGGGGATATAAAAAACCATGGACGACAAGCAGACCGCAGAATTTAAGGCCCTCTGGGAAGGGCCTGTCCCGTCCATTCTTGATATTCTACAGAGGGTCGAAGATCTGGAAGCCAAGGTGAAGCACCTTGAGGACATTAATGGAGTTTTCCCCGAAGAACCAGAGGAAGTAGAGGGACCAGAGGCACTTCTGACTGCGGATAGTCCTTGCCTTCAGCCGAACCAGTTCCTGCTCGACGCCTATCCTGCAATGGTAGAGAAGGCAGGCAAGATCCCTGTCGAAGACGATGCGGATTTAGAATCCGTCTTGGATCTGTTCTCCTCTATCGAGCGGCACCGGCAACGTACAGTTATTTTCACTTTGGGGCTGAGAGCTTGGTCTGCATTGGAGAGGTTTTTGCCTCGGTGGTTGAACTCTTTTGGTAAACTGTACGGGGCTCAGGTTCTCGTGTCTCCGGAGTTCGAAGAGGATTTGGTTCTGGTGTGGGGAGACGCGGAGGAGGTCCAGGACCGGATCGTCGTGGGCTGTAGGATGGCGTGACTCATGCCTATAACAGAAGAACGGAAGCTAGCAGTGGTAGAATCTCTGTTTATAGCTGAGTTAAACGGAGAAGACGTCCGTAAGAGGTTGTGGGACGTTCTCCGAGAGGTTTTCGGCAGTGAGGTGGATGAATTCACTTTGGCACAGGCTGCCAAGGAAATGCACGCTAAGATCAGGGCCTCTGTAGACCGCCTACCGCCTCTATAAGCGGGTGATTTCTGGTGGGGTCTAGTCCTTATTCCTCTTCGTCCGGTTCTCCCTTCCGAGCGTAGAGAGCCCAGCTTCCGCCGTCAGAATTCACGTACCCGTCCCCATCGCAGCGAGTGCATTCGGGGTGGGGCTTGTCCGAAGAGTTGCCAGAGAACTCACAGTAGAACCGGCCACGCTGATGAGTCCCGATTGCCTCTGCGTCCAGGGCCACCTTACCCTCCGCAATCCAGGCCAGCACCTTCTCTGCCGGAATTGGCTCGCGAGGCTCGCCTGCCGCTCCCGTCCACCAGTCCAGGCGCCCGTGGCAGTTGCATTCCCTGTCGGTTTCTTCGAGACTGCCCTGGCGGACCAGTTCGTACGTGCTATCTCCGTCCTTGTATTCCTTTGGCCACTCGGTGGCGGGGAAGTGCCCGCTGTTCGGGGCGAAGGCATACACGGGACAGTCCAGGCCGTAGAATTCGTAACGGGCACTCCTGCCCTCTTCGACGATCCACGGCACGCTATCGGGGTCAGGGTCCGTCCAGACCACGCAGGCGCAGTCCTTGAGCCCTTCAGGGGCGTCTTCGAAGGAGTAGCCTCCCCCGTCCAGGTCGTAGGCTTCGTTCAGGTGCTTGATGCGATCGTCGTCCATGATTAGACCCCGCTTTCTCTGTTGAGGAGTTCCCAGTTGTCCTGGCCTTGCTTTTCGACGACGGCGTCCACTTTCCTGGCCCATTCGAGCATTTGGTTTTCCGCCTTTCCGTTGTCGTCGACGAAACCAAGTTCGTCTAGGGTTCCTTCTAGAAGGGTGACGTAGCGGATTCGGTAGACGGGCTGTTCCATTTTCGATTCACTCCTCGTTTATCGGGCAGTAGAGGGTTTCCAGGTCCCGCAGGCTTTTCAGAATATCGCGGGTTTCCTGTTCCACAGTCATTTCCTTTTGCCCACTTTTGGCAGGTGTTTTGGATATCTTTACGACACGCCCCTCCTCCAGATGATCCGGAGCGTACCATGTTTCTCTCTCGTAGAAATAAGTGCATCTGTAGTGACCTTCATCCCATTCCGATTTCGTGTAGGCAGGGCCCTCTCCTTTGCTGTTTGTTCCGTAGAGTTTTAGCTCTATGCGGTTTCCCTGTGCGTCGATCGCTATATGGGTTGGCTTCCATTTGTTACGGATCGGTTTCACGACATACCCTGTATCGAAACGGAACCCCCGCAGGTACCACACGCCCTTTTCTCGGGCGTGTTCGCAGTCGTCGCAACCAGCGTCCCACTCGGGTTTCGTGTAGGCGGGGCCGTCGCCTCTGCTGTTCTGTTTGCACAGCATAATCTCGGTACGGTGGCCGTTGGGGGCAACCACGACGTGCGTTGCGACCCACTTTGGTTCTTCCATGGTTCCCTACCTGTTTCCGGTGTTACCAAGCAGTCCGACGAGGTCTGCGTCTTCGATGAGTTCCCTGATCTCGCCCATCGCGGGAACGTCAAGGGTTCCGCCCGGGAGCCCTTCGAGGGCTTCGAACTGTCGGGCCTGTTCGATCGTGTGCCCCAGCAGGTAACGCAGGTCGGTTTCCAGGTTTCTGGACGTCTGGACGACGGCGAAACGGGAAGCCCGAAGATTTGCTGAGATCCAGTCCCGCAAGATCTCGATGCTGTCGGTCTGCATTCCTAATCCCCTTCGTTTTCGTAGGTGGCTCTTTCGGCGGCCCGTTCGTCCAGGTGCTCTTTGAGTTCCGTCAGGGCGGGGACATCGAGGGTCCCTTCGGGGAGCCCTTCGTTGTACTCTAAACTGTGGACAGCCTGAGAGATTCGGTTGTACAGTCGGAGGAAGTCCCGATCAAAGTCTCCCGAGGAATCATTGATCCGATAGCGCCCGTCCCAAACGGCTTTGTCCAACAGGTCTTTCAGGATTTCGATGGTTCCGGTTTGCATTTTTATTCCCTACCCGCAGTGCTTACGTCCTATGTATACACCAGAGCGGGGAGGAATGAAACTGAAATCGTTTAGGCAGGAGGCTTAGTTCTTTGGAGTCTGAATAGAGAAGGAGGCCGCAGTCATCATTCGACGGGCGTAGTCCTGTACGAGCTGACGCATCTTGTCGAATCGGCAGTTTCCGATTCGGGCTTTGACGTGTTCCAGCGTTTGTTCGGACAGATCGATGGACCTGCCTCGATAGAAGCTTTTGTCTACGAACATCCAGGCATAGCCAGAAGAAGTCTGGGCCCCGTTTGCCAGATTGAACAGTACGTGGGACACAGAGGTCATCAACTGGGCGTCGGTGAACTTTCCGTCCGCTACGTCCTCGATGATCTTTTTCATCTCTACGCAGGCGTCCTCTACGTTCTTGGGGTTGGTGGCTGCGTAGAGAACAGCCGTGCCGTTATCCCAGGAGCCCATCTCGAACATCGCGGTATCGTAGCACAGGCCCTTCTCTTCTCGAAGCCGAAGGAACGCCAGGGAGTGCATTCCGCCGCCGATGAGATCCTGGGCAATATCATCGGCGTGGTGATTCAAACAGCTATCCTTGAAGGCGAGCCCTGGCATGAGGAGGGCTACATACGCCTGATCGGCTGCATGTTGGAAGAGGTGGGTTTTCGGGGAGGCCCACGTTCCGGTATCCGATTCGATTGTCGGAATGCTGTTTGGAGTGCCGGGTTCCAGGACGTATTGGTCCAGAACGATGGAGAGGTCGGGGTTTGCAGAGAGATCCCCGACCAGGGCTACAACTACGTTCTGTGCGGTGTAGTTGGCGGCCTTGTAGACTTTCAGGTCGTCCAGGGTCATATCGAGGATATCCTGGCGCTCACCGAGTGTTTCTCTGCCCAGGATAGGGCCGAAGTGGGCGGTCTCGGTCATGCCGAAGAAGTGGGAGGCGGGGTCATCCTCGAACCTCTGGCGTTCTTCCAGAATGACGTTCCGCTCTCGTTCGAATTCATCCTGGTCCAGGGAAGGCGTGAAGGCCATTTCGCAGAGGTAGCCGAGGGCTTCCAGGATCTTGTCGGGGGTAGTGTCGATGTAGAATGCGGTTCGGTCGTTGTCAGTGTAGGCGTTCGTGCTACCTATGGCCGCGATGAGGCGGTTCATCTCTTCATAGGATCTTTTCGCTGTCCCTTTGAAGATCATATGCTCCAGGAAGTGGGCCGTTCCCGATCGCACGTCCTGGATGGAGCCTGAGTTGACGATGATGCGGACCGACACGACCGGTGTCGGCATATGATGCTTGATGACCCGGAACCGGCCGATTGTTTCTACGACGGGCATGGCAGGATTCCTTTTCCGAAGGTTATTGCTCCGCTACTATACCCGAACGGAGGGATTCAGATTCGAGGGGAGTGGTTTCTCGTCAAAGGAGACGAGTTATGAGGGTGTTTCTGGTTTGTCTCGTCGTAGATTGCGAGTTAGCCTGTTTTCGGGAACCTTTTCTGGACGTATCTCGCAACGGTTGCGAGATAGGTTGCTGGATAGATTGCGAGATTCAGGCCAGGGCCCCGAGCAACAGGACCATGATCTCGTCGATCACGTCGGATTTAGCTCCAGGGCGGCCCTGACAGGTGGTCTTGACGAGTTTCTTGACGGCAGGGGTCTCATCCCTAAAGAGAATATAGACGTAGACCTCCCCCACCTTGGAAGCAGCGGCATTCGCGGGATCTACGCGGGACAGGCTACCCGTTACTCCGACTGACACAGAGGCTCCGGTGCCCCTCATACCTACGGCGGCCATCTCTCGTGCTACCTCGAAGGAGTAGACAGAGTACTCCGCTATCTGTCTCTCCATGGTTCGTGCCCAAGCTCCTGTTTCGTCTACGGAGCGGGCCAGCCGGATTTTGGCCTCGTTGCAGTACACCACGAACCCCTGTTTGAAGATCTCGCTGGCTCCAGGGATATCGGTGATTGCGTTCGCTAGTCCTCCACCGGTACAGGATTCGACCGTGGTGAGGGTGAGTTTCTTGGCGGCCAAGGTTTTGACAACCTCTTCAGCAAAATGGCTCATTCAGGAACCTCTGTGTGGGCGGTTACAACTTGCTTGAAGCCCTGGTCTGTCAGCACCTTGTCCCCAAGGAGTATTTCCGAGACGAGGACCCAGCGGGGGTCTTGGCGGCCTCTCATGGTGAGAATCCGCAAGTCCTCGTCAGGTCTTGTTTCCAGGATTTCTTCCATGGACGTGATTTTGACCATGAAGTCATATCCGGACGGGCGGATTTCATCTCCGATGTTGACGTTTTGGGCTTCTGCCCAGGCGGGGTAGTTGGCTCCCTTTTTACAAACCCAGAGCTTGAAATTCGGGGTGAGTTTCCACTGGTTGTTGAACAGGATAGGGTTCATTCTTGGATCCTCCAATCTGCGAACAGTGCCTTTTCAGGGTCTTCATCATGGTCCTGGCCCGACTTGAAAGCCTTGCCGATCATGCGCAGCGCCTTGGCCTCGTCGGTTCCGATCGTGCGGTGCTCTTGGACCTTTAACTTCCACCACCGGACCAACCGCTCCGCCCGAGCCCGCTCCGGCTCGCTGTTTGGGTCAAGAGGATTCACGCCGTTCTGGGACAGGACCAGATCGATGAACGGACGTTCCGCCTCGGTTTCCGTCTTCTTGAGCTGGTGCCAGTGGAACATCGGCTGGAAGAAGTCGACGTAGAACTCCCGCTGAGAGCGATTCTTGAGGAGGTGCTCGATCACCCGCCAGGAGAGCAGATCGAAGGGCAACACCTCGCTGTCGTAAGCGCCGAAGGTGAGCCTGTTTTTTCGGTACTGCGGTTCCGGGTTGTATTTGAACGCAAAGTCAAACGTGTAGGGGTAACTTTTGAATCCCGATTCCAGGGTATGCAGGTCACCGCTGGAAGGCCAGCGGTCGATACGCTTGTTTCCGGTCCGGCCATACAGAGGATGATGTCGATCAGAGGAATGTCGATAGTCAGGAGTACCGATCCAAAGTACGCGCTGACCTTCTCCCAGCTTGGACTGCAACCACTCGCGGTAGCTTTTCCAGGTGATGCTGTCCAGGGCGGATCCTGGCAGAATCTTGTTGCCTTCGTCGTTACGGACGAGACGGAAGTAGAGGTCGACGTGCTCAGGGTTGAAAACATCGATCTTGGGGCAGGGCAAGGGATGGAACACAGGGGACCGTTCCAGCAGGCCCTGCACGGCGATCAGTCCGCCGATATACTGCTTCAGTTGGTTCTCTGCATTCTTCTTGTCACTGCCCCAAACAGTCTTCTCCTGGTGCAGGAAATCAAACTCCTCGGTTTGCTGGAAGAAGCGGGGCCACAGTTTCACGTCCGTCCAGATTCGGTAGAGGCACTCGCCGTTTCTAATCAGGAGGTAGGTCTTCTTGTCCTCCTCCGCTTCCTGAGCCTTGAAGTAGCGTTCGGCGGGGTCCTCGTTATAGCCCCGATCCTTTTCCTTACGACGGATGCGGAGGGCTACGATCCCCTTCTGAGCAGGCAGAACTTGGTTCAAGTGGGCAGAGTCGGACGTGACCCACGAGTCGAAAGCTTCGATGGTCCTGTAGTCGAACTGGCCGATCTTCTCGGGGTTGTGAAGCCAGTCCCACAAGGCACACTCTTCGTCCATACAAAGCGTCTGCTGGTAAATCGTGATGGGCTCGGTCGCAGAGGCCGGAGTCCCTGTGGACAGTTGGAGGATCTCCTCGTGGGACCCCAGGAACAGCTCGATGATCCAGATATTCTCTAATCGCTTCTTGACTTCGGCGTTGAGGACGGCGACCTGACTTTCCAATTCTCGCTTCTGGAGTTCCAGTTCCCCCTGCTTGCGGGCCAGCTCAAGCTGCTTGGCTTCGATCTCCGACCGCTTGGCCTGGGTGATTCCGGCCAGGGTCTGGTTTCTCACAGGAGCAAGGTCGGTAGAGCCACTCAGGGCTCGTTCGGTGGTCTGTTGGATGCTGTTCGGGAGCATCCCGATGCTGAAGTCTTCAGCCTCGTCTCCCTCGGGAGGGATCTGGGCGATCTCTACGTGGCGTCCATCTACGATGACGGAGACGGGGATATAACCTCCCGGGAGGCTTTCGAGGTAGGTGTCTTCGAGGTAGCCCCTGGCACTGAGAACTTGGGACTTCACCCTGTGGTCTTTGTCCGTGTATTGATGGGGGAACAAAACTCCGACACGGAACACACGGACAGCCTTGGCAAGGGAGTCAGCGGTGATGTGCTTGGGTTGCGTGGCCCCGCCATGGTAGGAGTCCAGCCCGAAGTAGTAAGCGGTCGATTTTCCGTCGTACTGGCACTTCATTTTATTCTCAGCTTTCCAACAGCCGGTCGTACTCGGCCCACATGGCATCGCACACGCCAACGCTGTGGTAGGCGAGGTAGAAGGTTTTCCGCTCCTTGCGGTACATGTGGAACAGGCTACCGCGGTCCTGGAGGGTGGACCGGATGTTGGCAATGCGATCTGCCAGCTTCACCCTCATTCCGATTGGTACCGCGTCCCACTCTTCGTCACTTAGAGGTGCTCTTTCATCTCGTTCTTCCCAAGCGGCGATGTCGCGGATAACAGCGGCATAGGTATCCCTTTTCCGCAGACGCCTGTTCGGCCCGAGTTCGTCCGTGGCAAACAGGACGGCACGGGCGACTGCGCTGCCGAAGATTCCCAGGAGAGTCGAGAATTCGGTTTTGGTGTCCTCCAGTACGTCGTGAAGGTACGCCGCTGCTAGGGTCTCGTCGTCCGTGTACCCGAACTCCTTCAGCACCCCCACCACGCCATCCAGGTGGACAACGTAGGGCTCCGTGCCATATTTCTGATCGCCGTGGGCTTTGATCGCAAACTCTCTCGCGTCCATTTTCTAGAACCCTCCCTAGTCACTTCCCGTATACACCGAACCTGGAAGGAATGAAACTGAAATCGTACGCAGTCAATCTCGACAATCGGGGCAGAGGTACAGACTTCCGAGGTGGTCCTGGAGGGCAATCCAAACCTGCCAGCTAGCAGGGCCAGAGCCTGCAACTACATCGGAAGCCGTCACTTCCATCCACGGAACCCCCAGAGCGTCGAGGTCACCGGCCTTGATGCTGTCGACGGCTTTCTTGTTCCGCACCTCTATGAGAGCCACGGGGTTCCTGGCTTTGTCGAACAGGCACACGTCAGCTCTCCGTCCGTTGGATAACAGGTACTCGATGAGTACGTCATGGTACTCGGGCAGGACTTCGTAGAGGTCGAGGATCTCAGCATCCCCGAAGTCAAACAGGACTTGATTACCGCCCTGACAGCGGACGCAGAACCGTACAACGTCTATAGGTTCCCTGTTGGACAGAGCCCTGGCTACGATGGCTTTGGCGTTTTGATGGTGGACAGATTCTGTTCGTTTCAACGCAGCCTGCGCCTTTGTAGGGCCTCAGGCTATCATTTTACCGCAGGAGAGTGCCTTCGAGAAAGTGAATCTTGGTTTCCACGTTATTGAGGGGAAACTCAAGGGCAATATCAATTCTGTTCATGTTCAATTGTGCTTCATTCCGTTTCTGCTCCCAAGTATCCCGCTCCGTGAGCAGTGCCTTACGGACTTCGATCAGGCGATTCCGCTCTGCTATAAGTTCCGCATGGATTTTGCGGAGAGTCTGTTGGAATGCATCTTTGGTTTCAACAGCTACGCTGAGGACTACGTTGATAGCGGTCTCAGCATCCTGTTTTCCAGGCACGTACCGGTGCATTTCTTCCAAGGCTTCCGGAGTAGGGATAGGCAACGGGGGAGTCGTGAGAGTCCCCTGCTGAGGCGGCAGTTCTCTGATCTTGGATTTATCGAAGGGGTCCACTACCTCACTGTCGTATCTCACGCCCTTCGGGACCTGATCAACAATGTAGGTTTTGATTTTGGGTTCTGGGGGTTGCAGTCCCAACCCTGTGTAAATGAGTCTGTCCCATTCAGGGTCTTTTTCCGGCTCAGGGACCGACACGTAGTCAGAGCATTCCGGAGCCAGGAGATTCAGGACCGCTTTTTCATCCTTGGTCTGTCGGGCTTCCATTTTTGGAGGGGGCGTGGGGAGGGGGAACTCCCGAATAGTGCCGTTGGCAAGGTGCCTCAGCATCAGCCAGACACTTCGGGCCAGCAGCAGAGCCGCTTTGTCCGCGTCCTCGTCCGACTCGTAGTGATCGAATCCAATTCGGGTGCTTTCCACCCAGAGGGATACAGCGGTTTCACTACTGCGATGTCCTTGTTCCGGACCTCCGGTCCAAACTTGGATATTGGCGCAACGCCACTTACGGCCTATCTCTCTGGAGGGTGATTCATTGACCGGCAGTTGAGAGGAAGGAGTAGGCAGGAGGGGCTGAAAAGAATGGCGTCGCACATACTCAGCGAGCCGATCGCAGCAGATATCGTGGACGTTCCTGGCTGCTCGAAGTGCTGCAGTCTGGTCCGTGAAGTGAACAGTGACCCGTTCCCCTTCCTTGTTGCTGGCCCTGTTGCCGCTGAGGAGTCGGGCGAAGAAAACTTCGAAGCTGTTCTCGTTTTTCTTGTTGGTTCCCGAGATATACTGAGTCCCGGGGAAAATGTGGCTGTCCCGCGACGAGATGGTCATGGATTTGAACTCCGGCAGATTGTCCGTCCTCTATATACTCCATTCGGCGGTAAAGCGTCTATAGGTTTCGCTAGACAGGGAGCCAAAGGAAGAAACCATGACTCGCCCCAAGATTTTCGAACATGCCAAGACGGCTCTGACTGTTCTCGTGATCCCCCTGTTCGTGTGGGGGGTGGGGTTGGAACGGGAGCGGGCAACTAACCAGCAGATCCTGGTAGATCTGAGGGGCTCAGTTGAATCACTGACACAGGACCTGAAGGAGTCCAGGGAGAAGTCTGCAGCGAAAATGGCCGAAGGTAGATTAGCAGATCAGGCTATTCGTGAGGACGTCATTCGACTCGGCGGCAAGCTGGACGCTCTGAAAGAAAGCACCGTGAAGATCGAGGATCTGTTGAAAGAGATCCTGCGGAGAGGGCATTAGCCATGCTATCTGTAGTTTTGCTCTTCTCATTCCTGTGGTTGGGCCAGTCTGTTCCGGAATGCCCCCAGGGCACTGCCCCCGCTCCTGCTTTGCAGTCGGATCCTTTCGTGCTCATCCCTGCCGAAGACCCTCCCGCGATGCAGATTCAGCAGGTGGTCCAGGACGCAGATATTCTTCAGCAGAGAGTTGAAATCCTCGAATCCCTCGTGCGCCAGAATAGAGACCAGCTTGCAAGGCAGGTCCAATGAAAAAGGGCGAACGGGTCTACGAGTATCAAACCCCTGACGGTAAGGTCTTCTGGTCTTACGAGAGACTCCCGAATATCACGACCAACAACATGCGGCTTATCCTGCAAAGTGTAGTGGGCCAGCACATTAACAATTTCCTCCATGCTGTCAGGCAACGAGGCGTAGAGATCCGGCAAGCTGAGGAAGCGTCTCTGGAGTCCGAGGCCGAGTAAAAAATCTCCCGTCAGTTCCGATCGGGCCGGTACTATTACCTTCGAACACCGCTTTGGAGAAGATTCAATGGCAGACACCACGGACAACGTCGTAGACATGAGCGCCCACAAGGCCAAGGACCCCAGCATCGTTGGCTCCCTGAATGAAGAGGAGCAGCAGCAGGTAACGTTCCTGAGCCAGCGAGCCCAGGCTCTCACCAATCAGATCGGTGAGATTTCGATTCGACACTCGCGTCTCCTCGGGGCTTTCGGTGAAGTGGAGCAGCAGGCCCAGCAGACCATGATGGCAGCGGCCAAGCGTCTCGGTGTGCCGGACGGCCGTCAGTTCAACATCCTGCCTTCCGGTGAAGTGCAGCTCGTGCCGATCAAGGCTCCCGCTCCGCAGCCTCAGCCTGTCCACAAGACCGAAGACGCTCCCACCGTCTAGTTGACACTCCGCCTTTCCCGTGCTATCTTCCCAAAGTAACAGTCTCAGGTGCTCTCGATGCACACCAGCGACAAGTACGACGCAGTTGCGGAGATCCTGCACGAGAAAAGGTTGAATGCTACCAGCAACTTCCACAAGACTCTCCTAGGCGTCCTGGAAAGTTGTGTTCGTGAGACTACCCCAGACAAAGAACACGACTACAGGATTCCGGAGCCCTCTCCCTCCCGCTAGTCGTCCTATAGGTTTCGGTTCTATGGGTTACACCTACGGAACCGGAACTATCCAATGGCTCCTCCCAACTGGGCCCCCGCACTTGGCGAATATCCCACCCCGCCCATAAACGGGGCTGTCATGTCCCCCTATATCCAAGGGGCTCAGGATATCCGTTGGGACAATCCCGCCCTGCTGACAAGCAACACCTCTTTCAACGTCGTCGGCGTGAACATTTATCGCTCGGATGTTTCCGACCGCGGACCCTTTGTACGAATCAACGACGCTCCCGTGGGGGGTTCTTTCTATCGGGACTACACGGACAACATCCTCGTCTCGAAAGAGATCATCCCCTGGGACACGGGTTGGCAGTTCAAGGGGGACGCTCCAAACAACCGACAGTGGATTTTCTGGACCCGATATCCCATCGTCAAGCGGGTTACGGACGGACCTTTCCAGACTCCGACGTACGCGAACTCGATTTTCGACGTTTCAGTTACAGTAGACGGCGAGCCCGCCTATATCCACCAAGTTTACGGTGAAGGGCACCGAGTAGAACTGGTCAATCAGTGGGGGGTGGAGCCTGGGACCGAAGAGTATTTCAGCCCGAACCTCCCGACTGCTACGAGTGAAGTTGCGGTCACCTACTACACGAGCCGGAACTTCGTCCGGTCCGGCCTCGACGCCAAGATCACATACCGCCTGACAACCGTGGCGTTGAACGAAGCCGGTACAGGGTACATTGAGACACCGCTGACGTTTGCCGAGCCTCTCTCCAGTGTTGCTGTCGAGAAGCTTAACTACATTTGGAAAGAGGCCATCCGCCGGAACTCCTGGATTCGAGATCAGTGTGGGGAGCGGGTGAAGCTGTTCATCCGGAAAATGTCGGGGGTTCGGTGTTTCTGCGGACGTGCGCCCGAAGAGGTTACGTACGCCGACCAGCCCTCCCAAATGTGTACTGTGTGTTACGGAGCCGGTTGGGTTGGGGGGTATGAAGGGCCTTACGATATCATCATCGCTCCAGAGGATGGGCAGAGGGCAATCGCCCAGACCCCTCAGGGTCGTAAGCAGTCTTTGAACTACGAAGTGTGGACCGGTCCCTCCCCTCTGGTTACGCAGCGAGACTTGATCGTGAAGCAAACCAACGAGAGGTATTCCATCGGGCCTGTGACCCGTCCGTCGAGTCGAGGAAACATCCTGCAGCAGTCGTTCTCCATTGCTTACCTGGACCAGCAGGATATTCGGTACCGTGTTCCTGTGCCGGATCCTGCTCACCAGACTTTCCCGCAGACACGGTACACACCGAAGCCCGAGCTTTGGGACAAAGGCGGCTTGGACGGAGATCCTTGGCCGGTCGGCCCGACTGCGGTCAACCCGATGGTGGGGGATAAGGACGGGGTTTCCGTGGATAGACAGCAGAGAGGTCGTACTCCTGCCTGGGAAAATGAAACTTGGTAAAGGTTTTTTCATGGCACGATCCGCTTTTCGCGTGAAGTTCACGCCCAAGAGAAAGGTCTATGGAACCCCCTGGTCCAAGATGGCTGGAGGTGTCGAACTTTCTCTGGAGGTTCTGAACCGTCTCGGGAAAGCCATGGTCAAGGAGATCCGGAAGGAAGCGAGACGGGCTTTTGCTATGCGAGGGGTTAGTCCTGGAGGCAAAATGGGACTCCCCGCCAGTCACAAGTTCTACGAGTCCATCAACTATCGGATTTCTGGGAAGCGAACGGTCGAGATCGTTTCGAACTGGCCCTGGATGGATGCTTATCTGGAAGGAAGAGACCCCTATCCCATGACGTGGCTCTCTCAGGAGAAGGGGGTTACGAAGGTCCCTCTCATCGATAAGTCGGGGGAAGTGATTATCCGGATGGCTCCCTTGCAAGCCAAGGATGCCTGGATTCATCCAGGAGTGGCAAAGTATTCGTTCATCGAACGAGGGGTGAAGAAGGGCAGGGAGAAGATGGCGGAGATCATTCGGGAAGAGGTCGCTCGATTGCTTCTCGAAGGGGATCCTTTCAGCTAGAGAGGAATAGATACCCATGTACTTTAAGCTTTCCAAGGCCGTCAAGAACCGAATCATCGAGGAGCTTCGTGCTTTTTGGGGCACGCACCCCGAGTACGAAGGTATCGCCGAGAACATTCAGGGCAAGTACGCTTTCAAGGAGCGTCCCCAGTACGGAATCATTGTCAAGGTTTCTTCCGCAAACAGACTGGCCCTCTCGGCAGACAACTACCAGGGGATCGACCGCAGCTACGTGCTTCTGACCAACGTGGGGTTGAAGACAGGTTTGGCGGTCGAGTGGGTCCGTGAGGATTCCATCGCGATTCAGAATAACGGGGGCGTGTTCCCCTCCCCTCCTGGTGTCTACTATATTGCGGTCGACGAGAATGACCGATTCAAGTTTTTCGTGGACACTCTACTGGACGCTCGGAATGAAGCCCTGGTCATGAGCGATTCCACCACGGGGGTCTTGCAGCAGACTCCTGTGCAGAAGACCCTGCGGTTGACCGAAATGCCTTCTCGGTTCGTTTACGAAGAGGATATCAACTACACGGTCGACTACACGACGGGGGAGGTTACGCTTACTGCCCCTCTGACTCACCAGCGCTATCTTGTAGCGGACTACCGGTATGCGGCTCCTACGAGGGGCCCTTTTACGATTCACCAGGACTACGCGGACCACACAACCATCCCAGGTTGCGTGATTGCATTTGGGCGTCGGAACCGTGCTGGGGATGTGCAGGCCGTCATGGTGCAGGAGACTAGACTTCCTGCGGCTTTGGAGTATGGCGGACGGTGGGAAATGTCCCTGGACCTGGAGATTGTAGCCCGTGACGTTCTGGCCCAAGAAGAACTCACGGATATGACCATGATCTATCTGGATGGGGTGCTCAAAAGCAGACTGTCTTTCGAGGGGATAGAGATCACGGAGATTTCCGGAGGGGGAGAGTCTGAAGAACCTTATGACGACACGGGGGACGACTACTACTTTGGTGCGACCATCGGGCTCACGATCCAGACCGATTGGTCTATTGCGGTGCCTCTGGCAACGTATCTTCAGCAGATCACTCCCACGACTTCTGTCCAGGCCCGACAGATTGCGGGGATGACTGACGATGAGTTGACGGGGGTTGTGGGGAATATCCAGCTTGTCGAAAGCTTGGGGCTGAGGGCTGTACGGGATCCTTTCTTCCTGAATCGGACGGGTTCTTACGCCTGTCTGCGGTAATCGGTCTATATCCTCCTCACTAATAGGGGAGGTACCCAATCGTGCCCATCTACGACTACCAGTGCTCCTGCGGGAAACAGTTCGAGAAGTCCGTCCGCTTTGCGGATAAGGACACCCCTCAGGAATGCCTCTGCGGAAAGAAAGTTCCTCGGGTTGGAGTGCCTGACACGGTAGCTTTCACGTTCAACCAGAAGACCTCCGGTATGGCTCCGCAGAACACGGGGGTTTCTTCTTTTGACGCCAACGCGGACAGGATCATCGGGACGGACGCCAAAGAGAAGTGGGCTCTCATCACCAAGAGGGTGAGGGACAAGCGGACCATTCTCCGTGACAACCCTGATGTGACTCCGGATCATATCACCCGATTGCCTGACGGGCACTATTCCCTTCAACCAGAACCTGAACGTCGGTCTCGGGCAGTTCTCAATAATGAGGCTATTGAAGCACTAAGAGTGAAGAGGGGCGCGACCTCTCCGACAACCTCCCGATAGGGAGGACAGATAGATTCCCTAATGAAAACATGTTGTGCTGTTTGCGTTCCTCCTTCGGGAGGCCAGATGAAAATGGACGTGAGGTAATTGAACAACTCTGTTGAGAGAGGTACAAAATGGGTTTCCCCGGCAAGCAGTACGCGCCCCCTGGTGTCTACACTGAGACCACCACCGAGAATCCGGTCAGTGCGGTTCTCACGGGACTGAAGCTCCCCGTTTTCATGGGTGAGGGTAACGAGAACCTTGTGCAGACGGCACTTGAGGTTGTTCGTGGTTCTTCCGCTTCTGTGGACCAGCAGGTCGTGCAGGAGGACATGGACGGGCGTGCCGTGGTTTCGATCTCCGGTACTGGAGTCGTGACGCTCGGTGCTTTCGACGGTGTTCTGGACCGTATCCAGGTTCGTAATTTCCCGCTGGTGTCCGGAGACGGCACTGGGGTTACGACCAACAGCCGCAACGCTGTGACGGTCACGATCAACCAACAGCCGATCGTCATTCGGGCGGTTACTGGCGTCAATGGTGTCATCCAACTGGCCCAGGCTCCTGCTCTCGGCGATGTTGTAAGGGTTACTTACTTCTTCGACCGCACCGACACTCTGACGACGGACACCGTCTCGGGTCAGGTTACAACGGACCCCGCGACGATCTATGGTGTGGTTGGTGTTGCGGACGTCGATGTGGGCGGGACTGAGACTTTCGATTTCCTTTCGACGAACAACCAGTTGGTCCTGACGGTTGACCGCGAAGTGCAGACCACGATCACGATTCCGGTTGGGTCGTACTCGGCTCGGATGGTTGGGATCATCCTCGATTCTGCTGGTGTTGGTACTCTGACAGCTACTCGTTACGAAGACAACTTCGGTAAGTCGGCGGTTGTGCTTGTAGCGGACAATGATATCACCATCGGGGCTGGCTCCGCCAATGCTGTACTCGGTCTCGTGGCAGGCCAGACCACGGCTCGTAACCGTACCTTCTATACCTACAACGGCCCCATCGTCGACGGTTCCAACGGTGGTGTGACTACGACCGACCCGGGGACGGTGACGGTTCGTGTGGACGGCACTGCTGTAGTCCCCACGTCGGTGGACGGTTCCAGTAGGGCTGTGACTCTCCCCTACGCTCCGGCATCGGGTTCTACTGTCACGGTTACCTACTACTTCAATACGTGGCAGGACACTTTCGATTACCTCGCCCACATTGGGGTTACGGACGTGACCCGTTGCGGTATCACGGCGGACCGCTCGGACTTCGTCGAGGGCGCTGACTTTGTGCTTCATGACGACAAGATCGTGTGGGGTACGGCTGCTCTCGTGGATGCTGGGACTACGGTATCGGGTTCCGGTTCCTTCGGATCGAACCAAATCACGCCGACCCTCGTGGACGTGCGGGCTTATCTGGAGACCTGCAATACGGTCGTGGATACTTCGGTCACTCCCTCTGTGGTCAGCAAGCGAGTGTTCCAGCTTCCGTACCAGCCCACTACAGGTAACGGTCGCTCCACCCCGCTGGGTTCGAGCCTGTTCCAGTCGGTGTCGAATAACCGCATTGGTCTTCCGACTGATCGCCCTGACCTTGTGCTGGCTTACTGGGGTTACAGCGTCCAGGATGCTCTGTCCCGAGGTGCCGTGACGGTAGTGAAGGTCGATTCGACGAACTCGACTTTCACGCTGGCTTCGGATGTGCCTCCGGATGCTAACGTCTACGCCACGTTCTACTACAACACGATCACGGACGCGACCTACACGATGACGTGTGTGACCCCCGGGGCCTCTGGTATCGGTACTTACACGGTTCAGGATTCCGCGGGTGATGACGTCTACGGTCTGACTTACAACACGGGTAGTAAGGGTTCCTCGCTGACGGGTATTGCCATTCAGTTCCCTTCGGGTTCTGAGTACACTCCGGATTTCAGGTTCGAGAGTGGGAGCCAGGGTCCGGTTGAAGAGGCAATTACCGTCCGGTTCGCCGCAACTCAGGACAAGCTGGCCAAGTACGCTACTCCGGGTTACGGGCCTTACTACCCGATCTCGGGGGCTTCGGATCACGTGGGCCTTACGGTTGACGCCGCAGCCTACAATGTGGATCTTTCCACTCCTTCGGGGATTGCTGCAACGGGCGGTGGTTTCTTCGCCACCCTCGTCGGTGAAGAGGTCGTCTATACAGGTGGCGGGACAGCGGGTATCGTCGGTAGGAACTTTGAGTTGGATGCCAACGAAGAGTTCAACCTGAAACTCGACGGGGTGACTTATACTGCGTCGTTCCCGATGAAGGCTGCTGCGACCCGTACGGTTGCGGACATGGCGTCTTACATCAACCGTGCAGTGGTTGGTGAGACAGGGGCTGCTCAGGCTGGTGGAGCAGCATCTATTACTCTGGCTTCCACGGCGAGTGATGTGGATGACTACTACGTAGGTTGGACGGTTTTCGTTAAAGCCGGTCCTGCGAACCACGACGTGCGAATCATCACCGCTTATAACGGCGGAACGAAAGTCGCTACGGTAGCTTATAACTTCACGGGCATACCTCTCATTACCAACACTTATACCCTGAGAAACATCAAGAGCGCGATGGGTGTTGCTCAGGCCAATATTGGTGGGTTGTCGACCGTTACTTTGGACACTTCGGCCAGTGCGGTAAATGACTACTACGTGGGATGGAAAATCTTTGTGACTACGGCTCTTGGAGTCTACTACGACGAGAAGACCGTCACAGACTACGATGGGGCTACGAAGGTAGCTACGGTGAGTTCGGCTTATGGAGTACTTCCTGCTGCTACAGACCTCTACTACCTGTATGATTTGACTCCCGTTCGTGCTAAGTACACCGCGGCAGGGCATTTTACTGGTAGCTACACCGTAGCTCTCGCTTCCGGTTTCCACACCCTTCGTTTCACCTATACCGGCTTCCCGACTACAGCAGCGAACGTCGTTGCTACCATTGCGGATGGGACTTACACGCCTTCCGCCCTTGCCGCAGCGGTAGGGGACGCCATCAACAAGGCTTTGAGAGCCCATGCCAGTTTTGCTCTGGATCCGCCTCCGACTGTGGACGTTACGCTCAATGGTTCGGGTCAGTTGGAGTTCGCTTTCACCAAGTCCCCGTTGGACAGCAGTGCCGTGTTTGAGTTCGTTGCCACGGCGGCTCTTGCCGATGACTTCTCTCCCGTCGCCGGTATTTCTACGGATGATGCCACTGGTAAGGGTCAGGCCAAGATTATCGACGGTGCGGTGTCGACCTATTACTCGGACAGTAATGCCACGGAAGCGGCCCAGGATCGCTTGATCCTTCGTAACCGCCTTGTCCCTGGTAGTGCTCTGGGTAGCCCGTTGCCCTTCGCGGCCATGGCACAAACGGGTATTGAGGTTCTGGCGGGTTCGGCTAATGCCAAGGCGGGTCTCACCACAGGTTCTACGGGCGAGGCCGGTTGGAAGGCGACGGTTCTGCCTGCAACTCTGGTCGGTTCTGCCGTGGATACCGCCCTGACGGCTACCGTGCCTCAGGTTACGTTCTATGCTGATGGCGGCACTACGGATCAGAACAACATCTTCAAGTTCAATTTCGAAGGTACTCCTATTCAGGTTACCTTCGCAGATTCCACCGGAACGGCCATTGCGGCTGGAGCGTCGGCGGTTGTGCCTCTCTGCAATGACGGTGTCGCGACTGATTGGGTGGTTAAGCAGATCGCTGATGCCATTGACACAGCCTTCGGTCTGGTTGCAGGCACTTCTCTGACCAACGGGTATGTTGCCCTCGAAGGAGATGCTGTCCGTTTCATGGGTAGTGTTTCCGATACCACATCCGTAGTGACTATTGGGGCTGGTAATGCAAACTCCCTTCTGGGGTTCGTTGAAGGTACTACGGCGGTCCGCACTTCGGCTACGGCCAAGGCGATTGCCTCGGCTTGTATGAACCAGAACGATGTAACGGCTCCCGCTCTCACTGACTGGTTGAACACTAAGTTCACGGCGCCGGATGCTTCCAGTTTCGCAAAGGAGGCTCTGGCTTCCACGATCCTGGACGATGCTGGCCGTGAGTACTTGTTCTTCGAAAGCCAGGGTGCTCCTGGTGCTTACGGGTCCAGCACGAGCGTCTACTGGACTGCCAGCATCACGGATTCCGTGCTTCTGCATGGGACTGGGGTCAATGCTGAAGTCGGTGATGGCGCTGTTGGTGACGACGGGGTCTCGGGCTACTTCGTGACCTCTTCGGTTTCTGACGGTTCGGGCTCGGCTAACACCTCTGTGTTCAATGCCGTTGCTGGTACCAGCTATGGTCAGGACGGCGTGGTTGGTCAGACCTATCGCGACGACGTTACGGGTCTGACGTTCACGGTTCTGCCTCTGGCTGGCGGGCAGAAGTACCCCACTGGGGTCAATGCCACGTTCCAGTTCCAGTGCCGTAAGACCTTTACGACGAATTCGAACATCCCGATCACGACGATCCCTGGTATCGAGCTTCTCGTGACGAACACCGCTTCGGTCGGGGCTGCGAACACGGCCCTGCTTTCCACCTACCACCGGTCCGGCAATGAGCCTGGAATCGGGGAGTACTACTACGCGACCTACATTTACACGAAACAGAACTTCAGCACTGCTCTCTACACGAAGCTTTCGATCATCGAGCAGGCATTCGGAGAGACTAGCCCTGACAACCCCGTTTCCTTGGCCGCTCACCTTGCCATGCTGAACGGGGCGGTCATCGTCGGGATCAAGCAGATTCTGAAGGGCGAGAATGGGGTCCAGGGTACCGTGACGGCTTACAGGGATGCCATTGACGAACTCGAAGGTTCGCTCCCTGGTTCGGTCTACCCCGATATCCTGTGCTCGCTCCGTGGGGATAACCTGGAGCTGTACCAGTATCTCCTCCGGCACTGCGACTTGATGAGCAGCATCCGCTATCGGGCGGAGCGCACTGCGGTGTGCGGTACGGCCAGTGGCACCTCTCCGACCACGGTCCAGTCGTGGGCTCAGAACATCGGTGGGGCTCGGTTCCGCATGATGTACCCCGATTCGGCCACGCTGAACCTGACGGATGCCCTGAACGTGACCACCGAATACTTGGTCGACGGTCCGTTCTTGGCTGCGGCTCAGATTGGGCGAGTTGCCTCTCCCAACGTGGACGTGGCGACTCCGTGGACCGGCATGAACCTCGTTGGGTTCACCGGCCTGGGTCGGAACCTCGATATCGTGACGATGAACCAGATTGCTCAGAAGGGCGTCACGCTCGTCGAGTCTCGTCCCCCGAACCTGCGTATTCGGCACGGGCTCACGACTGACATGACCAACAATCTGACGAAGATCCCGACGATCTACCAGATCACCGATGAGGTCCAGCAGCGTACCCGTGACGCCATGGAGAAGTTCATCGGTGTCAAGTTCCTGCCGGGTATTCTGAGTCAGATCGAAGGTCGTCAGGCTCAGGTGTTCAAGTTCCTCGTGGACGCCCAGATCATCTCGGCTTACACGGGGATCCATGCGAGCATCGATCCTTCAAATCCTACAACTGCGGACCTCAGCGCTGCATTTTCTCCTATCTTCCCCCTCGAAATGATCCTGGTCCGCTACTTTTTGCGGAGCAGCCTCTAGTCCTTGATTTCATTCAGGTTTCCTAGTTTCTGTTGACTCAGGCTGCCATCGGGTCTATACTCCTATGAGGATAGGAGTAGGTGATTTGATGGGTGGTTGTAGATCCAAAGCGACTGTAGAAGAGATATTGGCAGCTTTCCATACCGATGAAGGTTTTAAGGCCGTAGCCAAACGTTTGGGTCTGTCTCCCAACACTCTTCGGCCTATATGGCAAGAGAAATTCGGAGAAGACGCTTTCGTGAGTAGAGGGAAAGCCCTCCAAGCCCGAGCCGCAGCCAAGACCCTCAAGGAAACAGCAGGCAGTCGGGTCTATAAAAAGGAGACAGTTCCCTGTTCAAAATGCGGGATTCAAGTGTTGCTGAAAAAGACTCAAACGGCTCAGCTTAATTGGGAGGCTTTCGTCTGTGATGCCTGTAAGTTTGATCGGGCCTGCCCGGTTTGCGGGCAACTCGTGGATGGCAAGAAGGGTCTTGCCATCCACTTCGGACACCAGCGAAATGCAGAGGACAAGGCACATACTATCTACCAGGAAACTTTGAGCGCCCGTTATTGGGGGGATCTTGTTGAAGGGGAGGACTTTGTCAGTTGTCTTTTTTGTGGTGCCCGAGTTAAAAGCTTGGTTTTGCATCTGACTGCCGCTCATGCCATGATGGTTGGGGCTTATCGAGAGAGATTCCCCGACGCCCCTATCCAGTCTCGTAAATGTTCGGAAGCCCGCTCGGAAGCTGCTCAGAACCGAGAAGACTACGGTAAAGGAGAAACTAAGGACATTATTTGTCCCGATTGCGGGGTGTCTTGGACGGGCTCTAAATTTCTAGCCCCTGAAATGCATGACCTTCGGTGCTCCTCTTGCCGTGACAAAGCTGAAAAACTTTTGAAACAAGAGACGGAGACTTATTGGGCTGGAAAAACAGAGCCAGATGATTATGTTGAGTGCCGATTGTGTGGGTGGAAAGGGTCGGTTATTTTGGGGCATGTCTTAGGAGCCCACCCTCAAGTTCCGATGCCAGAGTACAGGAAACAGTTTCCTGGTGCCCCACTGGCAGCTACCGGAGTGTTGACTTACCCTACCCATAGGATTGATCTTACCAAGGATGACCTTGAACCTTTCAAGGACGAGAAAGGTCGAGTACAAGTTGCTAAGGCAGCAGAAGCTCTCAACTGTTCGTGGGTTACGGTTCTCCACTATTGCAGAGAAACAGGTATTCCGACTCGAAACAAGTTGGCATTCCAGAAGTTGGTGCTAGATACTGTGTCTGGCCTTTTGGGGGAGCCCTACAAATGGGAGTGGCACGACCCCAGGATTGTGAACCCTCTGACAGGCTACTGTCTATTTTTTGATGGGTTTTTCTCAGGCCCCAATCTTTTGGTCGAGGTGCACGGAAGACAGCACGATGTTCAAGTGGATTACTGGCACAAGACCAGAGATATTTTCGAGCAGATGCAAGAGAGAGATCATTTGAAAGCCAGAATGGCGGTCCAGTTGGGATTCAAGATGCTGACTATCCGTTGGAACGAGCCCTACACGGATGTGGGGTATCTGAGGAAGAAACTCGCTAGTATTGGCGTGCTGTAGATAGGACGAGAAGAACTAGATCACCGCAGGAACGCCAGCCTTCATCAGGTCCGACTTTTCTTTCGTGAGCAGGCGGTCGAGAAGAACGGCCTGATCATGGGCTCCCGTAGTTTCCATCAAGTGGACGCAGAAGGACGCCACTAACATCGGGGTCGTGAGCTTCTTGGCGACGAGGGCCAGCAGAGCCTTGAATGCCATCGGGAAGCGGAGCGTGAAGCCAGCGGTCTTTACGTTAGTATCGGTGCTGGCCAGAACAGTAGCGGCCGGTTCAACATTCCCGAGGGCCACGAAATCCGACTTCTCACGGGTGAAGAGGCGGTCGACCAGAACGGCCTGATCGTGGTAACCCTTGGTTTCGAGCAGATAGACCACAAAGGCGGCCACCGTCAGGGGGTTCGGAAGTTTGGCGGCTACGACGCCCATTAGCGTCTTGAAAGCCATGGGGTAGTGGAACACAAAACCTGCTGTCTTCACTGCTGGAGCGCTGGCGGTCTTGTCCGCTTCAGGCTCCGCCTTCTTCAAGTCCCCCTTCTTCTGAGCGAGGATCTTGTCGATTTTAACTGCTTCCGCCGTGGCGCCCAGGACGTCCAGGAGGTGAACGCAGAAAGCTGCGGCAACCAGCGGGTTGGGCATTTTCTTGGCAACCATGGCCAGGAGAGCCTTCTGAGCCGGATTCAGCTTGAGCTGGTAGGTCGGGCCGTCAGCAGCCTTCTTGGCAATGTCTTCGATCTTGCCTTTGTTGGCTTCCCACTTAGCTTTCGCTTCGGGGCTCATGCTATCCGTGGGGTCTTTGCCCGCCTTCTTGGCAATGTCTTCAATCTTGCCCTTGTTTGCTTCCCACTTGGCCTTGGCCTCGGGGCTCATGTTCTCGGTGGGGTCCGCTCCGGCGGTCTTGAGCACGCCGAGCAGTTCGGAGCGGAATTTCGGAAGGTCGTGAGCGAGTCGGACGATGGACGCACGAAGATTCTTCATAGGATGTTTCTCCCTTAGGTTCTACTAAGGGAAAGGCTATAGGGGGAAAATTGAACGCTAGGACTGAGGTTCTTGACGGGAGACGAATGTCTGACAGTAGGAGCGGGAGGCGCACTGGTCGCAGTTACAGCCCTGTTCGTGGGAATGCCCATGGGATTTCTTTCGGGAATGGGCAACCAAGCAGGCCAGCAGGTAGGCTGCTGTGAGAAGGATGAGGCCGGTTCCGGTTTCCATGCTAGGCACTCTCCCTTTCTTCGGGGTACTTCAGGAAGCGTTCTTCCCGTTCCTCTTCGTGGCGGATTCGGCAGGGGAACTGCCAGAACCCGTAGTGATCGAGGTGACCCTTGCCATACGAGAGGTTCTCGGCGATATCGCTGGAAGTACCGCAATCAAGGTCCCCACAGGTTGGGATACCACGGGGCATTTCGGAGTCTGCCGACCTGGGATGGTTCCGACAGATTTGGTTCCAGGTGTCCTGGCGGAGAGCCCTACATAGCGGGTCGGTACACTTGAAGTTTCGGATTCCGTGGGTACGGCACCCGAGGATCTTTTCGAGCAGGTAGTACAGGACGGGGTACTGATGAAGCTTGTCGGCGTCGGTCTGGTATCCGACCACTGCGGACTGCCAGTCTCCGTGACGGAGCCACAGGCAGACGTCTCGGGCGACACCACTGTTGTACCGGTACAGCCGACAGCAGTTCTCTATGCCGTCAGCATAGACTTTCTGCAGTTCGAGCGAGGGAGTGTCCATAGTGCTCTGGTCCGTCAGTCTATCCACGTTTTCTATATACGCCAAAGCGGGCCGGAATGAAACAGAAATCAGACCGCCATTTGTCCACGAACGAGTCGGATTGTTTCTTCTGGTGTGTTGGCTTCGACGGGAGCACATTCTGCCCAGCGACCCTGGAAACAACCTGCCGTGACACTGACCCAGAACTGAAGGTAGGTTTCCTTTTTCTTGTCGGTGCAGGCATAGACCTCACGCTGTTTCTTGTCAAGTTTCCAGGTGTACTGCGGGAAAGCGGCACGGACAGCAGTGCAAAGGTCTTCGTAGTCCTGGTCAGCGGCTTTGCGGGCTTCCTCTTGCAGAGCCTTTTTGTCCCTCAAAAGATTGGAGTCTTTGATGTTGAGTGAGGAGAAAACGGCTAGAGCTTCATTCGAAGGCAGGGTCCACGTGTAGGGTTTCTTGGCCCAATCGGTCAGGTGCATGATCTAGTCTCCTTCTTTTTTCGGGTGAGCACACTTGGGGCAATAAACAGTATGGCCCATCATCATAGCGAAGAATCCAACGGTGTATCCCCAGCCATCCTTCTCGTTTGCCTGTTCGCAGGCTTCGAGTTCCGGTGCTGCGGATTGTACCGAATAGGACTTGGATTTCGTTCCGCAAGTGTCGCAGGTCAGAATGCCCGACCGTTTCTTGCCTTTGCCCGTCACGTCAACGCCCATGTTCGTTTAACTCCCCTGCTGTCCGAAGATATCTGTGATGGTTGGAGCCCTGTGGTTCTGCCACAGGACCTCGACAGATTTCTTCCCGCCCGTTTTTGATTCGTTCGCTTTGATGGAACCGAATTCTTGAAAGGGGAGCCAATCGGTCCCTTCGGCTCCGTTTTCGCAAACCAGTACTTGACCTTTTCTGGTTTTGCACCAATCACCGAGGGCCTGGAAGTCGATATCTTTAGAACTGCACCGGTAGCTTTTCCCGGCTTTCAAGTACGGGGGATCGATGAAGTAAGTCGCCTCAAGGTCGGGAGTAGTCTCGTAGGAGCCCTGCTGGATTGTCCAGTGCCGAATGTGCTGTACTTGATCTGCGATTCTTCGACGAACGGTGTTCCCCCAGTCGGAGTTCGGTCGAATTCCGCTTTTCATCCACGTTGAAGGTGTCTTGCAAGGAGTAGGGGAACCACGGTTGATCCAGAAACCGATCAGCCAACGTGCCTCTTGCGGCAGTTCCGGAAAGTCGTCAGTGCTCTGGTCTGGCCCGAGATCAGGGAGGGCCAAGATTTCTTCGGGTGTGACGTGGATGAGGTAATCCCAGAGGCCGCAGATCACCTCATACTTGTCGACGAGGATTATCCTACGGTCGGAGTAGCGAAGGGAGTAACCCGCGGCACCGGCAAACGGCTCGATGATCGTGTCATGAATAGGTGCGGGGTAGCGAGGTGCGGCTCTCCACTTGCCCCCGTAGTAGAGAAAGAACGGTTTCAGGTTCACATCTACTCCTTGATTAACCCCAGTTCCCGAAGAGCCGTAAAGACAAGCTTCATTTCCTGCTTCTGGAAAGCCCCAGACAAAGCCCGCAGTACAGGAACCTTCCCCACCACGGTGATATCGAGTCCCGTTGCCTCGTAAGCAGTCCGGACCTTATCGTGCCAGCGGATCTTGGAAGTCACAATCCCCACGGCTTTCTCGATTGTACCCAAGCTGGCGTCAACCTGCGACTGGTTGAATTCCTCCAGGAGAAGTTTCACGGTTCCTTCGACGGTTGGCTCAGGAGAAGATTCCAGCAGGTTCCACACGGTCGGGAGGATTCGAGACAGAGGGATAGTGTCGGACGCCCAGTGAATGCATTCCACACCCTCGGGCTTGGCCTTGTAGAGGTGCCACTTCTGCTCTGCATCCCGGAGGTAAAGAACATAACCCTCGGTCCCGTCGATGAAGGTTTGATCCCCTTCTGTTACCTTCTTGTTCGTGGCTTCCGCCTCGGTCCGCAGCTTGTTGTAGAAAGCAATAAGGTCTGCCCCGCTGGTCAGACGTGCCGCAGGTTGCAGGACAACCGGATTGGTCTTGTCAAACTGGTCGTTGGGGATCACGGAGGCAGTCTTCTGGTTCACCCCGAACAGAAGTTTCGTTGCCAGGGACTCGGGGTAGCGGATCAGGTGGGTGTTGCGTTGGCCGTACATTTCGAACGAGAGACCCAGATTCTCGTCGACGAGAGCAACGAGAGCCCGCAGGCTTTCGTTCGTGTCGAGGAGTTCCTGCCACATGGAGCGGAACGGCCCGAAGCGGGATTCCGTCAGCACGGGGGTCAGGCGGGTCTTGAAAGAGGTGAAACGATTCCCCTGTGAATTCGCGTAGTTATAAGCGAACACGTTAGACCCGTCCAATTTCAAAAACGCGATTACGTCCTGAGCGGGGGGAAAGTGGTATGACCGAGTTCCCAGGTCCGTGGAGCCAAAGGGATAGTGAAGCTTGGGGGTTCCATAGATCACTTGGGGCTCAGGCAAGTCTGCCCCTGCCACTTTGAAAAGAACCATAGCGCCGTAGCGATGGTCTGACTGGTGGCAGAGGTACCCTTCGAGGACTTGATTCCCATTGAAGGTGTCCGGTACCTCGAAGGGAGCCAGGACCGAGGTCTTGCAGTCAAGTAGTTGGGCGGCACGTTCCAGCATTTCTTTTGTCTCCTACCGTTCCAGCCAGTCTTTTTCTATATACGCCATCCCGCTGGAAAAGGAAACTGAAATCGTCCGGCTCTGGAGACGGTATAGTAGAGGCATGGCAAAGTGGTTTGTCTACGTAATTCAAAGCAGGGCGCCTCGGTACTCGAAATCGGGGAAGCCTCTGCCTGGATTCTTTTACGTCGGGTGTACAACGGATCCTGTCAGGAGACTCCGCGAACACAATGGTGAGCTAGCCAACGGAGGGAAATACACCTCTAAACATAGACCTTGGGTCCCGCGTGCTTTGTTCAAGTTTTACGCTGACCGTCGAGAAGCCATGAAAGCAGAGTACGCCCTGAAGCACGGCAAGCGAGGGATTGCCCGTACTCAATGGACGCCCGAGGATTCTGTTTGGTGCAGGGGGTTGGGGCCGGATGACCCTTGGGTCTTGTGCGGAGGGGCTAGGCTAGCCTCGGAAATTGAACAGGTTCCTGACGAGTTCGGAATCGCTGTAGACGAGGCCATAGATTCCGAAACCCAGGGCTGCGAGGCTCACCAGCATGACGAGGAAGTCAGGGCCGATGGTCTCTTGCCGTCGGATGATCTCAAGGGCAGTCTTGATGCATCCGAACAGCCCGAAGCCGAAAAGCACAGTCCAGCAAAAGACAACGAAGGCGGGGTCGGTTGAGGTCGTGATCTCGTTCAGTCCCATTTTCATCTCCCTTGGGTTAGGTTCCATCTACACCTAAGGTATACACCGTCGAAGGTGAAAATGAAACTGGAATCGTCAGTTAGAGATCGGGCAGGAATCAAGACACGTAGCTGCTGAGCTTTGACACGGCCCGATTCGTGATCAGGGTGTTCGGGCCCATGATCGCCGAGTTGAAACGGTTTTCGTTCCGCTTCTCAGGAGAGCCGTTAGCTCCGGCCAAGTGGGTGACCCACTGCGTGACGGCGTTCATGGCGGCCCAACCGGTGCCCGCGACTCCCGGGATATCCTGACCGATACCGTTTTCGAACAGGAGCCGAAGTTCGGTTCGACGGAGGGACGCCTGGAGGTTACTGGCTCCGAGCTTGACGGGATCGGGGAGGACGTGCAGAGCAAACTCGTCCCACTTCTTCTCGTCGATCTGGACCTTGGCGAACGCCGTCATCAGTTCGCCGTAGGCCGCGTATTCCTTTTCGGCGATCCCGAGAATCTCACGGGCTTTTTCCAGTTTTCCCATGATGTTCACCGAGTGCTGAAGGCTCACGGTCCGCCCAGGTTCACGGCTGTTCATGGCCAGCGTCATAGTATTCGCGCACACTACGCGAATCGGCGTCATGAATACCTTGAGGGATCCCGTGCCGTCGTGGGTGTTGCAGAGCAGGACGAAACGTCCGACTGCATCCCCCTTGACCGGCTCGATGACTCCAGGCAGTTGGGCCAGCAGCCAGACCTTACGCCCCTCGAAGAGGGATCCGGCGGTATGATACCTCATCTGGCCGATGGTCACCAAGCTGTCCATCAGGGAGAGAGCGGTCTCGTTCTGGATTTCGCGATAGCGGTTTCCGACGATCCCGAGGATCTTGCTGTCGGAGGCACGACGAATGGCAAAGTTGCCATTCACCATGTCATGCGTGAGGGAGGTGTTGTCCTGGGTTCGCGTCTCGACGAAGAGCGGCACCCGTTCCACCTTCCAGTCCAGTCCCGCGAGTTGCAGAACGTCGTTGGAAAGGATCGGCTCCTCCCCCACGTACGTCCCCTTGCCATGCCATGGAGTTGCGCCTGCGAATAGCAACGACTCTACTTGGTCCGACATTTTCGTATCTCCCCTCGTCAGTCCAGTTTTCAACCCTCACGTTTTCTGTATACGCCAAGTCGGTGGAAAATGGAACTGAAATCGTCAGGAAGAAATCGGGCGGTAGATAGCTGCAGAGAAAGGTGCGGGCTTTCCGTTGTTATCTGTGGCGTCACGGCGGGAGATATAATCGGGGTGACGGGCCAAGAAACAGACCATGCAGTTACACCAGCCGTCCAGGGACGTCCAGCCATGCTCTGCCGTTACGTTTGTCACCCACTCGTAGCCGTCAGGTGCCTGCCTCTTTGGGCTTTCAGGCAACATCGTCGAGTCCCCTTTTGAGTTTCTTGGCTCCCGAAGCGGCGGACCTCGCATGGTGGGAATGCCTGGGGGCCTGGAGTTTCCTCGGCGAGTCAGCCCACATGATGGTGATCACCACGCCGTCTTTGCTGGTAACTACTGCCAGACCGTCATAGTCAGAAAGATCGACGTCCTGTTTCTTGGCCGCTTCGATTTCTTTCCTGCCGATGAAATGGACCTCGTCATTCCCGACCTGTCTTACCTGTCGTCCCCAGGAGAGACAGGTTTCGACGGCGTTCTCGGGGATGCTGCGATTCTTGGCTCGTTTCCGAGCGTGGTCGGATAGCGGTGTCATTTTTCTTACCCGACCTCCCAGAGTGCCCGTTCCTATATACCCGATCTCAGTCCAAGGGCATAGCCCGTTTTTCTGGCTATTGACCCCGTAGAGGTAGGACTCCTGTGTGAGGTTTCGTACCCGTGAGCCAGCAAATGCTCAATCAGACTGATGATCTCACCCGAGAAAGTCTAGCGGGGGACCGTTTAGTTGTATCTGCGGGACCCTTTCTGCGAGCTTCGGGTTGGCGTGGCGGCCAGTGGGTCATGTACGTGACTCCTACTGGGGTTGACGATTTCGTGGTCGAGAAGAGTGACGGGAATGATGTCGCTGGGTTCCTGATTTTCTCTTCTGAGAACTATGCCCCTGGTCAGTCGTGGGGTTCGGTGAATAACTACACGGCCGGACAAGTGCGTCAGAGTCCTGCGGCTGCTTCGGGTGCTTCGACGGTCACGATGATGAACGGTGGGGGCAGGTACCTGACTTTCGTTTACGAGACGGTAGCACTTGGGGGAGGAGGGGTACGAAATGGCGGGCCCGCGGTATACACGCTCAACGAGCCGCTCAAGGTTTCGGAAAATGGTCTGCTCTGTAACGACTCCGATCTTTTCCTGGCTGCGGCTGGGGTTGTTAACCCTCATGTGGTGGCTCTGTGCTCAGCCGTTCCGGCTGCTAGGAACAATCTGAGGTTGGGTTTCGATTCGAAGTGGTAGGCCCGGAGGGGTGACGCAATAGATAGGTTATAGCCCTTGCTTAGTGAGGGTTGCTTCGACGGTAGGAGATAAGCCATGGCAGTTAATCAGGACCTGAATTCAGCGAACGGCGTCCAGGGAAGTTCGTACCTTTACCGGTACGGTACGACTCCGAATACTCGTGTCGCTGTGAGCCAGAAGGTTCGTATTCTGACGCCCCAGTATGGGGACTTGCAGACGATGAACCAGATCGGCGTTCTGTCGCAGTTCAGCCCGCAGGAGAGCCGGAACATTGAGCCGGTGCGTGGTATCGGTTTCGGCGATCAGATCGCTGAACTGGTCCCGTCCGTGACGGAGCCTCTGACGGCCGACTTTGAGCGAGCCCTTTGCTACCTCGCCAACCTGTGGCAAGCATTCGGTTATGCTTCGGGTACCAGCGGTCCGGTTCGTTCTCTGAGGCACCACAGGTGGCCGTTCGACGTGGAGATGCAGATTGTGTTCTCCACGTTGGCCGATATGGACCTTGGGGTCGGCAACACCGGCATGAGTGGGGCGGGGACCTTCTCGGGCGGTTTGACTCGTGTGTCGTATCCGAAGACTACGATGTCTCAGCAGGCAACGGATAGCGGGCTGGACACCGGAAATCTCGGGCATTCGGCGCTGATTACGGTCTATGAGGCGTGCTGGTTCAACAACGCTTCGACGACCAACATTGCCAAGGACTCCGGAATGCTGATGGAGTCGGGTTCTGTTACGGTTACGGACGTTCACGACTTTGCTTCGCAGTACGGTGAGTTCCTGCCGACTGGCAATGACCCGTCGATCGGCCAGCTTGGGTCGGTTAGGTTCCAGACTGGTAGACAGGCGGCGTTTGGTGGCGTGAATCAGGGACTGGCGTAGACGCCGGTATAGTAGGGTTAGTAGAAACCGGGACCGTTACGGTGGTTAGGACTGACAGATTTAGAACGGACAGATAGCATCGTTGGGCTGTTCCTTTCCCTCTGGGGGCTAGATTGAGATGAGGATGAGAATCCGACGAATGCTTGATTGAAGTTGGGCTGTCTTTCCTTTTACCTTCCGTGCCGTTCCCTCAACCGAGGGGAGATGCAACAAAATGCTGGATTTCAAGGAACTTGAGGCCGCTCTAGGCTCTATCGAAGCCATTGGTATGGATGAGCTTGAGTTTCCCATTGAAGGGAAAACGGTTGTGTTGCGGGCTCTTCTGCCCTCAGAAGAGGTGGCTATTCAAAGAGCCGCCCGTAAGGCTCTCGATGAGGGCGAAAGCTCGGATATGCCCACCAACGTGGACTACCTGGACAAGTTCAAGACTGAGGCGTTGGCCTATTCTATCGTGCAGGTAGGGGATATCGATCTCCGTAAGGTCACGGAGGTTCCTACCGGAGAGAAGATGAAGGAAGGCACGCCGATCACGATTCAGAAGCACGTCGCCATGCGACAGCTTTTGAGGCGGTGGGGGCGTCCTGTTGTCAATGTGGTGTTCCGGAAGCTGGGGGAGCTGGCCAGCAAGATCGAAGCCCGAGCGGACAAGGCCGTCAAGTTCGAGCCCTCGGATTTGGAAGCGGAGAGAGATAGGTTGAAGGCCCGATTGGAAGAGGTGGAGGGGGAGATCGCGGAGCGTGAGAAGCCGCCTGAAGATCCCATGCGGAGTCATTTCAAGAATGTAGAGGCTCTGGTCGATGCTGAGTCCGAGGGGATGGACGCTCAGAGTATCCCCCAGCAACCGCAACCCTCGCCTGCGGAAGAAGAGATCGAACCAGACCCCGAAGTCTCGGAACCTGAAGTTCGACGGGCTGTTGAGCCTCGTCCGATCCCTATGCAGCGAACCACGGCTATTCCGGCTTCGGCTCCGCCCCCTCCACCTGTTTCCCGCCCCGTGCAGGCAGGGACCCAGCCCAAAGTTGCCCCTCCTCAGGAAGTCTACCCTGAGGATCTGCCTACCTATTTTGACGCCAGTAATGAGGGCGAGGCAGAAGCTATGCTCGCGGCAGAGCATGAGCGTCAGCTTCGGCTTTTGCGGATGCGAAGAACCGCCGCCCCTGCCCCCTCTCAGGAAATCCCAAGTCTCCAAATGCGGCCTCCCCATATGGCGGCGGCTGAGGCGGATTTCGGTTCTGCGGAACGTCCCGTCTCCGTGGGCCAGGAGAACGGTCGAGAGGTCTACCAAATGCCTCCCGCGGTAGTCCCCCTGTTGAAGAAAGCCCCTGCGGGACCCGCCCCGACGGTGAATTCCATGGCGGGCGGAACTGCCAACAAGCGTTTCCAGAGTCCGCCGAAGTCCTAGTAGCTATGAAGAGGTGGGGACTGTGGCAGAGTTGCAGGAAGACAGGACGGAGGGGGCGCCGGTTGTTATAGCCCCTCTTCGGCCTGCTCAAATTCTGCTTGAGCGCACTTCCCCCGAAACTCGCAGTCCCTATTACAAAGACATCGAGAGTCTCGTATCCCCAGGATTTCTAACCCACACGGTCAAGGTCGGGGATGTGGTTCTGGGTTTCAGGTCTTTGACCAGCACCGACCTTTTCATGATCAAGCAAAGGTGTGGGGACGGGGTTGGGGATCTTTCCTGGCTCACCTGGGTGTTGGCTACTTCTGTTTGGATGGTGGCGGGTTGGAACCTGTTGGAAGAGTCCAATTCCGTTCCTCGACTGGCAAGAACTCTCCGGCACCTCCCTAAGAGAACTCTGCACGACCTGTTCACGGTAGTAGCGGGGTTGCTAAACCGCCAGAACAAGGCTGTCCGAGGAGCGGAGGCTTACTGCTACGAAGGTTCCTCCCGTTACTTGTGGAAGTCTTTGGGGAGGGCCCTGCCGGATGATTCCGCACGAGGTATCCCGGGGGCTTCCAGGGTGGGGCTTACGCACGTCCAGAAGATGTGGGTCTCTTTCAACATGATGGAAGATGACCGGATGCAATCTTTGCAGGCTTGGGGGCAAGCCAAGCTGGTTGCCTCCGCGTCGAACCCCAAGGGGGTTTCAAAGATTTCCCAGGCGGACGAGTCCGCGGCCCAGGAAGAGGAGCAGCGGCGTCAAGAGACGATGGACCGCTACTACTACCGAGCGGCTGGTTTCTTGACGGAAGAGGAAGCGGAACGGGCGTTCTCACGATTTGATAGACCCAGAGCCAAGTCCGTCGAGGAGCTTGAGGACGAGATGCGGCGTTGGGTTTCGGGCGAGATGGACGAACACGACCTTCTCGTGGCGGAGTACAAGCGGCAGATCACGGAGCGGATGGCTGCTGAAGAACAGAAACGGGAAGAGCGGATTCGTCAGCTTCGGGAGCAAGATGCTGAGGTGCAAAGAAACACTGGGTTCGAGCCAACAAAACTTGTGGGCTACACACCCGAGGAATTGCAACGTGTTTTGGGAGAAAGAAAGTCTGGGGTGGTGACTGTTTACGACGATTCGAGGACAAACCCCGAAGATCCTGTCTATAGGAAACACTTAGTGGGGCAACCGAAGCTTCCCCCTGGCTACCACGTCGTAGAGGACAAGATCATCTATGAAGGGGACCAGAGTTTGAACGAGCAGATTTCCGGTAGGCAGGTTACGTTTCGTGAGGGAGACTGAGCATGGCGGCTAAGAAGGGCGGGACAGGTAAGCGAGAAGACTCTGTCATGATGAACATGGGGGTGAGTTTTGCCTCCGATATCGTGTCCGCTTCTCCTGAGTTCAAGAAACTGGCCGAGAGTTTCGGTGCGGATCTGTCTGCCGCTCAGTCTTCGGCTATCAAGCGTTCGTCGACCAAGCACGTCAAGGAACTGCAAACGTTCATCAAGAAGATGGACACGCAGTATGCCCAGGCTCTTGTTATCGAGGACAAGAAAGCCCAGAAGCTTGCTCTGAATGCCGTCGCCAAGGAGTTCAAGACCCGTTGGAACAACGAGGAGCGTTTCCTAGGGCACCGTGAGCAAGCGGCCAAGGACGCAGAAGAGACCCTCAAGAAGAACTTTGCAGCTAGGACAGAGGAGTTTGGTAACGGGCTTCAGGACGCTTTCTCGCAAGCCACCTCTGGGGATATCGGGGGGTTCGCCAATCTGTTCAAGAAGTTTGGTGGCGGGTTAGAGAAAAAGGGGATGGGTCTTAAAGATTCCACCAGCAAAACAGAAAAGGGTTTGGGAGAAATTCTGGCGAGATTGGGGCCTCTTGCGATTGGTCTTGGTGCTGTTGTCGCTGGTTTTGCGGCTATTGCGGGGGTGATCATCCAGGCCGACTCCCAAGCCAAGGAATTCAATAAAAGCATTCTGGATGGTGTGTCTATCGGGGATCTGGGGGTCAAACAGGCTTACCAGACGGCAGAGGCTTTGGAGGAAGTGCGAAAGGCATCTCTGAATCTGACCGAGTTTGGAACCCTGGCCCAAGACAATATAGCTATTCTGAATGCTTATGCCAAGGCTGGTCTTACTTTCCGTGAAATTCGCGGAGAGCTTGACAGTTCTAGTGCCGCAATGATGCGTTACACTTCTGCCATGAAAACTGCTCTTGTGTATTCGAAACTGTTTGGGGAGGACGTGACTAGCGTTGCTACCTCCTCGGCAGAGTACGTCGAGGATTTGGGGTTGACCATTGGGGGTGTCGAGGATCGGTTCGCAACATTGTACAAGAAAGCCCTGCAGTCAGGGTTCGGGGTTCAGCGGTTCTACTCCATGGTGCTGCAGGCAACTTCCGGCATGGCCATGTACAACGTCCGAATCGAGGAAGCCGCGGGTTTGTTGCTTAAGATCGGTAAGGTTCTGGGTTCTAAAATGGGGGGTGAGTACCTTCAGTCTTTGACTAAGGGTTTCATGGACGAGTCCATGACAGATCGTATAAAGAGAATCATGATTACGGGTCCGGAGAAGTTCGCGGGGTACTTTGTTCGCGATGCTGACGCCATGGCTACGGATTTCTTGGAGAAACTAGGAGACAAGCTTGGTGAGGATAGCGGTCTGGCGAAGAACGTTGAAGCAGCCTTGCAAGCTGCGGGTATCGATGTTGCAGGGATAAAGCGATCTGGCACTGGAAAAGATTCTCTCCTCAGCGGTTTGAAAGCCATGAAGAAAACCGACAGGGATTTGATGCTGTCTGCCATCAGGTCTCAAGGGGGGAGCGGGGAAGCACTGGCACGTCAACTCGGAAAACTCATCCAGTTGACGGATGGTACCAAGGGGGGCATGGAGAACATGGCCCAGAACATCGGGGCTTTAGGGATGGGTTCTGTTCTGGCCGCCAAGATGGAACACGGTCAAGCCATTATCGGAAAGTCTATCCAGGATATGACTAGACTTGACCGTATAGCTTTCGAGAATATTACAGGTATATCCGGAGAGGCGTTCGAGCAGTTGAAGCAGATTGCGGCCTCGTCAGCGGGGGACTGGGTTCAGCTACAGAAGTTGGCGAAAGCCGGAGAGTCTCAGACGGACCTGTTCGAGAAATTCGGAGTGATCGCGGAGAAACAGGCTGACGGTACTTTCAAGTATTTTAAGGCCCAAGATGATGGTGCGGGGAACTTAACCAAAAACGGTCTAGAACTGAAAAATTCGATGGATCTTATGTCGGCTAATGAGCAGAAGTATGGCGATGAGATGAAACAGATAGTGGACGAACAAACCCTGTTGGCTCGTACGGTAGCTGAGAACACTACTGGTATCATGCAATTTCTCCAGCAGCGGGTCCAGCAAGCTTTGGAGGGCATCTACGATGCGGTCCAAAGCATTTTAGGTTTCCTTGGGCTTGGAGCTGACGAGGATGAGAAAAAGTTACGGGATCAGGCTTCTCAAGATGTGAAAAACCAGATTGCAGGTTTGAGAAAACAGCAGGATGCAGCCAACGTTACCGAATCAGAATTGATGAAAAAGATATCGGAAAGTTCAGGAGATGAAAAGAAATTCTATGAGACGCAGCTTAGTGACCTGAAAGAAGGTAACAAGTTCCGCCAGATGAGCCAGGAGCTTCTAGGGCAGCAACTTTTAGCTTTGAATTCTTTGCAGGAGGGGGGTTTCGATACGGTAGCGGGAGCTAGAGGTAAAGCTTTGGAGTCTCCAGCAGCGCAGGCGGCCATCAAGGCTATTGCTGAACGCTATGGCCTTTCAGATAAGCTTCTTGAAGAGGCTACTCGAAGGGGTGAGTTGGGGGGTTCCAGTTTTGAAAAAAAGTATCGGATGGAAAAGTGGAGTGACTTCGATACAGATACCTATCGGTCATATAATGTCAAAACCCCAGAAGGTCGTGCTGCAGATATGGCGCGAGGTGTAGCTGATACTATGTCCAATTGGACGGGACAGAACGCCTCTCCTGTCATGACATTGTCCCCGGAAGATCAAGCCAAGGCTCTCGAAGAGCAGACAGGATTCGTGGAGGAAGCGACCTATGATGCCAAGGACAATTCTCCTCAGGGTTTGAAAAGAAAAGCTTGGGCAGTCAAGCAACAAAAGGCTCTGCTGGATATCATCAATCCGAAAGAGATGGCAAAGGCTTGGGGGGAGAACGAAGATAGACGGGAAGCGGGCAAAATCGCACTGGCTGCAGGTTTGCAGGGGGACGAGTTCAAAGAGGCCGTAGAAGGTTTGATGGCAGGTAAGCTTACGCCTGCTTTGGATTTTGCCTTGGATCGGTCGGTTCGTATCGGGGGCAAACAAATGTCTCTCCGTGAAGCCTCCGCTGAAAAATTGCTAGACAGGGGAATCAGTCCAGACGGTATGCCGATGTCTGTTCCTGGAGTCGAAGATTTCATGCTCCGTCTCGGTTCCGATCGTGTCGAGGCCATGCGGATCAATCGCGGGGACCAACTGTTCGGGGCTAAACCAAACGGCCCTATATCTCAGGCAGGGAATTCAGGGGGCCCTGGCAAAGGAACAGGCGGGACTGTGAACATTACCATCAACGGGAATGAAGAGAAAGCCTATGCCGTAGTGCGTAGGGCTCTCCAGACCGTAGGGATAGTCTAAGATGGGACAGCCGCTATTCAGGAGTGCTTTCCAATCCCCCGCTGACGAGTTCAACGGGCAGGGGAAACGCCCCGTCGTGTTCGATATCGTAGCCCCTGACTTCGAAACCAGCCTGTTGCCCGATGACGTAAAGCTGGTACTGCACGTGAACCCTTCCTCGATGAAGATCACATACAACAAGGTCATTGAAAGAACCCAGACTCTCGGGGGGTTCGTGGAGTTCCACTGGGGGGACGGAGCCGGAGAGATCACGTTCGAGATGGCTACGGGCGGGCTCATGCGGCTCTATAGTGGACTCTCGAACATTACTGGAGGAACAGGCTCCCTGGATGTAGGTGGTACGAGAAGGGACACGATAGCCTACGACAAGTACTTGGATATTCTGGCTCTGTTCCACAACAACGGGGCTATCTACGATGTGAACGGCAATATCTTCCTCCAAGGGGCGATTAAGGTCTCTTTCGACGGAGGAATTTACGTAGGTTGGTTCAACTCGTTCTCTGTCAATGAGGAGGTATCCAAGCCATACCAGTTCGGTTTGTCTGCCGGATTCACGTTGATGTACGAGATTGTCCGGTTCAGGACCACGGATATCTCTTTGCTGGGGAGTTAGTTAGAAATGGCCAGTAACCTTGTCCCCGCTACCTCCCCGCCGCCTGCCCAGATCTATCAAGTGCCGGTTGGTCCGATTTTCAACCACACCTTTGAGATTCAGGACGGAATGCCGGTCGACGGGTCTCGGAACCTGTCCCGGGCTCTCTCTCCGTTCGTCATTGAGATTCTGCCCCCGTTGGTGATGGGGACGGACCCAGAAGCGGAGGCAAGCGCAAATACGGGGTACGTGGACGCTTTCAGCAGAGGGCTGGCGTCAGTGCCTTTCGTGAAGGCCAGGGACCGTTTGCAGACCATGTCCTATATCGGGGTGGACAAGCTTTCCTCCATGGAGGCATTCGTTTCTTCGGGGCAGGTGATCACCGACCAGATGGTGGTTGGAGACACTCAGAAGTCCCTTAAGAATCCTTATTTGGCGGATGCCAGAGCGGCTTGCGATATCAGCATACAATTATCGAAGATCCTCAAGACTCCGCCTTTGACACTGCTAATCAATCCGGAGTCCTTATCTCTGCAGTTCACCAAGATTCAGCAATACTCGGACCGTTCTAGGCATGGGTTGATCTTTCAAAGTTTCGGAGCTGAGCAACCCAAGCTGTCGGTAACCGGTCGCATCGGAGCTTTCATAGCGGGTTCTCCTCCTGGCACTTCTGCCTTGGCTTCTGGAAAAACTACGACGCCTACGGGGGTCCAGTTCGCCAGCAAGAGGAACTCGGCTTCGTGGCAGAACTTGATGGCTCTGTTTAGTTTCTATGCTAACAATGGCTACATCTATGATACCTTGAATAAATCGAATGCTAATTACTTTGTTGGTGCTTTAGCTATACATTATGACAGTTTTAGTTATATTGGGAACTGCAATTCGTTCGGTTTTGGCTACGATGAAACTAACGTTCAGGGAGCGGTGTCCTTTGACTTGGATTTCACAGTGTCCATGTTGATTGACAACGCTCAATCAACGGGCGTAGTGCGACCTATGAGAGCCCTCTCGGATTCTCCGGTCACGCCTGGAATGTTTGGCGGGATGGCCCCTGCTGGAGCAGATCCGACTAATGACCTTGGTCGGTTGGAGCGGTTCGATAATGCACACGCGATTAGGGCGGCTGCGTCGACCGTCCGTCCGGTAAATCCGAACGTTCTCCCTGTGTTACAGCAGGTTAGGCAGAGTATAATTGATCTCCCGAGTAGTACGGGAGGTTTCGAGCCGACACAGGCAGTGACCGGTAGAAATGTTGTAAGGCGAGCTACGCCTTTTATTAAGAGCAGGTGAGGATTATGGCTGAAAAGAAAAAAAGACAGTACACAGAGGAACAGAAAAAGAAATACAGTGATTTGCAGAAGAAAAAGTACCTGGAACAAAAAGCCAGTAAACCAGAGGGGGTCTGTGCTCAACCCTATTGTAACAATCCCATTGAGGATGCAAAGTATAAGGTCTGTTTGTCTTGCAGAGAGCACAACAGGGAAGCTGTAAAAAAATACCGCAAAGTGCCAAAACCAGAAGGGATTTGTAGCGTTTCGGGTTGTAAAAATCAAGCCCGTCCAGGTTTAGCTCACTGTGAAGATTGTGCCGCCAAACAGGCTGTCTATGGAAAAAAACCCATCAACAGGAAAAAAGGCCAGGAGAGAAATCGCCGTCTGCGGGATGAAGTGTTTAATGCTTATGGGGGTCGTTGCTGCTGTTGCGGTGAAAGCAATTTTGCGTTTCTGTCTATTGACCACGAGAATGGTTTTGATGGCACAGGCCCGAGAAAAGGGGACCATTTATATGGCTGGTTGAAGGCACAGGGTTTCCCTTCTGGTTTTAGAGTTCTGTGTATGAATTGCAATTGTTCTCTCGGGCACAGAGGTTATTGTCCGCATGGGAATTTGACACAAGCGGTAAAGCCAAAGACTCTTTCTCCTACGGAGCAAACATTGGCACGTCGAGAATATCAGAAAGATCGGCATATTGAACTCAGGAAGAAAGTCTTTGAGGTATATGGGGGTGCTGTTTGTACTTGTTGCGGTGAAACCATTTTTGAGTTTCTTACGATAGACCATTTGGAGGGCACAGGTGCAGAGCATCGAAGGGAAGATAGAGGAGCACGGGATTTATGTGCTTGGATTGTGAGTCGTGGTTTCCCTCCGGGTTTTCAGGTTCTCTGCATGAATTGCAATGCTGCAAAGGGACGTCACAACAGCGGGGGAAAGTGCCCCCATGAAAAAGCCAGAGAAGTGTTGTTGGAGAAGGTTGAATGAGTGATAGCTTAAGCTCGCGCCCATATATTGGCACATATAGGCTGAACAATCGAACTCTTGTTCAGTATACTCCTGACTGTTTGGTATTTGTTAACGGCGATCAAACCATTCCTGGTTGTCCTAAATGCAATGGGCGTATTGATATTCAGCCTTACGTAACCCAAGTTTCTGTTGATGCTGGCGTTGACGCTGGTTCTCATCAAGCCAATTTCAACCTATCTGTGCCCAAAACACTTATGTCATCTTTTTCTCGTGATGCCAAATATTTGGTCCGTCCAAGCATGGAAATTCACATATATATGAAAGGTTTTTTTGCCCTTAAAGGCATGTATGCCAACCTTAATTCCGAAGAATTAGGTCTAGGCGATGTTGATCTTACAGGTGTGTTAAACTATCCCTACTATCATGTTTTTCACGGTGTAATCACTCAAGTTGATGTGAACGAAGCAGGGGGTTTCCAGCAGTTCACGGTAAACTGTGCTTCTATGTTGTATTTCTGGCAGTATCAGGATATCTCTACCAATGCATCTTACTTTGGTGCTAGACCTGATAATGGTATGCTCAGGATGTCCTATGTGGGCCACACGCTTACGGGCAAAACACCATATCAGATTGTTTATCAGATGTTTCATGACGTCGCGGGTGCTGCTTCTGGTGTGGCCCAGGTTTTCTCGGACCAGACCAACGTGGCGTCCGTATCCGAGACGGGGAGAACAATGTTCTCGGTTGCCCTGGAGTATTGGAAGAGGCGTTTCAGCACCAAGATAAACAACCTCCGGATGTTCGGGGCCAGCGGGAAACTGTTCAACACGGCCCAGGCCGCATGGCTAGGGCAGGCCTCGTTAGACAGCGTGCTTTCTGTGATGAAGTTCCGGTTTGACACTCAGGGGTCTGGTCAGACCGAAGTCTATCCGGCGAACGATCAGGCAAATCGTCAGAAGGCGATCATCGCAGGCCAGTTGTCTGAAGCTGAGAAGTCTAGTCCCACTGGAGGCCCTATCAACGTTGCGGAGAAGCTGGCCTTCATTAACGATATTGGCCAGTGGGGGCAGATCAACATTTTCGAATCTTCCTACGAGCCGAAGCTGGATATCATCAACCGCGTAGTAGAGGTTACGGGTTGGGAGTTCTTCCAGGACGTCGACGGTGACTTCGTTTTTAAGCCGCCTTTTTATAATTTGGATACCTCCACGAGTCGTGTCTACAGGTTGGAGGATGGGGATATCATCGACATTTCCCATTCGACCAAGGAGCCTGAAGCGACCTTCGTGACCCTCAAGGGTTCCCAGGTTAAGAACTACACTGGCACGGGGATGGAGAACGAGTGGGGGGTCAGAGGCCAGTATATCGACTACCGGTTGGTGGCTCAGTATGGGTGGCGGCCCCACAACTTCGACACGGCCTATTTCAACGATCCCAAGAGCATGTTCTTCGCGGCTGTGAATCGGCTGGACGTGTTGAATGCTAAGATCAACTCCGGTTCTGCTACAATTCCTATCCGTCCAGAGATTCGTCCTGGATATCCTGTTTACGTGCCTAGGTACGACTGTTATTTCTATGTCGAAAATTTGAGTCATTCATACCAGCCCGGGGGGTCGTGTACGACCACTCTGACCCTGACAGCGAAACGGGGGAAGTTCTACCCCCCGGGGGACCTAGAGGCTCCGGACGACAGTATTTCGAAGACCGTGAAGCTGGATAAGCTGTGGATGCCTGAGCGTCCGATCCGAGTAGAGAACGACGCAGGGGAGTCCCGACTTTCTGGTTTCCCGAACGTGGTCATGGCTCTCGACACGGAGCATATCAATCCCATGACGGCTATTCTGGGTTCGGATGCTGAGGACTACCTTCGGGATGCTGACTCTTTGAGGCTGTTCATTGATGCTGCTGTCGAGTTGGGTAACGTGCTGAGAAAAGTAGATAATGAGCCCGGCGTCTACGAGATGATTGACTCGGAGACAACGAAGAAAAGATTCTCCCTCGGTACTACGGTCCCTGGTGCTGTTGATTTGCAGAAAGCGGCCAATGACTACGTGTCGGCTCAAGGTATGATAGTGTCGATCAATACCGGTAAGCAAAAGGATATAGTTACTTTAAATAAGAAAATAGCCGCCCTGTCTAAGTCGAAAGATGAGGCCGAGGTTAAAGGGGACACTAAAAAAGTCGAGGCACTACAGAAACAGATCGATACTGCCCAAACCAACGTCGAGGATATTAATGCCGGTCTCATAACTTCTAAAGCGGCATCTGGACTAGTAGGGGACGGGGCCGAAGATATGAACGCGCTGATCTCCCTCATCAACGCCGTAACCAAGTCCATGGAAGGGAGTAGCGACTACCCGAAGGCCAACAGTACTGCCAACCTGCTTGATATTCTCAGTGACAAGAAAGCTTCGATGAGCTGTGGGACCCAGCCTGGATATTACCGGTACTTCTCGGCTTCGCACCCCGATGCAGAACAGCAGGGTCAGAAGAAGGTGATCTACGATAAGGACGGGAAGACTCTGGTTGCTGTCACGGTTGCGGGTTCTACTCGCCTAATGAGGTTCCACGGTGCTGCGGAGCCGTATAGGATGGAACCTGAAGAGGTGAGCGGGATTCGGGGGATTGAGATTCTGAGCAATGACCCTAAGTTTCAGCCTACCAAGATCGTGCCGACAAACGAAATCCGAACCCTGGAGTTCGCCGTGAACTCGATTCGGAAGCCGCAGTACCGCACGGCTCTCGATCAGAGTGAATCGCCGGTTGCCATTGCCGATAGAACGGCTCAGGACGTAGCCAATCGGGCTCCTGGGGAAGTTCCGGGTGAGACGGATATACTCAGCGAGGCTTTTGCTGACTGTTTGGGGGCTTTTGAAGTGCCGCCTACGGCGGTTCAGGTCAAAGGCAAGACCTTGTTGATGACGAGTACTTTCGGTGACGCCAAAACCGCCTTGGGAGAAGCTGGGAAGAACGGGGCTTACGTCAGAGACGCTATCGCTCAGGCTTTTGGGGCGCTGCGAAAGAAACAGCTCCAGAGCACGTTTGCCAGTACCTACGCAGCGACGGTGCAACCAAAGGTGGGATCAGCACAGGAGGCCACAGCGACCACAGAGCAAGCAAAAACGGCTAGTCGGTCTACAAAGGATCTGAACAGCACTGCGGCGTCAGCCACTAAGGAGGGTCAGAGGCTTGCAGTATTGGGTAGTCCTACGGCGGATCCTGACACTCTGGCAAATCTCAATTCTCTAACAAATCCGACTTCGGCTACCTCGGCCGAAGTCCAGGCAGTCTGGGATGCACAGGCAGCGAAGATAAAGCAGCAAGAGGCGTACCTTTATGCTCTTGAGCACAAGCTGCCCCTACCGCAGGCTCCTGCAAGCCCCGCTGCATCTTCAACCAGCGGAGCAGGCGCCGCTGTCCCCATATCCCCAAAGACAACCAACCACCCTCAGAAAACCTCTCCCAAGAAGGTTCAAGTCCCGATGGACCTGAATGTTCCTAGTCCCGTATTCCCCGTCTCGGACGGCAGAGGCTACGAGGTTATTGGGTCTTATCGCTACGGTAGAGACGTGAGTATCGAACCTGGGGGGTCTTTGGATCAGATTGCCCGCTATGACCCCTTTGGTTTAGCGGACAGGGAAGCAACCGAAGCGTTCATGGAGTCCTTGATGGCTGGACGTGCCGATATCTCTGGTAAAGAGGACGCTCTTATCGCCTCCATTCGGAACAACAGCTTGATGTCAGGCCGTAGCGGGGATGTTCTGGACGCTCCGCTCACGGGCTCTCCTGACACCGCCGCTATCAACCAAGGTTTGCGGAACATGATTGCGACTTCGTTGAAGGGCGAGGCTAAGCAGCCTATCACGAATACCGCCTACTCCCTGGCTGCTTTGCAGATTCACAGCAGCCAGAAACCTTGTGCCTGCCGTGCTTCTGAGGCGAACGTCATGGTTGCCGCTCTGTCCAACAACTTCTCGGATATCTCGGTCGAATCCGTTCCTGCGGGGATGGACGCCATTACGGGTAAGTACCGCGAGGAAATGCTGGCTAAGGCTCTGGCTTGGAAGCAGCAGCAAGACGCCCTGCGGGGTACCGGAGCACCGGAAAACAGTTTCATCGATACAATCAAGGGAGAGGCAGACAAGCTGTGGCGGTCTCCTGAGAACGTGGATGCTATCATGCGGGAAAAAGATGCTCTCCTAGCTAAAGCGAGGGAATTGTAATGGCTCCCAAACTCCCTGAATACCTGTCGAAGGTTCTCCCTGGCCGGATGAGCGTGGACTTCAAACCTAAGCTCTCGAAGAAGCGGGCCTCTCCCAGCAGCGGGTATTCGACGTGGGGTTTTGGGCTGGCCCGTGTCAAGATTGTCAACTACGAAGAGTTCACGGTTACGCTTCAGGTTGTCTCGGGAGAGGATAACCTGTTCCAGCACGTTCCGGTTCCGATCGGAATGTCGGGGGCGGGGGCCCGGCACATTTCAGGTTCCATGCCGATGGTTGGGGACCACTGTTTCGTGGGTTGGATGGCCCAGGAAAGTTCTGGCGGGAATCGGACGCCTGTCATCATCAACTGGGTTGTGCCTGGGGCATGGCCTGGACACGATTGGCTCCCTACGCAGCCTTTCACGCCCGATGAATTCGGTTTCACGCATGCTGACAACGCCTTCACAGGGAATGCATACCAGAGGGAAAGGCACAAGCTCCGTCATTACCGGCCCGGGAATGAGTTTGCTTCTTCTGCCCAAGGGGCTGATTTCCTGTTGAATGAGGGTGTTTTGCTCTCCGACCGTAGAGGGGATGAGCTTCGTTTGAGGGACCAGGACCAAGCCCTGGTCGTTAGATCCCTTCAGCAGTTCCACGCCATGGCGGGCGTCCGTGTTTATGGGGGCATGGTCCAGAGGGATGCTACGTTCCTGCCCACTCAAATGTTCTCTGACGGTTTTGATTGGGCTGGACCCCGACAATCCGCAAATCGGAATCCCGTCCCCGAATGGGAACTTGGGCCCATGATGGGTTTTCCTGCGGGGTTCTTGACTCCCGATCTCTCCATGCAACGTCTTCCTCTGGGAACCACGCAGACCGGGGTTTCAGGGGCCAGCCTAACGGATCCTTTGGACCCGTTCAAGTTCCTGCAGCGGGGCCTGTTCGTCGACGCCAAGGGGTATGCCGATGGGCTCACCCTTGGGGACACTGTTCTCCAGAAGGCCGTATACGGGGGAAAGACTATCTATCGGGTGTCTCTCCCCGACTCTACGAACCGGCCTGACAATGCCGTTACGGAGTTCCAGAAGCCCGCTTTGACGGAGTATCGCATCGAAGTGGCCCACACGGCGGATGGGAAGTTGCCTGTTACGGAACAGACTGACGGGTTCGATGCTGAGAGGTTGCCTGACGCCAGCGGCAAGTCTGCGAATGCTCCTTTCATCGAGATGGTGTGGGGCAGTGTCGTGGGCAACGACCCCTATACGGCTATGGGTCGCCTCCAGTACGCAATTCCCCTGAAGCCTGTTATCGTGAATGAAGCAGGACAGACCGAGCCGGATATGCGGATCGCTCTTGGGTCGGAACTCAAGGACTACGCCGCTACCCTGTTCCGGCTCCGTCCCCCCATGCCCGACCCGCCGAAGACCACGTTCTGGTCGACTACAATGGATGGGCGGTTCAAGGCTTTCATCGGGGGATCTCCCGATGATTTCTCGGTAGATGCAGCTTTGGAAGGCGGGTTGCGTCTCCGTGTGGGCGGGCGAGTTGAGTTGGGGTTCGATGGTGGTTTCAACCTGTCGACGAGAAGCGGAAGCCCCTCGAACAATAACGTCGGGTTGGGGCTCAGTTCCCAGACCGGAGCCGTGCATGTTTACGGTGGCGGGGAGATGACCGGTGACTCCGTGATCTTGGGTAAGGGGTCCGGGGTAGCCGCCTACAGTCTGATCATGGAAGGGCGGCTCAATGCTCTTGTAAAGGCGTCGAGGCAGGTTCAGATCCAGAGCGCCGATATCACTCTCGGGTCGGACACGCAGAAGCTTTCGGCCAAGTCAAACATCTCTATCGAGGCAGGGGATAGGATCGGGCTCACCGCTAAGACCCTGGATCTCTCGACCAGCGGGAAGTGCTCCATGTCGTTCGGCGGGCCGAAGGACCAACTGCCTCCTAATGGGCCTTTGCGGGACACTACTTTCACGACCTTGATTCCTAACCCTGAAGCGGTAGTAGACAAATATTTTGTGCTGGCAGGTAGCAGAGAAGAGAAGTTCATTGCAGGAAGCCACTCCACTACGATTCTTGTCGGGAACTTGTCTTTTGCCACCCTTGCCGGAGAGTGGAAAGCTACTGCTGGATTGAATTCTCTTGCCGTAGAAACCGCTTCGGGGCTGAAAGCCAATGTACAGTTGGGGGACGTTCTGTTACAGGCTCTTGTCGGGGACGCTACCCTAAAAGGGTTGAAATCCGTGACGGTGAAATCGGTGGGAAACGCTACTGTCAGCGGAGGTACCGGCCTGTATCTGGGCGGCCCTGGCAAGGTTGGGGGTATAGTAAGCGGGGCGGATTTGGATCCGCTGACGGGAGCCCTTTTGTCTTCCTATTTCATGGGGAGCCCTGGACACCAGCTAACGGCGCCAAGTTAAGGGAGATTGAAACCATATGCCTCTTTCTGGACCGCAAATAGCCGCTGAGATTCAGGCCGCTGGAGGCAGTTGGTCGGGGCTATCCTTTCCGTCGATTGCTCAGGCGATTGGATCGGCAGTCCAGCAGTGGTCCATGTCTCCCGCCAGCTTGGCTCTCTCAGGGACTACCAGTGGTTCTCCTGGGGCGGGGGTTGTGACGGGAAAGCTGACGTTGAATTCCGCTCCCTCTCGTGTGTATGACGGTTTGCTTTCGGCGGGAGTGGCAGGACTTATCGCGTCCGACTTGGCCGCTTTCGTGTCGATTGGTCTGGCCAAAACGGTTACGTCCGCTGGTTACTACACGGGTTCTTCCGTGGGAGTGGCTTTAGGGTCTGACGTGTCCGCGGTTTCTATTTCCGATCCTGTTACGCTTACAATGCTATTGAACGCCTATTTGAAACCAGGGCTCACGGCTCCTATGCTGGCTTCTGGTTTGGGGTTGGGGATCAGTAGCCTGTTTCGAACCATGACGGGATCGGGGGGCGTGGCCGGTACTCCTCTTTCAGGGCCCCCCGCAGTAGGGAGTAGCCCTTTGAGTAAGGTGATTTGATGGGTAAGTTCGTCTACAAGGCAGTTCGGGCGGCGGCTTCTAATGCCAAAACCACAGAGGTTCCGACTGGCGGAGTTCTGCGGGACTACAAGGTTCTGCCTCAAGCTTTCGCCTATGCGGATCCTGTTCAATTCGTCGACGTGCCTGGAGAGCAGTATCGCACGGCTATCCTGAATAGCTCTGTCCAGGGGGATACGGAGTACCTGCTTTGGGCCGCGAATGGCGGGAGCCTGTCCATTGGAGATCCTACGTGGGTGTTGGAGGATGGGGCCGGAACCATCCCCACGGGGATGCTAGTAGATACGGGGGCTGTTCATACCGACGGATCTGATTCCATTATCGTGACGGGTGGAGACGGAAGAACCGTTACTTCCGTAGTCCGGGTTGAAGTGGTGCGGGGAGATGTTCCTGGCTCTGTTATCACGGTTGTTGCATTTGGTTCCGTGAGCCTGACGGGTCGCGTTACATTCGACGGGGCTACACTCCTGTCGTTGGACGGCGGAGTGTTCCAATCCAGGGGGGACTATATCAAGTCGGTCTGGTACCAGACCGAGCCCGTGAAGTTCTGGTGGTCCCGCAACGATCCTCAACGGACTCGCTTCGGTTGGAACAATCAAGTCCAGCGGTGGGAGCCCTACAAGGGCTCTTCGGTCAAAGACTTGGGGCTACTTACCCCCGACGGACGTTACCTCCTATCCCCCCGACCCAACCAGTTGAACAGGGGGGAGACGCTACCTGGGGAATTCGCTACTCCCGATACTTACGCAATGGTTCGTTTGGGGCAGTACCCCGACAGTAACAGTGACCCTGTAGCTGCGGACGGCCCCGGGGCTTTCACGGGTATTGAAATCGTGTCCGATGAAGAAGCACAGGGCACGGGGTTTGTCTGGGGCACTCAGGCGGGTATTGTCGGGGAGACGGGCGGGGTCCTGCAATGGAACCCTGTTTTCCTTAATACCTATGCTGGAAAGACTGTTTGGTACACTCCGCAGGACTTCGAGACGGACGTAAACGGTTTTGTTGGAAACATTTCTGTTGGGAACCACCTGCATATCGCCCCTATTCCCGGCCCCACGGACTACCCTTTCATTCGGGTCGGGACTTGTCGGTACTTGAACGTTCTTGTTGTGGCCGATGAGGCGACGCAAGCTGGCGTGTCTCCCGCTCTCGATGAAGTGGTGGTGGCACTGTCGACGGGTAAGCTGAAGTTCAATTCTGGTTTGCTCGCAAAAGCGGACCCGACTGATCCCGCTTTCGATATTCAGTATCTGGGGGCAGAGGTCTACTACGATGGTGTGGCTCTAACTCAGCAGCCTGTTCCTACCGTAGCCCCTGCCGCTCTTACGGGACCCCTGGACGATCTGTATGCCCCCCTCGCGGACTTTGCTACCGACCTCGGTACAAGTGGTGTGCTGTACCTCCCCGATCAGACAGGATTGGTTCCTCAGCCTGGAACCCCTGGTATTCGCCCTGGTGGAGATACCCTGGCGGCTACGGCTACGGGGTTGGTTCGTCAGGCCGAGACTTTCGGGGATCTGCTTATTTTCGGTAGTACCCGTGTGTTGGAGAAGGTCATTGTAGTGGATACGGAGAACGACGCTCCGAAGCACGCTTTCAAGATCCCCGCGGGGACAGCTTATCTTTCTCGGGACACCGGTCGAGTGTTCCTGTCCCGTAAGGACCAGCATGACTTTGCCGGACAGCAGTTGTATATCCTTCAGGCTCTCTGTCGTCCGGCGGTTTCGGTTCCTAGGGCCGTTCTCTACTCTCGGCTGGCTTCTCCTTTCACATTGGAGGGGGCAGATAAACTGTACTTTGCTCTGGACAGCACCTCTTATGTTTGGACCAGTACGCTTGGGGCGGGTACATTCACGGCCCAGCAGATAGTTACGAACATCCAAGCCAATACGGCCCCCGCGATTGCCGCTTGGCAGGTCGCGGTTGTTGGGGACCAGATCATTTTGCAGGACGCTCTGGCGGTCGAGATCGGTTGGGGGGCTTCGCTGACGGACAAGGACTTGTCTGGAGCCAGGGCCCTTGGTTTCCTCCCTGGTTGGAGAGCAACTGCCGCGGGTGGCTGGCTCCCCGACTCTGGATTCGCTTTCGGGTTGGAACGTAGTCCTGTCAATCTTGACCGTACGGGACCGGAGTCGGACGCTCTGGCCGAGTACAGGACCGAGGACCTGACTCTCTCCAAGTCCGTGAAGGCCCAGCCGTTCATGTTCTTGGATCAGATTCCTATTCAGGACGTGGCGGGCTACGATGATGACGTGTTTTATCGCTTGACTTCTACGGTCCAGCGTGGTTCCACGTCCTATACCGTGACTCGACAACTCCAGAACTTCGTGAACGTGAAGTACGATTTCGGGCAGAAGAAGTTGCTCTGGCTGGACAGTTACGAGAGCACCTCCTTGATCCAGCAGCCTACCTCCGCTTTCTACCTCGGGCAGTTGAACGTCATTCCAGAGACTATGTATCTACCCAGTAACGGGGTGTGGGTTTCCCGTACGGGAGGGCCGTTACAAAAGCTGGTATACGGAGAGGATTTTATCCTTCCCAACTCCGGAGTGCCTGGAGTGGCTCAGCTAATCCGCAGGGTCGGGGATACTGAAATGTCCGGTGCGAGAGGACAGTTCACGGCTCTTTCCTCCTCCTTCACGGATCCCGACGCCGATTTCACTTCGGTCCAAGACGGGTACATTCTGAAGATTCTCGTTGGGGAAGCGGAGGGCTCTTATGTTGTGACTTCAGCGGTTCCGGCATTCCTGACGGTTACTCCGGCTTTTGCTGTCTCGTCCCCCAGTGCGACCCCTACTGAGTGGGTGGTCTACAAAGCCCATCGCAGGGACGTGTACGATGCGTCGGCTCCGGTTGTATTGGCGGACGTGACCTATCGGGAGTTCAACCACCTGACCTCAGAGCCTTTCAAGATTCATGCTCTTTCCTACGTGGGGGACGTACCGGTCGACGCGACTGCGCAGTTTGCGCATCGGCTGGTTGCGGATGCGGGGGAAGCACTAGAAAAGGGTCGGGATATCGAAGTGCGGATTGGTTTGGTTTCTCCCGCGGCGTGGGCAGTTTACGTGCTTCAGAAAGCTCTCCTGGGCAAGATTGCCAACAACTCTTTGCTTGTGAACCTGACCAGCCCCCGAGTGCTGGTTGAAAGCTTCGGTTTGAGGTTGGGGGCTCAGCTTTTCTCTTTTACGGATCCTGGACACCCGATTTCTATGGTGGGGGCTTTTTCCGTTCCGATTCCGGTCGGCACGATCGAATGCTTGACTACGACGGGTGAGATTGGTTTTGCATCGGATCTCCTGGTCGACTACCAGGAATCGGACGTGTACTTCACTGAGACGTTCTTGGACCCGACGGCTTTCCTGACGGGCACCGTAGAACTTGACCCTGAGACGGGCGGGTTGAATTTCAGTTCTGTTGACATGACAAGTTTTGGTGGACAGGAAGCTTACTTTGTCGAGCGGATGATTACCGAAGGTAGAGAGGACGTGGCGATCAGCCCTGTGGTAGGGACGTTCGCTTTCAACACGCCTTTGAAGGCTTGGCAGGTTGTCCAGGCGGACTATTACTTGGCGGACTCCTCGGGGAACAAGGCTCTCGACGATGCGGGGAATGAGATTCACGTTCTGGAGTACCTCCCCGTCTACATTCAGCGGGAAATCTGTACCGCTACGGCCAATCCGAACGTCTATGCCTTCAATCCGACGGGGCGCTACGTGTTCCCGAATATCGTGCCGACGGTGTACGTCGGGGCTGTAATGATGAACTATGCTAGCGAAACCGCTACCTTCGACGGCAACACTGTGCTCCTCTCCGAGATTCCGGCCGTGGGGGACGTGGTTACGATTAGCTATGCCGTACTGCATTCCTTTGGCGGGGAGTCTACGTACACCTCTTCTCAGAAGCCCATTTACCGGCCGCCGTTTTTCCTGCAACAGGGACAGGATACCTTCACGCTCGCAGGAGATCGGACTTCTGAAGTCCAGACCGGTTGTTTGCTCCGACTCGGGGAGGCCCCTTTCTATATCACGTCCTCCGCTTATGCTAGTGGGGTCACGACCGTAATGGTGTCTCCCACTCCGGTAGCTGAGGCTGGTTCTCGCGCCCCTGGCAACGATTCTTTGACACTTCTGAGTTCCGAGCCGGTCAATGTTCCGAATTTCATTTGGGTCACCCCTGGAATCCCCTTCGAGAAGGTTCCGAAGAACGGGCGTTCGGTTACTGTGTTGGGGGATATTCTCTCCTACGCCGTGCCTGGACACTTGATGGAGATCGGCGGGATTCCGTTCATCATTGCAGGGGCTAGAAGGGACGACACGGGAACCAAGACGATCGTCGAATGGACTTCCGTGGCCCCCTATGAGTTGCAGGGCTCTTTGCTGCGGATTTCCGTACGACCGATCTATCCGCCGAGTGCTAGCGTTTTCCTGGGCTTGGGGGGCTTGATTCCCGATGAGCCCTATGAACTCATCCTGTTCGGAAACGGTGTTCCTGGACGTTCTCTGGTGCCGAACATCGAGTACGGGATAGATCCGGCTACCGGTGGGGTTTCTCTCCTGCGGGATACACTACAGCCTAACCAGTGGTTATATTTCCGGTACACCGGTCTGGACACTCTGGCTCCCACTTACCAGTCAGGCGTTTTCGTTCTGCCCCGAGTGAAGTCGAAGTTCTCTTACATGACAACTCCCTCGGAGGACAACGGTATCCTCGACGGGTACTTGCAGGCTTCTTTCTCTTTCCGGAATCCGGACACCTTCTACGCCAAGGTCACTCCTTTGCTGGATTTCATGAGCGAGGTTAGCCGGAATGCCGTAGAAGCTGTAAAGAGCCGACAACCTACCAGCGGCCCTATGTTGCCCTCGAACACTACAAGTGAACCTGGGGGCGTGTCTCTGGTAGGAGAGAAGCAGGAGTTGCAGAATGAGGACCGTGCAGCTCGTGCTTTCCTGTCTTTCTACAACCAAGTGATCTCCACGTTCGAACAAGTCCAGGAAACCATTGGATCGGGTATCGTAGGGGACCGAGACGGCAAGTTCAAGTTCTCTCTCGGGCCGGAGACAGAGGTCGCGGGTCCTGGCTCTGAAGATGATATTTCGGGACTGCTCAATCCCAAGAACCTCTGGACCAATGTTTTCATGCAGCTTCTAGTCGGGCCTCCCGTCTACGGCTCTCCGGTTTACGTGACGTCGAAGGATCCGTTGGTTCATCCCCTTGGGCTCTCTTTGACCGGCGGGGTGCTGGACGGAAGTCTCCCGAGCATCGACTACCTGAATGAGTGGATTCAGCTTCAGAAGGGGTTCGTCGAGAACGAAGTAGATGATGTGATCTTGACCGGCGTTTCCCGTTTGCAAAGGACTCGCGGGTCGTGGCCTCCTGGCCTCCACCTCAAGGCGTTCGGTAAGTTCCTGTCCTTGGCCGACCCCAGCCGGTTCTCCAGGATTTTCCCCGAAGAGACTACGGTGTTCACGACTACTGGCCCTGGTATCGGTGCGGATGAACTGACCGGAGATCCCGGAGAGTACGCTTACGCCAAGGTTGTGGATTCGGACGGTACGATCGCCTCTACCTTCCTGACGGCTATCGGAGAAGTGTCGAATCCTGTTTTGGGTACGGTCGAGAATATCCAGTCGATCGTGACGAAAGACCGTTACCCGAGAGCTAGGATCTGGGCTTACTCAGCTATTGGTTTCCCTGAGTTGGACGCTCAGATCTTCGCTTACGAACCTGCCCTGGGCCCGACTTATTTCGCCAGTGACCCCAGGCCAGCGGTTATCGCGACCCCCCTCCCGCTCAAGGATTTCCCGTTGACCACGGGCGGTTTGCCCGACGTAACCCAATTCGTTTCCTTGGGCGGTACTGTTTCGGATCTGGCGAGCGGGGACTACGATCTGCACATCTCTGGATTTGAAGGGTTCCCTACGGCTCAGGTCGGGTTCGGGCGTCCGGACGGGACGTTGTTCGACGTTGGGTATGGGGCAATTGTGATCCCGTTCTCCTCTCCCACGACGGCACCTGTTTACGTGGCGGACGTCATTTTGGGTTGCATCCTGACGTTCAAAGCCCGTCATGGCACGAACGAGATGGACGTTACGAACGGGAACCTCTTTGTCCAGTTCGACGGGGGGATCGGAGGTCCGGCTCTTTCCTTGAATGAGGGGGATACCGTTTACCTGCATACCCCTGGTCGCGAGGAAATGGAGAACACGACCGATCCGCTCACTACGGATGATATGGAACGGGTTTCTCAGGGTCTTCCCGCTTACAGGGATGGGGTTGACGTCGGGGTCAATAAGAAGAACGGCGAGTTCCTGGACCTGACGTTCCCCAGGTCTTTCCAGAAGTTGTTTGGACAGAAGACGCCTCAGCCCGTGAGCCCGATTGAGGCAAAGGTTCAATTCACAAGCGGGAACATGAGCCCGCTGGAGATTCCGGCTCTGACTGGACAGGACAAGAACGACAGCGGGGATTACACGCTCCCCTACCTCAAGACTCAGAACACGGAATTGGATCGGCTCGGAAACGTGGACCCTTACGTCGGGGAACTGTTCGCAGACAATTTCGTGGTGAGCAGCGGTGTCTATCCCGACGAGTTCGTAGGGACGGACGGGGCTGTTTTCATTGGGGGGTTACTATATCCCGCGTCTCTCCAGACTGCGGTTGACGTGGCTCCTGCTTTCACCCCCGGGTCCGGTTTGGGGACGCTGGCTCCCTTTGATCTGCTTCTGACTGAGGTTGGAGGTTCTGCGCTCCCTGTTGGTTGTCAGGGGATTCTGTCGGTTGGTCGTGTCGAGAGAATCGGTGCCACTACCTATATTGAGCCCCCTAGATTTATCACGCCTACGGTTCGGGGGGATGTTATCCGGTACACGTTCGACAATGCTCAAGCGTTTGTGCAGGACCCTCAGCCGGTAGGTCCCTTCACGCCCGGGAACACCGAGGGTGTGAAGGTTGAAATCGACTACGTGGCTCACACGACTACCTTTGATTTCAGCAGTGTGCCTGCTCTGGAATGGGCTCAGTTGCATGACGGTCTGGCTGCAGGTGTCGGTGGGTTGAACTCCATTTGGGGGTTAGGTGCCAATTCTAACCGGATTATCCTCAAGCTGTACCAGCGGGAACTTGGGGCCGGAGAAGGCGCTGTTGTAGAGACCGTTGTGATTGAGGGTCTTACGGTTACGGGTAGCTCCGGAACCGTGGCTATCACGAGTGCTCAGTTCGGCGTAGGTCCTGGGGAGAGGCAGTTGGTGATTGGAGGCTGGCCTCTGCCTTTCCTCGACGTCACACGGGTTGAAATGCCATTTACGGTTGTGCCTCTGGTGTCCGCTATTTCGGATTACCAGTATGACTACACAATCTCTCTCGACACTTACAATGCCGGAACGGGGCAATCCACCACGGCGTATGTAGACAGGGATCGTTTGACTTTTGTAGAGGTCGTCGACTTCACGACGGTCAAGGTTAGAGGTGCCGTCCATCCGAAAAACGCGGGGACCTCGATCGAGGGGCGCTTGAAGGTGGATACCATAACGGGCACTCTCGGGAGTGACCTGACAATCAATGCTATCGTGAACACGGGGATCCCGTTCACGTTCCTCCAGAGGGCTTATGGAACGGGCACCTGGATTCCCGCCGCCTTGGGCGGGGATGAACTCGGAACCATTCGGGTCATGGCTTTTGAGGGGTCTGGCAATACCGAACTCCCCGCTGACGTTTCCGACGTAGTTTTCTCCGCTCTGCCTTCCTCTATCTGCAACACGACAGGGCTCATTTGCGATAGTAGCGGCATGGCGTTGAAGGGTTCCGATTGGGTTTCTGCTGTTCCTCCCGCTACGGGTGTGTTGAATGTAGAGGCGGGGGACACTCTCGTTATCAAGAGTGCGTGTGCTAAGGCGGGCACTTACCTTGTCCGGCATGGGGTGGAGTCCAATAACCTGTCTGACACCCGTGAAGTTGTTCTGGAAGCGGCGGCTGGAGTTTCGTCCAGTTGGGTAGATATCCAGTTCCCGACTCTCGTGTCTTGGGACTCCCTGGCAGGAACTGTAACGATTTCTGACACGTTCCTTTTCTCCTTGTCCCCGACGGGACACGCTTTCAGGACCGCAGGCTTCACGCAGATTTACTTCCTGACCCAAGTGGACGGCCCCGACACCAAGCTGGTGTACGCTTCCTACGCGGGCATTGCGGGGAATACTTTCAACGGCTTGAACCTGTTCAGAGATGAGAACGACAATCCTGTCTCAGCTACGGACTTTTGGAACTCCCTGTCCGCAGGTATGTCTATCTCCGGCATGGTCTATCTTCCGATTCATGTTGGAGGAGAACAGGGACTCCCCAATAACAACGTAGTCGGGGGTGCGGGGGTTTGCGGTTTCACGGGGATCTCCATCCAGAACGGAACAGCACTGCCCCGGGATTTCGATGCCATTAGTGCTTATCCGGTTGCGGTGGGGGATGAGATCGGGGTGGGGCCTGCAATTCAGGAACCCAGCAACGTTTTCCAATCGGACCCCGACACGGTTGTCTATCCCAATGTTGCAGGGCTTCTGGACGTCAGTGTCGTTGTGACGTGGCCTTGTCACACGGGACCTGGAGTTAGATGTTTTGTTCCTGGAGACCGCCTTGTCACTTCTACTGTGGCTACTCCAATCGGTTTCGAGGCTCAGGCGGGTATCTTCCTGGAGCCTTCTTTCCCCATGCCTGCCTTGCCCTTGGGCGGAGGCAGTGCTCTGGTGGTCGACGCCACCCACGGCATGGCGGCCAACCATATCGGTTTCAGGGAGGATGCAGCTTACGTAGGAGTTGCCGAACCTGTTGCCTTCGAGGTCCGGCGAATCCGTCGTTTCCATGAAGTCCAGAACCTTATCGGAGAAGCCCTATACCCCCTTCGGTACACCTACCTCATTCGTCGAGGTACCGTTACAGGGTACGCGATAGACCCCGACAACAAAGGATTCATGGTCGTAGCCGCCGGAGGGACAAATCTGGGATATTTCGACGATCCCGATGTGAATATTCAGGCGGGGGACACTTTCAGGGTCCGCTATTCTGGTAGTGTTTATGAGGCTACGATCGGTAGCGTGGTGAGCGGGACTTTCTTGATGCTCTCCGTTCCTGGTTTGGGCATTCCGGTCAGTCCTGTTGGGATGGAGTTTGAGGTCTACCTGAAACGGGTTCCTGTTCCCCACGTCCAGTCGAACGAACAGCTTTTCTCTCTCATTCAGAGTGAACTGCTAGTCGATAGAACCGCAGATTATACAACAGGAGCGGGCGGTTCTGTCGCTACGACGAATGAACTGGCCGACTCAGGGATTGATTTCGTGACGGCTCAGGTCCAGCCTGGGGATATTCTGGTTGTGGACCCCGCAGGTGCCCTTTCAGGACAAACCGGTCTGGCTGTTCCTCCGGAGTATGGGATGCGCCCCTACGGGGACTTGTCCGTATTCGGACGTGTTCCGTACGTAGCGGGCAAGCCAAGCGAGATGGACGACAACAGAGGGTTCTACAAGGTACAGACTGTAAATGCTGGAAGCCTTGTGGTTTCCCCCGAGACGTCTTTCTCCGGCACCGCCGCTCCGGTTGTGTTCGGCGGGGCGGGTTACGAGTACGCTGTTTACCCCACGGTTCACGATTCGGATATTCCGGTGCCAGGGAGTCCCGAAGGGCAAATGGACCTGCGTCTTACCGCACCCGCAGGAATCGTGACCAATTCCTTCAAGGGAACTCCGTACTCGGTCCAGCCCTTCTCTTATAGGGTGATTCGGCCTTCGGGCCAGTTCTCTGAAGAGGCCGTGTACCTCGTGCTGTTCATGCGGGAGCGTATGCTCTCCTGGATTGAACAGATCGGTGTGTTCCTCGACGGCAACAAGCACGGTTCGTATTTCGTGTTCCAGCGGGATGAGCATATCGAGGATCTGGGCGACCCCGCAATCCCGGAACTTGGCCTTGGGGTTATCTTCAATGCTTTGGTCTATGGACTGCGCGGGGTTGTGGGAGCGACGCCGTTTGCGAATGACGCAGACTGTCTTTCCCTACTGGACCGACGTTTCTGGATTCTTGACAGGCGCCTGGACTTCTTGAACTACACGGATTACGAGGGCGTGGGTGCTTCTGTCCGGCCCGTTCTGCCAGACCTTATCGACCTTGTGTTGGAGTTCCGCGACGCTATGCGGCAACAGCGTTACTTCTGGCTGGACTATCGAACCAATCGGATTTCTGGTACACTGGCTGCAATGAAGCGTTTTGACGAAGAGTACCCGAGAAGAGTGAAAGAGAAAGAAGACCTTCTGTTGATGCTCAAAGGAAGCGCTCAATGAAAGCTGAAGAACTGAAAAAGAAGCTAGAAGAACAGGGGATGGAGCCCAAGTGGATTTCCTCCCCTGAGCGTACGGTCGAGTTGATTCCAGGCGGGGTCGATAAAGACACCCTGTTGCGGGTGAAGTCTCTTCTGGCGGGGGAGTTGCAAAAGCTGCGAGGACAGGCGGATACTCTGAGAAGTGAGTCCAATAGAATTCGTCATGGTGGAGGAAAGTAAAGAAAATGCCCGCACCGCCTCCTGTTATCACTACTGTGGCTGACGCTAACAAGGCTTCGGATGATGGTAAATGGCTTACCCTTAGTGTCGGGTTGCCCGATTACCTGAAGGACGCCAAGGACAAGTTTCATAGTGGGGCTTCCACTCTCATTACGTTGATGGATATTGCCCTGGCGGCTCTCCGGCTGGCCAAGGCACTGTCTCTGTCCTACCTCGATCCCTTGATCGCTATTCTGGAAGCGATTGTCAACGAGCTTCAAGGGTACATCAACGATCTCACGAAGGGTGGGATTTTCATTTCGGGGGACTGGAAGTATTTCGTGGCTCCCTTCGAGGACCTGCGGGGCGGGTTCTCTGCTTATGAGCGTCGGATGGTGTCCCGTTTCGCCGATCCGACGGACCCGACACGCCCGAATCTGTCCCCCTCGTCGGCGGCTATGGCGGTGTTTGTGTACTCCGAAGAGGACCTGACGGCGGTCATGAATATCGTGCGGCTGGTCAAGCTGCTCATGAAGTTCTTTGGGCAGGATTTCCTTCCGAAGGGCCTACCGGCCGTTTCGAACTTGAAGGTTGCTTACGGGCTTGCGGATATGAACGCTTTCGACTATTTCCGAAGCTTGGGGGATTACTTCGACTCGTCGAACGCGGGCAAGGTTCCAAACGTCGCCCGAGTAACCTGGAACGCGAATATCACCCCGAACAGCATGGGCTTGACTCTCCCCAATATCACTGTCGGCGGGTACTTGATTCAGGTTTCGACGGTGAAGGATGGGTTGCCTATCTACTACGAGAGGAACGTGGACAACGTTCCCAAGACGATTCTGCCCTCGGGTGGGACAGCGACTCAGAAAGTCGTGGGCAGGGTTCTTGACCCCTCGGGACAGCCTCTCACTCTTTATGGCGGTGCAGATCAGATTTTCGTCGAAGGAGCTTTGGGTTTCAACTCGAACATCGACGCGAATGGTGTTTTGAGGCCCGGGGCCGCTCGTGTGTTCGCCAAGAAATCTCAGGCGGATGACGTTGCTATCCCTCTGGATTTGTTGAAGGACGGGGACGATTACCTGTACCAGAAGACCTTTTTCCTGGATGCTACGACAGCGGCCTTCTATCCAGGGGACGGGTTTGGTTTCCCGTTGGCTTATGACCAAATGCCCTTTGATGCTACGGCAAAGCAGGAGTCTGACGGGACTGTGATTTTGGTGAAGGGGGAGCGACCCCTCAATTACTACGTGCGGGTCACTCCGACCAGTACCGGTGTTACAAGTGCTGCGGGGGAAAAGGGTGTGACAGGGGAGGGTTCTTTCTATTTCTGGCTCAGCTCAGATACGATAAGTGCCCCGCAACCGTTTAGAGCGACCGCCGCGGGGGTGAACTCTAAGGGTGAGCGTTTGGAAATGGGGGCGGACTATGGCCAGACTTCCGACGCCCTCCCGATTCTGTTCCCGAGCATCAACACCAAGACCTACATGGATCGCGTAGCTATTGCCCTCGCAGTGCTGGTTCTGAGCCGCTCGGATCTTTCCGTGTACGAAGGAACGGATCCCGCCAGTGAGTTCAATACCAAAGGTATGGCCAGGACCCCCACGGGGTTGGAGCCTTTCGGGTCTTTGGTCAACTGGATTTACTCTGGCCCCAACAACGTTTTCGAAAGCCCCGATACTTCTCCAGATAGTTTCCGCAGTGACCTGTGGAGTCGGTGTCGACAACTGGCCTATGACCTGTACCAGAAAACGGGCCCTATGCCCGCTATCGAAGAGTTTGTCGTGGCCCAGACAGGGTTGCTGGACACCTGGACTTGGGGGCAGGATTCTGGAAACTTTCTCCTGGCAGGGACGAAAGCGACTATCGTAGAGTCTTTGAATGCTAACGCAAAAGCCGGAGAATACGAGGGGCTTGCTCTCAACCCTTGGTGCCTTGCTCCGCTAAGCGTGGTGCAGGGCACTTATCTTGCCCCTACGGGAAGTCCTATCAATTCCAGGGAGCCAGGATTCTTTGCTTTCCTGCCTGAACGGGTTTTTACCAAGGACGGCTATACCCAGGAGGAATTGCATTCGACGCTGGCTCCGTACCCCCCGCTACAGGCTCAGTTCCGGATGTCTATTGAAATGGGGTCTTGGCCGATAAATCAGGTGGACAGGCTCTACTATTTGCCTCCGCAGTTCGTTTCTGGAGACTCGGGCAAGCTAGAAGGTTCGGAAGACCATTCGCCTATCTATTACACGAACTGGGGCGCTTTGAAGACCGGAACGGGAGGGCAGATTTTCTTCTGCCGGAACCTGTTCTCCGCCGAGGTGTATAAGCAGGCGGCCGTGGCTTTGAACATAGCGGCTTCTTCTTTCGGGCGGCGTAAGGATAAGGGCGAGTGGATTGCCATTCGGCCTTTCCAAGCCATGCCCGACCTGTTCGGAATGCTGGACACCATCGTCATGTGGGCTCAGGGACTGACCGCAGGGTTGAAATCTATTGCGGATGCTCTCGATTCCTACATTGAGTTCATCGAGGCCCGTATCCTGGAAATCCAGCAGTTGATTCGGCGCATTGACGCCCTCGTGCAGTCCATCGAGATGATTCAGGTTCCGAGTTTCAGTGGGTTGATAGTGCATGGTAACGGGACGGACGGGCTCCTCTCGGGGTTCCTTTCGGCTCAGGACAAGCCCTCTAGTAGCGGTGCCGATGTGTACGGGGCGGGGGTCGTAATTGTCATGGGCGGGATTCCGGCTGCGAGTGTTCCTCTCCTGGAACTGTTGTTGGCGAAGGTGTAGAGATGGGAACTTTTGGGGCAATCAGTACGTTCCGAGTTGGATACTGGAAAGGCATTCGCGGGTTTCTTCTTGGAGAACGCAGGGACGTGATCCGTCGAATTGCTGTGATCGATGCGGAACTGGCTCGAATCGGCAAGGTGCATGTTCAGTACAAAAAGACCGAGGTAGACGGGGAGGTTCGGGCCACTGAGGAACGCACCGCAATGTTTGTCGACGCAGGCACCTCTCTGGAAAGACTCATGCAGGCGTACATTGCTCAGGGCGGGAATCCCTTCGATATCTCCCACTTCTTTATGCCTGACGAGACCATGGCAGTCGGGCAAGATTCCGCAGGGAATACCATTCTGGCCGATGCTTTCCCTTATGGGGGTGTGGCTGCTCCGCAAAATGCAGAGTACAACGAGCCGCTAACCTACGACGGGTACAAGGGCGGGTATCTGCCTATGCACAAGTATCCTCCGAATCGGACAGGGGACAGGACGGATCGAAGCTCAGCGGCGGAGCCGGTGACGGCTTTGATGATTGAAGCTCGACGTTGGGTTGGGCAGGAGATTTCGGAGAAGCTCCACAACCTCGAAGCCCGCATCATCAAGTTGTGTGACCTTCGGGAGCAACTGGAAAAGGAAAAGGAACTCCTGAAGGCTATGCACGGAGGCACGCTGTCTAGTCTGCCCGAGACCTATCACCAGCCTGGGGGAATGTACGCCAACGCCTTGAGACTACAGAATATCGTAGGGCAGATGGATGCGATCTTTTTCGTGACCAACGACGAGGGGGCTGTCACACAATGGTCTCCTGCAGGAGGGCAGTTGAGCCCCTATCACGGAATCTTCTGGGAAGATCACCCTGCGGAGAAGACTCTGACGATGATGGCCTAGTCCGATTCTGGTGGGGCCCAATCACCCATCTCACCCTCAATCTCGGCAACCAGTTCGACCAGACCCCTGGGAGTCGGAACTCCGTCTCCGGTTTGGTAGAACGTGCAGATCAGGGCTTGAGTCGTCTTGTGTAGGAGCCCTTTCAGAGTGTGGATTTCGGCCTCCTTGGCCACTAGGGCAGTGGCCATGCACTCACTTCCCCCAGGGGATACGCACGTGTAGAGGTCTGTGCCAAAGGGGCGCCCGCAAATGTTGCAACGGTCCTGGTCGGTCATGTTCTGAGGTTCCTCTTTGTGAAGGCCCGCTCTTACTATACTCTATCGCCGCGATCCCTCGACTGGTTTGATCAGCGTCGGGTCGGAGCACCCCAGTGGACTCTTTGCGGGTACTGTTGTACAGTTTTTTTGTTGCGCATTGGGTCTCTGCTAGTCGTAGGTTCTAAGCCGTTCTCCGAAACTGACCCGATCGAGGCCCCCTGGGGGTTTCCCTCAGAATCGGTGTTCGGTTCCTGCTTCACTGAGACTAGTTTCACTCCCTCCCCCGTAGGTACATAAGAGCCAGAGCTTGTCTCTCCACAGGCTTTATCCCGTTTCCTCTTCCTCTTTGCCTTAGGCACGGGAGGAAGGAGAACGGAGCACACGGGGGAACTCCCCGCAATTTTCACTAATTCCGCTAACTGAACTAAGTTAATAGCTGCGTTGTGATCCCTGTCAGCTTCAAAACCACAAGCCTCGCAAATGAACGTCCTGTCCTTTAGGGACTGGTCTTTCTTTACCTCTCCACAGGCCGAACACCTCTTACTACTCGGAAAGAATCGGTTCGCCTTTACGACAGTTCCGCCCGCCATCCACATCTTGTATGTGATCATCCGATGCAGACTGCTAGGAGAGGCGTCGAAGAGAGCCTTTGCCAAGCAATGGTTTTTTGTCATTCCAGCAACGTTCAGCGTCTCTAACACAACCGTACTCGAACGCTTGGCTATCGCGTCCGAGACCTTATGTAGAGCGTCGTTGCGCTGACAGGCGACTTTGTAGTGCTGCTTGGCTAGCTTGTCCTTGGCCTTCTTGGAGTTCTCGGATCCTTTCTTCTTACGAGAGAGGGACTTTTGTAAAAGGCGAAGCCTCCTTTCGGATCGTTTTAGTGCTTTAGGGTTTTCGAAGACCGTTCCGTCGGATAAAACCGCGAGGGATTTGATCCCCACGTCGACTCCCAGGGTTTCTACCCCGAGAGGGCGGGTGTGAGGTTCATCCGTCTTGATCGAGACAAACCACCTACCTGCTCTTTCCGAGACCGTCGCAGAGATAATTCTTGCGTCGGTAGGGAAGTAGCCATGCTCTTTCAACCGGAGCCAGCCGAGTCTGGGAAGCTTGATCTTTTTCTCAGTTACGTGAATCTGACCGGTGAGCGTGAAAGATCCGATCCCGTCTTTCTTTTTCTTGAATTTAGGGTAGCCTTTTTTCTTACATTTAGGATCCCTACATCGGCGGAAATATTGGTCGAACCCATTGTCTAAGTTCCGAAGTGCTTCCTGTACAACGCACTTCGAGACTTCATACATCCAAGAGAACCCTCCCTCCTCTTTAGGGAGCTTCTTGAGGACGTTAAGTTCCTTATGAAGATCAATGGCTGTATGGTACTTTTCACCATTCTTATAAGTCTCGTTCTTACGTCCTAGCCCCCAGTTATAGGCAACCCGAGCCGCACCTGCGTGCTGCTTGCATCCGGTGATCTGGACTTTGTTCAAATCCAGCTCTGTGAAGTAGGCTCTCATTTGGTTTAGACTCTAGCCTCCTGGATCCTACTATACTCTATTTGGGCACTTGATCGAAAGTGGGACCAGGGTCGGCTGATCCACCTAGTTCTAGTTTGAGGTTATTCTGGACGGCTGTTACGTGCCCATGCTCAGGTAGAATGAAACTGAAATCGACCGGCACGGTTTTTCTGCCTATGGTCTCAGCTTAGATAGGAACCTCTGCGTGGAGTCCCTCGTTTGAGCCAGGATTTTCAGATCGCCCATAGCTGTTCCCATGAGACTTTGGAGGAATGGGCACAGCTAGATACCGACCGGCAGACGTTGATAACTCGTCAGCCAGTCGGGTCCGAGTTGTCTGTCCGTATTCTATTGAATGACGATTGGGTGATTCCTCGTGGGGGGTTGCTATCCCCCGCCCAGATCACGAGCGGGCAGTCGGGGCCCTTCAAGATTCTGCCGAACGAAACCACGTTGACGGTTCGGACGGCGGATGAAGTTGTGACCTTGGACCTCCCTACGGGTTCCCGCGTTCCTACCTCTACGGTAGTCAGCAGGTTCCAGGCTTTGACGTCGAATGTTCTGGCGGAGAATGTGAATGGCTCCTTGGTGTTCACCGACCTGTCCAGGGTAGGACCTGGAGCGGTGATCAAGGTGGAGGGTACAGCGGCAACCTCTTTGGGGTTCGGAACGGACCAGCAGAGGGGGGCCCGAGGAAAAGAGATCATGCCAGGGTGGAACTTGACGAAGCGGGCAGGGGCTCTTTTCAGTCGCAGTCCGAAGTTCTTGAAGCCGATCAAGTCCAATCCTGTGTTCAAGGTTTCCTACGTGACCGCCCCTGAGTTTTGTCTCCGGTGTGGAGGTACTCGGGTCGAGAATGATTTCCAAATCGACTCGCAGGGTTCTTACCTGATCATCGAGAACGAGAACCTCCTGTATCAAGCGTCGATGAAGATCATTCTCACCGACAAGGGCTCGAATCCTTTCCATACTTGGTACGGGACTTCCATCAGTTCCCGGATTGGGAGCAAGGCTGTCGGTAACATTGCGGGGGCTTTGGCAGAAGATGTACGGCAGGCCCTCACGAACTTGCAGAACATTCAGACCCAGAAGTCCAAGTGGCAACCGGTTACATTCAAGGAACGGCTGTACCAGATTTTGCAAGTCCAGGTGTACCCCGACCCGCAAGATCAGACAGCCTTTACGATTGACGTGGTGGTACAGAATGCCGCCAGAGAACCGGTTCAGCTATCTATCGTTTACACAACTCCGGGGACGGTGTCCAGGATGACTTCTAACGGACGAACTCTAGCTTTAGGGGCCTAAGCCATGGCAACTCCAAAGTTTCTAGGTCCCGATGGGATTCTGCGAGAAGAATTCAATTTTTCGACTACGCTTGCGTTCCGGTTCTTCTCCGGCACTACGGATGCAGATACCGTGGATATGCAAGTGTCGGTCCGCGGGGACCCTTTCGTAAGCGATGCGGATCTGATCTCGTTCGAGGGGACAACGTTTTCTATTCCTAATCCGACGGTCTATCCTGACGGGCTCCCCCTGGACGCTGGGTTGAATGAGATTCGAGTTCGGGCGGTGCTCACGAACGGTAGTGTGACTCCGGAAGCGGTCATTCGGGCCCGTTTGGTCCAGGAAAGTGATCTCGGGATGATCGTGCTCCCGCCCACTGGCATTTCGGCGGAGAGGAAAAGTGGTCTTGTTGTCGTTACGGTAGAGGGGCTCGACGATTCTCATATCCTGGGTTACAATTTCTACGCTTCGACGCAAGAGGGCGGAGGGATTGCAGGGTACTCCAAGATCAACTCCGCTCTTGTGTCCTCCGGTGTCACGGCAGAGGAGGAAACCAGTCTCTCCTCATTGGATACTGATATCATTGTCGCTGTAGGCGGGGATTTGCTCCCTCTCGCGGATCCTCAGTATCTGAACATCCTGGGTACTCAGCAGGATCGGGAAGGTGTGGTACTGACAACTGATTTCAATGAGTCTTTGGAGATTCCAGAGACGGCACGTAAACTGAGGTTTGCGGCCACCATCAACACTGTCCGTAACGTCACGTCTTACTCGTTTACCCATAGTCGCACGGCTACGTTGCAGTCTGTTTATCCCGCGATTCCGAATAGCAGTTTCGGGACGATTGCTGAGACAGACCCTCTCTACTACGTAGCCTCTGCGGTCTATTACGATGACGTAGCCGGTGTAGAGACTGAGTCCTCCTATTCCCCCGAAGTGACCGGAGCGCCTATTGTCGTGACTTCGGCTGTGGGGGCTTTCCCGACCGTGAATCGCACGCAGATCGTGCAGGATATGTCCCTTTCGGTGTTCCGCTCAAATCCCGGACTCTCGATCGAACCTGGGTCCGTTCTTAGAGACACCGTCATGGACCCCGCTTCTGTCGAAATGGCACGAGTTCGTTTCGTCATTGACTTTATGCATCGGGCTCAGAGTCCCGCTTCGTTGCTGGCTATCGACGACCCGAATCGTACGGGGGCTTCTGTTCCTGTCAGTGCTTCTGCTTACAAGTTGGATCTGAAAAAGGCTTTCTACCTGACGGCGGATGCTGATGTACAGGCTCTCATTGATGACTCCTTTGATATCCTTGGCAACAGGTATGGTCTGACTCGTGACCCTGGCAATTATGCCCGAGGCGAGGTCACGTTCTACACCAAGTCCCGTCCGACTCGCTCCAAGACTTTCCCTGTGGGGACTCTGGTTAGTAGCGGTGTCCAATTCAGGACGACGACTACGGCCCAGGTTACCCTATCTAACGTCGCTTCGATCTACAGTGCCTCTACGGGCAGGTATTCCGTTCGAGCTTCTATCAAGGCAACCGATCGGGGTGCCGCTGGAAATCTCACTGAAGGTCAGATCCGGAAGATCGTGACGGCAGGCTACGAAGATTTCTCCGTCACGAATGAGGGTCGAATTTCTGGAGGCACGGAGCGAGAATCCAATCTCCGTTTTGCAGAGAGAATCGGGACCGCTCTGGCTATGATCAGCGGGGACACAGAGTGGGCTTATCGCCAGACAGCAATCGGCGTTTCCAGCGTAGAAGAGGTCAAGGTTATTAGTGCCGGAGACGCTAATATGCTGCGGGACTTCGATGGTGCTATCCACCGCGGGGGGAAGGTAGACGTTTGGGTTCGAGGGAGCCAGACCGCAAGCGTGACGGACGATTTTGCCTTCTCTTACGAGATTGCAAAGGGGATGGCTTTTGCGGTTGTCGGGGATCCTCAGAACCTTACTTTCATTGCCCTCGATAGCAATCTCTCGGTGAACAATCCAATCATTGAGGTGTTGGATATCCCTGCGTGGGGGTACGAGTTCGTGAATGCCAATACCGGCGTGGCCATGAACCTGACAGGGGTTGTGATTCAGGACTATCGGACCATCGTCCTGTCCTCGACGTACAATGACCCTGTGACCTATTATTTGACTGACGTGTTCCATGGCAGTTACCGGTATCGAACCAGTGACAGGTTCGTGTTCCCCAGACAGCCGGTGGAATCTATCGAGTCTCTGACCGGAACGGTTACGGGTGTCGTGAACTCCAGTGCCTATGCTCTGTATCGGGCGGCCTCTCCTCTCCAGCTTGGCCGTTCGGAGTGGGCGGGGGATTACCTGAAGGTTACGGATACCCAGGCAACCGGAATCACCATTCCTTCAGGGACGCCCATCACTGTTGCCAGTGAGGAGCATGTCATTCTTGCGGGGTATACGGAGTACCTGTTTGAGATTGGGGCGAACGTTCTCACCTTGGAAGTCTGGGACTCCTCCCACACTACGATGTACATCAGCCCTTATGCTGATTCCGTCAATAATGACTACACGGTCATCATGGGTACAGACACGTCTCCTGTCGGTGTTCGGTTGACTACGGGGAGCGCCATCGTTTCGGGGTCTTCCGTTCTGTTCGATTACAGCCACGATGAGCGGTTTACGGTGCGGTATTCTTTGGATAGCATGACCCGAGAGACCCAGACTGCCTTGGATCAGAATCGGAATCTCCATGCTGACGTGTTGGCTAAGAAGGCTGTGCCGATTCCCGTAGATTTGGGTATGACGGTGATTTTGCAGCAGAACACGGATTTGACTCCCGACAAAGCGGATACTGCTATTCGTACTGCTCTTTATAACTACGAGAATCGGTTGCGGGTGGGTCAACGACTCCGGCCTTCGGACGCTATTGGGGTTGTGGAAAAGATTACGGGTGTGTCCCATGTGCTGGTGCCGTTGACAAAACTTGTTCTAACCGAGGGGGCTTTGGTACTTCGGGAGCCTCTCACTGTGGCAACTGTTGCCGACGTGTTCAAGGTTCCTTCGTGGTCCACTTCGACTGTGGACGTCTACCTGTTGCGGTCCGAACTGGCGGCGGCAACTACGGACCGCGGAGGTCCCAGTAACGAGTATCGAAGCGTTTACCAGAACGACAACGAGCTGGATTTGCAGGAGATGAACCCGAATCTTCAGAGCATTCCCTTGAAGAGGAAGGCTGGAAACGCCTATATTATCGGTAACGGAGGAATGACCATTCCAGGGTATACGGGGGACACGGCCAATCGGGTATTAGTATCTGTCCCCATGGGGGACACTCCGCTGAATTACAGCTATGCGGTAACCTACATTGCGTCCGAGGGTACAGGGATGAAATCTGAGATTCGTCCTGGGCCGTTGGGGTATGTGGTGTTCCAGAACATCGAACTGGTTTTTGACGAAGAGGTGCCTGAATAATGGAAACCCCGGACGTCGAGATCTTCGTGCCGGTGCTGGAAAACGGACAATGGGAACTGTATTTGGTTAGGGAGGGGAACGGTTTGGATTTTGGGTTGGACAACACGGACCATTTGATGGCCGAAATGTTGCGGGAGATAAGGTCATGCTCTCTGCAATGATCCTCAGCCAGCGGCCGTGGCAGGTTATCGCCGTGATTCTCTTGGTGCTGTTCTGTGTCGGACTTCGTGGTGGGGGCGGAAAAAATGGCCACGTCTAGCAAAATCATTCCTGGGTCTGTTGAACAGAATCCGTCGTGGGTCACGCCCAAGGGGCAGGACTACAAAGATCGGATTCAGGAACAGACCAGTCAGATCATGAGTGCTTTCATGCAGATGCTCCCGTCTAACTACGTTTCTCAGGTTACAGGGCCTTTCTACACTATGCAGTTCCAGGCCATTGCCGAACGGCTGGCCGAATTTCAAATGGTGGCTCAGGAAGTGTTCTCTGACGCCGATTACGACTTCACTCGACCTGAGTTTCTGTACCAGATCCTTGGAACCCTGGTGTTCCCAGATATCAGTGAGGGCATTCCGCAGATTGATGGAGACGTGACCTATCGTACTTTTCTTAAGAGGATGGTGGCTTTGCTTCTCAGGGGGGCTACGAAGGAGGCTTCTGAAGAAGGGGTGCAACTGCTGACAGACCACGTTGTTAAGGTTATCGAGAAGAACATTGCTGCTCGGGGGGATGCAAATTCGGGTTGGGGGTTTGACGACCAGTTCACTTTTGAAGTAGATATCTATGCAGACGCCAACGGGAATTTTCCGGAGGATCCGGTACAACTACAGGAGAATGCAAGGCTGGTTCTCAAGGCGCTGAAACCCGCTCATCTGCTTTACGATTTTCGTTTCGTGTTTCAGGATATTGCCAGGGCGGCTTCGGATGCTTGGTACACGGACGTCATCCCCAATCCCTATTGGGAGATGGAAGTTTTCGACTATGAGGATGCTAGGAGTTACTGGCACGGAGCCAAGAACATTATCGGAACCAACGGAGTGACTTGGACGGATAGGGGCCTGTTTTCGGACGTGACCCGAAGTTTCGCTTCAGTTCAACCCGGAGCTTCCCTCACAATCGCAGCCGGGATTAATACCGGGACTTACAGGGTGAGAGAGGTCAGGACGTTCCCCTTGGGGGATGATAGCACTGCCCGTCCCTACACGACCGCTCCTACGGGGTTGTCTGGATGGGCAAGTGTGGAGGACGGGGCTTTTGTAGACTCTTCTCAGGATTTTTCGGCTGCGGTTGAAGGTGAAGTTCTGGTTTTTACCGCAGGAGCCAACGCTGGATCTTATCGGTTGGGGGTTTTGTTGGGCACTCAGGGAGGACCTGTTGGGTTTGCCTCTGGACCGGCAACGCAAGTTCGACCTACCCCGTCTATTTTGCGTCTTGAGTCTCGAATGAAGCAAGCGGGTATGGGCCAGAGATATATTGTTGAAGTGGATCGGTTGGGTAAGTCTGAAGAGAAGACAGTGACTGGAGAAGACGTAACTTCTCCGTTTTTATCTTAGATAAAATCTGTCAGAGCCGGATGGCCGACGCGGACAGGCCGATGGTGGCGAGTCCTGCGAGGGCGGCGATAGTGCTTCCTGAGCGGCCCATGCTGGCCTCCTATGCGATCTCGTACCAGAACGACTTCTTCGCGCTGGTCGTCCAGGTCTTGTCACCGACGCCCGTGTTTGCCTCGAAGCGGTTAGATGCGGCGTTGAAGTTCACCGCCACGAAGTTGACGCCGTCGGCACTGCACCCGGCCGAGTAATTCGTCGCGAGGTGGCGCCCCGACGACGTTTCCACGCCGATGTTGCCGTTGATGCTGTCCTGGTACAGCCCGCCGAAAGGCGCTGTCTTGCGCGTGTAAAGCGCGTGCGTTCCGGCGTCGTTCGCCACCGGCACGATCTCGGTCAACGGGGTGGCAAGGCACGCCCCGCCATTGGCCGCCGCGCACAGCGCCGTGCCACCAGAATTGAGTTTCAGGGCCGCACCGCCAGGGATGGCGATGTCGAATATCGTGTAGGTCGCATGGATCGTCACCAGGATATTGTCTGCCCCGCCGCCGCCTCCAGCCGCGATGTCCGCGGCGATCTTGCTTGCCGACTGTCCCATGCTGGCCTCCTTACGCCGTGGCGAAGTCTGCGGCGCGCGTGGCCGACGTGCTGAATGTGCGGTTCGCGCCCAGGGCCGCCTCGAACCGCGACGTGGCCTGCACGTAGTTGAGCGTCGTGTTGTCAGGGTTGGCCGCCGCGCCTGCGTCGTAGGGGATCGCGATTTGCCTCCCGGTGAAGGTCGAGATCGCAATCGTGACAGGGACGCCTGCTTGCGACAACGCGCCCGTGCTCTTGCTGATGTACACGACGCTGGACAAGGCCGACGTGTCGACGACCACCAGCAGGTCCGTAGCCCCGGCCGTGGCGAAGGCGTTGCCGCCCTGGCCGTCTACGCCGAAGCACTTCACAATGCCGGCGGCGTAATGGAGTTTCACCTGGCCGCCGACTGGGATGGCCGCGTCGAACACGGTGAACGTCGCGGGGGACGCCATCAGCGCGTTCGGCGCACTGCGGGCCGCGATGTCCGCGGCGATCTTGCTTGCAGACTGTCCCATGGTGACCTCCTTACGCGAGCGGCAGGACGTACAGCCGCAGTGCCCCCGCGACGGCCGGGAGGCTCTTCAGGACGCTCATAGCCTTGGAGGCAGTGAGATCGTAGGGCTGCGTCGCGAAGCCGTCGTTCCACCCGCGCTCACCGACGACAGCCGCAGGAATGGTCTCGGCGCCGAGCAGGATCGACGCACCACCGCCGCCAGCGGCGTCTTGCACCGTGATGGTCTCGCCGACGTTCGCGACGTTCGGCCAAAATTCGACCGACAGAAGGCGGCAGGCGTAGGAAGGCCCGGTGAAGTCGACAAATACGGGGATCGCCGAGGCCTGGATGTCGTACTCCCAGCACTCCACCACTGCATGGCGTGGGCTGCCGGCGGAGGCGATGTACTTCAGGCCGGTGTCGGCCTGCGCCTTGTCCGCGGCGGGCGTGCCGAGAATGCCGTTGACGGCGCCGTTGGCAGCCTGCGTCGGCGTCACCGACTGGCGCGGCACCTGGAACCATCCGATCGAGCCGTCGTTGGCGAAGTAGTATTCGCCGACGGGACGCCCGGAGATCGCCTCCAGCGCCATGACGTGGTCGCCCTGCGCGGGGGTCGTCTCGGCCCACACGTCGGCGGGGGTGTCCGCGGTCAGCGTGTAGATGCGGTTGATCGTGAACCCATTGGCCGAGTTGTAGGCGATGACCCGCGTACCGACCGGCAGGCCGGGAGCGGGCTCGCCGCCCAGGACGAAGAACTTCACGGGCTGCAGGTAGGAGGCGATGGCGGCCTTCTCGCTCGTGGTGGGCAACGTGGCGTGCGTGTGGCCGGTCGCCGAATACAGCGTGTCGTAGTAGCCCTTCAGGTCGGCGACACCAACGGCAATCCAGCGGCCCGCGATGTCAGTCGGGGATACGATCCCAGGCAGTGCTTCGGCCGCCACGCTGGTTGCGTCATAGCGGTATAGATCCGCCATGGCAGCACCGTTGTTTTTGACAAGACAGAGCATCCCTTCGCCACGGGCTGCTGCGATTATGGCTTTGAGGCCCGCAATGTCTGCGACGGGTAGGTGGATGCCCATATCTTTTGCTACTGTAATGTGGTACACACCGCCCGCGTCGGTGGCGTCATAAGTGTTGGGTGGGTCCTCTGAACCCACCGCTTCACCAAGATTGAATCTATAGAGTACGCCGGTAGACTCGACGGGGACCAGAGTTCCATCTTTGAAATTGGTTGTTGACAGTGCTTTGAGTGCAGCCACATTAGCTACGGCGGCGTGGATCAATCCTTCAAGAGCGGCTACTTGAAGAGCCAGTGCAGTGAACTGTTCCTTGGGAATGAATTGAAGATTTGCCATGGTATTCTCCTCTTAACTAGCGAATGTCATAAAGGAAAACGGCGTTTGCATCGGTGTCGATGTCAACGTTCGTCCCTGGAACGAACGTTGCTTCTGCACGGTGCGAAGCGGCTGCAACGTAATTGCACGCTACACCGCCCGCAGCCGCGTAAGCGATGCAGAGGGCTTTGCCATTCAGCATTCTCACGAGAACGTCATTGGTGCCAAAAGCCCCGGTCGTGTTGTGATGAAGTAATTTAGACCGCAGGGTTCCGGTGTTGTTACAGAAAACCTGTTCGCCCACAACGGCGGAATCAATTACGTAGGCTTTGTCCAGACCGAGGAGTCCGGACCACAGATCATCTGCGGCTCCAATGGCACTGATTAGGACAGGACCCGACGCGGAGGGGGTCACATACAGAGCGGCCCCGCCTGGAACTGCGGCATGGGTCACACGGAGCGTCTCAGCCGTGAAAAAACGGGCGGTGAGCATTCCATGGTCGATCATCCCTTTGATCGTGCCGTTGTTGTATGACTCAGCCACCAGAGAGGTATAGATCAGGGTGATTGTCTGTCCCGGGTCAATGTACATCGGACCAGGGCGGTTTTGGGGACGAACGTTCAGACTTCCAATATCGGGGAGAGTCAACTGGGCGTTTGGGGTACCCGTATGGGTAAGTTGAATTCGGATTCCGGTAGCCATTCTATTTCTCCTTTGAGGAAGTGTTTTCCTACTTAGAGGAACCCTATAGAGAGAAAACCGAACCTCTATCTCCTTACCTAAAGGAACCCTATAGAGGGAAAACCGGAGCCCACGGTATTATGTCTATGGGAAGTCCTCTTGTAGGATCTCCAGAGGCATTTCACATGGCTGTGAACATAAAGACCACTATTCTTCGTGGGGTTTCTCCCGTAGGAGATCCTCTTCAGACCGGAAGTCGACCTAAGGCGTCAGAGACTTTTGTGGTTCGGCCTGGAGATGTAATTGAAGCAGAGGAGGCTTCCGCTACCGTAGTAAACTGGACTCTGGAAGATGCTCCTATTACTTTGGATGGGACCCGTTCTTCTGCTGTTCCTTCTCCCGTTTCTGGAGCGTCCACTTCTTTCATTCTCGATTTCGAGGGGGCATACCTCTTGAAGGCAACAAACCCTCTGAACGTCAATGATAACCAGACCGTTCGTATTCGGGTGGATTCTCTTACAGCAGGGCTATCTTTTGTCGCTTGGGGAGAACAGAACACAGGTTCTTTGCTGGTTCCTTTCGATATCGGGGCTCACGGATGGTCTGAGACCATAAGTCTCGGTTTCGAAAAGACATTGGCTATTTTGCGAAGATCGAAGGTGACTGGGAGAGTGGTTCGAGTAGATGCTAATCGTGGGTTCGATTACACGCAGTCTCCTGATGACCCTGCCTTCACGAACACCTACCCCGGGATTCCTGTTTACGAAGCAGGGGTGTGGACAACTTTGCCTCATTCCGAACTCACCGCCCCGTCTTCGGGGGCGGGGGATTTTGGGTCGGTGCAACAAGCCATCAATTGGATTGCCGCCTCTTCTTATGTCCCCTCAGAGGAGTACCCCTGGGTTGTCGAAGTTGCGGACGGGATATATGAAGAGGACGTGGCTTTCCAGCCTTTCATCCATGTTGTATCTGCTCGCTCCCCGATGCAGAATCCTCTGAATCCAGGCTTGTTGTCCTTCGGAAAATGCGTGACCCTTCGTGGCAATCATCTTTTTGTGGGGACCTCTGCGACAGATGCAGTGTTCCTGTCTGGGCTTTTCCTGGACAACTACGGTATCGACAACGCTTTTCCAGTTCTGAAAGCCAGTGGGGGCCAAGGAGTTCTGTGCATTCATGACACCGTTATCGACCAGAGTTTCGTTTCCGGAGTCAGGGGGGATACCGTTTCTGTTGAAGGGCCTTACACCCTGCTATTCGTAGAGGCAGGGGTCTACAACCGGACCACTAATGTTACAAGCGGGCCTTTGAGAGTCGAGGGAGGCGCTAGTCCTGCTTCCGTGGTGAGTCGTCGTTCTTCTTTCATCGGTTTCGGTGGGAGTATAGACCTCAATCTCGTTTCTAAAGTTGGGGGGGGTATTTTCTATTTCTCGGACAGCAGCATCAGAGCCGGTTTAGGGGGCGCCCTCCCCGCCGTTCAGATAATAGGGGAACTCCAACTGGTTATTTCTGAGACAGTGAATTCTGGGGGTCCCGTGCTTGTCTTTAACCCCGACGATTCTGGAGGGGGGCTCAGCCAAACGTGTTTATTGCGGGGGTCTGAGATAGACGGGGATATCCGGATCAACGACGGGAATACTGGAGGAGTCTGTCAGGCTCTCGTTTCGTCTTCTTCTTTTGGTGCCCTTACAGGAACGTCGGTTACCCACGGCATTCTTACAGTTATAGGCGGGACAAATGGGCTGTCTGTAGCTTTTGATCCCGCTACTTCCGGGATGGCCGCAAATACAGTGCAGGCGGCTCTTTTAGAACTACATACCTCCAAGATGGCTTTAGTTCCGACAGCTACTGAAAATAATTTAGCTACATTTAACGCTGCTGGACAAGTAAAAGACGGGGGTGCTTTACCAACCAATGCCGCGACAGTTACCGTTGTGGATACAGCTAGCACGACTTGCTGGCTGACACTTTTTGAGGCTGCCACAGGGAATTGTGCGGCTAAGACCGATGCAGCCCTCAAGTACAATGCCGCTACGGGTGAACTTGAGGCTACTAGTTTCAAAGGACCCCTAACGGGCAACGCCTCCTCAGCGACTACTGCTTCAGCATGTAGTGGAAATGCAGTGACAGCTACTGCTGCGGGAACTATTTCGGGAGTCGCGGATACTGCTAGTGCCACTTGTTGGTTGGCACTGTTCGAGGCCGCTACAGGAACTTGTGCAGCTAAGACTGACGGTTCGTTGCTTTACAATGCCTCGACAGCTCTGCTCAGTATTGCCAAATTGTACTTGTCCTCGATGGTTTCTGCCATGGAGGTCGACGCGGGAGTTTCTGGCGCTAACAAGACTATTGACTGGAACTCCGGTAATAACCAGAAGGTTACGTTTGACAATTCCTGTATTTTCGCTTTTACGGCTCCCTCTACGGGAGTAGCGCACCTGACACTTCGTATGATTCAACCTGTGGCTGGAGGGAAAACGGTGACTTGGCCAGCTACGGTCAAGTGGAGTGGTGGAACGCAGCCTACTTGGGACACAACTGCCAGTAGAGAGAACTACGCCTTTTTTTACTGGAATGGGAGTTTTTATGTGGGATCTGGTGTCACTAATATAACGCCGTAGGAGTATTCTGAATGGCTACTAGACTTGTTCCAGCAACGTATGCATCGCCTCAGATAGCACTTGCTGCATGTGCTGCCTGGGACACGATTCTCGTTACGTCTGGATCATATACGCTTCAGAACTTGTCTAGAAGTATATACGTAATATGGGAGTGGACGAACGATGTCTCGATAGGCTTGACCGCTGTAGGGTTACAAGGTGCATACGCGCAGAACTGGCGGCCGGCGGCTGGCAGTGCGAGCAAGCGCATGTCCTTGGCTAGTGGTGCATCTATTCACAGGCAGAGCGCCCCGTCTTCGAGTAACGAGAGTACGTGGACCAATGTGGATTTCACTATTTCTGCTGACCAGCCGGCACTCTGGTGTACCGGGCCTTGGGCAAGCACGATAAATGTCAATAACTGCACGTTTACGCAAACGGTAGCCGGGGTTGCGTATGCCACAAGGATCGGTATAGAGCTTTTTGGTAGTGGGACGTATGTAAATGCTAATAACTGCACGTTTACCAAATGTGGTTCCGGGGTTCATGTCGAAAATACATGGTCATGGGCAAAGACATACCGGTGTAAGTTTATAGGGTGTTACTGCACGCACTCGGCGATAGCCGCCGCGGATCAGTATTCATCGCTATGGAGCACACTCGACGTTGCGTATTCTGGCAGCGGCGGCACCGCTCAGTATGGAATGTACTATAATGGCGGCGATTCTGCGCGTCCGACGTACATTGCTAAAAGGTGTACGTGGGATGTAACAGCGGGCGCTTTTTACAACATTGGCGGAGTCAGATCTACAGTGCAGGGGTGCTGGGCCGACGCAATGACGCGCACGGGAGCGGGTGGCACCTGGGACCACAATGGGAGCCGAGTATACACCGGAACACCCGGAACGGGGGACGTTACAACGCTAGCAGACCCAGGATTCATGAATAAAGCGGGTAACGTCTACACCCTGGCATTGTCTACCTGTGTTCTTGTTGGAGCGGGCGTAGATATCTCGGAAGTAACCGACCACGCAGGTTTAGCAATACCGAATTCTCACGGAACCTATAGTATTGGCGCATACGAGTTCTGGGGATCATGGGGTGGCGGGGACACAGGCGTAGTCGTAGGCATAACCTTCTGAGGCAGTTTGATTGTGAGGGAAAAATAAATTGAACCCCCGACGGGTAATCTACACTCAGTACGGCCCCCTCACCAAAGGTTGGGGAGACGGCACTCCTGCGACCGTCGAAGACGTCCATGTCTATATTGATACGGGGGGCGGACCAGTTGAGGTCACGGTTTCGGAAGTGAATCCCTACGAGGGCAAGATCATTCTGGCCCTCCCTGTTCCCCCGAACCCTGTTTCCGTTACAGTCGACTATAAGTGGATGAACAATCCGCAAGAGTCTCTTCGGTTGAACACCCTCGGGCTCACGCTCAACAAATGGGGTTCTGCTAATCATTTGTCTTCCCCCAGCCACGGATCCCGACACTCTTTCAACGTTACTCTTGGCCCTGGAAATCGGGCTCGCCGGACTCCTTTCCTCGTCGGGCACCGTTTCCTTGGTCTGGAAAGGGCATACACTTCGGCTCTAAATAGCCCGACTACCTTACGTTTGAATGCCCCCGATGCACGGCGCCTGAAGTATGACCCGATCGGTTTCTCTATTCCCTATGAATGCATCACCACTCCGCAATCCGAAGGTTGGGCTCTTCTCGGGGACGATACGGGGTCGGTTGTCAATGGAAATGGAACCTACACTTTGGTCGATGCTACGACCGGTTCTTACGGCCACGGGGAGGGAGCCTGTTACACCCAGGGAGTTGATCTTTCCATTCCCGCTACGGTGTATTTGGCAGGGCGCCTTCGTGTGACGGATTACACCTTGAATGGGGTGTTCTCCGGCTTGGGTTTAGGGGTGCATGACAACAACAGGCTCTACCTCGCAGGGCTCCTTGAGGTGAATGGGCTGAAGCATGTAGGTATTCTCCGGAACGTCGGACGTCCTTACGAGGTGGATTCCTGGATTCTAGGGCCGACCACAACCGCCACGATTCTCACCACTACGACAATGACGATCCCTGCCGCCAGCACTCCCGTGTCCTTGGCACCCGGGAATCGGTTCCAGGTTCTGTCAGGGGCCCAGGTCGGGGTCTATACTATCGCCTCTATTGTCCATCAGACTACGGGTGTGACAACTATCACTGTCGTGTCTCCGTTCCCTGACGACCCGACCAAATGGGATAACTCCCATGCCGCTGTCATTTTCGAGGCTCTCTGGGATACCAACCCTATGACCTATAGGATGGTCGTGGACACGAGCACTCACACGGCCCAACTGTTTATCAGCGGGGACGTGTCGGGCACCGTAGTTGACCTAACGGCTGCGGACGTCCAGGATTTGGCTATTACCCCCAAGACGGTCCTCATGCTGACCACGACCGGTAGGGGTCAGATTTTCTGGGGGTCTTTGAGTCGAGAGGCCACCAGCACCAGTATTTGGTCTTTCTATCGGGCGGGTTCAGTGCCTGCCGCTAACAGATTCCAAGCTCAGAATCTGGTTATAGACACAGAAATGACGGTGACTCCGGAGTATGACACCGATGAATGGTTCGTGACTCAGGATTTCGGGTACTCCGCAATTCTGGGTGGGGAGATGCTGTTGAAATCCTCGGCCGCTGATACGGCCTTGGATTTCACCTTTGGCTATGGAAGAACCGAGCCCTTCATTACCGAAAGAACCAACCTGAATCTCACGACCAGCCTGAAGGTGGACAGCGGGACTCTCGGGGTCGGGGATGCTCTTATTGTGTTGCAGGACTCCAAACGGCAGGTGAATTTAGGTACGGTTCAGTACCTGGAAGACCCTCTGGCTACGCCTTACCGCCAGTTTCTCGATTTGCCGCATGTATCGATGTCAGGTCTCTGGCTGCCTGACGAGGAGAACTGGATTCAGTCCGCCGTGTTCGATATGGCCGAAGAGGTTCGAGGACACGACTTTTTCTCTACTCAGACAGTGGGTGAGGAAGGGGGGCTGTACTACAAGAACCTGTTTTCCCTGCCCACTTGGGATGAGGGGGGCAGAATCATCGAGAGCCGTCTAGCGGTTCTCAGCTACATTGCTAACGGGCTCGGGGAGACGGGGATTTATTTCGGGGGGCGTGTCAGCCATCCCGGGGGTGGCGGGGGTGGTATGTGGGGGGCTCCCTTCGGAGGAGGCCCCTTTGGTGGTGTGCCTTTTGGAGGGTTGGGTCCCATTCCTGGAGTTTGCAGAGGTGTAAACCTCACCCTGCGGGCTTCTGTAGGGGGGGCTTCGCCGAAGGTGCTGGTACTCGATGAAGCTAACACTCTCATCCAGGACTACGATTTCGATTGGACAGACGGGGGGGATCATACCTATCGTCTTATCGCGGACCCCATAGCCCTCACTGTAACTTTGGCGATCGATGGGGTTGTGTATCTGCCTGTGATGAACCTGCTGGCTTTTGATACCGTGACCACCAATGACCTGTGTTGGTTCGGTTCTTGGACTCCCGCGGTAGATACCGCTTCGGATGTTCGCTGGACCGATATGGCCTATGCAGTTTTGGCCCCCTCCTCCGCAAAACGGACTTTTGGTGTGTATGTTTCCGGGGACTGGAACGATATCGATTCTTGGCGTGTCCCTCGAATTGATTCATTCGATGTACCTAACTCAGATGTTTCAGCGGACGTCAAACCGATCGATTGGAATAGCTGGACCGACGTGATGGTCAACCGCGATCCGGTCTGGGGTGTCTCTGTTGTATTCCCGTTGGAAGCTCCACCTCCTGGTTGGACAGGAGACCCTTCGGACTTCGCAACCTATCTGACCAACCCGAAAGCAGGTTGGATCAACGTAGAGCAGGAAGAGCTTCCGAGGGTTACGGCTACGTTCGGTTACGTGAAGTTCGGGGCTCTGAGTTCAGATTCCATTACCCAGCAGTGGTGGGATTACCTTAGGTATCGGATTTTCAACCGGCCCGTTGTTACCTCCCTGCCTTCGTCCAAGATGGTGCTGAATAGGTACAACGCGATCAGTAGCGGAGAACGAGGGACAGATACTACGGTCGAGTCCGTCGCTGTGACCTCTATGTCCAGTACCCTGGTTTCTTTAATTCCGGCGGATATGAGGGCGGACAGGGTGTTCGTGGTTTCCGAAGGGGGGATTCCGATCTCAGTGGATTACTGGACGTTCGACGTGGCGTCGCAGTCAATCACCATCGACTCCGAACACCCGCTGTCAGGAGACCACGTTCCTGTAACAGTCAGTTTCTCTCCTGGAAAGCCGATCACGGAAACTTATCTCAAGGGGCAACCTCTCCTGGATAGCCTCAACCTGTTAAATGCGGGCACTCCCCCGTTCGTCATGAGCCAAATGGGGCAGGCTACGCCCGTAGTAGTTACGTCTCCGGTTGATTTCGTGGATTTCGTCGACACTCCCGGGTCTTTGTACGATTACGTCAAGAATTTCTCGGTGAATAATGTCGGTTTACAGAACCTGCTCGCGGATGCTGAGGACGGTCGTGTGCCTCATGATATGGCGTTTGAGGGGCCACTGTTCCGAGAGGAGCCCCTTTTGCCCCGAGAGGTGGAGTTGGAGGGGGTTCCTATTCTGTTTGCCAGCGGGGGTTCTTTCGAGGACGGGGCCTGGAATCTTGCTAAATCGGCTCCGACTTGGAAACAGGGGATGAACCGCGGGCTGGTAACTGTTCGTCGGTTGACGATTCCGACTCCAAGTATCGAGGTCTTTTGGGACGGCACCCAGGTAGAATAGAGGACGGCGGTTTTTAGGCTATTGATCGGTCTACCATGAGAGGCTGAGGAAGGTTTTCGCAATGACGATTCTCACGGAACGTACGAAGCAGCCCCGAGAGCAGTGCTTGTGGGGCATGAGTATGCTGGAGCAGGAGACTGTCTCCAAGCCTAAGGGGCATTATTTTTGCCACATGGAAGATGCCACTACCGGAGAGGTGCTGGCCCATTTCGAGGGGGACAATATCATCACCCTCGACGAGGGGATCGCAATGTCCCGCCTTTGTGCCAGTCCCGCGGCTACTTACCCTGGGATTCGGATGCTTGCTGTAGGTACGGGCGGCTCAGGGGCCGCTACAAGCAGCCAGCGATCGTTGAACGCGGAGATTTTCCGTAAGGCTCTTTCTAACCGCCAGTACCGGGATGCGTCAGGGAACGCTACGGGCATTCCGACGAATGTGGTGGACTACACTTGTACTTTGGGTGTTGGGGAAGCTGCGGGGGCTGCGCTCAACGAGATGGGGTTGCTGTTGCCTTTCGATTTGATAACCCCCGCTCCTGGAAATCCCATTGGGGCGCCGACTCCCTGGTTGTACAATCCTCCGAATCCGTATGACCCGACCTTTGACGTGACAAGGTACGATATCCTGTTCAACTACGCCACTTTCGGGGTTGTCACGAAACCGGCAGGGGCTGTTCTGACGTGGACGTGGCGAATCACGCGATAAGCGGGGAGTAGAAGTCGATGGGTGTCAGCGATAAGACTAAGTTTTTCGACTATGACCTGCTCATTCCGAACACTACGGCTCAGGTTCGGGCTCCGGGGGACAGGTCATTTTCTCAGGTTGTGGTTCAGTCGGGTAAGTTGGTTCTCGACAGTGAGCTGAACCTTAGCCAGGACTTGGCCACGTTCACCCGCCAACTCCTTGCTGGGCAGTCTACGCCTTCTGGTTTCCTCATCAACTCGACCCATGCCGAGCAGTTTTCGAATTTCTCGTTCAGAGTTCCCAGCGACCCTGATTTTCTGCCAAACTCTTTCCACATGGACCGGAGAGAGGCGATTGTCGCAGGGTTCCCTATTGTCGTGGAATACACCCTCTCCGATACCCCGAACGACAATATCATCCCGCTCTCGGCGGCAACTCTTTACGATCCTTCCGGGGAGGTCAACCGCACGGACTTTGTGTTCCTCGAAGTCTGGCAGGCCCTGATTGCCCCATCCCCTCATGCTTTCGGGACCATTACGGTCAATACTCCTATCGTCGGGTCCGCGATTACGGTTGAGGGGCCGTTCCCAGGAACAACAACGTTCTCGGCAGTTGCGGCTCTCCCCGCCCCGAACGAGTTCGAAATTGGGGGAGATGATGTTGCTACTGCCGTCAATCTCGCAGCAGCTATCAATGCTTTCCCTGGTTTGTTGGTTTATGCCAAAGCCGCGGGTGATGTGGTTTACGTGATCGCGATTGACGGAGGGGCTGCGGGGAACCTTTTCAATTTCTCCTCTGCTGATCCTGTTACACTCATTCCCGACCCCGTAGGCGGGTTCCTGGCTGGTGGCGTCGACATGCCCAACAAGCCGGACCAAACACACCTTTACCGGCACGGTAACGTATATTCTTCGTCGTCGGTTGCTTTGGGTGATGATCTAATCGACCCCACGATAGCTAGGGAGACGGCTCAACGGGTTCAGGTCCAGTATCGGATTCGAGCTACGGGCTCTTTTGAGGCAGTCAACTTTAAGACTCAGATGGACGGGTTTTCTTCTGGGGTTCTGGCTCAGGGTTCGCAGGTTGGAGGAACTGTAGCGGGTTATCCTTTTGTCCCTGCAGATGGTTCCACGGTGAGTGGAAATTCCAGTGCTGTGGCCTATGGGACAGTAGATACAGGCCTTTGGATTGCAGGGAATGGGACCGATACTGCAGCAGCCGCGCTAGGGACGGTAGATGGTTTTGTTTATGCAATCCCTATGGCTTTCGTGTTTCGGCACAATGACGCTTCGACTCCGCTGGTCAACCAGGGTTGGGGTCCTGTCAGCAACGCTAATGGTGCTCCTGTCTCCAATCACGGTGGGTACACGGGGGCGGAGACGGGTTGGCTTGTCCCTCCTGCGACGTCCGACCGGCCGGACGGTGCTTTCTGTGATGCCATTTCCGAGACAATGGTGCTGGACCTTCGGCGCCACGTGAGCCCTGTTGGGTTCGATTTCAAGGCCGTTCTGCACCAGCAGTTCCAGTCCCTCATGGACGGGTCTTTCAGGACTTGGGCTATCAACACACAGGATAAGCAGGAGTTGGGGCTTTCGGGGGACGTGTCTACCAAGTTCCTGGTTTGTAATGAGGTTGGTCGTGGTGCAGAGGGTGGTGCGGGGGACAGTTTCGTCGGGGATACCCCCCGCGGAGTGACAATAGGACAGTTTGATCATATCCGACGCCGTTTTGCCGATCAGGCGGTTGTCGAGCGGGCGGTGTTTGCTTTCTATCCTACTGACCTGTGGGTTGCGAATCCTGGTAAGTACGTGAGCGGAGCGGCTCCCTGGTGGCAAGAAGATTCGACGTTGGTGCTAGATCTGGACCATTTCAACGTGACCGGTCAGGGCGGTGTCTTTCACGGGTTGGCCCCGAGTGACACCTCTACAGAGGTATTCACGGACGTGTGCCCTCCCGGTACTCGCATCACGGATCTTTTGTCCATTTACCACGATGATGGTAACTGGAATCTGGTTGGCGGTTTCCCTGTAGACCAGACAGTTCAGATCAAGACCGCTACTGGACTAGGAACTCCGAAGCTCGAAGTGGTTCTGGATTTCAATGACACCCCTATGACCGGTGGTTTGAATGTTGCTCCCTATGGGGTTGTCGATGGGGTTCTTGGGGATGCTCATTCTACTCGACGTATTTTCATGGAAGTTGAGATTACCTACCCTCTCGGAGTAGGTTTGACCGACACTCCGACTCAGGAAGTCGTCCCTACAGTTATTCCGGGCGTGGCTTGGGAAGAAGGGCCCCTTGTGCAGAATGACGTGGGCCAACGTCCTGCCGACATGTATGACCCGACAGGAGGTATTAATTACCAGCCCCTGCCTCCAGCTTTCAGAGAGGGCTACAGAGAAACGGATCTGGAGTATGTAGCTTCGTTAGAGGGAAGCCCCGCAGATCGAGTTGTGGATCAGATCGTGAGCCGAGATCCGCTCAGTCTGGTGTTCCCTCGTCGTCTATGGTCTTGGGGCCCTGCTATCCAGGACTTGGAAGATATGGACTTCAGGGCTGCTGACACGGCAAACTGTGAGTATGGCTCAAGTTCCCGTTTGGTTGCGGTAGATGCGGGAGGTCTTAACGGTCCTCTCAGCGGGGCAGGCCAGACTCTCTGTTCTGTCGCTTACTACGCCCAGGACGCCATTCCGAATTATGGGCTTTCAGGCTATCAGGTTTCGGTATACTTCAGGGCCAATGCCCCTCAAACTTTCGGGACGAAGGCCGGAGTGTTGTCTGACCCTGTGAACGGGACCCTGCCTGTGACGCTGACGGTTGAGCCCCTGGCTATGTCTGAGTCTCTGTGGACGGGACAGGTCGGCAAGGGGTCCCAGGACCTGCCGTATCCCTATGTTTCTCCGTTGGACCAGATCCCACACTATGACGGGATGGTTCCTGCTATTGCAGAAGAGTGGTTCTACTGTGCTACGGCGATGATCTCCGTGGCAGATTTCAATGCGGACGTGGGTCTTCTGTCCTTGCATCCTTTCGTTCAAGCGGACGGATCTAGTGAGATCGCTTTCGGCGGGGGCGTAGCTCCCTTGCGAGATGCCGAATTCCGGTCCCTGTATCGGGTGGTTGATACTAATACCTATCGCCCGACTATTATGGCCCAGCCTTTGGCTGGATCGGTTCGCCACAAGGTGTTTTTCCCCTTCTTGGCTCGCATCCCCGAGGACGTGAAAAACGCTAACGGGGGGATTTCGTGGCGATCGGGTGAGTTGGTGTTAATCGTCATTTCCCGTTTGGCGGAGCTGGACGACCAGAACACCATTCGGTTCCTCGACCTGAACAACCGGACTTGTGCGGCCGTTTATCGTACACGGAATCTGTTGCTGACAGTGGGTAAAGGTTTGAACTTGCCTATGCCGGTGTAGGGAGATAGGGCATGCCTAGGTCAATCAATCCTGGTTCGCTACAAGTCGGGTCTGGCACTCTGCGCCCCGACCCTTTGAATCTCAGTTTGTCCTCCGGAGCTTTGGGCGGGACTCTGCCTTTCCTGTCTGGCGGGGGGCTGCAAGGTCTGGATGTTCATGTGCATGACCCAAAAGGGGCTCATCCTGCGTCGGCTATTTCGGTGGATGAGTATCCCCCGCTGTTCTTTGCCAAGAACGTAGAGGATGCTCTGGACGAACTGGCGGCCCTCATTCCGCCTCGTCCCGCAGGAGTTGGTTTCTGGAACACTACCATTACGCCCTATTACAACAGCCTCCCCGATTGGGGCAGTTTGAAAGAGGCGGACGCCCCGTTGACGGTGCGGGACCCTGGTTCTTTTCCTACGTGGCTAACTACTACGCCGGATGAGATCTACCCTTACTACTGGATTCAACCCTCTCCTGCAAACGTGACTCCGCCGTTCAACCCGTTGGGTAGCGATCCGGATTCGGATTTGACGTTCAACGTTGCGGATGGGGTTTACACGGGTGGTGGCTCGGGGCAGTGTTTCATCGGGGCCTTTACAAGGGGCAACCCCGGACCCGTGGTGCAGACCGTTCGCATCACGACCCGGGATTTGATTCCTACTGCTTGGCCTGTTGTTGTGTCTGGTACCGTGTCTCCGGCTGATCGGGGAGTTCTCGCTCTCTTGTACTGGCCTTTCGGGGCAACAGTTCCGGCTGATTTCACTAACCAGAACCTGGAGGACAGGGTTATTGCGGCCATACTGTTAGGGCAAGGGATCGACCACAAAGAGGGATCGACGGATTGCGACGGAGGTCCTGGCGGGATTTTCTCGATGGGGGAAACGTCGGGGGAGTATGATCCTTTTGCATTCCCTGGTCAGGCTTCGGGCCAGTATGACCTGTCGGAACTCACGGCTTTGGACCCCGCCGCCGGTCAGGTGCGTTTGGGAATAGACCCGAATGCGGAGCCTACGGGAATCACTATCCCTGGAGGTTTTCCTGTTCTGGGGGCTTCGGCCATTTCTGCCGGAGGCGGGGACGATAACAACTTTTTCCGTTACCGTCTGCCCTACCTGAAAAATTACTCCGCTCTGAAGTGGACGCCTGCGGTTGAGCAGACCCGCTACTTTGCAAAGCCCCCAGTGTCGTTGAACCCTGGAACGGATTTGGCACAGGCAGGGGATTTCTCTAATTTCGATGCCGACTACCGGACGTTCCAGGTTGCTCGATACCGGCACCGTTTCGAGCTTCCAAATACCGCTATTGCGGGAGACATGGAGGACGCTGGGACGGTGATCCTGGTCCATTTCAAGAAAGAAGCAGACTTCGAGTCCTACGTTGCCTATGGCACCATGCCCGGACCTCTGACGTACAGCGTCTACAGTGCCTCGCAGGTCTCCGGTACTGTTCCGCCTGAGTTGGACAACGTCGAGGACTCAGTGACGAATCTCGCCGCTGTGCCTTATCATGTTTTGCGGTCTGACATCGTGAATGACCCGGACGGTGCCACGGAACCAGCGACTATACTCACGACTGCGACCTATGACGGTGTGGACAAAATGTGGGTGTCTGGTATTGAGTACTTTACCCCGACCGACACCCTGGGAAACCTGACTTTCACCATTTCTGATGCCTACCTAGAAATGCAGAATTTCTATAACCGGACTTACCTGTTGTCCCCTCTGACAACGGTACTGCATACCGCCTATCCTGTAACTTTCGGCGTTGCACCTTTTGCTTACGAGGTCGGAAACGTCAACGTTTCTGGTGGTATTCTCTCAACAGTGCAAGAACGTCAAAGGATTGAAGTTACTTTTGAAACTATGGGCGGGTCTATGTTGGCAGGACCCCAGCCCGCCGATTGGGCTTATGTGGACTGGACCGGAGAAACCGTTACTTTCAACGGAGACCTGAATTCCCCCAGTTTCTCCAGTAACGCTTTGGCCCGTTTTTTCATCCGCAGGCCTCTCGGTCAGGCTTTGGTCGGGACTGCTGTAATGCCTGCGGCAACTAACGGGTCTGTAGCCGTGAACCAGGACGCGGGGAACCCCATTGTCCTGTATCACTCTACGGTCCAGCCTGCTCCAGTTTACGGCAACTTTGTGTTCCCTCCTGGCGGACCCGCTCTCCCCACTTTGGAGACTTCTCTGAAGGACACCGAAGAGAGGTTCCTCGATGAAGTGTACCGGTACTGCTCCGACTGGAGCGGCTCCGGCGGGGTAGACCCCACAATTACGGCCGAACTCTTGGGTCCTGGCATCTCGAATTTCAGCGCCATTCCGGTTCCGGTTAGGGCTGGAACCGCGGTCGATGCAGACTTTTCGCTTGTGTCTTATCTTCAGCAGGGGTTCTATGCTCTGACTCTGGTGGGAACGCCCGAGTTGCAGGTTGCAGGGCTCCCTGACCGGAATCCCTACCTGACTGAAGGGGTTATATCTCCGTTCCCGTCGGCGGGCGTGCTCCTATACCCCAAGACGGACTATTCGGGAGGAGGGGTGGATTATAACCCTGTGGGGTTGGATTACTCTGGTTGTAGCGGGGACCGTGAGTACGTCAGAGCTTTCGACGCTGCTTTCTCTCAGAGCGGTACTCCGGTGGCTGCTGCGGGTCAGCCCTTTGTGACGTTCCGCATCGACGGAATCAAGCGGGAGGATTTCGCTTACGTAGCCCCTGGTCCCGGCTCCTATCACTTGTCAGGTGTTGCTATTTTCGTGAAGGTGCCGGGGCTCACGACCTGGATGGATATCGGTCGGGCGGATGGCAGTGGGCCTAGCAAACAGGACCCGTTCCTGGACGGGGCTGGTTGTGCCGTGATCGGGACTGGGACCCGTGATGGGGTAGACAGTTTTACGGGGCAGGTTTACACACAGGTCAAGATAAACGTGGGGCCGGTTGCCAATCTGGCCGTGGGGGAGGGGGACGAGGTTCCGGTTCTCGTGAAGGTGCTGATGCGGGATCCTTCCACTATGGCAGACCCCACTTTGACTCCCCTGTACTATGACTTTGACCACGAGTCCGTTGGGGGTCCAGGGTTTGTCAATCCCCCGAGTACGGGACCGTTGCTGTCCCCTGGTGTAATTCGCGGGATTATCGGGATCAAGCTAGAGCGGCCCTAAGTAAGGAGAGACGAATGACAACGGTTCCGAACGACACTTTGGGTGCAAGTCGAGACACGACACCGACCACGCCGACCAGGGACCCGTGGCAAGAAATGATGGAGAGGTTTTCTCCGGTTCCGGCGTCGAAGATGGTGCAGGCCGCTGAAGTCATTCAGGGGCTGGCCGGATCGTGGGCTAATAGTTATGTTCTCGGTTCCGGTTCGATCATGGACGACAATCGGGCTCAGGAGCCCGGGGCTCCGAGTCAGGTCCAGGCCGTGCTCAACACCCTGGGTCTGCCTGGAATGCCCGAGATCAATTTTGCTCCCTATGCCCATAGGACCAATCGCATGGGGTCTAAGGGCGGTTCCCTCATCGGGCACCCGATCTCTTTCTCTGTTGTCGGACCTACGCTGAAAAACCCGAGAACCAACTGGCAGTGGGTTATCACGGACAATAGCGGGTCGGCTAATGGAGACGTTCTCCAGTTGGATTCTGTAGAGACGTTCAACCTGGACCCAACCATGGCTCCAGGGGCTTTCGCTAAAACGTTGGAAGACTGTTATGGGTTTGCCAATCTGGCGGGGTTCCAAGGGGGCTTGTACGTCACGATCACGCAGACCGGTGCTCCGGTGACTTTGACGGGGGATGTTTATAACACGGCTGGCGGTATGGGCGACGGGCCTCTCAACACTGCACTCAATCGTGAGCCTCTGGTCCCGAAGACCTCCTACTCTAAGTCGGAGATTTTCAGGGTGATCGCAATGGACGACACCCCGGGGAATCACACCCTTACGCTCGATCCGAACAAGAGGCTGGCGGACTATTTCATCATCCCTGCGTTCCCTGACAATCCGGCTATTCGCGGTATCACGCTCCTGAAGCCCGAGGCTACCCGTTGTCTGGCGATTCCTGATTCTGGAGATAAGACTTTCGAGAAAGCTTTCATCATTGTGTCTCCCGAGCGGGCTCTGAATGCTGATAACTTGTACCCGCACTATGATTGGATTGATCCCGCTTTCCAGGAAGACGGGCTTCCTTTTATTTCTGCTGGATTGGTAGCTTACTACTCTTTGCCGCCGCACCTTCCGGTTCCGAGGTCGGTTGCGGTTATTGAAGGCCGTTTGTGGGGTGAGTCATTAGACGCCCCTTCTATCGCTGACCTGTCTGCCCGTATGTCAGTGGTTCTGGACGAGACTCTTTTGAGCAATCCTGGTGATTGGGCGGGGAAAATTATTCAGATTCGAGAGGTTAAGGTCAGAGGGAGCGCAAAGCTAACTATTGACCCAGGTACAGGTTGGCAAGCGGACCTGAAATCTCTGGTCGGTTGGTTTGAGGTCCTTTCCTGGACGGGGGCCGATAGCAAATACATTGTCCGTCGTATCGATGAGACAGATCCGGTTACGGGCAGAGCCTATTTTTACCCATCCCAGGCTTTCGAACTCGACCAGACAGTTCCTCCGGTGGCTGGAGACGGGATTGATCTCGCGATCACGGTCCATGAGCCGATTTCTTCCCTCTGGTCTTCTTCCTACTTTGATTATGATGCGGTGGACTCGGCCCGTTTGACCAATATCATCGACCCGAAGTGGTCGCCCAGGGCTCTCAAGTCCAGCGGGGCTTTTCCGGGAACTAGGCCTAATAGGGCGGACCGTTCTGTGTTCGACACTGAGGGAGATTCGGGGACGGGGCTGTATGCCAATCCTGGTAGTATGGCCGACCTCGGGTTCCGGATGGTGTTGTTCCCTGCGACTATTGATGCGGTGACGGGGTCCATCATTCCCGATTGGAGTAGGCCGGTTACTTCGAATGAGGTTGTGCTCGACCCCGCTATCACGACGGAGAAGCAGTGGGTCGAGATCGACTATGCCAACGGCATGATTCGTCTTTCGCATGCTCCTGCACGGACGGGGGCGCTGTGGCCGGGAGACCCTGGTGTTTTCACACACCCTACGGAAAATCCTCGTGGAGAACTCGTCATTTTCTGTTCTTGTGTGCCCTACTCTATGGAAGAGGGACAACTCGGGGGTGGTACGAGAGTTACGGGGTCCACGACGCTGGAGGGGATCTCTATGCCCCTCGGGGCAGGCCAGACCACGGAAATGGTTGACGTCTACGGGGAGCGGGTCGTAGTCCCCGTAGCGGCCCATGATATCCCCTCGTCGAATGGGTACACGGGTGCTGCGGCTTCGTTCATTCAGTTGGTCGGTTCGGTAGCTTCTCAGATTCCGGCCACAGGGTTCGTGGAGATCCTGGCAGGGCAGAATGCCGCGGGGGATCCGGTCTTTGCGGATTTGACCGTACGGGCTTCTACCTGGGGGTACAACGGGGTTACGGAGGACGGGACCTATACTTACCTGAATAACATTTACGGTGGGGCACGGTACGCAGGTCCCGACACTGTAGCTGTCGCTACTGCGGATACTCACGTTGCTGTTTTCCGGAAGCAGGTGAGCTTGCCTTCTCAGGAGAACGGTCGGACCCTCGTCGACTACCAGCACGACACTACGTATGGTTCTGCGAAGCGTCCGAAGGTGCTTCGGTTCGAGGATGCAGAGCCGGTCGCTAACGTGGACGGTTCGGTTACGATCAAGCCTCGGCAGACCTTGCCCCTGAGTCAGGTTGAGCTGTTCAATGACCTGTTCTCTTCCTGGTTGCTTGAGGGCGGGACTCTAGGGACTCCCGCACTGGTGGGGGCTGATTGGGTTATACCCTATACTGCTTCGGTCGTTCTCTGGAAAGGTCGACGGTATGCTTTGCCGAAGGGGGAGATCCATCTTCCGGCGGCGGCTACTACGGTGTACCTGTACATCGGGGATACGGCTGGGATTTACCCCGCGTGGAATTATGCTGCAACGCTCCCTCTGGGAGACTACGATCATATCCTCATGCATCGGGTGGATACTACGGTTCTCGCCCCTATCGGGGTTCGCGTAGATTTGCGATACCCCCTGGCCGACGTGGACAAGAGGGACTGCATTTACGTAGGCAACGTGGAGGGGATGGAAGCGTACACTCCGCATTTCACAACTCTCGTGGATGCGGTTGACTACGTCAATGAGATTTATAACCCTGCCAATGGAAACTACCCGGGTCGGCGGCTTCGTATCCGAGTGGTTGGCTACACAGACGAGCCTGGGGACAGGTTGCCGATCACGTTCAACGCCGATGGGATCATCATCGAAGGTGAGCCCTCCGCAAGTGTTGCGGGGGAAAAGAAAGAAGTTCGTTGGGACGGCGGGACAACTCCTGGGTCTGAAGGGGAAATGCCCCTCATCGATTTCAATGGCAGAGATGACATCATCATTCGGGATGTAGCTTTCAGGTGCACCCTGGATGAGACCACCTATCCGCCCACTGATCCAGTGCGAGATCAGGCTACTATGCTCAGGGTGCTCTTTACGAACACGGGGGGCGTGTGCCAGCGTCTGGTTATCGACAACTGCCGCCTGTACGGACCCGCACAGGGGTTCCTGTCTATTGACGCAGCACATCCCGGGAGTGGTCTGTCTGGCGCCCACATCACCAGGAACTATGCTGCTGAGGTGTTGGATGCAGGCATTCGTATTTCTCGGAACGTAGAGGTAGCGAACTACAGCGTATTCGAGAACAACACTTTCACTGTCAATGCTTTCCCCGGGGGGGACTATTCAGGGAATGGTGGGATTTATCTGAATTCCACTTTAGGGGGAGCTAAGGGAGAGGGAATTCGAGTTTCCGGTAACACGCTGACGGGTTTCCACTTTGGAGTGCTTGTCAATCCCCTCACCGGGGGGTCTGTGACGGATAATACTCTTCTCGGAAGCTACGCTACAGGACTTCAAGTCCTCAGCGGAGATTCAAGCGCTGTTTCCAGAAACCGGTTGGTGGATGTCTGTACGGGTATTGCGGGGGGCCCGGGTCTGAGTGTAACTGGATCTAACTGCCATGTGGAGGATAACGCCGTTACCATTCAGACCCCCGCTCCTGGAAACGTTGGTATAGCCGTTTCTTCTGGGGCAGGGAATAGCTTTTCGGGCAACACCAGCAATTCGGACATCACCTGGGCGAATTCCGTGGATGGGATTCTTCATGGGAATACGGGTACAGTTTTGGGGGTGTCAGGGGTTTCAACAAACCTCGTACTTTCCGCAAATGCCATTCAAACGGTCACGCTAGCTGCGGCTGCTACGGGGTGTCGTATTACGGATTGTCAGGGTACGGATTTCACCGTAGAAGCTAACTACACTTCTTTGAAAGGGGTCGTTTTCACCGGGGATATGACCATCAATGGCGATAACGTGAAAGTGGCCGACTGCCAGGGAGGTGCCCTGAAATTGTTCGGGGGCTACGCCAGTGTGGTGGATACTTCAGTGTCTACTTTGGAAGCAGGGTACAACGCGGGCACTGCCGCTATGGTCTCGACCAACCACAGCCTGACCAACGTGGTTGCTTCGGGTTTGGTCTATTTCGGGGTTGACGTTCAGGCAGTCAATTGCCGGTTCCTCGATGACACCTACCTGACTTGGTTTGGCTCTCTTCAGAACTGTATTCTGGCGGATGTTCATGACTACGTTTGGGATTCCCCGACTGCGATAGCCCTCTCTCTTACTTTGATCGGGAATACCATTACCTTAGTGATGGGAGGTGCAGGAGCCTTGTCGTGTTCGGGCGGGGTTTTCAAGGGGAACCATTTCCTCGGGGACTTCAAAGTCACGGGTAATTCCGATGCACCTCCTTTGGCCGGGGTGTCCCATATCATCGACGGGAATACCGTTGGCGGAGATTTGTTTGTTGGTACCGCGGTGCTGTCCGCAAACAACTCCAGGGTGTGTAACAACATCGTCACAGGGGGCCTGGAGGCATACGGAGAGGACCTTTGCGTTATGGGGAATCATGTGACGGGTAGTGTTGTTGTCGGGGCTGGAGCTTTGGTTGCTGACGGCTCAAAAGTTTCCAGTAACACCGTGGGAGTGAATTTGACTTTCTGTGGGGATGATGCTTGTGTAAGTGAGAACCGTGTCGTGGGAAATATCTCTATTCAGACGGGACCGGATGGGTCTGATGTGATCTCTAACAATCAGGCTGTGAACATGGATTTCCCAAACGTAAAGGGAGATTGTTTTGTCCAGGGTAACGTTTTGAGCGGGAACCTGACGAACATTGGTTTGGGGGGTGTCTATATTGGTAATCGTGTGGCAGGGTTTATGCAGGCTCCGGGTACGAGTGCTGTCGTGATGGGAAACAAAGTGAGCGGAGCACTGGGGGCCGGAGGTGGGGTTATCGGGACTGCGATAGTCATGGGTAACCGTGCAGCTAGTGTTTTTGGAGTTACGGCTCCCGCTCTGCCCGGGGGTGCTATGGATGCGGAGCTTGCTGCTGGTGGAACTTACTACAACGTCACGGAGCCCTAGTTAGCCGGAGCGGTCACGTCAGCGCAACCGTTTCCCGAGAGGTAGGCACACCAAGGGGTCTGGCTCTCGGGAGCCAGACTTTCGATCGACACTTCTTTTTCCGTCACGGTGAGATTGAAGAGGTCCACTGCAGCCCCGCTAATCAGGTTGAACGAGGTCAGGTTCACGGGCTGACGTACCACGAGGTTCCCTTTGTTCCAGAGTTCGACGGTCATGTTCACGTCAGGGTAGAAGTACACACGGGGAGTGACGGTGCTGGGGGATTCGAGAGAGGCGCCCTGCTGCAAGGTCACGAGGTACGTCGCGGGGTCCGTGACGATCTCCTTGGGGTAGGTGTTCGTCCCACTGCCGGGGTCGCATACGCCGTTCCCGTGGACCTTGGGGTCGAACTTCACGGAGTCCTTGTACAGATTCGTCTCGACCAGAACGGTGTCGTTCTCGGTGTCCACTTTCGCATGAAAGGTTTCGATGGTGTCCTCGTCGGTGCCCTTGAGAAGGTGCAGGCGGGGGCGGTACTCATACCCCGTCTTGTCGGTGCAGTCGAAGACCAACCGAATCTCGATACCATCGCTCACGGGCACGGGGGACACGCTCAGGTTCTCTTCCTCGTGGAGGCACTCGCCGGTTTCCAGTTCACAGGAGTCCAGCGTCATGGGGTTGCCGTCGCTGCAAGTCCGCGTCCAGTGTTCGCACTGGCCCTTGTCGTTGCAGCCGTCCAGCGTGCAGGGGTTCTCGTCGTCACACTGGACGGTCGAGTCACAGACAAAGGAAATGTCGGCGGGCTTGCAGGTGCAATGCGAGCCATCTTCGGTGCAGACACCCGGCAGGACTTCGTCCGACTCACACTGGCAGTCGACGGTTTCGCCCGGTTCGCACGTTCCGAGGATGGGGGTGCCCACGTCGAAGTCTTCGAGCCCATCAGCCCCACCGCAACCCGCCAGGATCGCCAGCACGCCTACGAACATCGTGGTCAGCAGGAACTTCGTCATCGGAACCTCCTCGTGGGGGTTTGTTTCTTTCTCTATCCCCCCACACCTACTGTATACACCAAGGGAGGTGAAAATGAAACTGGAATCGGACAAGATTCGGTTCCAATGGAAAGACTATAGGTTTCTCTTTGTAGGTCTCTACAAGGGAGCGTTCCAATCATGCCAACTTTTACCGCCGCCAAGTACGAGACGATTGATTTCAAGCCCCCTGTTGCCGTGGCCGAAGCCGCGAAAAAGGGTTTGGAGTACAGGCGTAAGGCCAATCCTTCCAGCAAAGGAGGGTTGACGCCGTCAGAAGCGTCCAAACAAGGGATCGGCTCTGGGGTGCAGAGGGCCACGAACTTGTCGAAGCGGGACACGCTTTCTCCCGACACCGTGAAAAGGATGCATTCCTTCTTTGCACGCCATGAGAAGAACAAAGGTATCGCACCAGAACTTCGCGAGGAGCCCTGGAACGACAAGGGCCATGTTGCTTGGCTTCTGTGGGGTGGGGACCCGGGTAAAACTTGGGCGGACAAGATCGTCGAGCAAATGAACGCCGCAGACGAAAAGAAAACGGCCTCTAGGGTTGCTCGAAGATTCCTTGCTAGCCAGAGGTAGAGGCTACTTCCGAAGGAAGCCGTATTCGTAGACCCCTGGCCTCAGTTTCTCACTCAGCACCTTGAAGGCCGTTTGGAGTTCCGCCCACTCCTCGGGGAACAGGCCACGCCACAAAAAAATCTCAGACTACGTGTGTCCAAATCTTACCCGCCGCAAGGTTGCGTATCGTTTTATGACTTACTCCGAAACGTCGGGCTTGAGACATTTTACTAGCCCCTTCGGCGAGTGCTTTTCGGATTTCTCTCACGGCTTCGTCTGTCAGCCTGTGTGTCCCACTACGTTCTCCTTTTTGGGCTGTACCATGTCGTTGTTTGTCCATGTTATTATCACTGGGGGTGGCATACCGAAGGTTTTTGAGTTTAGGATTGGTAGGGTCCCCATCCCAATGGGCCACTTGCATTCCGAACGGGCATGGACCCAGGAAGGCACTCGCCACCAGTTTATGGACGGCGTGCATTTTAGTGCTATTATTTTTGCTTAAATGGACTCCTGGATAGAGACCTAAGAAAACGGTGTACCTTAGAGTTCCTCTGACAAGGCGTTGTCCACCCCATCGATGTTTTACATAATGATCCATGCTTCGTATTCTGCCCCAATCGGAAACTTCATAAAGCCCCTCATATCCAACAACGGGTTTCCATATCTCGCTGGTTTGCACAAGTGGGATTGCAACTAGCGGGATGATCATAGGAGTACAGTGGTAGTGTCCTTTCTGGTTGTTGTTGATTAGTGGAGTGGCCCACTGTAAGTTGGTAGCACAGTTGTTTCCAGGGTTTCCGTCCAGGTGTGCAACGTGGGGGTGTTCTGCAGGATTTGGAACAAAAGCAGCGGCTACAAGTCGATGCACAAGTAACCCTTTGGTTTTGCAGTCTTTTCTGAAATTCACAAAAAAGTAGCCTTTTACATTTTTATGAAGTACTAACATTCTGCCTCTCAATCGGATTTCATTTGTACCGCTAGGGACTATCCGGTCTAGGCTACGCACACGCCCTGCGTTGGAAACTTCGTAGTAGCCTTCATATCCCTCAATGGGTTTCCATTCCTCTTGCATCTGTTACCTCGAAAGGTATTTTCAATGAGAGGAAACTATAGGCAAGATATCGGTCTTTTCAGTCTGTGGTACTGGCCTAAGAGCAGGCTTTTTCAAAGACAACCGCACCTAAAACTTGGAATCCACTAGATTTCAAGTCTGGTGTTTTCATCCGCCTGGGACCGCGGGCAAAAGCCGGTCTTTTTTGATTGCCGGAAGCGGCCTAGGCTAGACTCTGCATTTCAAGCATATTCTAACTTCTGGCTGAAATAGGCAGAGAATTATCGCCGCAGGAAACCGTACTCGTAAACTCCCGGACGCAACTTTTCCGCTAGTGCCTTGAAGGCCGTTTGGAGTTCTGACCATTCCTGCGGGAACAAGTCCCTGAAAAGGTGCTTGGTTTGGTACAAACCCGCGTCCCAGCTCGTCAAGTGCAACTCCGGCTTACCGGCTGCATAAGCCTCACGAACGGGCAAGGACTTGACCCAGAGGTTGTCCAGGAGGAAAAGAACCTGTTTAGCTTCGGGGGAGAGGTTCACCTTGTAACGCAGAACATGGGCCATGTAGGGATCTGGTGTTGATTCTACGGGGTTCCCGAACACGTCCTTAGCAGGGTGGTTTTTGCAGTCCCGATAGAGCGTTGGCGTCTCAGGAGTGTCGAGGGCAACGAGAGCGCTTGCGTGGTCTTTCCAGAAGAAATGGTTGTGGATATCCCAAGATTTGCCGGCGTAGGAGACGGAACGCATCGAGGTGCAGTTGTTCGAGTTGTGGAGAAGGGCGTAGACGTGACAAGAATCGAGCCAGCCGGAGTAACCAGGGGTGTCTTTGGCAGGAGAGAGATATTCGTCTTTCTGGTTGTCCCAGGTTTCGGCGACTAGCTTACGGGCTGCGAAGAGGGCAACAGCACGACGCCAATTGGAACAACGAACAGAAAGCCCGTGGTTTCGAGTGTCAGCACTCGAAACCACATAGACGAGGGTCCCACTATCACAGAGGTTGTTGCTGTTGTTCCCGAAGAACAGAAGAGCACCAGGGACAAGAGAGCCCCGTCCTGTTTCTTTCACTTTGAGCCCGCTACTCATTTGCGGAGCGTCCACCCCGCGTGCTTTGCCCAAAGGTTCCCGCACCCACTTGGAAGCTTCTCTCCCATCCGCGTTGTAGGCTGTTTTCGTTCCCGTCTTGATAACAGAGAAGTTTTGAACGTCTTTCAGGTCGAGGGGCAATGTTCTCTTGGAGTCAGTTTTTCCAGGGGAGTTCCAAACGGTGAACGAGATCCCCCAACGGCTGCTCACGTCCGCAAAGTGAGAAGCCTGGAACAGAAACCCTGACTGGAACTCATACTGGCTATTCCACCAATCCCTGAAGGGTTTGTAACTCCCGCTGCTCATGAAAGTCGGGACGGAGAACAAAGCGACCGTCGACTTCTCGAATCCGAAGTCCCGTGCAACCTTGTTGAACTGGAACATGAACTGCGTGTAGAGTTGCTGTGAAGCTCCGCCCAGCTTGGCTGTTTTCATCGCCGTGTTGGTAGCGGTGAGGGCTATTCCCGCTTTACTATCCCCCTCCACAGTTCCTGCATTGTTGGCAGTCCCGTAAGGCGGGTTCCCGAACCACACAAGTCGCTTCCCAGCCGCAGCCGCTCTACGAAGCCGCTCCACTACGGATTCAGGCAGGACATTCTTGTCTTTGGCGTCGACGAAGAAGAAGGGACTAGGCACTCCAGGGTTTAGGAAATCGTACTGCACGACCGAAGCACCAGGATTGTAGCTCTGGCTCTTGATTACCTCCACGTCGGGCTTCTCAGCCGTCGAGAGAATCAAGTCCGCGAACACGTAGTCACGGGTGAGGTTCGCTGTTCCGGCACTCGAATCCCAGACTATGCACTCCTCTTTCCAGTTCGGCCCAAGTACCTTTTCGAGTTCCTTATGCGCCGAGTCGGCCCACAAATTCGACGTGTAGAAGGCACCCTGTCTCCGCCTTGCATCATCTTCTATCAACCGGTCCTTCATGGCGTAGAACGCCTCAACCTCCGAAGGCCGATACCCCTGTTGGAAGTGGTCGAAGAACGACCGGTACTGGTCGGCGTTCACCACTACCCCGTCCCCATACCCAGGGACGACCAACACTCCCCGTTTGACGGGATGGAGATAGACGTCCGTAGGCTGGAAAAGGCACCGCAGGAATACGTCGACCTGTTCGACCGGCGTCAAAGCACTTCCGGTAAACACCCTGTTCTGCCAGTAGTTGAACATGACGCCGACGTTCCCGGGAGTCGCCCGTACGGCGTGAAATTCTCCCTTGGCCAGCACTTCGACCTTGGCGAGTACATCACGGAAGTTCAAGCTCCCGTTTACGTCGTACACGTAAGGAAGGAGGTTGAGCCCCGAGACCAACGCCCGCGTTAGTTCCGGTGAGCCCTTGGAAGGCGCCACCGACCAGTCGATCGGTTGGCTCAGGAAACTCTGGACGGCCGAAGTGCCCAGGACCAAGCACTCGTTCCTATCTCCAACGAACAAGACGTTGGGGAGGATCTCACCGGCCTGCTCGAATTTCTTGAGATACAGTAACAGTTGCCCCAGAACTCCACAGAGGGAAGCTCGTTCTTTCAGGTGCTCATCGTACTTGGCTTCCAAGAGCATCCTGACGGTTTGCCAACAGGCTAGGCCATCCGTGTTGTAGGGAGAGGTGAGGGAGACGTCAGGGCGGGTGTTTACTATCTCCGCCCTATAGGCGTTCTCGACGTCCTTCTCGGTCAGAGCCGAACCTAGTAACTGGAGAGTCTGCTTACGCACTGGTGGGTTCCTCTGAAGGAACGGTTTCTCTATCCCCCTGTATACACCACGGGGAATGAAAATGAAACCCAAATCGTTCCGAAGTCCCGAACGCGGTTACACTACAAAACGGCCCTTCTGTAGTGTAACCGCGTCCAGCAATCACAGGAAAGCACTAGCAATTCGGTCCGTCCGATGGCTAAGGTAAAGACCTTTACCTTAAAGTAAAGGGAGCTTGCACACTAAACCTCCCCGCTTTAGTGTGCCTTTATGGTCCGGTCGCGGTAGTTTCGCTATAGCTTCTGCTATGATAGACAGGTTGGAGTTTACCCCATGTTCAGTAGCTTGGTTTCGAGAGTGGCTTCCAGGTTCTTAGCTTTGCGGACTGCGAGCACGGTCCGGCTGGCTATTTCCCAAAGGGCTTTCCTGTATTTCATGAGTAAGCCTGGGCAACTAGGGGTCATATCGGCCTACCTTGACGGCAAGAAGAGCATCAACAAGCAGAGACACGGACAGCTAATAGTCGACTTGCAAAAGCTCGGTTATCGTAAGGTCTCCGACTTCAAAGGGTCTTGGGAAGGGAAAAAAGAGCATTCCGTTGTAGTTGAAAATATTCGGCATGAGGATTTGTTCGAACTCGGTCGGAAGTACGGACAGGAATCCGTGATCTTTAAGGCCAAGACTGGCGTCGTGGGAATGTACTATTTCAGGACTATGGACGCCCAAGTAGCCGTAGACCCTAAAAGCGGAGGCCCTGCGTTTGAAACGGCGCTTGGCCGAGCAGGAATTTCCAAGGAGCGGAACTGGTCATTCAGTTTTGATTTCTTGGAGGGCAGGATTCCCTGGGATGGACATTCTGTGATCACTCATGACGATATCGCCAAGCACCTGGGACTTCAACTAGCCCGCTAGTTGGGTTCCTTCTTTTCGGCTTCCTTCATCAACCTAAGTTGTTCCGCTATGACAGGGCCTAGATCATCGGGGTCGTCCTTGGTCGTGTCAAAGGGGATCCGGATCGAGTTCGTGAAATCGAACTTGAAGGAGTTACCTCTGCACGTGAATTCTACGATATCAGGAGGGGGAGCAGCCCGCCTCCTAGCAGCCCTTTCGTCATATTCCCTTTGGCGAGCGGCCTGTTCGTCTGCCACGGCTTGGCGACGGGCGGCCCTCCGTTCGAGTGTTCCTGCCTTTTTCTTCTGAGCCACGGTAGTCCTCTGTCTAGTCGGGTTCCGTTGTTCGAGCCTCTTTTCTCAAACGAAGTATCTCCTGGACGCGATGTTGAACCTCTTCTAGAGATTCGGCCCCGATTTCAAGTGAGGGAGAACGGTATCTCTTATGGGTTTTGCTCCATTCCGCATCCATGAGTGTCATTTCCTCACGATACTCTAGTTCCTTGTCGATCAGGGCTTGCCTCTTAGCGGCCCTACGGTCCTGGGCCGCCTTACGGCGAGCGGCCTTCTGTTCTTCGGTCCTGGACATCGCAACAGCCCTTTCGGTCAACAGGGAGAGGAGAGAAGACACCTCTCCGCCCCATGTTTACTGTATACACCAAAGCTGGATGAAATGAAACCGGAATCGTTAAGTTAGTTTGGCCGACTGTTCTCTGCTTCTTTGGTAAGCCGGATCTGTTCCTGGACGCGGGGGCCAAGATTGTCCACGGAGTCCTTGTCGGGATCAAACGGAACAGTGATGGAGTTCCGGAAATCGAAGCTAATTATATCGCCGTTCCGGCACTTGAACTGCACGAGCCGCTGGCGAGTCTTGTGGTGTTCTTCGGCTAGGGCTTCTAGCTCTTCCAGGTGCTTTGCTTCTGCGTCCAGCAAAGCTTGACGTCGAGCCGCACGGCGGTCCTGGGATTCTTTACGTCGAGCAGCCTTTTTCTCTTCGGTTTTTGACACCTTACTCCTCGATGAAATCAGGCGGCACAGAGTCTGTCAGCCAAACCCCGTTCTCCGACTGATAGAACAAGAAGCCCTGTCTGTGCATCTTGCCCGCCTGGATTCGCAGAACCACTGGAGCCCCACGCCGCATCCCGACCGAAGAAGCGGTTCCGACGTCCGCCGCCATATGTACGTGCTGGCGGTTCATCTTTCGTAGGCCCTCTCGACGAATTGCTTCGAGGGCTCCGGGATAGGTTCCGTGGTAGAGAGTTTCCGGAGGCTCTACGGGGATGAGGCCAAGGTTCACGTCAAGGGAGTGCCCTTGTCTGGCTCGGATCCTTTTGCCGTTCTCGGAGATTCCGAACCGCTGTTTGCTGTTATCCGCCACGGCTTGGTCAATGAGAGGTCGGGTCAGTTTCCCATTGGAGAGGCGGACAATTTCGTCGATGTCTGCCCATCCTTCGGAGTCCAACTTGATTCCGATAACTTCAGGACGGTGCCGAAGGATGAGGGAGAGAAATTTCGAGGCCCTCGATACGGCTTGAGGTGCCGTAGGCTTGCTGTAGTCCCTACTGGGGCACGTTTCCACTCCGTCCTGTTCTGGGCACCTTCTCATTTTCCTCCGCCGAATTCAGGTTGTTCATTTCCAGGATTTTGTCTTAATGAGCCCTCGTGAGAGGGCATAACCGTTCATTCAATATAGGTCCTCCAGTGTTTCCACCGATTCTCGGGTTCCGTCACATCAAACATGAAGGCCCGATAGGGTGCCCACTACGCTACGACCTCCTCGGCGTCTCAATGAGTCCTCGTGAGAGGACAGCCTTTCCCAGTGTCTCACTCCCCGTCACCGTCCAAAGCACTTGTGATAACCATGGCTGACTCAGGGATCTTGGGCCGTGCCGCTTCAGGCTGAGCGTAGATGCGGGAGTGGTTCAGTCGCATCTTGCGGATATCCCAGGCGGTCTGTTCCGCTTCGGTCATGGGAGGGCGGGCCCGGAACTTCACCAGCTCTGCCTGTTGCTTGGGGGAAAGCTGTTCTTCGAGGTCATCGGATTCTTCTTCCCATACGGGATTGACCGTGACTCTCCGGCCGTCGGGGATTATAAGGGTTTCTCCCTCATCGAAGGAGATGGCGATCCAGCCCTTTGGATTTACGTAGTAGATGAGGTCAAGGACTCCGTTCTGCATGGGGGTGGCTCCGTAGAGGTTTCTGCCGGAGCTAGTATACCCGATCTAGCCGAAGATGATCAACACCAGTCCGGCAATCCAGAGCAGCAAGTCCAGTCCGGCCAGGATTCTCAGCTTGCGTTCTGTCCGCTTACGTTCTTCCTGCTGCTTCATCACGGCGCACTGGTGCCGCATATCCGGCTCGACGAACAGAGGCCGCCTGAGAGGGTCTGTAGGGGCGGGCGGTTCGGTGGGCTTGTTCAGGTCTTGGTTTCTCAGATGATTCTTGAATGCCCTGACGATGAGCAGGATTCCAAGCAAATAGCCCAGGACGAAGAGGGCAATTCCTAGATGCAGTAGGGTCATGGTGAGGTCTCTTTCAGGTCAGGCCGTGAGGATCCCCACGGCTATGATACCACGACTGGTTATGGAAAAGCAAGGCCCGCCGTTGGCCTCGAAAGGGTTCACTAGACGCCAGTCTTCCAGTTCTTTCAGACATTTCTTAAATTCTTCCGCTGTCTCTGTGTATCCCAGGGCCAGCATAGCTATCTCTACCTCGGAGGGTTCCGGCAGTCTAGTCGGGTATCGACAGTTCGGTGTTGCTATTATTTTCCGGTCCTGATCGATCAGGTACAGGAAATGCAGGCACACCTTGGCGGGTCCGGACAGAGGTTCTTTCATATCACGCCTCCACCAGGACTATTCTCTTGATGTACAGATCGTAGTCTTCGGGCGGGATTTCAATGGCGTTGACCAGCACGACCTTTTCCTTGTCGTAGGTCCGCTTGTAGATCAGCCACTCAACTGGAGAGAGGTTCGTGACGTCGTTCTGTAGACTGAAGCAACCTTCGTGAGTGAAAGTGATCAGGTAGCGCTTTTCCATTCTCGAATCTCCCTCACTCAAACTTTCGGCCCCGCAACTCCAGTCCCTCTACTGTACCACCCCAGGACCCGATGTAAACGGTCTCGGGTCCCGTGGAGCAGATGCAAAGCGTGTTCTGGTACGTTTCTCCTGTGTTTATATAGGCAATCCAGATCCCGCCGTCCCCGCGACAGTTGGAGAAGTCGCTCGGGTGTTGATGAATCACTTCGACGCCGTTCACAAGCATCGTGGTGTAGGGGACGTTCTTGTCGAGGTACTCGTTCGCGGATTCGAGAACCACCCTGGCACGATCTTCGTCGGACCACGTTCGGTTCCGATACTTCGGATCAACCATGTACGCCGACTCGCCGTCCCGAAGGAAAGCTCGTACGCCCTTGGCTTGGGCGGGCGTCAGCTTGAGGTTCTCGACGAGGGCCTTCACGCTAGGGAATCGCATTCTATTTAGCCTTCCGTCTGAGGGTCTGGATTGACAGAGTTGACCCGTTTGTACTCGTCGTTGATTTTCTGGAGGAGACACCAGACCTCTCCGGAGAGCTTGGAAGCGAGTTCTTGCTTCTGTCCCTGTCCAGTGAAGCGGAAATGGGCCATTTCCAGGATCTTCATGCAGGTGTCGAGTTCTCGGAAGGTTACGGGAACGGTGTTCGGACCCTCGCCAACGAACCCGAGACGGTGCTTCCACCCATTCAGGAAGGCCCCGGGCCCCGGCAACACCGCTTGCTGACACTTGTTGTCGTAGTGCGTCAGGGCCACTTCGATGAGGAGGTCGGTTTCTTCCTGGGAGATAGCGATGTGGGCCGTGACGTGGTACTCGAATTCCTTGAGTTCCATGGCCTTCTAGGCCCCTTTCTCATTGGCGAGCAGTTCGCGGACCTTGTCCAGGTCCTCTGCCGTATGGGCGACCCCTCCAAAATTCAGCCGGAGATAAAACTCCAGCCGCTCCTTTCGGGGGATATCCAGGATCGCCACCTTGACGTGGGGCAGTCCCCGACGGTCGATCTCGTCCGTGTCCTCGTACCATAGCAACCGGCCGTCCGAAATCTCAGCCGGGATCTCGTTCGCCATCCAGGCCAGGATAGCGCGGATCCTCTGCTGTCCGTCGATCACTTCGATCGGCAGGTCGTAGTAGTCCTTCTTGTGACCGGCGGGCGCATTCTTCGGGCTGTCATACCGCTGGACGAAGAGCAACGGAGCCTGCCCCCCTTCCAGGAGGTGCCCGATGAAACGGGACTGCTGCGTTTTCGTCCAAACAGCCCCTCGCTGGTAGTCCGGATTGAGGTCCCAAGCGGGACGCCTGTGCTCGTTCAGGCGGAGAACCTCATCGCACAGGTACCTGAAGTCATAGTCCACGGGACTGAAAGGGGGCCATGTGTTGAGAGTCCGCAGGTTAAGACCCTTGCCGACTTCGCAAGTGCGGCCCGTCTCCAGCACCCAGCACACCCAGTCGACGGCTTCGGAGAGATCCTCGACTTGCTTCGTCAGCGGCAGATCCTCCCAAGTGGTCGGGTGTCCCTCTCCGCCTTCTCGACGACCACGGAGGAAAAAGCCTTTCGCTTGGCTCTGTACCGGAGACACCTTCACCCGACTGTGCCCAAATTGGACGTGAAGCCCGCTCTGTGAGGTGCTGATACTCACCCCAGGAATCCGGGCCTTGATGAGGGTTGTGAAGTTTTCGTGTGCGTCCATTTTGTAAGCCTTTCGTTCCCTTGCTTCACAACCCCTGTATACACCAAGGGAGGTCGGAATGAAACTGGAATTGCATGGGTGATTTAAAAGAGAGATCAGGGCTGTGGGATCAGGGAGGTGGTCGGAAAGAAAACGTCCTGGGTTTCGTCCTTGCCAGGAATGACACGGGCAAGGAATGGCATTCTGTAATTTCCGAACCACTTCTCCTGGCCGTCCTCCCCCGTCTCGGAGTGCTCTCTCACGATCCGGTCCGGAACCAGGAACTTGAAAGACTCCCCGAAGAATTTGGGGAGTGCCTCACGCCAGGGACCATCGGGGGAGAGGGTCTCTCGACCCATGTGGAACTCGGCGAACTTGAAGGTGGTGTCAGGTTGTAGCTCGTAACGGAACTCCAGGAAGGTCTTGGCCCCAGGACTCAAGTCCATCCCGTAGGCAAATTCCTTGCCCAACAGTTCGGGGACGATGATGTGCATTCGGAGGTCCACCGTCGGGCAGATTTCTCCCTTGGCATAGTCTACGATGAGGGTCCAATCGTTCCGAAGACGGACACCGCTCAGCTTGACCCCGCCCCCGTCCAGGGGGGTGCTATCCTTCTCCAGGAGGTAACGAGACTCGAAGATGAGCCGCTGCTGACCTTCGGGGTGAATCAAGATTGTTTGTCGAGCATCCACGTTCATGGGGACTTGGAATCGGTACGAGTGCTCCAAGTCGAAGTGCTTACGAGGCGACATTTTTTCTAGTTCCCTTCGACGCCGCCACAGAGAGCCAGCGCAAACGTGTACTTGTCAGTTCCGTCCCAAGGCACACCTACCTCCGAGACGTTCATGTTCGGTACGAGGTAACCGTCCCGCAACCCTGAGAGGAGTTCGACAGCGTCATCGTAGCTTTTGCCAGTAGGGTCTACGACTCTGCATCGTTGCTTTCCAGGGCCGAACTCTTCGAACACGGCGGCATGATAGAGCCCCGTGTCCTTGTGCCGGAGCAGCCCTAGGAAATCATAATCTCCACCTACCTTGATTCCATCTTCTCGTTCGTGCCACATAGGGATCCCTAAACTGTCTCTGTTCTTGTATACACCAAGACGGGATGGAATGAAACAGAAAAAGCGCTAGAAGAAAGCGAGCATCGTGCCGGCACTCGGAGGAATCCGACGGTACAGGGGAGAGTCCGATTGCGGAGTAATTATGCCCAACGGACCGGTCAGACCGAGTTGTGTGATTCCGTTCTTGTCTGTTGCCGAAGAGGTGCCGGCGGCTGTCGTGTTATAGATATTGTAAGAGCCCGTAAAGGCTCCAGAGAGAGTAGCAACACCCGTAACCAGAATTCCAGCACAGGAACCACGGATTTCGAGATCATGCAAAGCGGCCCCGCCCTGGAATTCTAGCAGATCCCCAACCGAACCAGAAGAGAGCACCGTGAGGTCTGTTGCTGTTGCGGCCAGAATCGAGGCGTGATAGCCTGCTCCGGATTGGTAGCAGTTGTCGAGAATCACCGACCCGGTAGCGCCATTGATAGCCACAACGGCCGTACCTGTTCGGATTCTCCGCAGTACTAGGGTATCCCCCGTCTCCTGTTGGACAACTGTCCCGAGGGCGGTTCCCGTCAGGGGGAGAACCAAGTCTTCTGCCTGTAAAACTGTCCCTCCGCCACAGAGAGCCAGTTGGTACCGGCTGGAAGTTCCGGTGTCTGTGCAACCGGAAATTAGGACTGATCCTCCCGTGGCATGCAAGATATAGAAGGTGCCCGCCAAGGGAGCATCTAAGCACTCAAGAACGTTTCCCGTGAGGGAGAATCCGGCAAAGCGCCCGTCCATCACGTAGGCAAAGTTCGACCGCCACTGAAGAGTACAACCCGTTATTGAGCTTCCGGCGGCTCCCGTGATCATATACGTGGCTCGCAAGGCGACGTCTTTCAAGATTACGACGCCGCCCGAATCGTTCCTGACTGTCTGACCCGCTTGCAGAACAGGGGTTTCGTCCACGTAGGTCCCGGCCTCGGTGATGGAGATAGTGTCCCCCACCCCGCCTAGTAAACACCCCGCGGTGACCGTGAGAGCATCACCCGTTCCGTCTAGACGAACCGTGACAGTTGCCATTTAGATGGCCTCCATCTATCCGCGTTTCACGAAGTCAAACCCGAACTGGACGTTGCCACCTGGAGCAACGGCGGTGCTGCTAATGTACACAAGATAGTAACGCCAGATGTGCAGGAATTCCTGCTGGGGAGTCCCCATGGTGGCAAAGGCTTGGGTTTCCCTTTTCTGTGGTTGAACCTGCGTGCTGATCGCGGTCCAGTCGGCGCTCACGAACGGAATGGGGGGAATTGCGGGAGTCGGTTTTACATCACAGCCTCGAACGACCCAGGTGTAGTCGAATCCGACCCCGATTCCGCTCAGGTTCCTGACGTAGGGTACGATGTAGGGTACCGTGGCCCCGATGGGCGGAGTTCCCAGGGAGTCGTACACCGCGATAATCTCGTCGGTACCAGGACCAGCCACGAAGTTGTAGGTGCCTGTGATGACGGTAGTGCCATTGGTCGGGCTGAGCCAGACTCCATGATCGTTGGATGAAACCACTCGTGCCATTTTCGAATTCCTCCATGCTGCCTACCTAAGAGAAGATATAAGGCAGTTACCGGCTTCCCTATTTTGATAGCGCCGAGGTCGTTCAGTAGGCCAAGGGTCTTTTCGAGGGCAAATATGGTCTCATTCTCCTGTTGGAGTGTGTATTATATCAGCGTGGGTGCTGGTGCCCATAAAATGCCGAGGAGGTTCTATGTCAACTATCAATCCGAAAGACGCAAGTGAGCTTGAGACCTACCCCGTAACTGAGGAGAAGACCGAATTCCCGCTCGTAGTTTTCAGGTCTGGAAACAAGGTCGGTAGATTTTTCCGTGTTCAGGTCTGCATGGGCATTTTTGAGATCCCCATGAGTGACGAGGCTCTGCCAGTGGCAAAGGCTTTGGTGAAACGGGCGGTGGCAACTGGGTGTTTGCCGGATGGTGGGGAGGATGACCTTTGGGCAGAGGTTCTGACTTGCATGGGGTGGACGCAGTGCCCCTTCACGGCACTGCAAAACCTGGGGCCTGATTGGATGTTCCATGCTTGGGGGGAACCGGGCAACTACAAGGTCTCGCTGTACGGCCCCGGAGCAGGGGGTCTTCCGGGTGCGAAGTTGGAGCCCTCGGTCTTCAAGGGGTGTGTCGAACGTATGATGAGCTTCCTGAAGGGGATGGGGTACGAGAAGGCTGAGATCGTGGAAATCTCTGAGCTGGAGAACCGGGCGGAGATACTGATTCCTGAAGAGCGCTCGTACATGCTGGTCAAGCACTTGCTCAAAGCGTTCAAGAGTCTCGGTCTGTAGCTCGTCGGTATGGTCTAAGGCACCCCAAGGCGGGGAGTGCGTCGGGGGACTGTTTCGGAGAACGACGATACTTTCCCTATAGGCCGTCCTAGGTAGGACAGTAGAGTGGTATCCATGAGAATCCTTGTTGACCTGTCATCGCACGTTTTGAACGCCGGAGGCGCGGGGGGGTTGATTCTCCAAGCGGAGAAGTCTCCTCCCATTGGATCTCCTGGTACGCCCATCAACGGGAAGTTTGTCATTCCGGTCGAAGAGGGGATGGAAGCGTACATCGATTCCTCTTCTCATGTTCTGCCGGTCGATGGCACTGACGTGTGCAGTCAGTCTTTTGCGCTCCTGTTGGCCCAGTACCCTCAGTACGAGTACTGCTATTTCAATCCGCTGTTGACGGCGGCGGATGTTACAGCGGTTTCGGGAGGTTTGGACCTCACGGCAGTTCATGCTCACCAGAGCATTCCTGAGTTCTCATGGGCGGACGTGCCTTTGCAAACCCGAGTGCTGACGGGTTCTGCTGCGGGTATGGCTCCAGGAAGTACTTCTCTGCCCATTCCCAATCCGACTACGGCAAACCCCGGGCTGGTAATGACCAATCCGATCACTGAGGTTGGTAGCTTTACTCCAGGGGGGATTGGGGCGGACAAGTTCATGGTCTGGTGGAAGATATACTCGTACGAGGTGAGTCAGGACGTGCGGGCGACTGGAGGGCTGCTAAACGGTCAGAACACTCCGGCCATCAAGCGGATCAAAGAAATGGACCAGGAGCCCACTGATTTTTACGTGTTCCTTTCTATCGACGATGGAGCTAACTGGTTCATCGCCAATCGGCTGACGCCGATTGCTGTCTGTTCCAAGGCCCCTTCGGTTCGGCTGATGTTCATGAATACCACCCGTGAGCGGGTGTACCTCGCTCAGTACGCTCTGCTTTTCTAGAGGGGAGATAGAAGGATATGACTACGAGCTACGGCACTGGGCTTACGCGAGTTCTTCCGGCAACGGATCGCCAGTTTGACGTGGTGGTCTGGCAGCAGGATATGCCTCCCCTGGATTCGGAGCACGTTCTCCAGAACCATCTTGCCAATGAGAAGGTCCGGGAGCACGTCCGTTCGTTGATGTACTCGGGGTTCCTGTTGGACCCGACCATCGCCATGGCGGACTATGCCTTTGACCCCATGTGGAGCAATTTTTTCGTGCTCGGGAACACTCGGGCTGGTGAGACTCAGCCGGTTCTTTGGGCTAACGTGAATGGTTGGATTCTCCCCATCGCGGGGACGCAGTTGGCGGGGGTTGCCAATCATGTTCGACTGAACCCGCCTCCCGCGACCAACAACCGCATCGATATGGTGTTCCTGGAAGTTTGGCGGGCTCTGGTTTCGGCCAATCCTTCGACGGTGAATAAGCCCTCGGCGAGCACGGTTTGGAAGTACGGAAACGTAGAGTACGGGGATACGAATCCCGCCGATGATCTAACGGACCCTGACGTCGGATTCGAGACCACAAAGCGGGTGCAGTTGCAATACCGCATTCGAGTTCACGGAGCAGGAGCGGGCGGCGGGACCGGTGTGGCTCTCGACGTCTATCCCGATGGTTTGGGGGACCCGAATATCCTGGGCCAGGGGACGGCGACGGCTCCGGTTGGCGGGCCTGTCGGGCTTTTCAGTAACATGCGTGAGACTCTCGGGGACCCTTCTTTGTGGAGGGCGGGAGACGGGGATTCCAACAACGGTCTGGGAACGGTAGATGGTTACGTCTACGCGATTCCGATTTGTGCGGTGTTCCGTCGGAATGCTTCTGCTTTCGTAGCGATCAATTCGAGTGGGGGCAACCCGAACCAGAACGGCGGGTTCAACCGCAATACCGCTGCTTCTCTGTTGGTAGACCCCCGTGATGGAGCCAAGATTCTGACCAGTGCTACGCTGGACGCGGATCTACTTCATACTTTCACGGGCGTCGTGAATGTAACGGGCCTCACGGGTTCCGGTTTGGATGACACCCAGATTCCGGCGTTGATCGTGTCGGGGTTGTATCTGTGGATCGGCACCGAATTGGTGAAGGTCTCGGCCGTGGGGGCTAATACCGTTACCATTTCAGTCCGTGGTTGTTGGGGCACGAGTGCTACTCGTCATGCAGCCGGTTCCGCCTTCGGGTTCTTCAATACCCGTCCTGACGGATTGTTCTCCGATCAGATTGCGGTTACCGACATTCTGGATTTGCGTCGAGCGGTCAACCCGGGCAATTGGGATTACCAGCGGCTTCTGGAGCATAACCTCGGGAAGCTCTTGTCGGGACAGTTGCAGTCCTCTTGGAAAAGGTCGGGGCCTGGGGATACGATCGGACCTTACGTTGTGGAAACCGATTGGCTCCACGCTGTAGGGACAATTGCGGCCCCAAACCAGACCGTGCCTTTGGACGGGCCGGATGGTATTCGAACCATTTGGTCGGACGCTGCGGTCTGTCAGAGTGGCGTGACGGTGTTGTGTGATCCCGATGTGCCTTTGATCAATGGGTATGCTAACTCCCTGGATATCACTGTAGGTTGGGATGTAGGGGCGGATTTCCAGGCTCAGGGGTTTATCAATAACGCAAACACCGCTGGGGAATGGACTAACGGTTCGACCATTTTCCTGTTCCTTGGTGGGGCGGACAATGGTAGCGGCGCCAGGGCTACGTTCCGTGATGGGAATACCCGAGCGGTTCGTTTCGTAATGCCTTACGAGTCTATCACGAGTTTCTCGCCTTATCTGACAAGTGATTGGTCGGCTACGGGGTCCCAGACTCCAGTTACGGCCAAGTTTTTGAATTCGTATGCCATGGAACCGGGAGCCGATGGGGAAGTGTTTGTTCCTGTTCAGGAGACTGTTCTGCCCTATGGACATCCTGGACCGATGTATCCCTATCCCGCGGGGGAGTACCAGAAACCTTTCATGGTTCTTGGAGGGGTTCTAGACCCTCTGTTCAGAAAAGGAATCACGCGAGCGGCTCTTCTGGTAGGGACCGATGGGGACGTTGATATTGAAATGGGGTTCAATATTGACCTCTTTACCAGTACCGTGCTGGGGGGTCGATATGATCTTGATTTCCTTTTGAACCCTCTGGGCAACGACAGTACCGGCTCCCGTTCGGGGGTTTACGCAGTGCTTTACGGGGATCATGAAGCGGGGGCTCAGACCAACAACGGGGCGTTCCAGGTTGTGGGTATGGGTCTTACGCGAGGTTCTCCTGCCACTGCGGCTACTCGGATCAGAGTACGTCCGGTGGATTCGAGTTTTGCCGCTTGGGTTACTACAGCCGGACCCTACAGCCTGACTGTGGAACTCCGGTCCGTGTTTTCAACTGTTGACGATGGGGGTCCTGCAACGGGCCCGGGAGCAGGCCCTGCTGCCCTGGCAATTGTGTTGACTGACGTGGGGGATGCGATAGGGACGCCCGCGACGGGATCCCACCCGTGGAAATACAATGCTCTGCACGAAGTAGTCGGTGCCGCGAGAAATTACAGTATGACTCCAGCGGTGCGCACCTCTAAGTTGGAGATTAGCACTACGCTCCTCTATTCTCCCGGACGCGGCGGCACAGCCCGTCTTGCGGAGGACCTGTGGCGGGTTGCTCTCAAAAACCCCCTTCCGAACTACCTGCGTCAAGCCAAGGGCGTTCTGGATTCCACTTTTGCGAACAACACGAGTATGCCCCTGGACGAAACTTACTTTGACCCCGACCACATTCAACTGTGGAATAGGTTGTCTGGTAAGGGTGTGGCGGCACCTGTTCTTCCTGACGCGGGAGGGAACTTGGTGTCGGGGGCGGAGCAGGACAGAGAGCATGAGTTGTTCGTCGACAAAGGTTCGAAGACGCTGGTTCTGCGACCGTTCCAGGATGAGGCTATGACCTTGGCAGGGATTGTGACCTCTCCTGCTGTCAGTCTGTTGGGGGCTGTGGCTTATCCTGTCTCTTTGATCCCTAAAGACGGATTGGGCTTGTTTACTCCGGCGCATACTCTGGCTTTTGCTCTACCTCCGGAGTTCATGCCTCGGTTGGGTCGGCAGGATATTCCCTATCACACGGATCTCAATAGTGGGGCGGGGACGTTCCTGAGCGGTATCAACCACTTGTTCCGAGATTCCATTGATCCTACCCAACTGGTGTTCAACATCATTGGTGGGGATGATAACCTGGGGGGTAACTCCGTACTTCAGCTCCATTTCCAGACCGGAAACGAGCGTGTTTACGGGGATGCGGGTCCGACCATTGGCGGAGTTCTGAATCGTCCTTGTTATCAGGCACGCCGTTCGGATACGGTTTCGGGTCTGTTCGGATCTCTGGCCTATTCAGTGGCTCGCCAGTTCCAGAACGTGAAGTCTTCCGACTTAGGGGCTGGATTGGAAGGGATTCAGTTCCCGCCCTATCTCGGGATTGCTCGTCTTTACGGGGTATATGAGCGTCAGGAGTGGATTGATCTGGGCGGCAATGATTTCAACACGGACCGCATCACTCCGACCCCGGGAGCGGCCACGAACCTTCTGCGGACGGATGTGGACCAGCAGACTCTGTTCATCATGAAAGACGGGGCCCGGGATATCACTGGAACGGATCCCACGAATCCTGAGGTCGGAGACCACACCTACGTTATTCCGTCGAACGTGATTGACGTGACCAAGGCCCGGGATTACACGGGAGCCCCTGGATTCAGCGACTTCAAGGATTTCGATTACGTAGTAGTCGCCACGGTGTTCGGTTTTGCCAAGGAGTTCATTACAGAGAACAACTACGTTCTGTGCCGCCTCCACAACGGGGCTGGCACAGATATGACCGCCGTAGAAAGCGGTGGAAGTCCGGGGGAGGCTCCTGCGGCGGCTTTGCTTCAGGACATCCACATGGTCATTCCGGCTCCTGCCTCGTTGAATGACATGGTGTATACGGGATATTCGCGGACTCCCTACCAAGGGGATCCCTACGGGACTCGTGACGGCAACACCAGGAACATGGGGGACTACGGTCTCCGCAGTACCCCTGGGCAGATTCCCCCGACAGATTCTTACGGCCTCACCAACCAAGTACAGCAGTTCAATCCCGTTACGGGTGCAGACCAGTTGGAAATCCCCAACCCCCGAGGGTTCGCTGTTCTGGCTTCGTTGGATTTCTACACTACATACGGTACGGGAAAGATCGGCGGGGACCTATTCGAAGGGACTCTTACGGATACAGGGTACACGGAGAGGTCTTTCAGGTCGTTCCTGCGGGTGCCTGAGACAACTTTGAGTGTTGACCCGACTACTAAGATTCGAGCTTTCTCCGAAGGGTATCTGCGTACGGCAGGGGGAGCTTCGGTCTATTTCACTATTTCTACCAACACCACAGGGGCTCTGGTCGGGGCGGATCCAGTAGTGTTCAATATTTACAGGGGCGCCCAACTTTTGGCCACCCACGAGATGACTAACGGTGACGTTGGCGCTGACGTTTCGGCAACGCTCCTGAATATCTGCGGACATTTTTCAGGGTCTACCATCTTTGAAGCAAAGAATTTCGGGGGGTACGCTAGATTCCAGGCTTGGCCGGGTGGTAGTTGGGGTAATTCCTTGTCTCTGGAAGTCATCCGAAACGTCAGTGGGGGTTCTGCCACTGGGGCCGTGCAGATTTGGGGTGGCGACGTTAACATGCTAGCCACTTCTGGTAGCACTTACCTGCATTTCTCTGGCGGGAAAGATACTCCTGTAAATGCAGGCGACGGTACTTCTCCGATCGGGCTGGCCGGTATGACGGAAAGGCTCCCTCTGGGTATCCTGTTACAGGATTCCGATTTCATCGGGGAGAGCCCTCTCAATGACACTTCCTCGGGAATGCGGGCATTCTATAACGGGGTCGATGTACCCCAGACCCTGTTGCCTCTTTCTTCGGGCGGGGATGAGTACAGCCGTTTCACGGCCACCCCCGGGGAATCCCTCGGCATGGTCGACGGGGCTGTCCTCACGTATGTAGCCTATGATGCAGCAGAGCGTCCAACTGGAACCAAGCGGTTCCGTTTGTTCCGTGGCGGCGGTGCCTGTTTCATGGCTTCAGGGCTGAAGCCCGGAGGTCCGATTGAGTGGGTGAACGGGGAGTTCCAGACAGGCCAGCAGCCGATTTTGAAGGGCGGGATTCTTTCCGGCAAGGCCATTCTCGTGAGGAACTATCCTGAGGATGCTTTTGCTCCTACGGCTCGGGTGTCGGAGGGGGATGAGATTCAAATGATCATTCTCACTTCTGGTGTTCTGGCAGGGGCAGACCGGTATACCAGGATGGTGTCTGGACAAGACCCTGCGGATAACCAGCCCGGGAATCTCAGCATCTCCGGTATTATCTCCCCCACGGGATATGGTTTCGGCAAGACCGCCGCAGATCGATACCGTTTGGAGGGTAAGCCCATGTTCCGAGTTGGCGCACGTTTGGGGCCGGATCTCTCAAATATCTCTCTGGCTCCTGCCCAGACCCTCCAGGAAACCTACCCAGGTTACGTTTAACAATGGCTGTTGTAGTCCGAAGTCAGATTCCGGCTGAGGTCCGAAAGCCGCACGAAGACAGGTATCGTGAGGCTTTAAGACGTCAGTTGGAACTCCCAGACTTGACAAAAGAAGCCCGGGAGTCCATAGTGGCTGCGCTTCGTGCAGTTGGCTGCGCGAAGAAACAGGTGACGGATTCCCCGTCACCTCAGAAGAAGGAGTTCTAGTCATGCGGAATCTATCGTTGCTGCTGGTGCTGATTCTGGTTCTGGTCCTGGGGAGTGCGAGCGTGGCTCTGGCTGAGGACGTCGGCGTGGGCCCGGGTCTTACGGCCGTGACGGCTACGGTGCAGCCGGTCACCGAAGCTGTCGTTGTTCCTGCCGTGGTCGATCCTACCGTCGCCCCTGCCCCCGCGACTGTCCCTGTCGTCGCTACCCCTGCGACGACTGACGTAATCGCGGCCCCCACGGTCGATGTTGTCGACGCCCCCGAGGTTACACCGACTGATGTTGTGGTTGCTCCGGTCGAAGTGGTTGCCCCGAAGGACGTTCCTGCGGAGGCCGTTCCTGCGGAGGCCGAGGTGGTCAATGAAGCCGCGCAGGCTCCGGAGACTACGGAAGAGGCGGCCGGGACTGCCGACAAGTTGATTGGTGCCGTCAAGAGCGGTAACTGGCAGCTTGCTCTGGGGGCTCTCCTCATGCTGCTGGTGTATTTCCTGAACAGCGTGTTCAAGATTCAGGAGAATCTGGCAAACCCCAGCAACCTGAAGTGGTTCGCCGTTGGTGCGGGCGTGATCGTTCAGATTGCTGCTGGTCTGATGGGCACCCTCTCTTGGGACACCGTCATTCTTGGGGGTGGCGCTTCGGGTCTGATTGGTGTCGGTATCTGGGAAGTGGTCGGCAAGGCCCTCTTCACCAAGAAGTCCGCGTAGCTGTCTTCCTCTTCCTCTCCCCTCTTCCCTTCTCACGATTTTTCCCCTATAGTTCCTCCTAGGTAGGAGGTACGAAAGACCCTATGTCTTATTTTGATCCCAACCCCGAGGAAAAGCTGCGCCAGAACATTTCTTTGCTGGTCGGCAAGAAGTGGACGAAGGCTCTCCTGCCCTGGACCAAGACGATCAAGGCTCAGATCCGGACGGTAGCCGAGAAGCACAACATAGAGCGTGAGTACTTCTGCCACCTCTTGTTCTCCGTGGCTTCCGACTGGCCCAGCCTGCCTTCGGACCAGCGAAGGGGGCTCAACTGGTCTCTAAAATTGGCTTTCTGGAATGGGGAGTTCAAGGACTGCGACAACTGGACTCCACCCCTCGATCGGGAACGAGACCAGATCGACGATGCCGTAAGGGAGATGGCAACCTGGGTCTCTACGGTCGTCAAGAAGGCGTGGCTCCGTCTCCTCTTCCAGTCCGCTGAGGCGGCGATCCCGATGGTCGAAAAGTATCTCGGCAAGGGCGTAGAGGATCACATTACGATGCTGGCCTATGTTCTGTCTGAGTTCCGGAAAGGGCTAGACGAGAACGAAGGTATTTTCGACTTCGCGCCACAAGTGAACCTGATCCTCAACGGGTGGTTGGCCAGCAAGTAGTCGGTCGAGTCCGGTCCCGAATAGGGTATATAGAAGTAGCCACCTCGGACGGTCCGCACGCATGTTCGACGCCCATCTCTATGACCGGCTCCTGAAAGTCCGGACGAACAAGAAACTGAAGCTCAATCCCACTCCCTACCTGCGAACTACGTTCACGGGGTTCGACGGTTTGGAGCACCCTTTGCAGTTGAGATACTATCAACTACAAGGTGTATTGCATCTACATATGATGTCTAGATTTATACTTGGGGACGATTGCGGACTCGGAAAAACTTTGAGCAGTATCGCGGGGTTATGCTACGTTTGGTCGAAAAATCCTAGTATGAAAGCCATTATTCTCACCAACAAATCTGCAACCACACAATGGGCAGGTGAGTTCGGTAAATTCACCCAAGGCATTCGCGTCCTGCTTTGCAAAGGCACCGCAGAACGGCGTGCAAAAATCCGTGCCCAGTTCCTCGAAGAAACAACCCAGCCTACGGTCATGATTCTAGGCTATCGCTCAGCCGTCCAGGACTTCTCGGAACTTCAAGGGCTGTCCGGCTATGCTCTCGTTCTCGACGAGGTCACGGCTGTCAAGAACACCAAGACCCGTGTGCACAAGGTTGTAAAGCATTTCGCTTCTCAGGCCGTCCGAGTGTGGGGGCTGTCGGCAACCATCATCAAGAACAACCTCCTGGAAGGCCATGCCATCTACAGTCTGGTGGTCCCGGGGCTTTTCGGGTCGATGAACAATTTCCTGGACAAGTACTGTATCTGTAAGCTCCAACCCATCGGGAAAGGGCGTAAAGTAAAGGTCATGGTGGGGTACCGTCCTGGGGCCATTCCAGATTTTCGTCGGTTGATCGACCCCTATTTCCTGGGCCGCCCGAAGCACGAGGTAGCCTCAGAGCTTCCGGTTCTGACCATCAAGGAAATCGAGGTTGGCCTGTCCCCCGAACAGGAGCACTGGTACCGCGAAGCCCAGGACGCGATGAAGAACCAGCTCATGCTGACGATTCGCGGGGAAGAGAAGGAGATCACCCCTCTCACGCAGATTATCTATTTCCAGCAGATCGTCAATCACCCCGAACTCATCGGAGTTCCTGGTGGGTCAGAGAAGATCGATACGCTCATTGACCTGCTGACTGAGGGAGAGCTGATCGGTGAGAAGGTCATCATATATACCCGCTTCAAAAAAATGGTCGATATCCTTATGCCGGTTCTGGAACAGAACGGGTTGAAGGCTGTCCGTATCACGGGAGCCGAGGATGAAGATGGGCGTCAGGCCGCTCAGGATGCTTTCCAGAATCCTAACTCGGAAACGCAGGTTGTTTGCCTGACGGACGCAGGGTCCGAGGCCATCAATCTGCAAGCGGCCAAAGCCCTGGTTTTCATTGACACACCTTGGTCTGCCGGAAACCTATTACAGATTCTCGGCAGGATGATCCGCATCGGTTCTGTCCACGATCGGGTATATGCAATCCACCTGATTGCCCGAGGGCCTGGAAGATCCAAGTCCATCGACGGGCACGTCATGGAAGTGGTCAAGAAGAAACTGGACGTGGTGGAAGCGGTGATTGGAAAGCGTTTGAAGGGAGAGAGCGAGAAGGCCGTGCAGGTCCAGCCGGAGAACGACATTTCCGCCCTGTTTAGGGCCCTTCAGGAGGATGCAGGTGTCGTTAAAGTCAAAGATGCTGTTGTTACCACTCCACAGAGCCACGGGGCGCCAGAGGAGACTTTGGTACCCTATGATCCTCAGTATGGGGCAAAGGTTGTCGAAAATGCCCGCGCCCTCTCAGAACCGGCTCCCAAAGAGGAACCCGCCCCGAAAGAAGGCCCTAAGGACGATTTCGATTTGTCTCTACTCTTGAGCTAGGGAGGATACCGTAAAAATGCCTCAGCCGAATCAACTCTGGAAGCAGCCGGGGGATAAGAACTGTCCTCTGTGCAGGGGAAGTGGTTACGTCCCCAACAACGAAGGGTCACGGCCTTTTTGGGACCCGCCCCGAGTAACCCGCTGTACCTGTCTCCATGAAAAGGATATGAAGAGGAACCTGGAGAACGTGTGGCGGGGGCTCTCTCTAGTAGCCCCGTTCCCGAAGGGCTCTCCCCTGGTGAAATACCTGGACAAGAACCTGCACTTGATTGCCTGTCGAGGTACCCTGACTCGGCACCTCAGCAGTCTTGGTCGGGCTATTGGCCCGCATTGGTCTTGCAAGGTCCAGTCGGACGCCGACCTGATTACAGCTTGGCTGGCTAACGTGGCTATCAAGGGACAGGAGATTTTCGACGCGGACGCCAGTCGGGTGTCTTCGCAGTACATCTCTCTCGTAGACTTGGCAGTCCCCCCGGGATTGCTGGTTCTGTATCTGGGGATCAAGACCGCCCCGAACAAGGAAATGCCCCAGGTGTTCCTTGAGGCTCTTCAGGAGCGGGCGTACCGAGGGAAGCCTACGTGGGTAGTATCGGATAAGCCCCTGGATTCCAATCACCGCTGTTGGTCAGAGTCTGTTCACGAGTTCCTGTCCGATTGGAAGGTGCTCACCCTGAAGGCCCCGAAGGTGAAGCCCGAGGTTCTACCCGAGCCCGATGAGATGGATGTAGCAGACGGAACTCCCAAGGACTAGCAAATCATTTCGCAGAAAGGTCAATGCAAAGCATGAAGCAGCTTCTTCGCTCGATGTTCGTTCACGGACCGGATGACGACAGGGCCGCAGCTTTCCACAACTACCGCCGTTTTGTAGAGGTGGACCTCGCGTTCGAGGAAGCGGACGATCAGGCTATCTGGACGTACCTCCATAACTTCTACCGGACGAACTCTGAAGCTCCCGACCTGGAGAGCATCCGAGCCCATTTCTCGATGGCCGGTGAGATCTCGATGACGGACTACCTTGAAGAGCTTCGGGCGTTGAAGCCTGCCTATGGGGGCAACTTCACGCAGAAGGTCGAGCAGAAGGCCCAGGACCGGCGTGTGAGGTTGGTCGAAGAGGCTCTGACCGAGTCCAGCACGATTCTCACCAAGGGGATCGTGGATAGAAATAAGAAGGGGGAAGAACGGAAGCTGTTCGGGCCCTTCGAGGCCGTGAACCGGTTTATGGAGCGGGCCCAGAAGGTCGTTGCTCCTACGTTCGGTGGGAATCTGACCGGTGAGATCATTCACGACACGGAGACTTTCAGGGAGCGATACCTGCGGGTCGAGTCTGATCCATTCTTTGGTGTGGGCTATGCTACTCCCTTGGATCGTATCAATGAGTATATCAGCGGGGCAAGAAGGAAAGAGCTTTGGATCCATGCTGCGTTTTCGGGAGGTCTCAAAAGTACGCTTGCATTGAATTGGGCCCATTATCAAGCAATCTATAGAGGTAATACAAGTCAGTATTTCTCTCTTGAGATGCCTAAAGAGCAATGCCACAACATCATGGTTGCCATGCACTCGGCCATGCCGGTTCCTCGGGAACACCGGATGGCGGAAGGCCGGTTGAAGTGCGGTCTGGCTAAGACTGAGGCGGATCTTGTTCACAGTCCTGGTCTTGACTACTCCCGCCTGCGTGACGCCAAGTTGTATCGTCCGGATGGTTCTATGTCTCTCCAGGATGTTGGAAACCTCCCCGCGAACGAGCGGAGGTTCCTTTTTGATTATGTTCTGGCGGATATGGAAGAGGGGCGGTTGAACGTTCCGAAGTGTGACATGTACCCCAACGGGGCGAGCATTCCGTACGGGAAGGTTCATATTGAGGTCGCTGACCCTGACAAGAACGATTTCACTGTCCTCGACATGAAGGCTAAGGCCCAACTTCTGCGGGCCAAAGAGGATTTCCAACTGATTTTCGTGGACTACGCAGGCTTGATGTCTCCCAGGCCGGGAAACAAGTCCAGTAGTCGCACGGACCAGTTGAACGAAGTCATGCGTGATCTGAAGAAGCTGGCCTTGAGCTTCAACCGTGGCGAGGGCATGGCTGTTGTGAGTCTGTTCCAGCTCAGCCGTGAAGGCTACAAACGTGCTGTATTGCGTAAAGAGAAGTGTGGTGTTCCATTGTATTTGATGTCGGATTTGTCATACGCGAATGAGTGCGAGAGGAGTGCTGATATTATAACATCTACCTTCGTAGATGATGAATATCGTGCTAATAGTGAAGCTCTGGTTCAGTGCCTGAAGACCCGTGACGATGCGCCGTTCCCCTTGCACAAGATCGGGGTGCGGTGGAATCATCGTGTTCTTCTGTCCCGCTGGGACGAAGCCGGAACGGACCTTGTCGACGCAACTCCCTCTGATATCCGCTCCTCGGATATCGCAACCGAGCGGGATGGTCGAGGGACGGCTGATGATCTCAGTTCCTTGATTAGTGCTACGGATAACGACTGACGGGGAGGGGCACAAGCAATGAACCTCAACAAACGACTCTGGAAATGCCGGTCTCATAGATGGTATGGTGCGGAGGACTACGAGTGTCCTGGTTACGCGGGTACCCTGCGGTGGATTCTCGCCTGGGTTGTGTGGTGTGTTCTAGCCATTCCACCTGTGGTGGTAGGAGTGCCTTCGGCTATACTGTTTACGCTCGCAGAAGAGTTTGAAAAGTACAATCACAAACTGCGGCTTTGGATCGCAGGGCCTCTGAAACACAAGAAAGAAACAGAGGAACGGCTGGATAAGCTGTATGATGAGTTGGAAGCCAAAGCGGGGGGATATAGAGAATGATTGCCCAAGAACTGATTTCTTACCTGACCACTTTGATCTCACCCCCTCCCTCCTACGGGGAAGCAGTGAAGTTCTACCCGACCCCCGACGTGGATTTGTCTGGCGTGCCGGATGGCACGTTAACAGGGGCAATTGTTTGTGGGATTCCGTCAGAGGAGCAAGTAGCGGAGTTCATGCGGGCGTTGCGCCCAGGAGCGCATTTCCTGTTGGTCGCCCCCGATGAACAGCCTACGGGGCACACGGGGGCTTGTCGACTTGAAGATGGGGGTTTTGAGATCCGAGACTCTATTCTTGTGGTCGAAGAGCCAGGACGCCTACACTACGTACCGAAGGCGGCACGGAAGGAGAGGGAAGCTGGATGCAAGGTGCTTCCCGCCAAGGTCCGGAAGGAAACACGCTGCAAGTTGTGCGACGCCGTGTTGGAAGAGGGAGAGGATTTCGGAGAGTGTGAAAGTAGTGAAGATGGAGTGCATGAGATTGTTGTAGTAGAGACAAATGAGAAGATTAGAAATTTTCACCCGACCGTGAAAACTATTAAATTAATGAAAAGATTACTCAGTACAATATCAACAGATAAGGGCCCCGTCCTTGACCCCTTCTTGGGATCGGGCTCCACGTTGATTGCTTGTCTGGAAACGGGGCATGACGCTATCGGAATTGAGCGTGAGGAGGATTACCTCTTGATCGCGGATGCTCGTATCCGGCATTGGGCGCATACCGAGAAGGCCTGGGTCGAGAAGAACGTGGAATCGGACGTGGACAGCCGCGAGAAGATTGAAGCCCCCAAGGGAGGGGTGTTCGATCTGTTTGGTGGCGGTGGAGTTTTCGGGAAGTGAGAGTCATTACGGTAGCCCGAAAACCCTTAGTTGGAACTGTTGCACAAACGGTCCTGAAGTTCGGAACAGGCGGGATCAATATCGACGGAACGAGGTTGGCTTATTCAGGGGAAACGGATGCTGCAAGCGCTACCCCGCAGGGTAGGTGTACCGCAAAGTCGGGGGCTCTCGCAGGCGGGACACAACACGATGGAGATCGATCTGACTTTGTCCGTCCAGAACAAAAAGGAAGATATCCGGCCAACCTCATTCTCTGCCATCTTCCAGATTGTGCTTGTGTCGGAATGAAGAAGGTGAAGCCCCTCGAAGGGTATCGGCCCAATCCGGTTGCTGTCCAGTCCGATGGGGCCATTCAGTTCAACCAGAAGGCTCCTGGATACCAGAAAAAGAGTTTCACGGGGGAGGACGGGGCCGAAGAGGTTCAGGATTGGAATTGTGTGGAGGGGTGTCCCGTCAGAGAGTTGGATCAGCAGAGCGGTGTTGTTCCTACAGGTTCCTGGTGCCGACAGAAGGATGGGGCACACCCATTCGGGGATGCTGTAGGGTCCCCTTACGAGAACTGGAAACAGGTTAAAGAAACTCCTGGAGGCGCTTCCCGTTTTTTCAAACAGATACAAGGTACCAGCAAGGGCGGCAAGGAATGAGAGTAATCACGGTTGCCCGTAAACCCCTGGCGGGGACCGTTGCACAGACCTCCCTTCTCCACGGAACGGGTGGGATCAATATCGACGTCTGCCGTATTGGGCTCAACCCAGGGTACTGTTACAACGCAGACCGGAACGGAACTACGTTCCACGGGCAGGTTGGGGATAGAATTCGGCAGACTGCAGAGAAGAAAGGCACCGAGACGATTGAGTCGACCAAGGGCAGGTGGCCAGCCAACCTTGTGATTTGCCACAGGGAAAGTTGTGAGTGTGTAGGTGTCTCTGAGATCACAGGAATCCGAAAAGATACTCGACCTGAGGGGGACGGCGGGCGAGAGGACAGAACCCAATGGCGTATTCGCCCTACAGAGCAAACTCGCCGAGGCTATGCTGACGAGAACGGGGTTGAAAAAGTTCCAGATTGGAACTGCGCTCCCAACTGTCCCGTTGCGGATCTGGACAGACAGAGCGGGGATAAAACAGGGGCTTCGGCTCCCGTCAAAGGAACTGAGCCGAGTGAACCGACAGATCGGGTGTACGGAAAGTACAAGAGGATTCCCGCGACGATTCACGGGGACTCGGGCGGGGCTTCGCGGTTCTTCAAACAGGTACAACGGGAAAGGGACGGGGGATGTTAGGGGTGAAAAAGACAAGTTTAGTGGTGCAGGTTCAAGGGGCGTGCTCTGCTCCTATTCCAGAGTTGTTGGGGGCGCTTCAAGTCGTTTTCGAGGAACTAGGGTTCCAGGTGATAGTGGAGGTTCCTGACGAATTCCCAGAGGCATGGGACGGATTTGTTGAGAGTGAGACAGTTCTCATCAAGTATGGCGGGGATATCTGAGCAGGCGAGATTGCGGATCGGGTATATAGAATGACACGGGGGCTAGTGGCGCCCCGGGTTTCGTAGAGACTACAAACAGGGAGACAAGAAGATGAAGGAGCCTACGCAAGACCGTAGGGCGGTCCAGACTCTTCGCCTCCGGTTGGGAGACAGCTTCGAGGTCATTAAGACTCTTGAAGAAGGTTCCATCGGGGCGATAGTCACGGATCCGCCCTACGGTTAGTCACTCTAAGGTATTGAATTTATGGGAAAATCGTTCGATTCCTTGACTACTAAGTCGAAGCTTTTTGATTGTCTGCCAGGAATTTGGTTTGAAGAAACGGGGGTTCCTTTTCCTCTCGTAGAAACTAAAGTACGGCTTCAATCGGTCCAAGACAATCCGCTAAAGCCGAACAACTGGCTTGAGATGGTGAAGGCAGCTTCGGCTGAACAAGAAATTCCGCAAGCTGAGTACCTTTCTATGCCGGATTGGCAGAAAGGCGGAAATTTTACCAAACCCGGCATTGGAGATCGAGAGACCGCATGGCCTTCTTTCTCCAGTGACCCCATTCATGGAACGGCCAATCCTACTTGTGCTACTTGCGGTGGTCGTCTCCGAGGTAAGAAAAAGTGTTCTTGTGAGCAGCCTCATGACCACTGGAAACCTTTGGGGGCTTCTAAAAAAGCTTCAGAAGAGCATATTCTTGTTGCACAGCCGGTTGTATCCCGAGCCTCTCAGGCCCACGGAATGCAAGCATGGCACGAGGGCTGGCTTCGTGAGTGCTTCCGAGTTCTCCGTCCAGGCGGAGTGATTAAGGCATTCAGTGCGACTAGAACGCAGCACCGCCTAGCGGCTGCAATGGAAGCTGTAGGGTTTGTGTTGGACCCGAAGGAGAGTCTGGAAGCCTGGGCGTATGGGTGTCTCTCGGCCGACACGGAGATTCTGACCCAAGACGGCTGGAAACCTGGATTGACGGTAGAGGCCGGGGAATTGGTATCCTGTTGGGACCCAAAGACGGACACCTCTATGTTCTATGCCGTGGAGCGGGTAACAAGGGCTCCTTTCAAGGGTTCCCTTGTGCGTCTCACGGGAGAGGGTACGGACCAACTCCTTACGCCCAATCACAGGGTCTATCACAAGACTCCTGAGGGCGAGGGTTGGGAGGTAACTAGGGCCGACGCTCTGTTGGGGGTTACGGTCGAAGTGCCCCTGGATGCTGGAAAGACCACGCAAGCCTCTGGGGAGTTGGTTTCTTACGACGGAATGGTGTGGTGCGTGAAGGTGCCTACAGGGGCTTTCTTTGCGAGAAGGGGTAATCAGGTATTCCGGAGTGGGAATAGCGGATTTCCCAAGAGCCTTAACGTGAGTAAAGCTTTGGAAAAGATGGGAAACACGGAAGCTGCAAAGGTTTTCGCCGGAATTGGCACGGCGATCAAGCCAAGCTGGGAGCCGTTTTTGGTGGGTAGGAAACCAATAAAAATAATTTAGTTTTAAGGTATAGGCCATGAAACAAGAGTATATATGTAAAAGATGTGGCAAAGCTGTTATAAAAGATGCTTGTCAAGTTAGAAACCCTGACAACGTTTTTTGTTCCAGAGAGTGCAGTAATGCCAAGTTAGGAGAGCAGAGAATATGTCCTACATGTGGTGAACCTTTTTATGCTAAATTGTCTGCAATACTTCGAGGCGAGTCTACTTACTGTTCTCATAAATGTTCGAATCCTGCTCGGGGGAGAAAAGGTGAGCAGAACGGGAATTGGAAAGGTGGACGTTTCGTGCGTAGTGATGGCTATATTGCGGTCCGAATACCCGATGGCACCTATAAGCTAGAGCACGATGTGTTGATGGAAGAGCATATAGGGCGTAAGTTGACTCCCGATGAAAACGTGCATCACATAAATGAGGACAGAGGAGATAACCGCATAGAGAACTTAAAGCTAGTTTCACGGGCTGAACATATCTCTGAGTTTCATCCGTCGCAAAAGGACCCTGAGTGTTGGGTTTCTTTAACCTGTTTTGGGTGCGGTGTGGTTTTTGAGAGGCATAAATGCCAGTTGTTTAAATCGAAAAGGCTTTTCTGTTCTTGGGAGTGTTTCATTGAAAATCAGTGGTCCGACGTCATAGGTCCAGATTGGACCATATCTAAGTTGCACAAAGAGATTAAAGGGTCCCTAGTTTCTCTGGGATTTGAAACTACTACTAATTTAGGCGTAGGAAAATGGATTATAGACGAGGCAGACCCTAAAAGAAAAATAGCTTTGGATTTGAGAGGCTGTTATTGGCACTCCTGTCCTCTTTGTGGGTTTCATGGGCCCGAAAGCAATCCCGAGAGAGATGCCAAGAAACAGGCGGGACTGGAGAAAAAAGGTTGGACAGTTTTATGCATATGGGAACATGAGTGGCAGCAGGATCCAGAGGGCTGCATAGATAGGGTAAAAGAAATGTTCCTGGCAAAGAAAGAATCTGACATTGCAAGGAATGAGACGTAAATGTGTTCCTCTCCTGAAGAAAAAGCCGACTCGGCCGACAGGGAGAGCACTTCCGAAGCCGAAGCCCTCGCTGCATGGTCCGCCTATGGTCGTGTTCTTGCGGGAGTCATCCCCGTTGACGCAGAAGCGGAAGCCAGGGTAGAGACTTACATGACCTCGCTGTCAGAAGGTTCCGTGACGATTCGTCCGTTGAATCGTAAAGCCTCTCTGGGGGACAGGACTAACCATATCCACGCCCGTCTCCGCAGCCCCTTCTTCTTTCACAAGGACCCCAATGAGCCGGACCCGACTTCTGCCGAGGTAGCACAGTTCCAGGCAGAGCTTCGTAAGCAGGCGGAGGAAGAGGCGTTGGAAGATGAACTGCGGTTCTTGGAGGAGTTTTCTGCGGAGTTTAAGAAGTGAGAGTGATCACAGTAGCCCGTAAACCCCTGAGTGGAACCGTGGCTCAGACCGCTCTCCTCCATGGTACGGGCGGCTTGAACATCGACGCTACCCGCATCGGGGTTTTCCAGAACACAACTCCCTCGGGCGCGAACCGGTTCAACCAGCGGCTACAAGAGCAGGGCTATCGACCTGGGGCCTATCCCGTAGAAGAGAAGGTGCCAGAGGGCGGTTCCGGTAGGTGGCCTTCAAACCTCGTTTTGGTTCACAAAGAGAGTTGTTGCTGTACGGGCACGAGAGAGGTTCGTTCCGACGGGCACTTCCCCAAGGCCCGTTCCTCGGGGAGTCAGGTTTGCGGGCCTTCGGGACACGCCGGACAAGAGGGACTGGAGGAACGGAAAACTGACGGGGAAGCGGTTGAGGCTTGGGAGTGTGCCGCAGGTTGTCCGGTGAAAGAGTTAGACGAGGGAGTGGGGGTTTTGAAAAGCGGGGCGGTGAAACAGGGATGCATGAGGCATAATAGCACCCAACCGAGCCGTGGTGGGTTTGAAGGGGGATTCGGGGATTCCCCTCTAACGGGGTTCGGGGATTCAGGTGGTGCCTCCAGGTTCTTCAAACAGGTACGGGGCGAGAGTTCTGGTCACTAGCCGATTTCTGTTTCATTCCACCCTCAAATGGCGTATATAGAGACTGCAACCGTGGGAGCCCCTTGCTATGACCACTGAGATCGTCGACATCGCCGCCTTGGTAAAGCGCCTTCGGGACGCCCGTGAGGCTTATTACGTGGACTCCAACCCTACGATGAGCGACGCTTCGTTCGACGCTCTCGAAGATGCGCTGCGGGCCATCGCCCCGTCGCATCCCTATTTCGATGAGGTCGGGGCTCCGGTGCGGTCTGCTACTGTGGCTCCCGTCCCTGCTTCGCAACCGCAGGACGCCCTGGATTTCCTCATGGGGAACTCCAAGGCAACGATTTCTACCCCTGTTCCCGTCCCCCCTTTCGCTTACTCCCTCTTGTCCACTCCGTCCCCTGCTGCTCCCGCTCTCAAGGAGTGGAAGAACGTCACGCACAAGGCTCCCATGGGGTCGTTGAACAAGGCCAACGTGTTCGCAGAGCTGGAAACTTGGTGGAAGGACGGCACCCTGGGCGGCATGATTGCCCAGATGATGTGCATTTCCGACAAGTGCGACGGGATCTCTATCAGCGAGTTGTACAAGAACGGGAAACTGGTCCAGGCCGTGACTCGCGGGAACGGCTCCGTGGGCGAGGATATTACGGTGAATGTCCTCAAGATGAAGGGGGTTCGGAAGAGCATTCCGGATTTCTCCGGTCACCTGCGTGGAGAGATCATCGTCACCCACGAGGATATGGAGCGGCACTTCGAGGGGTATTCCAACCCCCGAAATACGGCGTCCGGTGTTGCCAAGAGGTTTGACGGCGAGGGTTGCGAGAACCTGACGGTCCTGCACTACCAAGTCCTTCCGGACGCGGGTTGTGCGTCGACCCCTCCGTTCAAGTCGAAGCTCAAGGAATTCCAGTGGCTCCAGAAGATCGGCGTCGGGGTTCCTCGTTTCTCGGTGGCG